AGATTAGGCCCCGTTGAATGCGCGAATTTAATGGCCCTGCACTTACCTAGCATTCCAGGCTTTTACAAAGGTCTTTTCTTTACAAGTTTCCCTTGGGCAGATAATAAAGAAGGATACATCATATTCTCCCATACAATATCCACCTGAAGACTGAATATCTTCACCAGTATATTATAACTCGTATGCACATTTACTACATACAACCGTCTTTGTTTTAACTGGACCGCTAGATTTAACAGTGACCATAACTCACCAATCGCCAGAAGATCCGCCACCGCCAGAATCACCGCCACCAAAACCACCAGAGGAGCCGCCAGAATCCCAACCGGAGTTACTAGAAGAGTAGCTAGAGCTGTAGCTGGAAGAGCTTTCAGAATCTCGCCTGCGGCGATCGTCATCCTCTTGTTGCCTGCGCCTACGATCAGCATCTTCTTGCTCTCGTTGCTGGCGCTTACGATCTTCTTCTGCACGGTGTTTACGCGCAGAATCTTCAGCAGCAGCTAAAGCGGCAGAAGCAGCAATAGCTGTTGGTACAACTGATGGGGCTGGAGTAGATGCCCTAGGAGTAGGGCGAGGAACAGTTGGAGTGGGACGATGAACAGTTGGAACACTCACAACCGGAGTATTCTTAGTTAAAGACTCTTTGCGCTTACGTTCTTCATCTCGTTTTCGGGCAGCTTCTCGCTCTTCAACTAATCGCTTACGAGCTTCCAGCCTTTGCTTGGCGGCAACACGTTCAGCTTCTTCGGTTTGGCGCCTTCGCTTGGTACGAGCAGCCAGGTACCAAACAAGAGCAATCGCCCCGCCAACTACCAAAACTAAAACCCAAGTACCTTCTCCACTGGCACCAACACCACCAGAGACGTCACAGGACTGCCTATTACCACTTTCGGTCGTTTTGCCGGCTGCAACCTCTGCTTTATGATTAGCAATGGCACTAGCAGAACTGTCGAAGATAAATCTAAGGACGCCTTCCACATCTCCTTTACGAAGATAGGGCTGGGCAGCCACCAAGATATCATTAGACTTCAAGTCAGGAAGGTCGCCTTCCACACCTTTACCAGTGGAAATACGAGACTTTTTTTCCTTCATAGCTAGAACAACTAACACACCATTATCTAGTCCCTTCTTACCTACGCCCCAAGTCTTAACGGTAATATCGCCGACATCAGCAATATCGGCATCATCTAAGGTAGGAAGGATAAGAGCAGCAATTTCATTAGCACTGCTTTGGTTGATTTGCCTAAGTTTCGCATCAAAGCGAGCGTGCGCTTCATCAGAAAGCACACGTGAGCTATCCGAAATCCAGCTTGCTGGAGCTGGAGAAGGAGGTGACGTATATGCTAAAACATTTACTGTGAAAAGAGTTACCATCAAGGCAACTAGCATGGCAATAATTTTCTTCATGATGTCAATCACCAGCTATCGCTAGAGCCACTACCACCAGAATCACCACCACCCATACTTCCACTATCGGAAGAAGAGCCACTAGAGGAGCTACCAGAGGAGCCAACGCCACCACTGCTAACAGCTTTGACAATAACCCACACAACGGCTGCCACAAACAGTACTAACACAAGAATAAACAATGCAGTTGCCATATTAACCTCTAATAAAAATTACCAATCTGAAAACGAGCCGCCGCCTCCAAAATCTCCTCCACCTAACTTGGAACCAATCAAGCAAAGGAGTAAAATTACCACTACAATAATGATTAGGATTATCATTTTAATCACCAAACATCATCTGATCCACCACCTCCAATTACCTCTCAACAGTAAGAGCTGGATATAGACCAACCACCAGAACCTAGTTCATTTTCTAGAGCACGAACATCAAAGCGCTCATACATTTCTTGACGCTTCTCGATTTCATCATAGATTTCACTGCTATCAGCTTTACGATTCTCTTCATCTTCAATTCGGTTGCGAATCTCTCGATAAGCTTCATCGCGCATCCAAGCAGAGAAAATGAACGATTCAAGACCAGCTTTTGAACGAAGTTCATTTGCTTCTCTTAAAGCTTCTGCTGCCGATGCTAGTTTTGCATTGATTTGGTCAACAAGACTATCAAAATCTTTATCTAATTCACCCATAATATCCTCAGTTGAACATTGTTTTACGAATCCAATCCTGGTATGCATTGAAGACAAATTGAATTTCTTCTTGCATGGGAAGATTATTTGGATTACAGACACAAAAAAATTGCTAATACGATTGAAGAGTCAATCATATCATCTTCTGATGAAATGTCAAGAGCATTCTCCCTTTTCAGAAAAGCATAGATATTACGAGCGGTCTCATGCAGTTTTTGCATGACAGTATCGGTTAATTCAGGAAGAACTAACTCCTGTGACTTAGAATCTTTTTCCATTGTTAATCTCTAATTCAGAATATAAGGAGACGGCTTAACCCGTTTCGGCGATGAGAACTGAGTCAGTCATCTGTGTTGTTATCTGGGTGATTCCGTTTTTGCTTTGCCTAAAGGGTAATTATTTATATTGTAGATTCTTACTCTTCAACTTTCATAGTTACCTTATTCAAAACATCGCTGTCCTTTCAGCGAACTTTTATCCCAAGCAGGGGTGGCTTTCTGGTAGCGACTCCAGTATTCTTGAGTTTCCATCTCAATAGCAGGAAGCTATCCTGCACGTCTCTTAATCTATGCCTAAATATAATCATAGATTTTGGACGGTCAAGTGGTGTTATTTTCAAAAAAATGTTGGCACAATTATTGCCGAGCCTTATATTTCGAGACAAAATCATACATTGCGATAGCAGAAGCCGATCCACAATTAAATGATCGAACACTACCAAACATTTCAATATGAACAATGTCCTTACAAAAACGCTGCATTGCAGGAGTAAGTCCTGTTCCCTCTTCCCCGAAGATCATCATAGTATTCTCAGACCATTCATAAGTAGACATCGGAACTGAGCCTGGAACATTATCAATACCGACAAAAGTATATTCTTTCCATAGATTAGCAAGCTCTTGAATAGACGGAATCCACTTTACTTCCGTATAGTTATGAACTCCTACAGCTCCCCTACGGTCCCACTTCTTATCACCAATATAATAAATTTCTTTGGCATTGAAACCATTAGCATTTCGTACGCCAGTAGCCATGTTAAAGTCACCAATCCAGTGTTCAAAACAAACAGAAAAAGGATTAGCAGTTTCCCGTAAAATTTGACGGATCTCTTCTTCGGATTTTTCTTTCAAATGATCTGCAACATTACGGCTCCAAGCACGATAATTGGTTTCCGGATCTTCTCTAGCAACAAGATGTGCCGGAGAATTCTTCGCCAAATCTACATTAGTAGTAAGCTTCTTCTTAGACATTTAGATTGAATGCGCGTTGTGTGTTTTGTATTAAATAATGAGGTGAAAAATTTCACTTACCTTTAACGATGGAACAATGTTTGCAAGATAATCCAGCGTTTCTATATCATCTTTGGTAAATTGGCCGTATACAAATCCAGAAATATCAGTGAAGACATTCTTATTTTTGTAACAAACCTCAGCAGTATCACGTACCCATGGATATCCCATGTGGGCAATGATAAAATTGACATTAGGATAATCCACAGCAATATCATCAATATGAAGTGGATGAGCATACTTCAGTTTAGCACGATGGACAGAGCTTAGACAATCGCCCATATGAAAAATGGCTGGGCATTTTGCTTTGTTTAAACCGTTTAAAGCATACCTCACCTGCTCACCATTGGGCATGTAATGGTCGTAACCTGTATAGAATTTGACGGCTACGATTTCGCCAGACTTATACAAATCGCAAAATAGTTCTGCTTGAGTTTTGAAGCAAGCTTCAAGACCATATCTACTGGTAGAGTTTTTATAAGAGAACTGATTGAAGTTCCATGAAGCGACACCATATAGTCTATCACGATTGAGGCTTAATCTCGTCTAACATTTCATAAGTTGGATAATCATTCAACTCGCTAGCAAATACCAACGCTTTATCAATCTTGGATCCATCCATAGAATCCAACAATTCTTTGACATTGGCCTTAATATGTTCATTACGACCCAAATGAACATGACAATCAATAATCATTTCATCCCCTCAGACGAGCAAGAATGGAATCTAATTCCATAGTAATTTCAAAAATGTCATCTGGGCTAAACTTGTTTGCATGTTTTAGCTAAGCTACTTCATGACGAAGTTGTTCACAGACTGGTTCCCAAGCTGGAACGATATCGTAATCGCCCAGCTTGGTAAAGTCTTCTGCCGCATCTTTGACAGCATCCTCTGCTTCTTGAGCAGAGGAGAAGATTCTAGCATAGAAAGCATCTTCAAACAGATGCCATCCATGGCCGTATGCTAGCCAACTTCCATCTACAAAACGAACCGCCCAGCCTGGGTGGCGATTTCTTTCTGTACGTTCCTTCATTAGGTTGCCGCAAATTCAAGGCTATCAATGACGTCGGCAGTGGTGATACCACCTTCCGGATGCATCAATTTGAGTAAGCGAACTTGGTTACGGATCTGACGTCCGTTGAGGTTCTTACTTGCCACATCATCCCAGGAGACTGTCTCCTTAACATCAATCCCTGCGGCCTTCAGCATGTTCTGCCAAATGGTCTTGCGAGTAGCGTCAGACAATTCTGGATAGTTGAGGTACAAGGTAACACGAGATTTGAATGCCTTATCGATTCCTTCTCCACGGTTAGTTGTAAGGAAGAAAATGCCCTCATAGTAGTCCAGCAGGCGCAAGAAGATACCAACGATTGCAGAGCGTTCAAGGTCAGATGCCTGACGTTCAGACAAGAAGATGTCAGCTTCATCAAAAAGAAGCACTGCATTCCATTTCTTTGCACGAGCAAAGATTTTCTGCAAGTTTTCTTCGACAGATTCAACAGAGGTTCCAATCTCACTCATCTCAATAGCATAGAGAGGACGTTCCTGATACTCAGCGAACACCTCAGCAGTTAGTGTCTTACCAACACCAGAGGGTCCGTTTGCCATAACTACGATACCACCATGGCGACCGTGGAACAAATCACCGAAGACATTCTCTTGCTTGGCATTGAAAATACTATCCAATGCAGTCAACATTTTCTTCGGAAGAACAATCTTATCTCGACCATCCTGATGATATTCATGCTCCTTAATGGAGGTAATATCAACATAGATATAGTCCTTGTGCTTCAAAGAGAAGACACGCACGAATGGCAAATGCCATTCATTGCCTTGAGTGCGATCATTAGCAGCATTATCATTTTCCAAAGTCGGCTCAATGATGACCGGAGTAGGAGAATCCTTCCAACCAACATTGATCTCATCGAATCCCCACCACTCATGGTAAGTAAGGCCGGCTCCCCAAGCATCATACTGCTTGTTAGTTTCATTGGTAAACGCAATAATCTTGACGTTCAACTTCTTGGCATTTTCAATAGCCTCAGGAGATGCAGCACGAATGTTCTTCTTAGCAAGAACTTCATTGAAAGTGCGCTTCCAAGGCATATCGTTGTTGTCAATAAAATCCCAACTACCAATATAGAAACGCTTCTGATACTGAAGGTCGCCCAGCTTGGCATAGCAGGTAAAATCAATGATATGGTCACCGAAGAAAGTCTTAAACTTTTGCAAAGTAACCTTGACTGGATACCATTTGTTGGCAATCTTAATCTCAATCATTGGGTCTGGAGAATTGCTAATGTGGGCAATCTTCCTAAAAAACTCATTGACTGAGCTTGCGGTTACATCAGCAAGAGATTCTTTCTTATCTCCGTAGAGCCAATTGGTAATAAGTTGGATCTGTTGCGCATTCATAGGAATGTTATCCTGGAGATACTCCAAGAGATCCTTGTTGGCATCAACAAGGGGAATCTCTGTCACGAGATCCTTACCAAGAGACAGGGGCAAATCCTTTTCATAGCCCTTGACCACCTCTTTCAATGCAGCCGTGCTCAACGCAATCTTCGGCTCATTACCAGTTTCAATCTTTTTAGCAACTGCTTTTTTCATTATTTCCTCTACTCCAGATATTAATCTTTCAAATACGGTATGTTTTGCCATAGTCTCAGTCCAGCTTCGGCAACTTTTCGACGTAACTGTCTAAAACATTCAGCAAGCTTTTTATACCACTTTGGCTTACCAGTAGTCATGATTCAACTACCATAGTCTGAGAATGACATTGTGTTTCGTGTTCGTTTTGTTTACCACACTTAATGCGCTACTCACACATATCACACGTTACACAACAGTTAATAAAATGCAGCATGCGGGTAGCAGGATTATGACAGGCGCAATGACAAACATGCTGGCACTCTTCAATAGAATCCATAAGTCTTCCTTTCAATAGTCATACTATGATCTTGTGTAGGCATATCATAGTATGACTATATGTTATGTAGCGTATATAAAATAACTAACTCAGTTAACGGTAAAATTTACATTGGTCAAACTTGGAATACCATTAAACAAAGATGGTTTGATCATAAAAAACCAAGTGGCAAAAATTGTATCAAACTACATCGAGCCATTATGAAATATGGTTCAGAAAATTTTATCACTGAACTTTTGACCTTCTGTGGTACACAAGAGTCCGCTGATTATTGGGAGGAACACTTCATCAGAAAACATAGTTCAATTAAGCTAGGATACAATATTCGAACGGGCGGCTCCCGAGGAAAAATGTCAGCGGCACAAAGAAAAGCTGTTGGTGATTTTCATCGTGGCAAAACTATGTCCGAAGATTCGAAAAACAAAATGGCCAGGTCACAACAAAAATTAACCGATGCTCAAATAGAGCAAATACTAAAAGATGATAGAATCGCCAGAGTAGTTGCAGAAGATTATGGAGTCAGCAAAGAGACTATTTTTCGTATTAGGAAAAAATCTTTGAGATGCTATCAAATATCTTCTTAAGCTTTCGAAGCCATTTTGGATCTCCGATACACATTGTGTGATTGTTCCAATAGACAATCGACCTAGCAAATTGCTCAGCCGTAAAATCTCCCTTAGTTCCACCTTTAAGGTGGAGAAAATTTCGAGCCATTGTATAAGGATCCATAGGCTCTTCTTCTTCGGTCACGCGAGCTTTGATAGCAACAATTTCCCACTCAGCATCAGTCTCTCGTTCGTTGTTCTCTGCGAGAACGTCATGTCGATATAACACAACTGATGCATATTTGGCTTGTTGCTTCTTAGCTTTAGCTGAAACTCGGATGAATGGATCCTCTCCTAATCTACGAGGTGCATAGTTTGCAGTCAATTTAGATTTTTCATTCAACTCTACAATAGCAGAACGAAAAAAATCAGATGGCACTTCTTGAATTACTACCCCGTCTTTATAGCCGGGTATAGTTTTATATGCGTAACAAGGATCATTAAACCAGTACGTTACTATGCCTTCTAACAATTCCCAGGAACCTTCAAAATGAGAATATCCCGAGTCAGGAGTTTGACGTTTGACAAACTCTCCACAGGCAACTTTCTTATTAAACATTATTCAATTCCAAATAACAGGCTTGGTATCTTCCCAGCCTTCATCAACTCTTTTTTGAGTTTCTTTATCGAAAGAAACTGGATCCCATCCGGCTGCCTCTAATAAAGAAACATAAGCTTCATACCAATACCTAACTGTTTTTAGGCCTGGTGCTGTTGTCATTTTGATAAACAGCTTGTTGGCTTCAGGAACAATACGCTCATACGGAACTCTTGGCATACGATAATGCCAGTTAATTCATATTAGTCTTTTTACCGGCTGGTGGCGGTACAGGTGGTTCTGTTTTAGATTTAACTGGTACAGAAAAATTGGGTCCAACCCACGTGGCTTCATGTGATAAAGAAATTACAACCGAATAATATCTGGCCGGTATCTCGCCAAGAACACCTATGACATCTTCATAGATTTTCTTGACATCAACTTCTTCTTCCTGTTTGTATACCGAGAGAGCAATCAAAGCTGCTGGGCAACCTTCTGTTATAGAAGTAACCTTTCCATCTTTAGCTGCTGGCCCTACCATGTAACCATGTTGGACTAATCCTGCAATAATTCCATCTTGATAGGTTGGCAATAAAGCAGTAACCCAAACATAGTAAATATACATGATACTTCTTATTCTTTACAAGCGTTCAATCTATTAACTACTTCTTGCATTTTAGCATAATCGAATGCCAAATTCATTCTAATCATGCCCGGCATTCCGAACAAGGCCCCGTCAATAAAATTTATTTTTGATTTTTCAAAATTAAACTTAGGTCCAGTCTTGAACCATCCAAACATACCTGGCACCTCAGCCACATTAGTTGGAACCTCTAAGATATCAGGTGATATTTGTAAACATAACTTTTTATTTTCTTCTAGCTGCATAGAAGAGATACCTTCAAACCTCCGAACTAATGTAGGGAAACTGCGCATGCGACGGTCTAGTAAATCAAAAAGCCAGGTCTGAGAAGAGATTGAGACCCCTACAGTCATGGCTTCCATATACTCCTGAATCAATTTATAATATTCAGGATTGTGACAGACGGCATAACCCAACCTGAGACCAGATAATCCTAGCATCTTGCTTATAGAATAAATCTGAACATCTCCAATTTTAGGCAGAGTGTGAGTTTCTGGCAAATAGATATGAGTATAATATGCTGCGTCATGAATGAACGGAACACCGGCTTCTTTATACTGCTGAGATAATTCTAATAATTCTTTGGCTGATGGGCAAAATCCATCCGGATTATTGGGTCCGAGTAGCAAATAAGGATCTTCTGATTCAACGTTAGGATCCGAAAAGGTCGGCTTCAAATCATGCATTCTAGCTAACGGAGGAATCAAACACCAATGAGGATTTCTCATGGCAATATACTCTTTGCCTAATTTACGCAGAGCGTAAAAGCAAGCACCTAAAGCTTGCTTGGCACCGTTAGTAATGATGACTGGAGCCCCGTGTTTCTCCTCTAAATGCCTTACCAAAGGCTGATATCCAACCGGAGATGGATAGATTAAATCATCTATTTTAAGATGACCAATCTTTAGTTCTTCTTCTAATTGAAATACTTTAATGAGATTATCTCTGACAAGGTGTGGCTCGCCCACAGAAACATCAATCCAATCAGGTGGAAGTTTTGGTTTAGCAAGGAGGATATCAGACACATTTACCTCTCAGGTCTTAAAGTTGGAAACAGGATAACATCCTTGATAGATGTAGTATTAGTCAGTAGCATAACCAACCTATCAATACCCATTCCAAATCCAATGGCTGGCGGCATCCCATGCTCTAATGCTTCCACATAGTTAGCATCATAATCCATTGGATCCTTATTGTTAGATTCTAACTGTTCCTTGAACCTGAGAGCCTGCTCTTCCGGATCATTGAGTTCCTGAAATGCATTGGCTAACTCACATCCATCCACGAACAATTCAAATCGATCGCAAATGGTTGGATCAGAATCCTTTGCTCTAGCTAAAGGTGAGATATCCTTTGGATAATCTGTAATGAAAACGGGACGTGAGCGATTTCCACTTTCATTGCGATAATCCTCAGCTAGGAATGGCTCTGCTACATACTCAAACAAAACCGCTAATTTCTCACCCTCAGTAACTGCTTCGTCAAGACCATGCATCATGCCTTTGAGATCAATCTTTTGAAGGCGCGGGTTGTCATTGTCTAGAATATGAATTTGTCCCACCGTGTGAGGAATAACCCAATCCAGCCCAGCAACTCGCATTGCTTTGACTACAGCATCAAACATGGGAACTTCCATAAAAGTCCAGAGGTCGTATGATGCTTCCTCTTGCCACCTTCTATAATATCCAACAACATTAGGTGGCAAATTCATGTTTAGATACTGAGTGACATGTTGAATTAAACCAATAGTAAACTTGATTAGCTGCTGGAAATTACCATATGCTTGGTAGCTTTCCATCATAGTAAACTCAGGATTGTGTCGAGTATCAATACCTTCATTGCGATAGTTTCGACCAATCTCATACACTTTATCCAATCCGCCAACAAGCAATCTTTTGAGATATAACTCGGGCGCGATCCTCAAACGCATATCCACATCTAGCGCATTGTGATGTGTAATAAATGGCTTAGCATTAGCGCCGCTGGCGATAGCTCCGAGAGTAGGAGTCTCTACTTCCAAGAAAGAATGTTTCTCCATAAACTCACGAATAGCTCGGATAGTATATGTTCGTACTGTGAACCTTGCACGAGACTCTTCAGAGGACATCAAATCAAGATACCTTTTACGATACTTAAGCTCTGGGTCAGCAATACCCCCAAACTTCTCAGGAGGCGGGCGATGAGACTTGGTTAAGACCTTAATCGTAAAAGCCAGTAATGAATCCTCACCAGTCTTAGACTGACAAGCACGACCACCTACCTCTACAATGTCTCCTAAATCCAGTAGTTTAAGATCATCATACATAGGATAAAAAGATCTGCTAATAATAACTTGAACAGAACCAGTAAAATCAGTTACCTTAACAAAGGTAATGGCGCCAGACTTACGTAAAGCTGAGATGCGACCACGAATAATGTACTTATCATTATCACCCAATTCTTCTGGATCAACAGAAGCAACGAGCTTACCATTGCCACGCAACAAACTAATCATCCTTCTTACATAAAGAATAGTTGTATGTGTAATAAATGGAAGAACACTAGGGTCGCTTGCTAAAGGATAAGTCCCGCCATTAAGTTCTTGATGCTTATAACGACGAACTTGAATTAGGGTCTCTTCTGAGGACATTATCTTTCACCATTAAATGGGGGGTCTGGAATATACTCCCAAGGAAGCAGTTCTCTGCCCTTATCACACATCACATCAATCTTTTTTATTTGATTGAAGCAATAAACTTTTTTGACTAAGCAATTGCCTACCCAATAACTATTTACTTCACAATCAGGAGGAGGCTCGGGCAGAGGCAATGGTTTGGGAGCTGGTGTATTTGCAGATGCTTCTTCTGTGGAATTGTCAATAGGATCTGACACGCCTGTAGCACAAGCGCACAGAAAAATGGCTGTTACAATCGGTAAACGCATTTTATTGATATATAACTAAGTATGCCAAGTATAGTTTATAAAGTAGATGATACTACTTTTTCCAACGCTGTCAAAAACAGCACATCAATTAGGCAGGTTTTATTATCTCTCAACTTAAATGAAACAGGAAGTGCCTATCGTGTATTTAAAAAGAGAATACAAATTCTTAATCTAGACACGTCTCATTTTGTAGGACAGGGACACCTAAAAGGTAAACGTAATACCTGGGCGCCCAAGCTGCCATTGAATAAAATTCTAGTCAAAAATAGCACGTACAATAATACGGCTGCATTGAAAAGAAGATTATTACAAGAAAACAAACTACAAAACAAATGCAGTGAATGTGGTTTAAATCCTAAATGGAACGGTAAGACCTTAGTTTTACAACTAGATCATATCAATAGAAATTATAATGACAATCGTTTACATAACCTTAGATTATTATGTCCAAACTGTCATTCGCAAACTTCAACATTTGCTGGTAGAAACTCTGGTGGGCAAGATCGGACTTGAACCGATATGAGTTTTAGCTCGGAAGTTTTTGAGACTTCTGTGTCTGCCGTTCCACCACATGCCCATGTTGGGATAGGACTGTTCAAAATAATTTGAAACTTCGGGCAGAAAGGAGGGGAAACACCCTAGTTCTTCAAACAGCCTATCCCAAGTCTTTACTATATCACCTAATATGCGTATACGTTTCGTCCATGAATGGGAGCCTCAACTTAAACTGAAAATGGTTTACACACTTTGGTTTTGAGGTTTTGAAACCTGAGACCAATGGTTTTGCGGCGAGCCGGAAAACTCTTGTATGTCAAAGGCGACTTATTTGTATTGCAGGTAATGAATTGTATATCTTCCTGTTGTAGATACCAGAGTTTGTCGCTAGTAAACATATTAGTAATACCTTTCCACGCCTTCTTGACCAATCTTCCACCATTACCGTTCGTTGCTAAATAGGAGACTACTACCAATAAAGCTGGGACCACTAAAAATATCAACAATAAAATAGAGGTAGCAAGATATGGACGATGAAACCAATATAATAATCCCACCGGAATTAAAATAAGTGGCATAAATGGTGTCAACCAAAAACTACGTAAAAGATAACTGGAAGGCAGATATATTAATTCCTCATTAGGATTGTCATCTTCAGGTTGATGACGAATGAAAATACTCCCGCCTTCCCAGATTTCCCAAGTCTCCCTTAACTTATATGTAATAGGATTAAGAAACTTGAGGGACCAAGACCTTGCTCCAGTTAGCAGTCCAAGAAGCAAAATTAATGATCGAAGGAATAGATTGAATCCAACAATCAAAAGCTGAACTGAATAAGCAAACAGGCGGCGTCTACGATAATCGCACTGGTCAATTACCTTTGAACGGAAAAAAGATTAACCCAAGCCTTTTCCCATTTGGGCGGATCTTTTGCGAAGACTCCTTTTGGCACACTAATTGTAAGGGGCTCAGAAAGATATTTATAATTTCCAGACTCAATCGCATCTCGGCTTTCTTGACCGATGAGGCGAGAGCTATAGGATTCACCGTCGTAATCTAAAACATTATTCTGGTAAGCTCTATCCTCTTTGGAAAGATAATGCTCCCTTGCTTCTTTTGGTTCACGGAATGTAATGAGTCCATATACTTTACTTGGACCAGCCGCTCGACATTCAATGTAGGTCATAAGGTCTTTGAGAGGAACCACTTTACGCGATTCCTTTTTGATATGGTAATTCTTAGTCGGTGCCACCACAATCACAACTTGAGGATCAAGGAGACCTTTGGCGGCAAACTCTTTAAGAACCTCATGATCTAAACACTATGAAACTCCGATGCTGCCAGAGCTAACGTTTGGATCTGCAATCTGCAACTGTAACATGTATCATCCCTTTTCTACCTGGACAACTTCCCAAAAATTAAGTTTCAAATGTGACATAAGTTCTTTCCAATCTTTATCAGATTGAGATTCAATTTTCACATTTTTATCGTTGTAGAAATCTTCGGAAATTTCTTCGAAATCTTTTCCGAAAATCTTTTCACAAATTGCGTCCAGCGCTTTGCGCTTTTCTTTATTTTTACGATGATTGTATGGAATGAGTTCGTCAAATCCATAACAATACTCTCGAATCTCTCCTGACTCCCACAGCTTTTTAAACGAAATTAAGTTTCGTTTATCGCATTCTGCTTGGGCCTTTTCCTTATCAGTAAAGAATGAATGAGGTGAGCCCCGCCACCTTCTGGTTGGAAATAAATCTCATCATTATATTCCCATCCTTCTTCCATTAAAACGTAAACGGTATTCATAATTTCATATTTAACAAGATAGAGAGCTAGTACGCCAGCCCAATTCATCCATGGCGTGGATGAGGGGACCAACTACATCATGCATTTCAATCAATTCTCTATTCTGCTCATCCGCTAATTCACCAACCTCTTGTAGAAGTTTAGCGGCCTTTCCATCTTTTTTCCTGATAGGACCAGCCCAAACTTCATATTCTCTTTCCAATTTGGAAAGAATCTTATCAGCCTCAACCTCTGTAATTAGTTCATCTTTTTTTTGTGATTGCTGATGTTTGGATTCACCCAACTATTGTCCCATTGCACAGTAAAACTGCCATCATCATTGACTGACTTTATAATTCCTCTGATGGTATCATCATCTTCATACTCATTATGAGTATCAAGATTACTACGTTCTACCCACACTACACGAGAGCCCATTTCAAACTTCTTTTTCATTAGCATCCCCATGAAGAACTACGCCAACCATTCTTGTCCATTGCGTTTACAAGTTCATAAGCAGCTTCCATATAAGCCAATTCGGTATGAACGGAGCGTGCCATCTTACCAGCCTCGTTAACAAGTTTTGCTGCTTCTTTCATCTTCTCTTTAACTTCTTTAGAAACTTTCTTGAAATCTTCTTCGATTTGGGAGCGTTCAGATTCTAAAATTAGAAGTTTGAGTTCGACTTCTTCCTCGTCTCCAGATAAGTCTCCTTCAATCCACTTAACCCAGACATGACCGGGTGAAGCTTCTTTGCTACGGATGACTCCAATTAGATCAGTGTCGCCATATTCATCATACTTATATGGCCCCAAATGTTCTCCATCTCCCCACTCATCATAGTTAGTAGAGGCTAGAACTCTGGTTCCAGGTTTTGCATCACTCTTTTTCATCGTAATTTACCTTCATGTTTTAATTCTCGATATGCCTTTTGCTCAAACCATCCTTGTTCGGTTTGATATCCCCATGTGGGACGGCGCTTACCAAAGGTAAACACCAGGGTCCAAGCGCTATCTTTCAGGAGCGTAAGTTTATGGAAATCTTTTGCATCATGATACACTACGGTACCAGGTTTCCTAGTAGAATTGAGAAGAGGGACACCGTTCCTATATGCTACATCTTCATAAAAGGGTAACCATGCTTCTGTATACCCGCCCTTCAAAATAAAGGAAAGAAAATTCCACGGATGATCATGGGGATGAGCTTCCTCATCAGACCTTAGAATGTTATGAATGTAGATATTAAACCAAGGTGTGGCTAGAATGCGCCAGCGCCTAAAGTGTACCAAACCATCTTTGGAGATAATCTCCTTGACAAGAAAGAGGGTACGAATAACCTCTCTCATATATAAAATAGCTCCAATAGGAATTAAGCTCATAATCAATCCTTATATTTCAAAATAACTTCATCACTAATCTTGTAACAAAGAACAGCAATTTGGTCATAATATTTGAGTGTCAGGTCAACAACTTGTTCAATCTCTTCACGAGTTGCTATAATCCTAACTGGAATCATTTGTTCAATCTCTTCACGAGTTGCTATAATCCTAACTGGAATCATTCTCTCTTGAAATAATTGTCCAGTTACAGGATTAACCCATTGTCCACGTGCAGGTACCATTACCGTTAAACCTCCGGTAATTTCTCTAACTTTTCCATCCCAAACACGATGAAACCTGGTAGTGTAAAATTTTCCAGGGGCCGACCGGCGTTCGGTCGGAACTAGAATTTCCCACATACCTTTAGACATAATACTTTCCTTTAGTCGATCTTGATGATTCTATCTTTGGCTTCTTTACGTCGACCACCGAACATCCAGTCTTGCATGGTCATGTTATTCAACCAGTGTTCCATTGTTGGAATGAAACCAAGGTCTTCAATTACATGGTCCTCGGCAAGATCGCGGGTACAAACCTTCTTACCTTCTGAATTTGTAATAGTAGTTCCAAATACCTGCTCTACCATAAAGATACCAAAAGAATTATGCAAACAACTTCTATGACGCATATCAGGCATGCTAGCTTTACTAGAATCTATAAAGTTATGAATCTTTTGATAGTCTTCTGGTTTGCCGCCGTGCTTCTTTGCACTATTTTTTTTGGCATGCATATATGGCTTCATTATTATCTCCTTGGAAGGGTGAATACGGGCAATTCTTGCGTCTGATAAACGAAATCGTTATTCATTCCAGAGCTGTATAACAGGATACCAATTGGTTTAGCATTAGTCTCTGCGCTGATATTTTTGATGATTCGTTTAATAGTAGAACCTGTTTCTATAAAATCATCAACAATAATGTAATGCTTAGAAGAAATAGTTCCTTCTATTTTGCCCATACCATAATGAGAATTACCTTTACGGACATGAATAAGTGGCATCTTTAGTAGATAAGAAAGTGGATAAGCTAATGCCGCACCACTAGACCCTGTAAATGCAATAGCATCAAAGGGATATTTTCTTTTAATAGAACGGAGCTTCTTAACTGCTTTGGGGACCAGCTTTAGAAACTCCTTACCATACACGCTACCCAGATACTCAGTCTGAATTTCGTGCCGAATTATCTTTTTCTTTGTTTTCTTTTTCTTTGTTTTCTTTTTCATATTTCTGAATCATCCTTATTCTCATCTCGAAATGTTTTTCTTGCTTTTGCAACTTTTTCAAACGCTTCTTAATGCGGTTAAGGCGATCCTGAATCCGCTTCTTGTTCTTGACCCAATCCTGAATCACTTTCTCGGGTACCATGCATTTTCTCCAGCTCCCAGATGAGAAACCAACGATAAACCGCAGGAAATTTTTCCTGAAGTTTTGCAAGGGTATCCATAAGCTCTCTATAGGAGTAATCTTCTAATTTAGAATTTGCGTCGTTCATTGCAATATTGCTATACCATTTTGTGTAATTGATAGTGTTACCACTTGTGCGGTAAAGAATGCACGTGGATTACTTTTTTTATTTGGTTTCCATTCAGATGCCATAGGAACCATACACCTAATTTCTTCGACTTGATAGCATGTCCCGCGCCAATGTACTGTCCAAGGCTTACCTTGTACGGAGCCTGGCTTATTTAAATGCATGATGGCTTTGTATCTTTTCACGACATTCTCCATCCATATTCGCAGGTTTGAGAATCATGAAAAAATGTCTTATCACGTACCTCTACACGAAGCTCAGCCTTGTCATTGACGTACCAATATACTTCATCTTCGGTCACATTATTAAGTCCAGCATCTTTCGCTTCCTCATAGAGGAAAACAACTAGATCCTTACTAAAACGTTCCTGAACATCCTCTTGTGAAATTGGATCCCAAATAGTAACCGGGATTGTAGTCTTCAATGGGGCCGGGGTTCCACACAAATATTCCATATCTTTTTCAGATACCTCAATTAGTTTATGCCAATTATCAGGATTATACGGAGAACCTAGTGAATACTGAAATTCAGTATGCTCAGCATGAGTATCATCACAATGTTTCTCATGACATGAATGGGCAATCTTAGTGTGCCACCACACATGAAGCTTCCTAAACAAATACCCGATGAACGGAATCATGGCTAAGAGCGCAAGTAATTCGTCGGTACAGAAATGAAATGGCATTAGATAATTCCTTTCCATTTGTCTGATTTTCTTTTCATTGACTCTGGAAAATGTGGCCCTATATATTGGATGAACTTTTTCGTTGCGTTAGTGTATGCATGAATTACATAATGTCCTTCTTTTGGATATACTATAAATAATTCATTCAATTCTTTCCTAAGAAGACCTGCTAAAAAATCCACTTCTTCCTTAGAAAAACCATCGGTAGCTAGTTGTAATTGCAAACTGTTCTCAGTTTTCCTTATCACACTACCGTCATCACAAAACCAAATAGCACAAATAAGTGGTGTAAGTTTCAAATCAGATGGAACTATTTTTGTTCCATTAGGATACCACTTCTTTTTGTAAAAGGTAAAGACTTCTGAAACTCGTGTTCTAAACATTATTCCATGATATGTTTTATTGGTGCGCGTATCAAAATAAGATGTTTCTTTTACTCCGCCATTACAAAAATCATTAAACAATGATTGTTCAAACTCAGCATACTCTTTATCCTCAATGGAGCGACAACAAGCTATACCAGCGTTGATATGATTTTCATTTTGAAACAGATAGAAATCTCCCAACAATCCACCAATCAAAACTTGTTCCTGTTCTGAGGTCAGCCTATCGGGCATTGGTTTGTTGAACTTCCAAACACCTTTCTTTATCTTAGCTCTGCGTTTTTATCATAACAATGTTTACATTGTTTAGTAGTGCTACATGTACAATTTACTTTCTTCATACTAAACAACATATCACGTTATACACTGGTGTGCAGAAATTACTTATCTCCGTTTAGAATTTTGAGAGCTTTCTCTACATCCTCTTTAGTAATTCCGGTCTTCATATTAGTTTGCACTAGGTGCGTCTTTAAATGAATCATATCATCATGATCATCTAGAATGACAAATGATTCCGGTTTCTCAGACAGAGATTTAATATAGGCCGCAATCTCTTTTCCTCTAGGGATGCGCTGTGAAAATTTACCAAACAGTACTGGGGTAGACTCTTTGATTTCAAATTCTGCACCACGATCTTTAAGCATCTTCGTCATCTCTTCGGGTGAATACTTTGTACGCCAAGTTGATGACAGAACTACTATGGCGCCAGATCGTTTTATCAAATCATTGAATATCTGAATAGACACAGGATCTAGATGAGTATGATGTGCTATCAACATCACCTCTGCATCTGACATGCCCGCAGTCTCTATTAGATAGCGCTCAGATCTTCCGTACTCTGCGGAATTAAATACGCCATCTATATCTAGAAATACTATTTTCATCTAACGATATCAGAAATTACCCATACAAGAGCAGTATTGTGGTAACGCCACACAGTTCCATTGTATAGGATATTATAATCAAAATCGCCTTCTTTACCCTGCTTATTCATGATAAGCTGGAAATCTTGAGGGCTCTCTAACATCTTATCTCGAATACGTTCTGGAAGAGCTTTCCATGCTTGAAGATTACGTTCAATTAAACGATGGACTACGTCTTTGACAGAAAGAACCTCCATTGCTTCCATCGGAACAGTAGGCTCCACAGCTCGCCCTCCTACATTAACCACTTTCTGTGGCTCAATAAAAGAATAAGCTTGAGTCTTACGAGACGCAGGAAACGCAGGAGAACCACCTCTAAAATCATCACGATCAGTCATTTGAATCACCAATTTGTAATATTGTAATCACGAATTTTTCGAGGTCAAGGTGGGATGCGAACCTACATCCCACCTTCAGTACTAGACATTACCAATCCTCATTAGGATTAATAACACCCTCTCGTTGGGTACCTTGATCTCGTACTGCCCAGCCAGTAACTGACTCAATTGAAAGATCAACATTCTGATGAATACCAACAAGACCTCCTAAGAACTCCATGTCATGAACCTTTCCATCAATTTCCCATTTGAATGGAACCTTTGCAAGAGAACTAGGATATTGATCCATAGTTGGGCCACCACCCCAACCTCTCTTATCATTCCACTTTTCGGCATACTGATTCTTTCGGAGGTTACCCTTATAATCCTCAGTATAAGGAAGCAGGGTATTGATCCATCCAGAGATGTAAGGTCCGCCAGAACCACCACTCTGTTTATACATTTCATCCCAAAACTTGATATCTGGGCTCCCCTGAGCAGCCTTGACGAAATGGTCCATGGTATCTCCCAAAGATTTCGTCCACCAACCAAGATCATATTCCGAAAGATTGTCAACGCGAGTGCGAATGTTTTGCCAATCCTCAACCGTTCCGGTCAAAATAATTGTGGGAATTCCGCACGACGTTCGCACTGCATACTTGAAGTAAGACTTCATACTATCCATAAGGACAATCTCAGAAGCAGCCTTCTCAATGAGACCGGTCGTAGAGAAATTGCTCACTACGAGATCGCGCTTCTTACCAATGTACTCGGACAGCTTGTCAGAGAATTTACCAAAAGTACCTTGCCAGTTATTATCAGGGCTTCCTTTGACGAAACCAGGCTCATCAATAAGAATCATCTTCTTACCTTCATGAGATACAAAACGCTTACGCAGTGACTCTGCATTGGCATTAACATGGTTAGCAAAGCCTTGTGCAATAGTAAGCCATACAGTATCAGGGCTGAGGATAAGAGGTACGTGATGAGAGTAACTTAGATGCACAGCATCTACAAAACTATGGGCGCCTTGACCGGAAAGTAAATTGCTACGGTTTGCACCACTTGCTTCGACTTTACTTTTAGTCTTTGTTTCAAAAGCTGACGCCACAGAAACGGTGTTGAACGGCTTTTCGGCCATAGATTGCAGAGCTTTTTGATTAACGTTGAAAGTAGTTGACATACAATCCTCCTTTATGAGTTTCGAAAATGTGTAAAGCCACATCATTTATATGATATTCTTTTGTAATTTGTTTTCTAATTCTAAAAACTTTTGCATTTTTGGAAAAGCTTCTTCTTTAGAAGATTTCTTGGGAGCGTTTAATTTAGATAGTGTTCCTGTAGACCACATTTACTTATCCTTTTTTAACTAATTCAAGCCCACCATCATGGGTACGAACATATTTGCGATCCATATCCTTTTGAGATTTGGTCTTTTTAAACCTAAACTTATGGCCACAAGAAGTGATCTTCTTGCCCTTCGCATCAGTACCAATCACCCACATCATCGTTTGACAAATAGGACATGGCTTAAGCGAAAGATTGCTCATTGTATATTCTTCTTTCAATTTATTCTAATCTTAACTAACTAAACACGACTCCAAACCCATAGATAGTGGGCGTTAATTTATAACAAAACAAGGAGCCAAAGTTATTCAAAATCTTTTTGAAGTGGATCTCGACATCGCGATGGGGGATCTATAGGGGGTGTATAGTAAGTTGATCGTAGGATACCTTTGATAATAATCGTAATAAATGATCGATCATTCAAGGAACTGCTTCGCTAGATCAGCTCCTGGTACATGTACCATCAGGAAAAGGATAACTAATAGTACAGCAATAGTACCAACATAGGAAAGAGCTGTCAGGGCCAATTTTGTTCCATTCATTGCATCAGGATATCTCTTCAAACCATCAGGCTGAGATTCATCCAACATTGATGGAGAAAGTTTCCAGATTGGAAGGGTTCCATTTTTAACCTTCATCAATTGAAAACGCCTACGTAATTCTAGGAATAATTCCAATCCACCAACCGCAAGAATTAGTGCAAATAATCCTACCTTCAACTTTAACATAATGAAGATACCTAGTGCCATTGATAATACCAAGAACACCACGCCAAGTGTTTTATTGATGGAAAAGGCAATCGATCGCATCAATTGTCCACCATCCAATGGAGTGATAGGCAAAAGATTGAAAATATTAAGAGTTGCCATCCAGGCCGCAGCCGCCGCTAGCATTGGTACTCCGGTGACATAGTAAACCACTGCACAGATACCAGCTAACAAGGCGCCCCATACAGGACCCATAATAGCAATAAACGCATTTTCTCCGTATGTTTTATACTCTTCTTCGGCAATAGCAGCACCGCCGATAAAGGGCAAGAAGTAGAATCCTTTTGTTTTAATTCCCATCTTCTTCATGGCCCATACGTGACCACTTTCATGAAAGCCAATTGCAATCATCAGAAGCAATCCAAACTTCCAATTATATACAGCCGCATATCCTGCAAGAGAGGCGGCTGCCAAACCAACTTTAGTAAACTTAAGTCCCTTTAGAAGTTTAGTCCCGACACTAATTAGTTTACCACCAAGCTTAGCAAACAAGGCCCATAGGCCGGCGCTTGATTTTTTTTTTCTTTAGACATGGTCTTTCCTTCCATCATTCAATCGCTTTTGCGAAATTTTTAAAGTCCAAGTACTCTTTAGTTACCCGGTCCCAGAATCCCCAGCTACGTTTATCTGAACGCCAGCCTGTAAAAAAAGAGACTCCAGCCATCGTTACCAATTAATTCCACACGATGAAAATCTTTATCAGTTAGTGTATTAATTGACCCCGGAAGATAAGTTTTTTCTTCAATGGTATCATCAGTGCGGCGTCTTTCTTCAACATATCCTCCCGCCAAAATGATTGAGAAAGACCATGGCCAAGGATGGTTATGTAGGTAGTAAGTACCACTGGGAGCAATATCCTTATCAGAGGAATGGAAGTGATGAAGGAAATATTTCCACACTTACGATCGGCGCCAAATAAATAATACCTGGTGAGATATGGAGATCCATCGGGCGTTGGAATTGTAAATGATGGCAAACGTTTCGCTAACCAATCGCAAATTTCTCTAATCATTTGAATCCCAAAATAAAAACGCTAGCTAATGCTAGTAACATACCTATAGCTTTACGCCAGGACATCTCTTCTCCCAGAAAGAACATAGATAATAATAGTGTAATGGCCGGGTAGACGGCACTGACTGCGGTAATTTCTCCCGCTGAACCTTTCTTCAAAGCAAAGAAATATCCAATTGAGCCAACTGCCATACAGGAACTACCTAAGATAGCGAAGGCTATACCACTAGGCGTGACTGTTTTATTAAACTTAGCAAAGGTAAAAACAAGTGGCACTTCAATCAAGTACACTATCGTAGCAATTGCAGACACCATAAATGGATGTAAAGAATCGTTAGCCATCTTATAGAAAAGAGAGCCGATTCCCCATCCCAAAATGGCAAGAACAATTAAATACGGTAGTGACATTTGAATACACTTATCCCTGTGAGATAAATCCGAAAACTAATCCTGTTGTTACTAATAAAATCATACACCACCACATAGCGCTTACTAGCGCAGAGTCTTCGGTGGGTAAGGAGTTCATATTATTACTTGCTTATAGCAACCAATTTACCATCGGAGGTTTGGACAATCTTACAAATAGAGCCGTCAATTTGACGATGGCCTAATGTTTTCTCGTTACCTTCTAATTCGATAACGTCAAGATCCCAATCATCAGCGATGGACTTCTTCCAATCGCCAGTACCATTAAACACAAATGCATACGTTGCACTCATTTTGTTCTCCGAAAAGCAAGCTGGTTTATCCATACCACCAGCAAGGAAATCTCTGCCTCGGGTCCTCCAGACCGGGCCTCTTCCTTAATCTCTTGCATGAAATCTGCGAATTTAGTTCCCATTTTTTCTCGGAATATGTTCGCGTGTATTAAGAATTTCTTTTACAAGAGCGTAAAGTTCTTGCCATTGAGGTGAGCTTTTAATAAAAGCCCCTTCTGCTAATAGCTCTTTACTACGGAAATCGCATCCGCTAACAGAACCGCAGCTACATCTCTCAGCACCATCTACTTTAAGTAGCCTCTTTTTATAGGCTAATAGGCTTTTGGTCGGAAGTTTTATTAGCTCTTCACGTGATAGAATCTTCATGACACTTCAGCTTCTTTGAGGTATTCTTGTTGTTTGTTTTTACTGTTCTGTCTCTTATCTTTTTTAGAACGTATCTCGCCCGCTTTACGCTTTTTCGCAACAATAGCAAAACCATTACGGGGAGTTTTCTGCTTCGTTTTCTTCGTTTTCATCGTCGTTTTCGTCTAAGACAGGATTACCAGAATAACAACTACAAGCCATAAAATGCACTGCGCCTCCAGTATGGCAAGGGCATTTACATTCTTTACTTCTATCTTTTTGTTGATTAGTTTTCATGATTATTCATGGTAGCCGTAGAGGGACTCGAACCCCCACGCCCTTAAGGGCCGTTGATTTTAAGTCAACTGCGTATGCCATTCCGCCATACGGCCATTGGTAATAGAGACGGGATTCGCATCTGCATGCCTTTTGCTAGCAAAGGCAGCCTCGCTATAATGAGGCTGTGTATTATTCCACCACTCTATCTGGCTGGGGATATACGATTCGAACGTATAACTTTTGGATTCAAAGTCCAAATTTCTGCCAATTGAATTAATCCCCAATTACTATTATTATATCTTAGTTTGCCTATGTTTGTTTTTACCTGCAAAGTTTTCTGTTTGTGAATGACAATGTGGGCACAAAATTCTTAGGTTCTCAATTCTATTATCATTACTTATACCATTGATATGGTCAAGCTGTAATGATAGTGGTTTATTATTCCATACAGGAAGCTGGCCACAGATATAACATTCATTTTTAAGAAAACCGTTTTTCAATAGTCTATTTTTAAGATGGGTTCTATTGAACGAAGAATTTTCTATTAGGATAATTTCTAATGGAAGGGCCTCTTGAAAAGGTTTCAAGAAATCTCTACGAGATTTGAAATGACTGAAATCTATTTGCTCCTCAATCATTCTATGACGTAGAGTTTTAAAATTGTTCCCTTTATTTTCTAAACCAAAATGGTTTAAAACTTCTTTATAAGAGGAGGATTTTATTACTAAATTTATCAAATCCTCCTTATTTATTTCCCATATTTTACTCGAACGCTTAGCTGCCATACAGCTAAATATATCAACAGCCGAGAAGTTTCAGCGCTTCTGCCAGATTAAGCGCTAGATAATGTAACACACCATGCCAGGCTGTCAAGGGGACAGCAAAAGCAGGACAATACCGAATCCGAGCAAATGATACTCTTCGTTCTTCAGTGCATGATATGTTTCAATCGCAAATAAAGCGACCACTGCCAGGTATGATAGTACGATGTACCAGAGTAAGATACTCATAGAATTTTTCCTGATGCAATTTTATTACGCATCATACAAGCAATGCATCGTGATTTACGATCCTGCTCTTTGAGATCCTTATCGACTAGAATAGTCATTTCACAACCAGGTTCCGCACAAGTATCTTCTGCTAGATTAGATACTGCATGTAAATCGCTTCTTGTAATGCGATTTTTGAAATCCATATCCATTGTAAGTATCCTTAGTTACTCCATAGCTAGGCTGCAGATTACCACAGACTAGCTATGGTATATTGCCTCACTCTTCTTCTTTCTTCTCTTCCTCATCCACAGCACCGCCGCCAACAACCTTAGCCAGTTTGGCAAAGGATTCAGTTAGCCTCTCGGGGTCACCACTAAGGGCGGCATCAAAGAGTTTCTCGAATTTGGCAAGTTTTTCAGTTGCCTCCTTCAGCTTCTTATTGTACTGTTTGGTTTCACTCTCATGCTTCTTGACCTCTTCCTGAGTATAGAAAGACTGGACTTCAACCATCTTTCCATCAACCAGAGCAAAGGTCTTCTTGACCGGAGGTTTGATTGCGTTCAATTCACTTTGGAGCTGGGTCCGCTTAGCGAGCCCCTTCTCCAAAAGTTCAACTCGCTTGACAAGCTCACGCTCTGTCAGTGATTTGACTAGACGTCCCCGAACTTCCGCCACTGAGCCCCGCAATGCAGTTGCAACCTCGGCAAGTACACCCTCGCTGGTGCTGGTCTGGCTCGTTGTATCGGTGTTTTGCGACATAATAATTTCTACTTGCTTCCTTAATTTTCTCAGTCAATGAAAGGATTATACCCTTAACCCTACGTTCAGAATCTGATCCATCCCCGTAATAATAATCATTTTCGTATCTGCGTTCTGATCAGCGACTTCTTTTTCTAAACTTTCTAAAGCATTCATTTACCACACCATTCTGCATCCATAGCAGATTAGAGTTCCATCTTCTTGGTTAGGTTCGGCGTACTGGTAGAATTCTTTACATTTTTTGCAAGTGCAGCCTTCAGAATTTTCTTTCTTTTCTTCGACTGGCACTGCTAAATCAATATCATCAAAAGAGATTTGATAGCCACCACCGCCACCTACAGTGATTGTATACGTTTGGCCAGGCACTACCCAAGTACCAGCACAGTTTCCGGTGCCAGTAGTATTAATTGGAATAGTTACCCAGTTTCCGTTAACGGTAAATGTTTGGCCATTCTGGCCTTGAGATGAACAATTATTTCCAGAATTATTTGAGTTAGTCATATAGGTCTCCTGTTTATAGAGACCTATATCGCTTAATAATTATGATTGATTACGAGTTTAGTCATCGTCATCAAGGTCTTCGTCCTCCAAAGGCTCAGTGTCAGGATCGAAGTCTTCATCTTCTTCTACATCAAAAGTAACCAGTTCTCCATCGTCCTCTTGCTTAAGGCCAGTATAGATAACGATCTGTCCGTGGTTATCAGTCTCAATTGAGAAGTTACGCTCCGGAAACAGTTCGTCCAGGGCCTCTTCTAGGTCTTCAATGTTCATGTTGTTTTCCTATGCCTTGTTTTGTTATCGCCCGTTCCGGCATGACCAGCAGACAAGCGTTCCGTCTTTTTGATTTGGTTCAGAGAGTGGGAAAAAAGTTTGTACATTTCTTACAAGGAAAGCCATCTAGTCCGTTAAAAATTTGTACAGCAACTGGTAACAGTCTAGTAACTTTTGCCCCATCTATACTCATGGTGATTGGGAATATAGTCATTTTCTATGCTACCAGCACCACCTCTATCATAGCATCCAACTGGATATTACAGTAGCCAACATAGTTTTCATACCAGATGATGAGGTAATATTACCCTCTCCATCAAGAAATACTCTAAAAACATCACCTAATTGCGCATTCAAGAGATTCATCTCTATTACTCCAATAAAGATAAGTATGGTGCAAGTTTTTTCAACCTTGAAGGTCCCGTTACTAAACTTGCAAACTCACGGTTGCATTTGCTGCAAATTGAACGCTCACGCGCCCTTCTTCACCGGACGTTCGCGAGTGACACCACCACCCTTGCCCTTAACCACGAAGAGCTGTTCAGCCTTCGCTTGGCCAGTGACATAGGCATGAACCCGATCACTGAGGACCGCAAAGGTCTTAGGGGTTCCGCCCAATTCCTGAACCGCAAGGCTCAAGAAAGCAGGCATAGGTATGCGCTTGCCCGCATGCGCATCGAGAACGGCATTGACCGCCGCCTCAATTTGCTCAGCGGGAATCTCATTCTCCGCACACCACTCAGTAAGTGCTTCAGCATAAGCCGCCGCACTCGCCGTCACGTCAACCGAACCATCCGTACCACGCTTCGTAAACTTATCCATTGTAATTCTCCTATATGGATTTGGTTACACACGAACATGATAGGGCTATACTATATAGCCTATCAAGGATATCCCACATTATTGTGGGATGATCGTCTTTGAATCCCCATCATTCGCATCAGCATCGGGCTGTGCAAGGGGAGCTGCGTTTTGCTTGAGCGGTTTGATACCACCATGTGCGCCACGCGTAATTTCAAAACAAGGGAGTCCCTTCAAGAAAAACTTGAGAGTAGGATACACCTGTGGACCCGTCATAGGCTTACCATCATCCTGGATGATTTCGCGGCCCAGATCCTCAGCCAACTTCGTTGCCGGAACCTTCTCGTCATCCTTGAGAGCAAGGATGCGAACAGCAGCCTTATCAAAGATTTGAACACGAATTTCATTGAGAGCCTTTTCGATATGCTGCTGAATTGCCTGTCGCTTATCCATTGTATATTCTCCTAGAGAGTATGAGTCTTATATTACTTGTGAACCGGTATCTATAGGCTGCCGGGGCCTGTGAATGGGAGGTTTACTTCGAATTGCTACGGAGCCAGTTCTTAGCTGCTCGACGAGTACGAGACGGAGCAGTTGAATCAGCAGTGATATCTGCCATGATAACATTGCTAATCTCGTACAAATTAGCTCCCGCCTTTACTCGCACGGTATAAGGAGCTTCCACGAGCCGACCAATAGCCAACTGTCGAGCCACGTCCTTATCAAAGGAATCAGACGGATTAACAGTAGAGACTCGATACTCTACCACCATAGTCTTAGCTCCTTTGTGAGCGAGATTCTCCTTGATAGCAATACAACCAACATAGTGACCATTCTGATCCTTGAGATATTGAACTCGATAAGTCATATTATTCTTCCTTTACTTCTGATATTTTGGTAACAAAAAATTTTCCCGCCCGTACTGTTTTGTTTCGGGCGGCCACTAGCTCGCGGGCTTTATCAAAAGCCCGCATTATGTTTTCATCTTCGAAGACCATCTCATATTCTTCTCTGATGACATGTTCAACTGTAATTTTGAACTTCATTAGTATCTGCCGTCATCAGATGCTTGGGAAAGTATTCAACTTCAATTATGCCAGTACCACGACCCACACAATTGTAAGAATGATCACCACCACTCACAACTACTTCCATATCATCAGGAACATCAGCAAGTAATTTCTTTAGTTCACTAACTTTCATGCTAGTAACATACGTCACTGTGTTGCCATCCACTGTACTCACCATATGAATGAGTGACTTCATTTCTAAATTCTTTAGAAATACCTGGCCATTTTTCATCAGCTGATTCGGCTATATAACTTTGACCAATCGGAGACACGCTAGCAAAGAATGAGATGCCATGTTCTTCAGCAATTGCCTCGGCTTCATCAATTGCCTTTGCAGCAATAGATAATTTATCATCAATCATACTAATGACTTCCGCAGCCTTAATACGAAACTCGCGCTCCAACGGAGAGTCTTCTGACTGAACGTCCCAGGTGTTCAAGCCAACTTCTTCAGTACCATCATCCCATTTAACAGAGATAGATTTAACATAAGTTTCAGTCGTTTTCTTCTGGGAATCATAGCCATAACCACCATATAGGTCATAGTTATTCCTCTCGCGTGTTTCAGTAACAACATCACTGATTACGCCTACATGAATAACTTCCTTACCATCTTTTCGTTCAAACTTTTGAACACGGTCCCCAATTTTCCATTGCTTTAGTCTCATATCTATTCCCTCGATTTGTTGATTGCCGATTCCAAATCCCTTTTGAAATCGTCATAGACTGGTCCCTTACTTCCATTGCGTAGCACATAGCTAGGATGATAGGTAGGAATCAGTGGAACTTTGTTGTACTTAAAGAATTTCCCACGGATCTTCGTGATGCCAAATGTATTGGCAGGTAACAAAGAATCAACCGCAGTACTTCCTAAAGCTATAATAACTTTAGGAGATACAATCTGAATCTGTTCTTCCAGATAACTGATACAGGAATTTACTTCTGTATCCTCGGGACGCCTATTACCTGGTGGTCGGCATTTGATGATATTGCAGACATAGATATCTTTAGTTGGGTCAAGCCCAAGCTGAGTAATAGTTTCATCCAGAAGTTTACCAGACCTACCCACAAAAGGAAGTCCTAATTTATCTTCTTCCTCACCCGCAGCTTCGCCAACCAGTATTATATATGAATTGGGATTACCCCTCGCAAACACCGTTTGTATACGAGTTTTACAGAGATCACATTTTGTACAAATAGATACTTGGTCTTGCAAAACTTTAAGTTTTTCAATTTTAGAGTCGGTCATGGGTAGAAAAAGAATTTATGATGTAAAAGAGGATTATTTTGAAACTTGGAGCCATGAAATGGCTTACATACTTGGTTTTATTTCGGCAGATGGAGGCGTTAATAAACAACAAACTTCTCTGTCAATCGAGCTTCAAATGCGAGATAAAGAAGTTTAGAATTTATTCAACAACAAATTGTGCCAACTGCACCAATCAAAATTACTAAAAAGAAGGATCGAAAATATTGTAGACTAAGAATTAATTCTGTTAAACTAATTCAATCATTACAAAAATACAATGTAATTCCAAATAAAACTTTTACTATCAGATTAGATTTTGATATCCCTCAACAATTTTTAGGAGATTATTTGAGGGGACTATTTGATGGAGATGGTTGGATTACTTGTCGCAGAAATACAATCGAGTTTGGAATTTGTTCTGGCTCGATTAATTTTTTGGATGATGTTAAAACTATCATTGGTCATGGTAGAACTAGAATTAAGAATAAAGGTAAGTTTATCACTTACGTTTTAGATGCTGAAGCTAATTCAGCTATTGCCATTCGTGATTTGATGTATGCTTCGGGCGGCTCTGCCCTTAAACGAAAGAAAGATATTTTTTATTCTGATTTTTACACGCCATCATCTCGATGGTGGACAGAAGAACAAATAAAATATCTCAAGGATCATTATGGAGAACCGCTCCAAGTAGTAGCAAATGCTATTGGGAAATCTTACAAAGCAGTATCTAAAAAGATTTGGGAATTAAATCTTGTAGGCTCTCAATAATCTTCTGAGTCTGATTAACTGAATTCTCAATCGTACCCGAAGTATCAATCAGGTAATCAGCCAAGGCCATTTTTTCTTCAACCGGCATCTGAGCTTCAATTCTAGCCATCGCCTCATCGCGTGTCAACGAATTTCGCGACATAAGGCGAGCGACTTGTGTAACTCGCGGACAATGCACAACAATTAGCGGGCGGTATTTTTTATCATTACCCATCTCACAGATCAAGGCAGCATCATACCCTACCAGTACCTCACCAGCATCGTGCAATTTTTTAATTTGCGCGGCCGATTCCTCGCTGATCAGAGGATACATAATTTTATTAATTAGATGACGCGCCTCCTCATTAGCGAAGATAAGCGCCCCCAAAGCAATACGATTCAGAGTACCATCAGACTTAAGAAAATCTGTACCAAATGCATTGATAACAGAATTCAAACCAGCGGTACCCGGCTCTACAACCTGGCGAGCGACAAGATCGGCATCTACCATTGGGATACCCGCAGCTCTAAATGTTTTAGTAACGGTACTTTTACCGCACGCAATACCACCAGTCAGTCCGAATGTAATCATGGTTAGTCGCTCGCCCATCCAAAGAACAAGTATAACTCTTTATCATTATCCATAAACTTTACACAGCCTGCCGGCCCCCACTTATCGCTTACTCTCTTATCATCATTGTCAATGAGTTGACTGGCGAAATCATAAGCCTCATCAAAAGAGGAATAAACTGTGAGGCTACACAACACAAACTCATTCTTTTCGGCAATGGTCCCGGTATATCCACCATGCCCACTCTCATATGCAGCATTTCTAACTGCATCTCTAAAAGCCTCTTTTGCCGAAGAACCGGAAGCAGATGTAAAGAAAAGACTGGCACCCATTGTTACCTCACTTGTTTTACTAATTCCAATGCTACCTGAACATTTTCTGGTTTATTAAGACAAACCTCTAAAAATAGTTCAGGAATTGAATCATCAAAAGCTTCTAAAGCTTTGTAGTTTTTAATGTTGATTTTGGGGCGACCGGCTAGCTCAGCTAGTTGCAAACGAAGGATGAAATCCTTCTCAATTTTGATTTTGAGAACAGCCCATTCTTCATCAGTCATCATTGATCATGTACCCATATTTTATAATCAGAATCTTTACCGAGATTCTTTACAGATACAATCATGCTATTATCAGATTGTATCACAACCTTACCCACACACCTGGGTGTGTTCGTTTGTTCGAATACAACTCCACCATATCCTGATTGGAATTGGCAATTGAATTTAGTTTCTGGGGAAGAAGAAAATACCTCAATAGCTAGCTTGCCAGCCGGTAATTCAACCTTCACATTTTTAGTTTCGTTTGCTTTGATTGGACCTAAATATGTTAGATCGTGTGCTAGCGCTACAGCAGAAATGAAAAGAATTGTAGCGCCGATTATTGATGATAATTTCATGGTGGTGTACTCCTCCACCATATATTGTAACCTCAAATATGACTGTTGCAAGACAAAAAATTAAACCAGTTTTTATGGATATAAACTGGTAAACCAAGGGCAACCTGGACACGTACCCAGGCGCCTCCACCATCATTAGAGCTTTCGCTCCAATGATAGGCTCCTAGTCATTTGAGAATTTTTAAGATTAGTTTGGTGCAGAATGTTGTAATTTGGTGGATACCTTTCTCAGCGCCATCTAGCTCTGTAACAACTGAATTTTATTCCGACCAAACTCTACCATCAGCAGAGATTACTTTAATTACTTGCCATAGGCCGTAACGCTGACCATACCAAGTTTGGCCGCCATCTGAATGCATCTAATACATTCTATTAACTCGGGAAACTTTGTCCTGTCCCTCTTCCCAAGCCATACCATCATGTGTAATAAATTTAACAGTACGACCTTTATTTGTCCAGATTTGATCGCCCGTATTAAATAATCTATATTCCATGTGTGTTCGCGTGCCCGTGAATGGGAGCCCTCATTCTATTTGTTTTGATTCTTGCTTTCTAGCTCAAGTATGTCTTGTAGAGATAGATTCTTTCCATCATCTACTCCTTTGAAATAGGCCATAACATCTTTAATAAAGGTTTGCCCACTGATATTTATTCTGTTTTCGGTAGGCCGTTCTTTTTCATTATCAGATTTAGTTATTGATTGAGAGGTTGGTGGAGAAGCTTTTTCTTCCTCTTTAATTGCTTTCCTTACCTCAGGAACTTCAATACCATACATTTGAATATTCCATTTAATACTCTCGACCACTCCCTCACAATATGATTCAACATATATGGAGCCTCGACCTACACATTTGATATCTACTAAATTATCTATTTTTTTACAGAAAGCGTGGTAGACAAATTGTGTATCTTTTACTTGGTCATCATCGCCGTAAACAAAGTGAACATATTGATGTGACCCCTCTGCTGGAATTAATTCTTCTTGCACAATCTGACAGTCAAAGTAGTGAGCAATTGCAACTGCTAACTGCTGCTTCCAACTTACCACACCAGTAGTAGAGAATAGTTTATCTTTTTCTCCATAGAATTCTTTTGGCTCTAAGGAGGTTAAATCCTCTTCGGTAATACCATGCTTAGCAATAAGCTTATCAGCCATTGCTCGTGCATTCTCGGCCTCATTCGGATTAGGAGATTTAGCAAGATTGAGAAGTAACTTGATTTTATTTAGGATTGCTGATGTCGCTGACATACGCTTAACTATACCAATACACTAGGCATCATTTCCTATATTCAATAGGTACCCAATGAAATCTCCTATGTTTGTATTGGTTTTATTGTCTTTTATTATTTGTTTACTGCCGGCTTGTGGAGGAAGTTATGATGAGAATGAGACAGATTGTCCCTGTTCTCCAGTTACTCCTGCCGTAAATACTCAATCTTATTACACAGTTCTAGCAGATGAGCATTTACAAGAGGGACACAAAGTAGCTATTCTAACAGCCTTGAATGAATGGGCAGACAAAACAAACCAAACTTTATCCTATAAATTATCTTTTGTGGATATGTCTCAGGACCCACCAAGCTTAGATTCTCATACTATAAAGATTTATGTAAGAGATCCGGGACCCTGTTATCTAGGTTGGACTACTTGGTCTGCCCAAGATCATTCTGCATACACATTTATACGCCCATCTATTGATGGAGAGTTATTTCGTAGAGTTATGCTACACGAACTAGGTCATGCCTTCAATCTGAATTTTAATGGCATCTCTCATTACGAGGGGCCATATGAATCAGTGATGCATCCTAGTGTTGGAGAAAGCTCTCCATACATATGCTGTCCCGAATTACAGGCATTCTGCAATGAATTTGGTTGTCAGGTAGATTGTACTAACAGTCAGAAGACAACCAACAATGCAGGGCTATCCGATATTCCATGGAAAGAAACTGAAGTTCAGTAATCTATTCCGATTCATCTTTACGGAAACCATCCGCATCGAATAGTTCGGGGAACATCAGATGGTCTATCTCACCACAGGCAATGCAATGTTTGACGTAGTTACGTCCGTGCTTACACTCATACCCGTCCATGTCCCTAAGTGCATCAAAGACAATCTCTTGAACATCAGGATACTGATACAGTAGTTTAATATAGAGTTTAGCTCGTTCATGACGCTTAACTTCACGATCTTAAGCAATGACTTGTTGCTCTGGATTCAAGCGCTGGATACGCTCCTGAGCAAGAGCATCATACTGCTCATCATCCAAAAGACTCCATATATTGGATAAATTCTTTGGGACTATCCATTGCCGCCAGTCTTCTCTTGAATGTGCTTTACTACTTCGCCAGCGCCTTCTTGATCTTGCCGCCCAGATCCTTGTCAGGAATGGACTTGTACTTCTCGGCATCCTGCTGGACCTTCTTGAAGAATTCGCCAGCTTCCTTAACGGTTCGTTGCTCCTGCTTTTTGTAAACCATTGTCAATTGTTCATAGAGAATGTCTAGATCGCCAGGACATCCATCAATAAAAGAAAAGTTATATGTTTTCATGAGTGGGTCCGGCGGGGATCGAACCCGCTTCCTTGGGCTTAAAAGGCCCCTGCTCGACCACTTGAGCTTCAGACCCTAATGAATCATTCTGCTTTTTTAGGAATGATGTAAGTAATTTCGGTGTATTCAGGCTCTTGAGCTAAGCTAGGATCAACCATGATTTGCACATGTAAAATATTAACATCATCATCAATGCCCTCCACCTCATCTGCTGACCCTAGTATGGTATAACCCATAGTAGAAATTACATGGAGGTGCGGGAATTTCTCAGCCATTTCCCAGATTGATTTGCGTATATGCTCACGTATGTGTTTAAGTTGTCCTAGAAAAGACTGGTTGTTTTCTGAAATGAACTTGGCGGCAGCTTCTAGCTGAGGCTCAGAATATTGGATAAACACTTCCATATTAGCTGCCACCTAGTTGTTGTTGTCGAATCCTCTCAATGTTTTTGAGAGCGTTGTGCATATAGGATACGCGAGAAAGGTTAGAGCTGTGAACAGTAACCTCTGGCATAGGGAAGGTGTTGTCATAATAGACTGTCTCTTCCAGCCAATCAATCACTTTGTATCCCTCAGGTTGATTCTCAACCAAGTCATTGTCCAAAGACAAGTGCGTGACCGTGCGTGTACGCAAAATCTCAATCGTCTCAGCTACCGTATAAGTGCGATGCCACCCTTGCGGAGTCTCACGGGCATCGTCCATATAAACCTTAAATTCCATGTTACTTTTTATCTAAAGAAAATTGATGGCAGATTATTTCTAATGCTGCAACATCTCGCTTAAGTTGAGCAAGTTTGTTCGTCAGATTATTGCCGGAGATTTTGAGCCCATTCTTTTTAGCAAATGGAATTACTAGCTTAGAGTCTTTGAATGAAATAGAGATTTCATTATCATCAAATCGTAAACTAACACCATCCATAATTTCAAACCATGAATGATAATCAGCTTTAGCTAACTCTACAATATAATTTATGCTACCTTTATTATCTTTTTTAAATGATAAGGATGCAGTAGAATTATGATCCATGGTTAATTCCCATTCGGTATCAACCATGAGCTTCTCTTCCACAATCATACGAGCAATTAACTCTTCACGTTTCTGTCGCAAATCAAAGGATTCCACCTGAAGATTGGCGGCACGATCTTCTAAGTCTTTAATCTGAGAAGATAGTTCTTCGATTTGCGATTTGTAGTTCATCCATTTACCTTACTTGCTAAATGATCTAGAAGTGCCTGACTATGACCAGACTCTGTGCTTGGCAGTATGGGCTGGTAAGTTGATCACAACAGCCTCTACTTTAGATTTTGCTGTACCTTTGAATTCTCCAAACTTGAATGGCTCTAGACCATGTCTTTCGAAGATTTTCGTCCAGCCAAGGATCGGTTGGATGGTCAGCAATGTGCATCATATTTTCTGCCTATGTTATTACCACAATTACAGGACCAGTTGTCAGCACTACAAGATATCCAACCATCATCGATGGAATGAAATTTCTCTTCATGACCATATTCTGGACATTTATCTTCTGGATTAGGAAAGAGTTCTTTCAGAACCTCTTCGTCTTTTTTATTTGGCAACATTACTTCTGAAGGTTATACCCCTCTCCTACCAATTTAAATTGCATTCTAGAATTGAGATGGGGCTCGAAGCGCTCCTTGACGGTGTTAAGAACCCATCCTTCACGGATATGCTTGCCTCCCAACGTTGTCAAGCCCTCGGCATAAGGATACATTTGTTCCTTACCAAGCCATGGACCTCGGTACAATTCAGGGACCATATCCAATCCCAGCTCCGTACAAATGTGTACTCGTTCATCATAATCAACGTATCGCATTTTCTTGGTGTCCCACACATCGAAGAAGCGAACGCGTGTAAGCAAGCGCCCACCTTCGATAATGGTATCGTAACAGAATTTCTTGACATGACCATATACTTCACCGAAGAAGACAAGGCCCGGATATTGAGAGAGCTTCTTGTCAAGCTCATAGCGGATTGCAATATCCCACCACATATCCTCTTCGTCCATCTTCTTGTAAAAGTTGCGAGACTTCACCCACAGTCTGATACCATCATGTGAGAAGCCAGCATTAGAGCCATGAATCTTTTCGGTTAGAACAATCTCTTCACCAGGAAGAAGAAGGTTAACTACCTTACGTACCGAATCGATATCATAGTGAGGAATAGACCACCCTTGTGGGGCTTTCTCTGCGTTGGTTCGCGTCTTTTTGAGACCGGGAAGATTATCTTCTTCTTCCTCTTTCCACTTCTTGAGTGACAAAGCCTCAACAATTGAATCGCCAGGATTCCAGGTGAACAAGTTGTATTTGGTGCCATCCTCTACGATTGCTATAGGCTCCACATCATATGGCAGAACTGGTTTAATTAACCCAGCAGTAGAGACCAGCATTCCCTGGCTATAGATTCCGCGAATCTTTTTTGCCTTAATGATACGATTCTTTTCTGGAACCAAACCAACCGGAAATTTGGGACCAAGCACACGAGTCTTGGTTACAATCTCATTTCCCTCTACTTCTTCATACTTCTCTATATTTTTGGGGCAGAGAAAGTGAAACTCTTCAGTATCAGGAACAATAGAGTCAATAGGAATGTAACCCGCCAGGTCTCCTTTTTTATATTCATCTCGCTTGACGATGACTGGATAGTCACCAAGTACGGTAGCGATATCCAATGCGTCTGCATATGGATGTTTCTCTATCTTTTCAATGCGAACAATTTGAGGGGACCAATCTGACATGACTTACCTTATGAATCTATAATTGCACCATCTGTTAGAATACGAGTTGGAATATTACGATCAAACCATCTAACACTTAGAAAATAGGTTATGTCTTTTGATAGACGTTCCGCTTTGGTCTTAGATAGTCCAGATTGGTAGACATTCCACTTATCTTGTTTATCAGGATTACGCCACCAGATGGTGTATTTTAATTTTTGAACAGCTATTTTTTTTCTAATGAATGTTCGGACAACAAACAAAATTGTTCTGCTTGTTTTATCAAACGATTTATAGTCATATAATAAATACGATTAGATAGATAGAACCTTTCTATAAATTGGTGGATTACCAATCAATTGGACATCAAATTTAAGAGAGGGCTCAACTATTGAAGATGCGGAGTGTATTCTAAATTCTAGAATCCAATCTTGGTCAAAGATTAAAAGCAACCTATTATTAGAGTTTGTTTTAAATTGCAACCTTTCAATTTTAGAGGGTAAAGCTAATTTAGTAATTGATAAATTACCATTCACATTAAACCCCTCAATCTCGACTTCAGATGATTTATCTTGTTTAATAACTTTGTAAAAGTCTTTTCTTCCCAAAAAGTATTTGAAAAGTGGAACAGCTATATTTTGCGATTGGTTGAGAGATTCAATCTCTTTCTTAAGAGCATCTAAAATTGGTTTATAAATACCAGTTTCTTTGTCGGTAAGAGATGACCATTTACTATGAGTTTGATGAAGAGATCTTAGACGGGAAAAAATAGGTTTTATATCTGATATAAATTGAGAAGAACAAGATATATTTACCCATTCTTTCCCAAAATCACTAACATCAGAAATTCTATTACTTTTGAGCGCTTTGTGATTATTTTTATTAGAAAACCCAATTTCAAATGCTTGCATTTTTCTAAATGCTTTTACGTCCCTAACGTCTCCTAATTTGCCTGCTGTATCTGATAGTAGTTCTATTTTCAATAGATCTAAATTTGACTTCGGAGTAATTAATTGAGGCTCAAGTGAAATAATATGTTCTACTGCAATGTCAGCGGCTTCATTAAACTTTTTCTGTTCATCAATATCTGTAGAATTGTAATGATTTAGTGCCACATTATATGTATAATCTGACACTAAATCAGTTTCTGAAAATTCAGAACAATTATTGTAAAGAGAATTAGCAAATGCAAACTCAAAAGCTTTACCATTTTTTGTTTGCTTATTAGATCCCATTTTGTTTAGATTTGATATCTTTACTGAAGATTAATAGTTCATTAGATCTTTTATTTTTAGACATACCATACGCCCAAACAGGCTCAATCATTTGATAATCTTTATAAAGAGATCTAATCTCTTCACAATTATTATAAGACATGATCCAATTGTCTGTTTTGTTTAACAGATTAAATAGTCCTTGATGGTCAAAATCTTTATGGGTGCTTCCATCTTTACCATAAAGTGCCCCCTCAATTATGTAAGGAGGATCAAGATATTTGAAAACCTTATCATGTTTTACAATGGATTCATTAAAATCCAACCGATTTACACTAAAGTTAGGATTATGAAAATCTCTAACACGATCAATAGACGTCTGATTGAAACGAGGATGATTGGGGGACATACCACCAGATAAGGTTGATCCTGAAAAAGAGCTTCTATTTAGAACATAGAACGCCGCAGCCCTTTCTAATTTAGTAGAGAATTTATTTTGTTCTTCTTGAAGTTTATAAAATGCTTCCTTGGCAAGTGGATAGTATTTCTGTACTTCTTTTGATAGCTCTTCTGGATGAAGAATTACTGTCTGCCAAAAATCAACTAATGGCCGAAAAATATCATAAGCATATACTTTAACACCTTTAGCAGCTAACCATAATTCTATTGATCCTCCTCCAAAAAATGGAGAGCACAACTCTGTAATATCTTTTGGAAAATAGTGGGTGATAGTACTGATAGCTCTGGTTTTACCACCTGGATAGCGAAGCAGCGATTTGCTTGTATTTTTTTTGCTAGAGTCTTTTCGTCTCATTATAAATCCTTATCTTCTGCTAACTCTGTATCACATTATGAGAGCAGCATGCGTCTAATATATTCGGCACGTGTACAGGGTTGCCCAGTTTCCCGCAAATGTTTAGAGTGAGCACGATCGATCAACTCGTCAAGCTCTGGACTAACTCCTTGAGCTATGGGTTAAAGGACAGCCTTGTGGACAACGAGCCAAAGATTTAGTTGAGTGGGCTAAACAAATTCTAGCGTTATATGACAATCCAATTATTTTAGGACGGTCAGATGACGCTTAACTTGCTCTTTCTTTACTCCATGAGCGGCAAAAGCAATACCCATATTTGTTGCAAACAATCGATCTGCATTAAAACAGAGTTTACAATCTGAACAGCCGACACCACGAGTTTGGTTTGGACATGGAATAAACTTTGTATCACTGCCTGCAAGTTGATATGCCTTATCACTTTTATGATAATCTACGACAATCGCAGGTGCATATCCTTGCGCCCGAGCCGCTTCAACTTCAGAAGTGTTCTGAATAGAAGCTAGAACAGAAGCATTACTCCACTCTTCCCGAGGGATATGCTTCCATGCGTGGGTGTAACTCCATACGGATCCACCACCACGATTCTTCCATCGCTTGATAGCCTTGTTGATAATCCTCGTGCCCAAAAGAGTACGAGAATCACCAGCCACATGCAGGCGCAATGCTCGTCCTTGTGGAACGGGGCCGCCGTTATAAGAGTTATCAATGGCCTTGGCTTCTGACCGAGCCACATCTATTGCTGATTTTCCCTTGGCTCGCCGCTGCATTCGCAGGTTAATCATTCCCACGAACGAAGTTTGAGCGTAGCAACCCTCATCTTTGAGGGGGCAGGAGCTAGGACAGGTATGCTTGATAGATGCGTAAGTTGCATCCACTTTCTTGGAACCCATGATTTTGGTGTTGCCAGAATCAGAAACGTAAATTGCACCGTTCATATTAACCTTCTTGCGAATTATCATACTGTTGACCAAAGAAGAGTGGATTGATTGTGTTCTTGGGATGCTGAAGTTCTGTAAATGCATATGCGATACGCAAGAACACGCGGTTTGTAGCCTGTTTGATCTTAGGGGTACGATGTACGGATCAATTAGGTATAGATGGTTTGGAAGCGAACCGTAAACATTAGTTTCCTTAGCTTGCCTATCAAACTCCAAGAAATAGTTGTGCTTGGCTTCATCCAAGTGTTTCAGGAAGAAGGGCTGCAAACAAAACTCAGTAAGAGGCGCACTCGTAAGAATGTATGAATGCTCTACGAATACCTTGGGTGTTAGTTTCGTCCCTTGAATACCATCACCATGGAAACCAGGGAAACGATGATACTCTCCAGCATTTACTGTTGATGAATCATAGGTGATATGACAGAAAGTATCATCATGATCGATGCTATTATCCGAGCACAGATATTTCTCATACTCGGCCACTCGACGAATCACAGGCTCTAGCGCTTCTAGTTGACGTGGAATCACATAGGAAGTATTGGAAAACTTGAGCGGCATCCTAAGCACGTTGGGCGGGGCGCCATGAATGGGAGGCACGAGCCCCATGTCAATCGGTGGCCTTGGATACAGATATTGATTGAGATTGAATGGCTTGAACATCGAGTGATAAGCAATGTTATCAGGGTCGATAATCGGAGTCCATAGTCCCTTGGGATAAAACTAAATCGGATCATCAGCAGACAATTCAGGCTGCTCGTATCGAATGGAACTTACTTGGGCGTGATCACTGTATTCACCAAGAATCATAGATTATTCCTATTGTGTGTATGTGTACCTGGGCGGACCGGCTCCACTGGCGGCCCTATATTGGCGGTAAGTGCGACCCATTAAATCAATCCTCAGCATCTACCAGTCAGATTCGATTGCTCCAAGCTTAATCTTGAGCATTCTTTCGACAGTAGCTCCGCTGGTAGTTACTCCCATGATCTCTACGGCTTCAATAGGGGCAATCATACCACCAGAAGAGAATAGAGTATTGAGAACCATGAAGTTAGCAACGTCCAAACTCTTGTATTCTTTAATGCTATCGTCAGAATATCGAATACGAATCATATCTAATTACCTAATTGGTTGAGGGCTTGACGCAATCTTTGCGCTTCATTTTCGGCCATAACTAATATCTTATTTGCAATTGTAAAATTGATCCTCCGTTTTATAGGCGCCTGCACCGATACGCTTGCAAGTTCGTATCTAAGCACACGCCTATGTGTTTCGTACTCAAAACGGAAGCGAAAACTCACGCTCACGGGTATGGCCAGGAGTGGCCCTAACTATCTATTACTTCAGAAGTTAGCAACACGGACCATATGATTATGTTCGGTCTGATATGGTAGTAGACCTGAGACGATTATTGACACCAGCAATAATGCCAAGAAATGGGGCTAGGTATAAGACTTGACCGCCTACGCTCCAACAGGTTATGGGTTTGTTGGCACCCCTTTGACCCTTCCTAGTTTACTGTTGAGAAGCTTACTAGGTCGAAAGCTAACCGTTAACTCGTTAGCCCCATTCATGCACACACGTCTGTGTACATGTCTGAGTCGTAGCCTAAATCCTTTCAGTGCTCATGACCACAATGATCATGACCGCACTCATCACCATATGGCTCCTTCAACTCATCCACATCGACCGCCTCGCCCACACTAACATTCAGTCGGAATGCATGCTCCTTCTGATTCTCATCAATCAGAACGACAGCCGATGCATCGCCAAGAAGAATGGCAAATGCAAACTTGGAACCAGCAGGAAAGTCGCCCATCTTGTTATTTAGGGTAACATCCTTGGCCTGCAAGGCAAGCATGGCCTCCGGCATTGGCGCATACTGCTCGGCCATAAAAAGTTGCTCGTCCATGGGAAGATTCTTATTGCTCATTTGTCCTCGAAATTGTTGTTGATTAGTTCTGTGTTGCCGGATCCGAATTCAGATGTGTTTTGATTTTCCGGAGAAGAGGGGTTGGTCGGTATAGCTTCACACCATTTACTTCCACCATCACCATTAATCCCTTCTCGATCAGCCCCAGTACTGCTGTCTGAAATTCCTGAGCTGTTATCCCAGGGATGTCCTGATCCGTTAAGTAATTTTGAAGTAAGTCTTCTTCTTCTGTCATCCATAATCTCCTTAATTCTAACACACGCTGTAAGATGATTATCTCCGGCTAATGCCAAAGACTCAGCATTCATGGATGATGTTCTATTGCCATCATTTATTAGGGTCACCCATTTGCCTATAAAGTAGAGAGTAAAGACCCGTCCATCTCCTACTTTAGTTCTTATTCTAATCATGGGAGCCCCTTTCGCAACAGCCCGCTCGTGAATGGGAGGCTATTCAATCCTTAACAGCTACCGCAGTAATGACAGTTGTAACAATGTCATCATTCATACCGCCCGGCAACCCCTTACCAGGTGACCGCTTTGTTTCTGTCTTGAATGATATTGAGTATTCACTCCAGTCAACATCATCATTGTGGTGTTCATTTAGCCATTCGGTAATGGCTTCTTTGAGATCACTTTCATCTAATACAAATGTGAGCGGTACTTTCTTCATGATGTCTCCATTCTTTTTATGATCTCCCCGAACAAGTTCAGCAGCTTTAATGTAGTCTTTCTTAGTCATTGTTATCCGCGTTTCTTCATTTCAGAAGTGAATTTGTTCCAACCATTCTTAGCAATAAACATACACGCGCTCATGGTTGCGTGGTGCATAGCGCCAGAACAATCGGGACAGCCTGCGAGGACAGCCTCTTCCAATGCTTCTGCATCTGGTTTTGTTTGAGATGCCCAGCCAATGATAACATCAACTTTCGTTGCCGGAATACCATCACTCAACAGAGCAAGTCTAACAATATTAGGATGAGCCCCAGATTTGAGAGCTTGAGCGGCTGCGTCAATGGCTTCGTAGATTCTCATAGGAAACCCCCATCTTCTTCCATAGTCTCAGGCTCAACTGGAACTACGACCTGGATAGCTCGAACTGTAGGTGTTCTATTGATAAGTTCAAGCTCCAGCTTGACTAGATTTTCTTGTTTGGCTTTAAGTTTTGTCTGTAGTTCTACTACTTCATTCCGAGTCTCACGAATCAGAAACCGAAGTCTAGCTTTACGTTCTTCTTCGGCTAACCTGTTAGGTTCATCATACAGTAGTGCCTGAGTCTCTGGATGAAGCTGTCCCACAAAATGGATAGGACATTCAACTGTTTTATCAGCGTTTATATTCACCCAGCCTGTACCATGACATGCACATTTGTCATCATCTAGCTCAGCCCATTCTTCCACAGCTTACCTATCCTCAGTTTCTTTAACCTTATACCAAACTAGGATTACTAGAATCCAAAGCATGGCACCGGCCATGAACATAACGACATGAACACGGGCATCATCCTCTTTGCTGAAAAGCCAGAAGTATCCAGCTATGAGTAAGTTGAGGGCCATCATAACATAGCCGGCTTTAATAACTGGTGTTGCCTTCATGCGCAGTAGTCTCTATTTCCTACACCAGGATACTTGTAAAAACCCTCTAGGTCGATGATACGGTAATTGCCGTCCTCATCTTTCAGAAAATTCCCATCATGAAGATCGGTGTAGTTCTCATCATCGATCACACGCTTCATGAACTTAAAAAGTTTAGGAAATTCTCTCTGACCTTTCTTAAGATCAGGATGAAAGTCATCCTGATCTAGGATATACCTATGAGAAATCATCTTGTTGATAAGAGATTTTTCATCGCGAGAAAGCATTGGCAAACGCATCATCTCGTATGCATATGAGAATGCATTCCAAGGAGAATTCCTAGAGCTAGGAGAGCCCAGAATCTCGAACTTGTAAACCGGAACCACCATAGGATCGGGATATGCAATCAGATGGTTGACCAATTTCCGGATGAAATTGAAGCGTTCAATCCTAAAGGATGATGCTTCTTTCCTAACGATACGATCAGTAACTAGGGTAAGACCGTAAACTCCCAGGTTTTGGTTATACTTGAACATGATTACTTATCACCCTTGAGAATCCTTTGAATAGTTCAATCAGAAACACAATACTTTTTAGTAAGTTGCTTGGTATTCATGTTCTGAATCTTATGATCTGAACGAATGAACTTCGCCAACCCAGGAGAGAGTTTCTTGTTCTTGTTTTGAGAAGCTACCACTGCTTTGGCCGGCTCCTTCTTCTCTACTCCATTAAGATAGTTAAGAGTAATACCCACCCTAGCACGGATGTTCTTGATATCACTCACATAATCTTCAGAGACTCCAAACTCTGTTGCTAATTCTTTACGAGATTCTCCTTCATTTGCACGACGGAAGATTTCCAGCCCTTCAGCATCTTGAAATATCTACCATTCAAAAAGAAATAGATAAATGCGAAGTGCGCTGTGCCAACTGTCATCGTAGAAAGACGAGTAAACAGTTTGATTGGTATGATAAACCAATCCACCACTTCCTAGTACCTTTTACCAGAGAAAGGCCTCACACGACCTTCAGCCCGATCCTGCTGAAACTTTTCCCAATACCCGGAAGGATACAGTTTGAGAACCGCAGGTGCATTTTCATATGCAAATTGCCTGAACCAGCCAGAAGTGATAGATGAGCACACTTTTGCTAAGGCAAACTTCCAAGCGTACTCTGGAGTCCATACTCCAGGATGAGGAATAAGGGAACGTTCGATAGCAAGAACAGCAGCCTCTTCTACAACTCCAGCCAACCTAATGTCCTGTGATACAGAAAAGAATTTTTCTTTATCACATTCTACTTGTGCTCCATCTTTGAGATAGTAGCAGTAGGCAGGCTTATCGAAAAGCTTGACTGATACATGAATATCGTCGTGCTCTACTTCATATTGGATACCATTATCTTGAAAGAAGTCATCCTTCGAAACATTCAGCTTAGGGTGTTTGTACCAGTAGGTTTCGGCTTCTCGAACATTGAGAAAGTCTCGATACTCTGGACGAACCTTAGCACCTAGTCGACGCATGATATGCCAGTCAGTCAAGGTCTTCCAGAAGTGTGGGCTGTTACGTAGGTAACGATGCGATTGCTTGATGGTAAAGAGAAGATCGAAAGAAGGAACCCAACCAAACGGCGTTTCCAAACTTTCGGGATTATTCTCTACCAACTTCTGAAGAATTCCAGAACTTTTCTCCGAGTCAATGATCTCGAATTCGCAGTTGGTACTGCCCTCGACAATCATCTTGTGAACGCCCTGCCGGCACTCTTCTTTGTAGACCTTGATAGGATTGACCTTGTGCTGGTTCTTTTCCATCCACTGATCAAACTCTTCCTGAGTACAAACCCAGTCAAAGTCCAATGGTTTACGTGTCAGTGTTGATGGTTGTCGAAGGGCAAGTGCTCGTGAACCAATCAGAATCATGGTCTGTTCCTCTTATTATACTGCCTACGGGTAGCAATTATGTTAATCAGATCTTCAGCCTCTTCCTCAGATAGTTCACCAGCCGCTTGCTTAGCTTGTACCTTTTGGAATTCTTCTTCCAGATTCATCGCTTCACTTTGATTGCCTTATCGAAAGCCTTGAGTACTTGGGGTAAAGTTCTTCCCTTTACATCATTCCAGTTAGGAATGTAGTCTTCACCAACTACCTTGCCCAAGGTAGTTTCAGCTTTGATAATCAAGTCCCAGTCTGCGTTGACACTTTCAATAGCTCCAGCTACACAGAAGGCGGTAAGCTTTCCATTTTTATTGGCTTTTGAATACCGATACTGACACCAACCAACATTCTCCAGTATCCACTTAGCTGCCTTAAGGACTTCAGTTACAGTCTTCGCTTTGGTTTCCATTTTCTTACTTCCTTTTAACAATGCCAGGATGACGTGCGCCACACAGCGTTTTCCATTGCGTATTCTAGCTTTCGCGAATCTTCATACATGCTACCAATAATATCCACATCCTTTTCGGATGCAATCTTGGTAGCATCTTAAATAAAAGCTAATAATCCACTATTTTGTGAGCTATACCATGTTCTTCTATCGAACATTCTGCATGCTTAGTCATTGGATACTTTGAACTTTCGGTATCAATAACAGTATTACATATGTAACACACGTACCTTCTTTGAGCGGAGCCTTGGTTATAACCGTACCACCTCTTGATAAAATGGTATTGATTCCTCTTATTCCTCTCACGCTTTGCTAAGAAGAATAAAACTTCAGATGCTTTCTTAATCATTTCAATCTCTTAATACATGGCTCTTACCACCGCAAGCACATTCGAGAAAAAACTTGTTCTCGTTAACTCTTTCTAATTCGTCTTCTTCTAACTCAACAGAGAAGATCATTGCACAGTCATCACACTTAAACAAGAACTTATGTTTTAGGTCATCGAACATAATAGGATATGACAGTATTACCTTATTCTATTATGATTTTGCAACGATGGATAAAATTTGTCCAATCAATTGATTCATTATTTACTAATGAAGAAACAGAATGAAATTCAATCCATTTAGAGTAGAAACGCATATTATGCGTCTCCTATGAAGTTAGCTGGACAATTTACCAGAATGTACAATGCGGTATTGATAAGTAACTGAGACAGTTGCTTATCTTCTTTGTAGTAATAAAAGATACTACCTATGAAGAGGGCTGTAATATGATCCGATTTCTTCATATCCTAACTCTCATCATCGTAAAGGTCATATCGTTCGTCAGGAATGACTTCTCGAACACGAATGACCCGTAGTTCTTCTGTTAGTTTTTCTACATGAAGTTTGGCATTGATGACATTAGATTCTGCATCAATGAGTCTACGTTTAGCTTCGGCAAAGGCCATCCTAGCGTTTTGAAGCTCGGTGTTTGCTTCCTTGATTTCGCTTAGAAGCTGCTGTTCGCGAGGGTCCATAGTCTTGAGAGGGAACACTTGTATATCCCAAAAGGTACTGTCTACGGGAACTGCCGGAACCTTACCATAATAGGCTCGGAGACCGGCTCCGCTAGCGGAAGTGCCGGCATCCCGTGAATGGGAGCTTCCTTCTTTTCCAAAAGAAAAGTCATGAGAGCCATACGAGTGCGCCTGGTTTTGAAGACCTTGTCCTTGGTAGTCTCGACTACTTGGTACAGCTTAGTGAGTGCCATGCTCAGCGGTCCAAGTTCTCGACAAACGCCTGGCGCTCCTCGGGAGTCCAGGAGTTCCAAAGAGCAACGCCTTCATCACTGGCATTGACCTCACGAACAATTTCCCAGCCACGACCGATCTCGACATCTTCCCACAGGCCAGTCTCCTCGTTCTTGACTCGCTTGGTATAGATTCGCTCACGAGTCGCCACCACGATCTTGTTGAGCTTCTCACCAGGAATCTGGGTAGGATACCCCTCCTTATCCAGAGGACCCGGACGACCCTGACGACTAAACTTACCCGTGATTTCACACTTATACATTCTTTTTCTCTTTGCTATGCAGCAGTGCTGCGTTTCAGTTACTTATCGTGTGGTTGATGACCAAGACCGGATGACAAGCGGAAGATAGAACGACTTCGCCATGTTGGTGAGTGCATCCAGGGACTTGACATCCTTTGGATGCACTCTTGAAGAGTTCATCGATTTTCATTTTGTGGACTTTTCTCTTTAGAAGAAGGCATCCAAATTCTGATTCCCAGGATTGCGCATGCTCCAGTTACCAGAAGAGTAGAAAACTCTACACGGTAACCTTCTTGGTGAATGACGTTTTGGATGGTCAAAAGACAAGCCAGTGAAACAGCCAGCCTCCAAGTAGCCCACCATACCCAGGCAGTCATCCACCGTATCATCTCAATCCTCGGAAGCCTTGCGGCGGATTGGCATGTGCTCCACCACCGGGCCAGAACACTCCTTGCTCTCCGTCTTGGGAGGCCGCGCCTTCGTCAAAAGACTAGCATGGAGGACGTACGAGTCCTGCTCCTTCGTGTCAGGAAACCAGACCACAAAGGTACCAGGCTGACCATTAACGGCGGCATGGATCCAGCCCTTGTAGGGCTTACCTTCCTTGTTGGAAAGTTCCTGCTTGTGCTTTTCACCAGCATAATACACGGCGTCTCCCGGCATAAAAATCGGACCATAGTTGAGATTAGACATTGTTGCCTTTCATGTATAACACGTTTACAATGTGTTATATTTGGTTAAACACTTATCAGCACGATTATTACCAAAATAACATTGTGGAGAAAAAGATCCAAGTAGCACCCGGCTGTTCATGTCCGGCCTCATACCGCCAGGCATATGAGATCTGTTTCGAGCTTTCGCTCTTAGTCTTCATCATCCTCATCATCCTCTTCATCGGCACAACAATCACAATTACAATCCACGATGGGACGATTGCGATTGACATATGCCTTGGCAACAGAAACAATGCCACCGACAATCCCGGTGATGATTAGGAAGCTTCCAAAAAGGAAACTCCCGGATGAGTCCAGCAATGATTTTCATTGCAGCTTACTTCTTTGCAGTGTCAGCAGCGGAAGACGCAGCCTTACCCTGCTTGCCCTGGCTGGACTTACGACGAGCCGCCTTGCTGGACTGCTTCTCCAGGTTGACACGTGCCTGGTTCTTCTCCGTACGCTTCTGGTTCTTGGCGCCACGCTTGTTGGCAAACCACTCCTTGGCAACGGCATCACCGGCCTTCAGCAACTCACGAGCGAACCGCTTGAGGGACGGAGCCCCACCAGGGTTGGGCACGTAGATGCTCTTGCGGGGATTGTGCTTGTCCCCGATGTCCTTGCGAGTGAAGTGCGCCGAATGCCAGAGCTGACGAATCTTCAGCCCAGCCGTTGCCATACCCACCTCACCACGATCACCTCGTGCAGACTCCTGAGACTCTGCCTTGGCAACCGGAGCGGGCGTCTGCTCCTGCTCGGGTGCGGGGTTATTCTTCTGCTTCTTGCTCTTCTTCTCGTCAGCCATGTTGTTTCCTGTTCCTTTGCACTCGCTCGATTGCGATTCAGGGTTAGGGGATTTTATCCCAGTCATTTTGGGCAGCAACTTGTGCTTCCAAAAAGGTTGCATACTTGGGTCCGACTTGGACGCCGTTCAAACCGTGAATGGGAGCTTCGATTTCAAATCGTCGTAGATGGAATATTCAATCCCTTTAGAGATGCCAGAATGGCAATGACAACCACATTCACAATATTCAAATTGCAATGGGTGATTTTCACTACGAACCTGTTCTGGAGTTGGAGCGGGTATGAACTTTTCCCAATCCTTAGGAATTTCGTTCTTCATACCCATCTTATAGAATCTAACCTGATCCTCCAAGCGAGAAGCCCCACCATCATCCCAGCGTTCACCATAGCTAGCATCCTCACGAGAAGTCTCAGCACCTTTGAGTACGAAGTCCATGATTTGTTCGATGGTGTACCTCATGTTAGTTCATGTTCTTTGGATTTGGAAAAAGCTCTTCAACGAACCTGTGAATATATTCTGACAGATATTCTTCTGTCGTCCACCCACATGATTCGATGAATGTTTCAATATCCATCAAGTGTTGCTCGATGGTTTCACCCGGTTTGAGAACGTAATACGGCGGGTATAACTTGTCAACCTCGACCGCCATAATTTCGTATGGCACTCGTAGTTTATCGTTTGCCTTGGCATTCGTCTTTTTATCGTCGGGCATCAGCCAATTTTCCTTCTAGCTCGTTTATGTGGTACTTTAGGTCAGTGTTCTGATGGTACAATCTCACTTGCTTACTCATCGTCCTCTATACCTTTCTATGTTACCTTCTACAAAGGTATTCATAGCTTTGGCAGCCAATTCATACAAGTCTGTTTCTGCTCTAGCTTTACGATTGAAGTAGTCTTGGAGAACCCATACTTTTTTATGGCCTAAAACCTTCCCAGGTCTCAGGTCCGGTGGTGTAGTAAACCATTTCCACCCTATGAGCCCGCAGTCTGGCCTGACAATAACCACAGGGTTTTGCCAATGCTATTTCTCTATTGCGGAGAACCCGAGCAACATATAGCGTGGCACCATAACCACTCTTTCTCAGAACGCGAGCCTCTGCGTGAGAGGATGGCGTCCTACCATGAGCATAAGGATTTCCACCATTCCGGCTATAAACCAACGTACCATCTCTGCGAATGGAAACTGCACCAACAAAAGCTTTCCTACAATTATCAACAGTAGGATCGGCAACCTCTGCCGCAATTCGCAAAAGATTCAGCATGAATCACTCCGGGGGAAGCAAAGAAACGTTTTGGACGGTGATGCTGTCAACCTGTTCGGGAGTGATCTTGAACTGGCGAAACTTACCAACCGGAGTCAGATGCCGCAGCTTGTCCTTGGCAATAGTCAGCGGCTTCTTGTTTTTGCTGGCATAGATACCAGGTAGAAGCGTACGCTTGTGAACGACCAAACCGTACAGGTGAAGAGTGCCAGTTGCCTCATGGTACTTGACGCCCTTGACATAGTTTCCACTCTCGTCCTTAAAGTAGGAGTAGACCGGGTCACGCTCTTCCAGAGCTGCGTCACTGGCTCCCTTAGCCAGAGACTTATTGAAGCTATCGATCAGTTCTGCTCGTGCCTGCTTCTCCAGGTCAGTTTGAAGGTCGAGTGCTGCAAGAGTCTCGATGCTCTTCTTGAGAGCATTTTCGTAACTCATGTGGAAGACGATGCTGTAGTCAGCGATCTCGCTGGCTTCGTTACGGTATCCCTTCACCGTCAAAAAAGTCGAAGAAGGACGGAGCTTGGAAAGCTCAGTGACGAACTGGTTCTGGTCCATTGATAGTTTCCTTTGCTATTTCATTCAGAACTTCATCCCAATTCCAACCATTGAACTTGAGGAAGTTTTCGATTGCATCTGCTCTATCTTGTGGAGTTTCGCAATCGGAAAATGGAGTGAACCATAGTTGGTCCAATCCAGTAGAGATTGTTTCCCAAGGTGCTCTCATGTATTTTTCTCAATTACCTGTTTGATTTGTAGGTGGAGTTTCTTCCACCGTACATGGTGGCGCTTAGCCATCCCCCTCCAGGCATATCGAAACTTCCGAGCAACACTGAACTTACGTGCAGGTTCCAGACAGCAGGAACAGCCGCAACCTTTACCCCAGTTAGTAGCCGGCAAATCCTTCCAGTCTTCCTCGCCATTGGGCCTCTCGGAATCGTAGAATTTACCAGTTACCTTGTCACGCACGAACGCATGTGCACCCATGTCTCAAAGTTCTACATTCTTATAGAGGCGATAGGCCAGATAAGCCCATAGGAAGCATTCACCCTGATTGATTACTGAAACATCTTTGTACTCTGGAAAGAAAGTCTTATTGATAAACTTTACATTCAATGGGCCAGAGAGTTTTTTTTCATGGTAGGGCGGCTCGGATGCCGTGAATGGGAGAAATTACAGCATCAGCGGAATTACTTGTATCCCCAGGTGCCAACAGTATTACCATTGGCATCCTTGATCTTGATTGAAGATCCCTTCAGAGCAATAACATGGGGAATCTGCTTAGCAGCAGCCACCACCGCCTCTGCTACATGAGCAGGAAGCTTCATGGCATCATTGCCCATCTCGATTTCCAGCACAAATTTGGTAGCCATATTATCCAGCTTTCTTTTCGTCAGTTGTTGGTCGCCAGATTTTTAGCTCAAGAGCTAGATCCTCAGCCTTTTTCTTTTGGTCAGCGGCTTCTTTCTCAGCCGCAGCCAGTTTATTTTTTCAGCTCATCAATTTCTGCCCTGAGTTTTTTCAGTTCTTTCTGCTCACTAGACTCTTTGGGCTTCTTCCAAACCAACCCGTGTCCATTAGGACAGTAGAAAGTTTTCTCAGTATCTCGCCACAAGTCTTCAATCTTCTTATGGAATTTGAATTCAATTCCACAATTGTTGCATGTGACTGTGTTGTATTCTTCACTCATACTTCTGTTTCTTTCTCAGGATATGCAACAACTACGCTGCAACCATACAGAGGAGCAATCGTAATTGCCCACTTGAGATTGAAGAATTCGATTGCGTTTTGTTTCTGTCCCCATACAGCATGATCGGGTCCAGCAGGGATGTTGGTCCAAGCATGTAGATACCAATACTTAGGAATCCAATCTGCGCCTTCTGATTTTTTGCGAAGCAGAATGCGCCCACCAGCCTCAATGATCTTGATGGTGAGTTGAGTCAACTCTTCATCTGTCTTCATGGCGAACCGCTGAAGATGTGCTGGAACGTCTTGCACTGACGGCACACGTAAGTACCATCTGCCTTATCGGCATTGGCATATTCGTTGTGCTGCTTGCAAGGCCCCCTGCAAGTAGCTCCATTACTGGAGAAACTCAGGTTAGCAGACGAAGAAACCGAAGTCTTGCCGTCACCAGTCAAAACAGGCTTCTTCTGCACGAACCAGTAGTTCGCATAGTCTTGATTATAATCATCTTGATGATCATTGTACCGTCGAATGGCATCTCGGAGCTGGCCATTTCGAACCAGATCGTTGAAGTCTTCTGCACAAGAAGCATCGCTTACCAGGTCGAAGTCAAACGTGCTCTGAATATGGTTGCCAATTTCTCGGCAAGCCGCCTTCAAAGCGTCTTCCTCAGTAGCCCAGATGGTAACGTCACCATCACCATCACTGGGGCATGACCATTCGATAGTCCAAACTTCCATAACATCACCTTACAGGAATTGAATCTTCCCTTGAAGATTTTGCATCAAGCCAGTCCCAATAAGTGGGTCTGATGTTTTCTTATGTTTGACCATCTGATGATGAAGCTTATCTCCCTTCATTCCATTACAGATGGAGCACATAGTTTGAAGATTTTCCAAGTTAGTGGGGCCTCCCTTGGAGCGAGGAATAATATGGTCCTTAGTCATTAGGACCAAACCATCTTTGCACAGATTCTTCCAATCCCCGCACTCGTCCTCACCAGAGTAGTAAAGATTCAAGTGGGGAGGCTCTTTTCGATGATGGGCTTCCAGAATCCAAAGATGTCCGATACGATGACAACTGACACACTTTGGATTCTGTCGGAACAACTCCAAGCGTAGGCTCGATACCTTGACATCAAAGATATTACCGCGAACATCTTGAAGTTCGATATAGGAATCAACCTTATCACCACGATGCTTACCCGGCCCCACACCAACCTTTTCGGCCAACTCTTCGTAGAACCAGAATCCGTAGATGATCATGTATTATTCCGGGAAATCCAAAGACTCGATGAGCTTGGCAATTTCTTTTTCTTTACGAAACCTAGCTGTCGTTTTGACTCGTACTGGTGAGCCATCTCATGCTTGAGAACTTACAGCACTTCATTCCAAGGATGGTCCTTCACGAGACAACGAGAGAAGCTCATCTCACGGGTAGCAGTTGTCCACTGTCCGTAATACCCCTCAGCATCCGTAATACGGAAGTTAGGAGCAATGATACCGCTGCCTTTCCAAGAGAACTTGACGACATTAGAATGCCAAGCGCGGCTTAGCTCTGTCAGTACTAGATTCTCGAAGTCGGTTGCGTTTCTCGTTGTCCCGTGAATGAAAGCCGGTTAGTTCGCCGCTTTCTTTGGAAGACGAATTCCGTACTTCTTCTTACCATATTCATAATGGTAAGGATAGTAATGTCCGTCTTCCCCCTTGCCCCATACTCGGCCATCTGCATCCGTAAAGAGATAGGCGGGCTCCTGCATCAGCATTCTCAACCACTTCTTGGTCAAGGATGGATCATTATCAGTCTCACGCCATCTCTCCGAATCCAGATCAACCCAGCCATCCAATTGAATTTTGGACTGGACATCCAGTTCCTTCGGAGAAGGAAACATTCAGCGACCCTGGTAAGATGGGTTGAAGCTGAGACGCCCCTTGCTCTCCACCAGGTAGCCAGACTTCAGCCAAGTACTCACCTGAGACTCGACCGTCTGGGCCGTGTGGAGCGTTGAATCCTTCAGCTCCTTGAGTGTCAGGCCAGAACGGCCGGCCAGAATGAGCCGAAGGTTACTCTCACACTGAGCAACATCACGAAGCTGATAAGCAGCGAATTTCTCGGGAGTCGGGTGCCACTTGTCCTCCTCGCCCAGCTCGATCTGCTCGATCTGCTCTCTCTTGAACTCCTGAGTCACCTTGCGCTCCTGCTTGTGAAACTGCTTCTTGTTGTGCTGGCTCATGTTGTCTCTTTGGTCTTGATTGTTTCGTTCAGAATTTGACGACCTTTGAAGCGGTTAGATTGAATAGCTATCGCACTAACAGCTTACGAGAAAGGGGCTAGGATTGCTAGCCCCTCGCTCATGTTCCGAGACGCTCAGACCGTCTTGCTGCCCTTGGCCGGCTTGACCGGAAGGTCCGCACGACGACCGCAGCCGCCGCCCTTACCCTTGCTGATGACGAAGAGCGAATTGGGACGCTCCTCGACACCATCCTTAACCTCGCCCTGGCTGTTCTCACGAACGTAGTTGAGGGCACGCTCGCTGAGAACAGCGAAGTTCTCCGGCTGAGCGTTGAGGGCCTGCGCCACCATCGAGCCGAGGGTCGGCATCGGGATGGACTTGCCGTAGTGCTGGTCGAAGATGGCCGAAACCGCCGCAGCGATCTCGGTCTTCTCGGTCTCCAGCTCCGCCTGGCGCTTGAGAGCCGCCGAACGGAAGGCCGCCGTGGACTGGTCAAGGTCGATTCGGCCGTCCGTCTGGACGAGCGTGACCGTGATATCGAGAGAAGTGCTCATGTTGTGTATTCCTTTTTTGACGAGACATATCGTACACTATCCCGGAAGAAGAAACTTCTGCCCGCTAGCTAACGATTGGCCCTGTTATATTACTAACAGGAGAAGATAATGCGCCTTTGTAAAGTAGAAAATTGTGAAAGACCTCACCACGCTAAAGGTTATTGCCAATCACATTATGACAGAATGCTAGATGATGGTACAACTGTCATAAATATTGAAACCAAAACTATTGGCCCCAAAGGATCCGGCTACAAAATGTCTAGTGGATATAGACGTATTTATGTAAACGGACAACAGTATTATGAACACCGTTATGTAATGGAGCAACATTTAGGGAGAAAACTTCTACCCTCCGAAAACATACATCATATCAATGGTGATAAGTCTGATAACAGACTTATCAATCTTGAACTAAGGGTTGTGAACCAACCCAAAGGACAAAGATATAATGATGTATTAGAGTATGAAGACGATCTCCATTATTGGTAAGGATTTCATCACATCTACGTTACTCGTCGCATTGTAAGAAAAGATTGCCTCGTCATGAGACGAGGTAGTTAGGAGCCGGCATCGTCTGCCGTTACGTCATCTCTCTGAGGAGATTTAGCTCCGTCATTCAATGGGGCTCGTGTGCCCCGTTTTCGTAAGCGATTCACGGCAATCGGCTAGCGGTTGCCGTGAATGGGAGCCGTTACAGTGTCAGCGGAATTTTCGAATACCCGCAGATTATGTAGCGGCTAAGTCTTTTAGTTTACCGAGTGTTTACCAGGATTGATTATCCAGATACCCTCTGGCCCAACAATCCGTGCATACGATTCTAGTTCCAAGAACACATAGAGCCATGCATCCACAAACATAGTGAATGAGACTATTATTTTTCCTTGTTGGCGCACCATATACACGAAACACTTTCCTAACCTTATGGGATTATATCCCAATACTGATTAGTGGTAAACTTTGTCGTCGATCTCTACCACTCGGGAAGTGAAAGTAGTTCTACCAGGCATAGGAGGAGGTGCTTCCTTCTCGGAGATTCCAAGAAGAGACATGGTTTCCTCTGTTAGTTGATGAGCATCGGCCCATGCAATAACGACAGGCTGACCAACTTCAATGTGAAGCTCGTTGAGATAACCACGCCACTCACCATCTTTGCCCTGACGAGGGGTAGGATCGGCATTGCCATTGAGGCGTCGAATCTTCTTGTTCTTTCGATCCACCTCGTAAATCGAACCGCTGATCGTTGTGAATCGCATGTTATTTCCTTTGTTGAGACTAGTGTAACGTTCTGTTTTCGTTTTCTTCGTTGAATTGATAGTTCAGTATATGCCTGGTTTGTCCAGGAAAAATGCCAAACTGGGCGGCGACTTGCCGAGCCTCTTCATCAGACGAAAAGGCGCCTGATTTTCGTACCGATGGAACCAAGGACAAAGAGTATTCCGGACCTAAAACCGAAAGACTTGAAGACCCAAATTGCGTCTTTCATTATGGCTAGTCTCCGAAATCGTACTCGCGCTCGTCCGAATCCCACTGAACATAACGGCCATTTCTGTAATCTCCACGTGAATCCTTTGAGGGATTACGTTTGTCTTGATCAGGGCGCAATGGACGATTCTTCTTTTCGGAATACTGTCCGTGCTTCTTAGGTTTACGACTATGCCAGCCCTTGACTTTATCACCCATTGTCTTTTTCTTTCTCTCCGTACACTCTAATAAGTTCCAAGCTGAGCAAAGTATTCAGCATGTTGAGGCCGCATGTTTTACGAGGTTGGCCTGTCCAGCCACACCACCATGTAAATAATGCCATCAATACACTGAATACAATGAAGAATTCACGCACCTTACATGTCGCCTTGTCGCTTGACCTCTCCAACCTTCTCCACAGAGAATTCCACCCTAGTCAATTGATGTTTACCACCATATAGATAAGGGGTCTTCTCGATGATGAAGGTGGGTTGCCCGGTGTACTGGTACTCTACACCATCAATAACATAGATACCACAAGGAACAACTTCCAAATTCTCCACTTTGGCGAGAAGTTGTTCCTCTTTCTGACCATCCTTCAGGAAAATGTATGCTTTCATGTGTATGCTTAGATTTCGAGTGCCTTAGTCCACTCAGTATTCTGAGCGAAGTTGTTGCGCTGATACTCCGTATCGTACTTTCCACCCACTTTGTGATACTGAGAGCACCAGTTAATCTTCTCGATTCGACGTGCCCACTTTTCCAAGTGACCTCCGAAGTGAGCAATCATTCCAATCTTGGAACGAAACTCATCATCAAATTCCCAGCGACCATCCATCTTTGCCTTGAAGGTCTGGGGGTCGAGATTATTCCACTCGTTCCAGAATTCCGACAGTCTGCGGTAGTTCTCACGAAGCTCGGCCTCAGCCTCATCCGTGAACACCTTCCACCACGAAGGGTGGATGAACCAATCCAGGTCACTACCCGGAGAGTTGCCAGTCCGTTCGATGGCATCCACCACCTCGATACCCTGGCGAATGATTCGCTCCTCCCCAATGTGCTTGGGCTTGTAGGGTATACCTCCCCAGAGGCCAGGAAAGTAATCGTCCACCACTTTAGCCTTGATGTGAGCCGTGATGGTCAGATGCTTGGGGTGGTGATATCTTCGAGAAAGATAGACCGGATACACTCCAGTCTGAGCTTCACGATCTTCCCACCACGCCGCACATTCGTAACTGGCATCGTGGTAGATGAAGGGCTTGTTGACCTGAACCGCACCCACCAGGATACGGCTTTTGTGAGTAATCTTGGTAACATCGAACGTCTTGGAAAGATCGAACTTCATGACAACCCTACAGATTTAGCCGCGTCTTAGCTGAAGAGCTTCACTAAGGCGAATTGCTTCATATTTCCCTAGACCCCAAACGTACTTGCCATCTTCCGTTACGAAAGATAATCCAGGGTCAAACCCAAAGCACTTGGAATCGGTCGCCTTTTCGATAGGACGATACAACTTTCTCCAAGCCGTAAGATACGTTTTGGATGAAATTGTTGTCTTACCATTAGGCAGAATGAATCTGGTTCTCATGTTTTTTTGCTACCTGCATCGCATAGTTCCGAGTATCCCACGCAAAACGAGGATACAGAGCGCTGAACTGATAATCGAAAGAGAGCTTCTTAGCTCTCTCACGAAGGGACTCAGCAGGTTGATAGTCGCGATCCAGCCGCAACTTGGACAGACTAGCCCGGACTACCTTGCCATGGTCTGTACGGAACTGAACTGTAGTGTTGTGTCGATTGGGCTTGTTATAGCCCGAAGCGTAGAACTGGCCGAAGCTGTTCCAATCCACCACGGTACCTGTAAGTCCGGCAGGCAGAGTCTCGTAAGCCTGCTTACCATCCTCGCCTTTGACCTTGGCGCCCTTGTGCTGACCAGAACCACCACAAGAGAAACAGTCACGAATGTCAGTCTCTCGTCGAGGATTGACCCATTTACCAGAACCATTGCACTTATTGCAAGGCTCCAGAGCGCGAACCTGCATACGAGCATTGGCAGTCAGCCGAACACGAAGGCCCTTAGAGAGATCCTCCACATCAGGTTCATCCACCAAGCGCTTGTCAGTCTTAGTGAGACGTTGAAAGATGTTTTCTTCCAGAACCAAACGAGCCTTCTCAACCGTATCAGAGTTGGGCATGAGAAGATTCTCACCATCCACCACTACCGAAGTAGAACCATCGGTGTTATGACCGATAACAGTAGCAGATGGATATCGGGTACTGCCGTAGCAGGTGAATCCGATGGTATTGGTCTTATCATCATAGTACGATGCCATGAAGTCAGAGTCATCGTACCCATTGATTTCCCAGTCAGTCAGAAGAAACTTGCTCATGCCGCCCTCCAACCGCGAACCGTGAATGGGAGCCTACAGCTTCGCCCGGCGCTCTTGGTAATCGGCCATAGCCTTATTACCATCTTTGCCGAAGTAGTGACCATGTAGAAAATCGCTGTGCTTGAAAGTACCATCCTCCAAGTCCAAAACTTCCAGATGAGTAACGAATTCTCCACCGTTATCACGAAGAACCACACGCATGGGGCGCAGCCTTCTGACCAAACGATTCGAGAAGCACTCAGAATTGACTTATGGTTTTCGATTTTGAGAACGTTACTCATGGAATGACCGGCACAGGTTGAGATTAGGTTTGTTTTTATGGCGTTTGGGTGCAGGAAGAGAAGTCGTGCTCATCGAATACCACCTCAGCTACTGCGTAAGGAGGCCCGCTCAACCAAGATGGGTCACGTCCTTCTTCTATATGGACGGCAACAATCACTCGTGTTCCCTTGTCGGTACACAACCATTGCCATCCATTGGATGTGAAGAATGTTTCGCCAATCTTGAAGTCGGAATGAGTCATCTCAGTCTTCCTTGCTGCCCATTTCGTCACGAGTACCGTGATGATCGACTACTGATTGTTCTCGCTTAGACATGTACTTGAGTACTTCGTCCAAGTGAATCGGCCGATACTCGTGAGTGATCTCTTTGCAGTCTACACCGGCATCTACTGACTTGCCAAATGGTGGCAATGAACCGTGGGAATGTCCATAGAGATGGATACTTCCGTGATGCGACTTGTTCCACACTCTTTGACCGTAGTGAAAGAGGACGATCATGTGACCACCTATCTTCAACTCGCGGTAGTTTTCGATGCTGACAATCTTCCCTTGCTTGAGAAGATCCGTCTTATGCTGGATAATCATCTTGTCATGATTACCAAGCTGGAGATAGATATCTCCATTGAGGCGCCGATGCATCAGGCGAAACTTGTCGAAAGTCATGAATGCAAAGTCACCGTTATGGTAGACCGCATCATTTGGCTTGACCAACTTGTTCCACTCTTGGATCATCAACTCATTCATCTCATCCACATCCTTGAAAGGACGATTGGAATATTTGATGATGTTCGCATGCCCAAAGTGGGTATCGCTGATAAACCAATGATTCATGGCTTGCCAGTTCCCTTACAGATAGGGCAGTCTTTACGAGCACTTAGGCACTCTGAGACCAATCCTAAGTCCAAAGGAACCCTTCCACGTCGCTCTTGTTCTTGCATGTTATAAATCTCAATGTCACCATTGAGCTTTACACATGTACAAGGATGTTGTTCCTTGTCTTCTAGTAGTTGCAACTCTTTGATAGAGTCATTGAGAGCGTAGACTCTCTTTTGAAGCTCATTTCGTTCTTCTCGGAGACGTCTGATAGTGCTCCTTCGTAGTTCGCTCATGACGGTTGCTCCCGACGTGCGGTGAATGGGAGCCGCTATACCTTGTGTTTAGGATATACTTTTTTATAGTATGGTTCCAACTCACCAGTTTTTTCATTGAGTACATACCCCTCAATGAGAATGTACTTACGATGCTTTTTAGGCGGCTCGTGTTTCTTCTTCTTCTTCTTGGACATCTCAATTTTGAGCGTAAGACCAGAGAGTGTCATAGCGATTGCTGATTTGGACTCGGTTGTACCATCCAGAAATATGGACTAGATGACCAGATGGATCTTGCCAAAAGATACCATCTGTATGTGACTCTTTGGAGGCGGTTGCTTCCTAAAGACCATAGTATACAGGTAGTAGGGAATCAGAAGGATGATGCCAGCAATCGTCAACCATCGCAAAAACTTGATGTCTTTGGCAGTATAGGATGCGAGGTAGATGAGATTAGCAGTATTGATCAGGAGGTGGTACAGCATATGCGCCCTCTAAAGCAACCTTCAAGGCAAAGTGTGCCCTGATAACTGCCGTATGTTCTCGTTCCGAAAGGATTGCAGCATCCTTGACCGGGACTACTTTGGCTGCGATGATGTGACCAATATGCTTGTTGTCTTTGTTGACGTAGGCTTCGGGCGGATTCAAACAAACAACAACCATAATGTGCTTATCGTTGTCGCCATCCAAACCCATTACCGCCACGGGACGACCCATCGTTAGCGACAGCTCATGGATGTCCATTTAGCAGCCCATCATCCGTTCCATCCGACACAGAGCCTCATACTCTGCATCAGCACGGTCCGAATCTTCCTTCCACTCCGTGTACTTCTCGTATTCGGCCTTGAGTGCTTCGTTCTTGTTGATGGCCTCTTCGTCAGGAACCGCAAGGACATTCTTGCCCTTGCAAGTCGGACACTGGACATCATAGATTCCGCCCCGCTTGAAGTATTCCTCAAGGAATTCCGGATCATGCATCTCCTCGTCTTCCGAGGTATAAGCATGATACCGCATCGATTCGTTGAGAACCGTGCCATGACCTTCACAGTCATAGCAGACTTCCATCTTGGACGGAACCTTCAGGGTAATTTCCTCAGCCTCATCATTCTTGTACGTCAATTCGATGATATCACTCATGGTTTCGTTCCTCGTTCGTGCGGTGAATGGGAGCCCCTCACTGGTAATTGTGTTCCTCACAATAGGAGCAAATATCTCCGTTGTGTTCGTACCAGTGAGGTGTCTATTAGGAGAAGGTAAGGATTATACAACTCCACCCTGTCTGATGGCTACGTGTGTGAGGTTAGGGAATGACATCGCAGAGTGGGTCGCCTTTCGCACAAGGATTTTTTTGTTGAAGGCGTTTCTCTTCTATCTCTTCTTTAGATAGCCAGGTCTTGATAGGCGATTCGATTATCTCTACTGAAACAATCTCACCATAGACCTTAGTTGGAGGAAGAGGTTTGATCTCAACTATCATTACTGGAGTGGTCTCAGAAGGAAGTGGTTTCAGGCAACCAACTACCAGCAGCCAAAGACCGAGAGCCAAGTAAAACGATTCCTTCATGACGGCCTTTACTTCTGTAATGCGTCTTGTAACCACTGCAAGAGTCAACTTGTCTTTATGTGGAACTTCATCAGGCCAGACTCTCTGGTAGCCCATTGTTCCACTGCACAACACATGTTCTCCCCAGTGATCTGGTCCACCAGTTGTGCTTTATCTAACACATGGTTGTACGCAAGTTTTGTTGTACCACTTGCAACAACCTTGAGTTGGAGGGTTGGTGTTGTTGCCACCACCTGATGATGCATCTGAGGTAGTTGACTCGTTCGCGCGAGAAGAGGACGTTTCAGCATCCTCCATTGTGAAAGCATCATCACATCCACTATCCTGACCATCGTGAACGATTGGCTCAGAGCTAGCTGAACACCCAACTAAAAGAAAGAATATAGAAGATAGCTCTTTCATCTCAGCTCACTTGATTAGCTGGTTCTTGGTCACAGCGCTTGCATTCATTACGCTGCTCACCATTGTAGGTGCGACAAGCCAGAATCCTCTCCAACCACCACATCACCTGCATTGCAGAGAAGCAAGTATAGGTGGTGGTAAATTGTCCTGGCCATCCAACTCTGACTTTCAAGTCATCTTCTCGTGCGATGACTTGGAATGCAGTACCGTTACGCTCGTAACCAGAATCTCCCTGCAACCAACATCCAGGCTCAGTGTGGGCGTAGTAACCACGAATCTCTGAGCATGACCATCCCTTCTCTTTGATGAGGGCGGGAAGTTTGGATAACTCGATATGGCTGTCAGTGTTGTGCGGGCACATGACTATCTCCTGAGCAGAATAGCGTCACTCTCATCTAGCATCACGAACGCTTGTCCGTGAATGGGAGTCGAACCCATAGTCTTAGTGGTTGGTCAGTTCCACTAGATGCTCCCGAACGTACTCACCATGACCATTTGGCTAACCGTTCCTCTGTCTTTGTCAGGGAGAGTGGCGCTATTCCAATCAGGAAACAAAGGGTGTTTTTGACTTGGGATTAGCTGCGTTGATCCGTTGTCAACTGGCCAGCCTCTTACACCAAACCCGATTCCGTTCCACGCCTCAATGCTTGGGCGTGTTTTCCTTACACCACTGACGAGTCCAGCAAGCCTTCAGGCGTTCCACCAGATCATCGATGGGCTGGCAGAATATCGGCTGCCTTGTGATGGAGCCATTTCTTGAGAAAGTGGATCAGCTCCACCTTGGGGTCACTTATCCTCAGCCCTTGTAGTCGGACTTCCGATAGAAGCCACCGCCCTGGCCCATCTTCTTGGCGTACGTCCGACCCGTGATGGCCTCACGAGCAGGCTTGTTGCCCTTGGCCGCCACCGCCGGCTGGTCGCAGTTGGCGTGGAGGTAGTCCTCCACTCGACCGCTCAGCATGGCGAAGAGAGTCGGATCAGCCAGCTCCGGGTGGCGCTTGGCCATGAGCTGAACCGTCTGGCTCTTGATGTAGTCGATGTTGCGGGTGCCACCACGAGCCTGGTCGAACAGCTCCGCCATGCAGAGAGCGATCAGATCCTGCTCTGCCGTCTGCCCGGCGAGATACTGGCGACACACCGCGCGGTACTTCTCCACGCTGGCCTCCAGGTCCACCTTGCCATCCACCGTCACCAGAAACGCCTTGACCGCATCCTTTTGAGCGGGCGTCTTGTCCCATGCCATGTTCGATTCTCCTGTTGCTTTGTTTCTTGTTGGGGCGATTGCCCGGTTTTCGTCACCGCCGCCCCGTGAATGGGAGCGCCGTTCGTTCGTTACTTCTTGGCCGGTTTCACCAGTGGAATCTGTACATTGGATGGGTGTGTGCTACATCCATTCTTGTACGTGCACCCACAGGCTTCACAGTATACTGGCCTGATAGCCTCGAAGTTCTTTGGGTTCTCGTTGTACTCCCGCTTTTTCTTTTCCTCGGGAGTCTCCGTTTCGCCCGCAGCCGAGCGCTTGAAGAGGCCACCATTCTGGCCGCTGCGAATCTCGCATTGAGAATACTCACGAATGAAACGCTCCACTTGGAGTCCAACTCGTGTGTAGTTCTCGGAACGAACATTGCATTCACCAAGCACAATATTGCAGTTGTAGCAAATCATGTTCTGTTTCATTTTTCCCAGGACGGTGTGAATTGGTTGGCGTAGTAGTCCCAGACGATCGGAGCCGCTTGCTCCAAACATTCTGAGACGGAACCTGATCCGAAAACGGTCTCTCCGTTTTCTTTGATGACGTAGCAATTGGCCAGAAGGTCAAAGATGATGGCATGTCGGCCAAAACCAAAGCCCACCTTGGAGTTGTAGCTGAGGTACATCCAAGGGATTCCTTGGACGGTCAGCGTACCTTTCATACCGGACTGCATTGCGATCATCGTTCTCTCTCCATCCTTCGTATAACCTTTACTTGAATCAATCCTATCCAACGTCGGACTGTTAGGCGTTGCTTTATCGCCATTCAGATTACGGTGAATAAAAATGCCGAGTAAAGGACAAACTTCAGGTATGTGGATATCTTCTGCCGTTAGGGTAAACTCTAACCCTTTTTCTTTTGCACGCCTCTTGGCGTTTCTTAGCAAGACATATTCAGGGTGCTCATGTCGCCATTTCTTTCGCATGACAACTCTAGCATCTCCTGTTTTTCTCGTAGTCTCGCTTTGCCCATTCTCTAGCTGCTTTTCTATGGGCTTCTAACTTTTGGCCCCGGTTTGAATCCTCTGACATATAGTCTCCTAAGAAACTATATATCATCTGTTATCAAGGTTACGGGGCCACTAACCTTGATAGCGTGTTCTACGAATTACTTCGTAAACACATTCAGACCGACCTTGATGGCCGGGTGCTCGGGACACTCCACGTTGCCCTCCGTGCTCGCCACTCGAATCGTCTTGCCCGTGGAAGACTTCGCACCACGATGGGCGAGATCAACCTCGATGGTGAGCTTCGTTCCGTTGACCAACATCTTGACGTTTTCCATTGTTTTGCTCCTGTGTTATGGGGAGCAACAGCTCCCTTTCTTTCAATGCCTCAAGCCCGCCCCATCTGACGACGGGAGCGGGCCGAGCTTCGTTTGCGATGTGCCGTGAATGGGAACTACCGAAGGCGTCCCGCCTTACAACAAACCCTTGTCCAAGAAAGACAAAGAGTCCCGATTGGTGCTAGACGAGATGATGATGTGGTCCAGCATGGGAACCCCAATGATTTCGCTAGCCTCCATCACCCTCTGAGTGAAAACCAGATCCTCAGGAGAAGGTTGGACATTACCGCTGGGATGGTTATGTCCCAGGATGAAGCCATGAGCCCGCCCACCAATGACGTGCTCAAAGACACTTCGGACTGAGCAAGACAGGCGATCCAGCCCACCGATGGTGATGGTGGCAATTCCAATCATCTTGGATTGCCCATCCAACAGAAGGATTGCCAAGTGCTCACAAGCCTTGTCTTCCAGGTAGGCTTGAAAGACCGCTGCGGCTGCCATGTGGTGAGGCACCTTGTCAGCAGGGTACTTGAGAGTACGCTCCTTGACAACTTGCAGGCTATAGACAGGAACCTTGTCGTATGCTCGCTTCGTCATGGCTTTACCGCCGAGCTAGTCGTGAATGGGAGCGAAGAAATTGGGGCGCTTTATAGTCTCGCCCCAAGACTTTCGCCCACCACTCGACACTAAAGTCTCAGATAGTTAGACCAGCTAAGGCTGCAATCCACTCCTGCTATGTGTGGTTGGGCTTGACTTGTTAGCCTCGGGAGAAACTGGACCGGCTTTCCTTGACTTTGACTCCAAAGCCGATCGCCTTGGTGCTCTTGCTCTTGACCTGGACCACCGGACCCTTGGGCTGCTTCAGAATGCGTGCCACCGCATCCCCTCGCTCAATTCGGCTGGAGATGTTGGGAATGGTGGTGTGCTCCACGATGGCATACCAGCCGTGAGTCCCCTCGAAGAGTCGTCGGTCGCCCCACTCGCTGGCCCTCTGAGAGAGATCGAACCCCTTGACGAGATCCTCCACCTCACCCTTGGCGTTGGTTCGGCTCATGACATTGCCAGCCGCATCGTAGACCGTGCAACGCCAGGGCTTACGAGTCCCGCCTCCGCCACCAGTGGCAGCGGGAGCATTCAGCTTGTCCTCTTCTGCCTTGATGATGTGAGTCATCACGGCATACTGGATCTCTTTGAGAGCCGGAGAAGCAGGAAGCTCGCCAGCTTCGTACTTGGCGATGATGGGGCTGGTCTTCTCAGCCACCTCTCCCGTGGTGAGATACTCACGGTACTGCCTCAAGAAACCCATGGCAGAGCTGGAAGCCGAGGTGCTGGTCGCTTTGGCAAGGAAGCCCTTTGGAGTCATGGCTCGCGGCTTTTTGGAATCGCTCATGGTTTTCGCTTCCCGTATGCCGTGAATGGGAGTTTTTCTCTGCGCAAGATGGGCATACTATTGCATCTTGCGCATGATTACTTGTACGAAGTGTAATGAAACCAAACCAGAATCCGAGTTCTATGTTGGTCGTTCGTTGCGTTCGGGTTGCCGTGAATGGGAGCCTCTGCTTACACTTCATGACCCGGTGTTCCCTTGACCTCTTCGATTCCCACGTAGCAGATGACTGAGGAAGATCCCTCCTCTCGCCCTGCACATGAAAAGTCAGCCGTGGCCGTGTAGGGACGGAAGACATCCACCGTCCCGTCCTTGTGAACCTGAGAGACCGTGACCGTGTGATAGCCGTCATCCCAGCCCAGGCTTACCACATCCCCCAACTTCCGGAGTATATCTGCTATACCCCCTATTAGATCCCCCTACGTGTTGTCGAGATCCAGTTCGGAATTGTAAGTAATTCGGTCTGGATTCCATAGAGGCCTCGCAGGTATCTCTAGGATGGTGGTACAGCTGGACTAGCCTGAAAGGATTCCAGCTATGCTGGACTAGCCTGAAAGGATTCCAGCTATGCTGGACTAGCCAGCTCTCGTCAGCATACCTGCCCTGTCTCCTACCCCGCTCAATCGGTAGAGATCAGCCTATACCTTGGGGCATACAGTTGGACTACCGAAGTAGCTACCTAGCCTGTATTGTTCCTACCCTTTGGTCGAAAAGATCGCAGGTGAGTCATGTCACCTGGCTAGCAGTACACCTTCGGCTTTTGACAGGTATGCTGACGAGAACTTCCCAGTATAATTTATAGGATTGTTTGGGGCGGGGAGTCAGCTTTCCTCAACCGCCCCACCTTGGGAATTTGTAGCAATGAATGGGAGCCGCCAGCAGTAAGCCAATACCTCATGGCCCATCAGCATTGCGCCTCTCGTTAGCTGGTAGAGTGGACGGTCCACCTTTCGGCTCCCAAACTTGTTAGTTCTTACTTGCCCTTGACGATGCGATAGATGACGTACCCCACCCCCGCGCCCAGGATGATGGTCCAGGTGACACCGAAGGCGGGTGTGTGTTCGGTACCAGGCACGTTGAAGGCCGTGTTAGTCAGTCGCGTTCCGACCAGCATGAAGGCCAGCCAGAGACACGCACACGTTGCCAGAATGATGACCAGAATCTTGCCCATTGTTTTCTTCCCTCTTGTCAGTGTGTGGGTTGCGGCGCTTTCGGCGCCCGGTTTGCCGTGAATGGGAGCCCGTCCCTCTTGCTCATACCCACTCACATGGTCCGTGTCTGTATGTCTGCACCTTGCGTTGCGTCGTTTGCGGTGCGGCGACCTTCGCTGGCGATGCGCCGTGAATGGGAGGCCGCTTGGCCCGGTTTTTGCGTTCGTATCGTTGGCTCGCCGTTTGCACCCTGCCATAACCATGCCAACTACCTTTCCCTACATATATGCTACATGTATGCAAACGCCCTACTGCTGCGGTGTTTTGGCGCTGCGGTAAGTGCGGTCGGGGTAAAAAATGAGCCGGATTCATGGGCTCCACCAGATAGGAGACCAATTAGATCGGGGTTGAATTCCTCGGCCCCGTGAATGGGAGCGAGCACTGTGCTCGCGTTGACGCCTTCCCCGTTTCCGAGGTTCCGACTTGGGCACGTGGCGACGGTGAGTTTTCGACCATTTGAACTCGCTGGCACGCCCATTGTACCCTGTAATAGCGATGCCACCTTGCTCAACAGAGATGGCCCCGAAGGGCCACCTTGTTTCACCTCAACGGGTCCAGATTGACCCCAGGACTAGCACAACATTGTCCTTTTGGGCAAGAGGTACCTTCCCTACCGCAGTATGGAGCCGACTCGGGGCAGCACACACTCCCCTCCCTGGTACCGTAATCCCAGGTACACTGAGTCCCCGAGCAGTCGTCAGGATGGCTTTGGGTCGTGTAGTTGCACATCCACATCAGGGTTAGGATACCCATCAGTAGGATCAGTGTTTTCATGTGTTTCTTCTTCCTCCCCAGGCTCCGGCTCAAGAAACTCGTATTCTGGGGGAGTAGCAAGTTTCCAATCATCGTACGTGCGAAACATGGGACTGTTACTTCCCCACCCATGTCAGGAGATGGTTCTCCTCTTTGACCGCACCCACCTTGACCAGTAGGGAGATGACCTTGTTGTAGGTCTCCGGGCTCATATGTCCCATCAGTCTGGCATACAGATGCCCGCTGGGAACGGAACCCAGATCACGGATGGCTTCCCCCACTGCTGCGGCCATGCGAATCCCAGCGGTCACTTGCTCGGCGGTTACGTTGCTCATGCCATTGTCCTCCGTGTTGCGATGAATGGGAAAACAGGGAGCTTCACTCGGCCGCTGCTTCCTGAGCACGCACCTGCTCCGACACCTGGACCGCCGTTGCGGTCGTGGGAGCGGCGGACTTCTTGCACACCTCTTCCCACTTCAGGTTCATCAGGGCGTACCCCGCCGAGAAGCGGTGGTCCCCTTTCAGGTCCCGCCGGAACTTCTCGTTCAGCAGCGCGGCCAGATGCCGGCTGGCAGTCGCCCGATCCTTGTCCACGATGCGGACAGGACCGAAGCTCGCGCTTTTACGAGCGCCGGGAATCAGAACCTTCCCGCTCACGTCCCAGATGCCATATGCCATGTTCGTACCTCCGTTGTCTTTCGCTATCGATGATCAGTGAATGGGAGCCTGTGAGTCGCGCTCTTGACGGCACTCACCTTTTCCAGCGCATTAGCGCTGCGCTTGCACATGTCACCATGTCGGGACACGAGCATCTTGCCAAGGGTCTCTTGACCAGTGGCCTTCTTACCTACACCTCGCCTTGGCACATCAGTGCCAGACGAAGAACCACAAGACCGCACCCCAAAAGAGTGCTCCGCTGAACAGGACGATCAGCAGACCGATCCCAGGATAGCGCTTCTCTTCGTGGAAGGGATTGCGCAAGCTAGGCAGCGTGGGCTCGTCGTCTTCCGCATCATCATCCACGATGACCTTGGGGAGAAACGCAGGCACCTGCGTTTTGATGGTGGGTTCGTCGTCATGGTATGAGCCGTACTCGTACTTGTTGGCCATGTCGAAAGGCTTGCGCATCGTTGTACCTCCAACACCTCAAGCCCGTGCCTCCGTGAATGGAAGGCTACGGGCCGGGATGCTACAGATTCATAGGGAGTCGAACCCTTATGTCACTCAAACCTTGGAAGGCCGCACGTAGCCCCGTGCGCTTTTGGTGACGCTGGAGAAACAGAAACTAGGCTAGTCGCCCCGTGTCCCTTTTGAGCCTGACAGAAGACTCGGGATTGCACGGGGCGACTAGCTGGCCGAAGGGCGTTACTTGCCCTTAGGGGTGTAGCAATTGAGACCGAGCTTGATGTTGGGGAAGCCGGGGATGCTGACGTTCCCCTCCGTGGAGGCGATGACATCCGACTTGCCAGAGGCGCTGGCCGTGCGGGGCGCCTTGAGGCTGACCTTGATGACGAGGGTGTCGCCAGAGACCGAGAGATCGACGTTTTTCATGATGATGCTCCTTCGTTGTGGTGACGTTCGTTGTGAATGGGAGGCAACCGCCCCTCTCGACTTGCACTCGATGGTGCCGCACCGTTGGTGCCTGCTGCCGTGAGGGGCGATTGCAACTTCCGCACTCGATTTCGTCGTGAATGGGAGCCGCTTGGCTCAACCGTTGTTCGTAGGACCGGCGCTAGCCGTGGTCGTAACCCTGGACGTAGTGGAAACGATCTTCTTGCGTCCAGTTATCCGCCATGTCATCATCGACCGTGGGCTCGTACCCATGGCGAGTGCAGCGGAAGAGGGGCGCCTTCTCACGCCTGGCGTCCGCTTTCCCTCGTTCGTACGCTTCGTTCGCTGTCATGCTCAACCTCGCTGTCTGGCGGTGAATGGGAGGCGCCTATTCACGACTTGGGGTCAAGCCCCTGGTATGAACCTTGCTGCCGTGTGTGGTCGCATACAGTAGCGAACGACTTGCGCCTAGTGCGCTGGCTTGCTTGCCTTGCTGCCGTCCGTTGCTGCACCTTTCGACTCCGATTGCCAGTGAATGGAAGGCGCCTCTTCTCGCGCATATGCACCCTGCAATGGCTATGCCAACCACTTTTCCCTACATCGCGAAAAAAGAAAAAGCGAAAGGCCCACACCCCGCCAGGTGTGAGCCCTTCGGGATGTGAGCCTTATGTGGGTCAGACCAACTCGTCGATGGCCTTACGAATGGTGTCGAGGAGGTGCTTGTATGTTACCTTCTCCTCCGGGGTCTTGGCGTCGATCATCGCCTCGGCTGCCGCTTGCTCCCTAGCCCTGAGATTGGCGAGGAGCTTCTGAGCCGGGCGCGGCATGCCAGCCACGTAGCCCGACAGGCTACGCTCTGCACTCCGCTTCTCCTCCCTGGTGGGACCAGGGGTGACACCGTCCCTCAGCTCGCGCTGGGCCTTGGCCCGCGCCTCGGTGTCCTGCGGGCCGAAATCACGTCGGGTATCGTACCCAACGTAAGCGTGGATAGCACAGATGAGATCGTTGCGCTCGTGGGCCTTGTCGAAGACCATGGCTCCCTTGGCGTTGGGCCGCTTGCCCGCGTTGCGAACAGCGAGAAGGAAGCTCTTGGCGTCCAGCGTGTTGCGTTCGGGCAGGGTCACGCCGAACACCTTGGGGCCGTCGTGAATGGAAGCGACCTGCTTCTTGCCTCGCACAGGCTTGGGGAGATTGCGGCCGATAACCGTCTCGACGATCTCGGGCGAGTCGTCAATCTCGGGCGCGATGGTGGGGTCGACGTGAGCAGACGAAACGAGCGCGATGATGTCAGCGAGACCCATGGCGGTGGCTCCTGCGTTCGGGTTGGTGTGGACGCTTCTCGGTCTGGACTGGCAGTGAATGGGAGGCGGCGGTTTACGTGGGGCAAACTTGCCTGGCACATGCTTTGCACCCTGCAATGGCTATGCCGCCCACAACGTAAGAAGGGGAGGGTGGCTAGCGCCACCCTCCCCTTTCAACCTACATGTCAGACATGCTGCGTGATGCCGGGGTGGACCTGGAAGCGGTCGAACTGTCGCAGCATGTGCGACATGTCGGTGCCGCGGTGCTCGACGATTGGCACGAGCTTTGCCTTAGCCTTAGCCTTGGCCGCTGCGGCGAGTTGTCGCCAGTAGTGGGCGGCCACCCGACGTGCCTCCACCAGGTAGGAGCCGGTGAGAGTGCGGTACTGTCGGCAGTTGTCGCCGGTCAGGTAGTGTCGCACCTTGTCGTCCACGATGTGGGCTGGGGTGTTCAGTCCGACCCCGAGCACCCACCTCGCCCAGTAAGAGGCGTTCTTGGCGTGCACTGCGTTGAAACCGACCCCGTTGTCCTCCACCGTGGTCGATGTGCGACGCTCCCCCACCGTCTGGTAGGAGAAGAGAAGCACGATCGCCTTGGTCACGGCGTACGGATCTCGGGCAAGGATGGCGGAAACCTGGCTCTTGTTCATCGTTCAACCTCCAATCCTGGGTAAGTGCAGCCCGTGAATGGGAGCCAACAGGGTAAGTGCGCTGCGCCCTTGGCATATTCATTGATTTTTGCAAAACGTATGCCATGTATGATTAGTATTCAATAATACTACATATAGTTGGTATAGCTATTAGCAAAATGCAAACAGAATGCCAAAACTGAATTGCAAGAACCAGGCCAAAACCCTCATTTCAGGCTGGCTGGAAAAGTGTGGGCGGAGTGCGCATGAGGTGGTAGGTCGCCTCCCCAAGGGGGGCTATACGTTATCTTAAGGTCTAAACTTCACTCAGACGGTGTATTTATAGTGACCACGATATGATCTGCATAACTATTCTCGTCCCATTAGCCCCAATACAGGATATAGGCACCCCATATTCAAATTAATATAATTCACCCAATACTTAAAGCATCTTATCGCATTATAAACTATATAATTTGAGACTACTAATATTCATGGGCTAATAAGGCATCTGTTGTGCCATGCCAACACTAGTATCTCTTGTACGACAAGCTTACGAATACAGTTGTGGAGCTGCTGCTCTAGCTAGTTGTCGTCGAGAGCCAGAATTATATCCTTTACTCAATACCGATGAAGATGGCACTAGTGGTTGAGATATTATCAATGTGGCACAATCATTTGGTCTAGAGGTAGTATATCGTAATAAACCAACTATTAATGACCTAAAGGAATATTTACAGTTAGGATACACGGCTATCCTAAATATACAAGCCTGGGGGCAATATGACGAGCATACTGACTTTGAGGGTATTTGGGAAGATGGGCATTATGCGGTGCTGGTCAATATTATAAATGACGATATCATCTTGATGGACCGCAGCATAGCAGGGCGGTACGGACGTCTTTCTAGGAGCAAATTTGAAGCACACTGGCATGACTGGTCAGATAATGGATTGACCAAGTAGTACCATACAGCTATCCTATTAAGGGGTAAACAAGCGGATTGATTTGAGTATACCATTTACTATATGACGCAATTCGTTAATACAATTGATAAATTCCTATGTAGAATTGGTGTATATTTTCGTATCCTTAAATCTTGGTTTCACTAGGGCCGAAAGAGTCGGAGCTTATGTCAGTAATCAAGTTAAATTGCGGGGGTTTCTGCATGAAACGTTATTTGAATCTTCTTCTATTGGTTGTTTTGGGAACATTACTTGGCGCAGGATGTGCTGGATGCTTATCGAAGAGTTTTGGGGTAGTTCCGCCCATAGTAAAGCAGGAATTACGCATCAAACTAAGTAATTCTGAACTGATTGCAATGGAAGGTGGTTCAACGGTAGCATTGATGGGATATCGTGATGATAAAGAGACCACAGTGACGACTGGATACCGTCCGTACTGCACGGGAGTTTGGGTTGATGACAAGCATATCTTGACCGCTAATCATTGTGTTGATGGAGAGCTTGAATGGCAACAAGACAGACTGGACAAGCGCAAGGAAGGCGATAAGGAAAAGCCAAAGACTCTACAGGAATTGTTACAGAGATTATTTGGGGGTGGTGGATTACAAGAAGCCGACAAGGTAGAGAAGAAGGGATTGAAGATTCATTATATTGTTGAGAAAGAAGTTATGGGAGTAGCTGCTGAGCCAAGTGGATGGCATTTGAGCAAGGTAGTAGCTTGGGATGAGCCTCATGACTTAGCATTGCTTGAGGTACAGGGGCAACTACAGCCGCCTCATACTATTGCTAGACTAGCTAAGGAAACGCCTGAATTAGGCGAGCATGTTAATGTAGTTGGGCATCAGACTGGTTTGTACTGGACTTACATGTCTGGACAAGTTGCTGCTTATCGTGATGCAGATCATTACAAGCGTTTAAGTGCTGGTCGTGATGATGCAAAGGGGCCATACATGCAGGTACAGATACCAATTTTCTATGGCAATTCTGGTGGTGGATGTTTCAATGATTATGGAGAGCTAGTAGGAATTACCATTCGTTTAGCTAGGGCACCAGAGGTTGGCATTCACGTTCATTTAGACACCATTAGAAGTTTTTTGGACAAGCACAACTCGGAAGAGCATTTCAAGTAAACGAATACTTGCCGGCGGGGTTCATTATGAAGGTGTTGATTATAGTATTGCTAGCAGCTTTAGCTGCGCTGGCAATTGGTTGCGCATCCAGTTGGAAGATAATAACTGAGCCAAAGCTTGGAGTCTATTCTTACAGTCATAAAGCTAGGTATACAGGAACACCAGTTCGAGAGATACCGATTTGGATTGACAAGAACTTTGGAGAAGCTGACAAGGTAGAGATTGACAAAGCAATCGATGCTTGGAACTTCGCTATGAATGGGTATGTTATCTTGAAGGTAGTGGATACTCACTTTGATATGGAAGTTTCAAAGATAGTGGAACAGGTCAACAAAGGCGGATGGTTATTTATGAAGGTGGATAGCACCAACAAGATGATACCGCCTCAGGATGAGAAAGGTTATTGGACCATTGGGTTTACCGAGCAGCTTGGTGGACATCACATGTATTTAGTCCGCGACCGCATTGGTAACGATGATGTGTTTGGAATTACCATGCATGAGATTGGTCATTTGATGGGCAGTCCACACGTTGGACAGCGATTGATGTATCCGCATTATACCAGGGCTAGATTCCAGTGCATTGATTATGCCACGCAGGTTAAGGTGGCCAAGTTCTTTGACATACCGTTGGAAGGATTAAACTATTGCACCGATGATTTGCCAGCTCATGTGGATGGTGGAAATATTGCAAGTCATTAAGATATTATCGTATTTAGACTCATTTCTGATAGTGAAGTTATTATGTTCTATGTCAAAAACGAGGACGTAAGGTAATATTTGTACTTAAAACATATCCAGCCTTTATATTTGGCACTAACATGAGCATGAGTTGCATGTTCATGGCCAAATGAATCGTCGGGATCAATACAACCACCGATGCAGATACCTTTTAGTTTTTTATTTCGCAGTTCATGAAAAAGTTAGTATAGTAGATAATTTAGAATTAATATTTTGTGGAGTGATTTGACCATTAATATTTAATTCCAACGCTAGGACAGATTTGATATTGGGCTGCTCGTACTCGTCCTCATAAAGAGTAATTTTGTAAATAGATAATAGTGGAGGATCTTTAGAATCAGCGGCTGTATACATTTGCATGATTTCATACCAATGTCCATTATACAGGGTCAAGATGGAGAACCAGTCTTCATCTCTATCATATTGTTTTACGGTAGCTGGGCAATTATGGCATTCCCATAAAACCCCATAATCGACACGGGCATCGCTATCCGGCGGGATATCCTGGATAGGTAACATTGGGGCCTGGCAAAATCTACAATTCATGACAGTAATAATAGTAGCTTAATTCTATACCTTAACTTATCTTCTGTATCTACATGGAGAGCGGGGCTTTCATGATGGTCTTAAAGAAATGCTTATTACTTTTTAAGCGTTTGGTATCCACCGATACCTGTGATTCGCCTTTCCAAGTAATGATTCGATAGGGCCAGACGAAAATTCTAACTTTATCACCTACTACCGAATATTCTCGATAATGATTGACTAACTTTCCTTCTGGTAGTCTAATAACTTTAGGACAAAAGATATCTGGTTTCCGACCAAAACAATCTTCTAGGGATTGTGTAACTAGTTTATGTTCTTGGCAGATGGGGCACTTCATGAGGATAGTAAATACATCCTTATAGTAACCGTTTTCAAAGTAAACGTATACATTAAAATCGGCCGTACTAAAGTTAATGTACTGTAACTCTGGATTATCAAACGAGTCCACGTAGAACTGACTGTATTTAAGAGTACATCCGCAGTATGGTTAGTTGTGTAATGGCCTCATATAAAAACCATGTAGAATGACAGCTTTTGCGCTACAGTTTCCGGTGTTACTTCCACCAATTTAGGCAACTTAAGCAACAAATGGTTGCCAGGATTTAATGTCAATTCTGAAATATAAGAATATCCTTTAATCTTATCATTAGTCCACAAGTAAGTTCTTCCATTGCGCTCAACCATAAATGTAGTCTTAATAGGTTCAGCATCTTTGTCTAGGAAAGATAAAAAGATTAACATAGGGCAGTTAAGGCAATCATATACTTCAACTTCCTTGTCATTTTCATGATGAGAGAATTTTAGTGGATATTTGCAATATGGGCATCTCATGAGAATACAAGATAGGTAAGTAGTTTTTGCTGGATATTGGTGGGCGTCACATTTGGAAATAAGAAGTTAAATTCATGTGCAATAACAATAGTATCTTCTTCATCGGCCGGTAACAAATCAACACGAGAACGATTTTCGTAAAGAAACTGTCTTAAAACGTATATTTTATTATTAATAACAGTATACATATTGACAATTTCAATTACACTATGATTTGGATTATAAGTTTGCGTAAACGATGTTTTACATGGTACGCATTTCCAATAATCAGACCAATCATCTTGTAATGATAAATAAGAGCATTGGTTTTGGCAGTATGGGCACTTATACTCTGGCGTATTATCTGGATTAGCAACGTGGGTATTCTCTAATGTGTAGTAAAATTCTAAGCAACCTACACATTGAAAAGTAGTTTTGATGGATTCGCCATTTACCGATTCATAAGAAAAATCAACTCTGTGAACAACCAAATCCGCATTACAGTACGGGCAGCTATACTCAAGTACATTGATCTGTCTCACAGGAATAATAATATAAATCGTATCTTTTGTTCTACATTATTTGGGACTATGGTCGGTGGAGTTTCAAACGATTTGAGTAGGCGTAGTCTTTTATTAGGCACAACGCCTGGTACCCCTGGTTCGCCAACATACCATACATACCCCGAAAGTTTTGCTTTATGTTCTGTGACAGACCATCTATACATCTTCTTATCAATCTCAGTATATAAATGGGTAGCTTTTCCATCATCAGAGCCATAATCTACATATTCTGCATTACAACTAAAACAATAGTGCACCTCGAAAGTGCGCCTATCCGCCACCCTTAAAGGTACGTAGGTTGTTTCTTTCTGACAGAATTTACAGATTAAAGTCATTGAGAGGCAACTAGGTGTAGATATTGTCGTAGTATATCGAGGGATTGTGGATTGATATATGGCATTTCCGCTATAAAATGCCAGCGATTACCTTTCCAATGATAAACTCTAGAACGAGTTGCATTAGAAAAATTATCTATAGCATAAGGGAAAGCATAGATGTGTTGGATGGTTTGTTTACCATCTGACTCCACCTCGTAGTGAGAAGTATTATTGCCACCCTCTGTATCGGGGCAGTAGAACGTTGAAACACCAGCAACGGATTTAAAACGCATAACCTTATGGCACAGTGGGCACTCATGATTTTGGAATCGCATTTTGTTCGGGTCACCTTTATGAAAATAGTAGGTAAAGTTTTACTCGCTCGGCAACGGCTTTTTATCATTCCAGAGCATTTTGACCACAGCAGGAATAGTTAAAAATAATCTTTATCTCAAGTGTGCGTGCTTTATTTCTATCTCTTAATGATCGTTCAGGAGCTATCACTTTACGAATAACAGTCTCTTGCTTTTGATCATCATCCACAATAGTAAAGCTAAATGGTGGTATTTCTATTACTCGCAATATCTGTTTCCCCTCTGGGTCAACATAAATAGTCGAGTCTACAATGTCAAGATAGATACCAAGGTCTGGTTCCCATACCTTGCGCTTCATACAATAGTACATGTCTGGGTTAACGCCCGACGCTCTTAAAATCAGTCCACAAACAGGGCAGGTAGGCGGTTCTCGCACCATAGTGAGTTATCCATTCCACAAAATGTAATGCAGCCCCCGCACCTTGTCAAGAGTTTCTTTGAAATTTGTAGGATTGAGCCATAATGATTCGGGAAGTTTCACATCTTGATTCAACATACAGGAGATAAGCCGGTAGATGCGAGTGCCTTCACTTGATACCTTAACGTAAAAACCTTCCGAAGCATACTCTTGCCAACAAAGACCGCCTTCTTTATCGGTGCCACAAATATATCTTGGAAAATCGTTATTGACCATACACTTAATGGAAAAACATTTGTATTCAAAGAATAAGCTATCCGGTCCGTCTTCTTCTTGCCACATCTTTTGGTTACAAAATAAACATTTCATGAAAACACAATGTAGAGATTTACTCTTTCTTTCAATTTAACTAGGTCAGGGAAATCTGGCTCAATCATTTTTGGTATGTCTATATGTTCGTACTCGCCGCCACTAGCACAAGTAATCTTACATTTTTGATTAATCCAGTCTATTTCCAAAAAGCGAGAATACTTAGAGTTGAGTGATAATTTCATAAAGTCAACTTTTTTAGTGGCTTTATTGGTCCAGATAGCTATAACGTGATTATGGCCTGAACAAATACGCTCAGCATAATCGGCTGTTTGGTCGATTGGATGCAATAGTTTATTCGTGTGATGCACGGTACGCATGCGGGTGCCACAAATGGGGCAATTAAGAACGTCGTCCATATCAAAGTATATAACTATACCCATATTGCTCCTTTATGAGAAAGTTGTGTAAATCTGTAACTTTCGTTTAGCTTGAGCTGGGTCGTGCAGCGGCAACCGTAGAATATAATTAAGATCGAATATCTGAGTAATACCTATATGAATTTGAGTGTAGTTATCTCTTTGAGACGATAAATGAAAACAATAATTAAGAATCACATAATATTCATCAATACGAATTGTTGTAGCTAAAACTGTATGACTACCATTGTAACAGACGTGTCTGTACCGAGTATAGATATATGAGTCGGTACATTTTTCGCACACATAGACATCAAATAATTCTCTATTTGTATGATTAATTACTTCCATTTCTTTATTGCAAAAAACCACATTGGTGTGTCATGAGAATACCAAATAGGTTTTTACTTTATTGACTAGCTTTTTGTAATCAGATAAATCTGGTTCAAAAAATGGAAGAATAGTATAATCTATCTTATTTTTATTGGCCCTTGTTGGTTGAACCCAAACCTTATTCAGGAGGAACAAAAATATAGCCTCTAAACCATTACCAAGATCAATGCTCATTTGAGATACTTCTTCGCCCTCTGCAATGATAGTAATCTTATGGCTGAGCCTTAGTGCACATGTTTTGGTTACTTTTCCACTATCATGCATATCCTCAGCAGCGGGAAAAGTATTAAGCATTGGGTCACCACATACAGGGCAATTAATTGGTGCTTTCATCCAAACACCAACAGAGTTCTAATCTTGTTCTTTAGCTTTTCAATGTCTTCAAAATTGGGGACAATAATCTGATTGATACGAATTCTATCTATATCAGGAGTTTTTGCTTTAGACCAAACTTGAGAATATTGCTCATCATAGTGAACTTTGAGACATAACCGATGTTTGTCATCCTGAAACCGAATGCGCAGCTTTATCAAAGATTGATTTTTAATACGCCAAGAGAAATGATGGTCATCACTACGGTTACATATATAGTCTACAAAGGCTATCTTGTTATGAATCTCCATCTCTTTATTGCATACTAAGCAGTTGTATTTTTCCATGTCGACTCAATAAATATGGTAGTTATGTGGCATACTATTAGGAAGATATGACAGCCATTCGTTCACATGAAGAGCCACGCACCGTACTTGATTTTAGTTATGGTAAGAGTTCTAGAAACAAAATCAAAAAATCGTTAGATAATTGCCATTTGGCCAGTTTAGAAGCTACCGAAGAGAATGAAGTTATTCTTTATATAAACAGTATTAAAGTTGGTATGTACACTATTAAAATTCAACTACCGTATGACTTGGAAGGTTCACGTAGGCTTAAAGATTTCAAAGATTTTGAAATAACTATTTTTGATAGTACTGATCCTAAGGCTAAGCGCATTGATCTTAAAAGAGATCCAAGGTTTAGAAACCAAGATTGGATTCAATTCAACTCATTCGGTAATCTTAAAATTCAACACATAGTAGATATTATCTTACATTGTAAAAGGCTAGATAAACTCAAAGCATTCTTATGAGAAGAGGGCATACAGTTTCATCTTATTCAGATATTGTTCTTCAGTTTTTGTCCCACTAAGATTAATAATAGGAAGTTTTAAGTGTAGTACTTGACCTATCGTTTGAGAATAAAGGCCATGATAAATATGACTTTCATTCTTAGAATAGAATGAATTCATATGCCAAAATTCATCATCATTACACCAAGCAATACCTTCGTATTCCATATTTGCTACATATGATTTTAGCTTGTTGCCTAGCACACTAAAAGCGTAGTGACAAGTAGTATCTTTAATGCCATCTAACGTAACCCCTTTGTATTTATTGAACAAAGGATGATACTTGCAATACTTCTTGATATACACTGGATTTTTATGTATTTCGTAGTTTCTTTTACTACGTTCATAAGCACCATCAAAATTGAAGTTCAAAAAGACTCCACCCTGATTTGGTGATTTGATTACCAATCCACTATTATTATGTTCAATTAACAATTTGGGATAACGAGCTACACGCATAGTTAAGGGGCGCCCACAGTGAATGCAAGCACTTCTATAATTCAAAATATCTTGTAAATTCATGAAAATGTCATATAGGTTTTAATCTTACGAATAAAATTGTCTTTATCTTTTAATCGATACTTAGGTAAAAGAGGTAATTTTAATTGAAATGGAGATAATGGCTTTACTTTATCTATCTTATCAACTACTAGTAATGAGGTCTCATCTATAAAAGAAGATGTAATCTGATACAAATTCTCACTATCACGAACCATCAACCTTTCACTACTAAGCCCTACCGCATTGATATATCTGCGTTCTAGATTGAACTCTAGAAATTGGCTTTCTATTTTAGTATAGCATTTATCGCAGGTAGAGGTCAAATACAACTTACGGCTGCTAAGGTAGTTTGTCAAGCCTTGAATACTATTGGTTAGTATTTTATTTGTTTTATGATAAATACATAGTCTTAGCGCTTCCATATCAGAATATTTAATGATTAAATCAACTTCAGTATGGTTAGGCATTATTGCCGGGCGCAAATACCCTGCCTCACCCGATCCAATCAGAGTGTAACCAATACGAAAATTGATTGGATTACCACAGCTAAAACATGGATTATTGTATGCTATGAAGTCCTTAACGGTAAACTTCCTCATACTTATTATGCGATTTTATCATATTCCTGAAGATAAGCAATCATAAATCCTTGAATGTCACCATCAAGAACGGCATCGGCGTCTCTAACTTGAAATCCGGTACGTTCATCCTTAACTAATTTATAGGGCATTAAAGTATAAGTTCTGATTTGATTACCGAAGGATACATCAGCCGTAGCATCCACACGTTTATCTTGTTCGGCTTGCTTCTTTTTCATTTCTAATTCGTAAAGTTTTGCTTTCAACATCTTCATGGCAAATCTACGATTATCTAATTGACTACGCTCTGAACGAGAATTAATAACTATACCAGTTGGAAGATGTTTGAGACGGACAGCAGATTCTACTTTGTTAACATTTTGTCCACCTGGACCAGAATTACGCATAGTAGTAATCTCTATATCTTTTTCCTCTATTTTAATATCAATAGTATCTTCAATATCAGGTGTGACCTGAACACCAGCAAATGAAGTTTGTCTAGCATCAGCGGCATTGAATGGTGAGTTGCGGATGAGACGATGAACTCCAGATTCTGATTTAAAGAAACCAAATGCATATGGGCCATCTACTCTAATAGAAACAGAATCAGTACAAATAGCACTATGCTCTTCAGAAGGCTTTTCATCTAGGATCTCGACCTTGAAGCCTTGGCTATCTGCATATCGAGTATACATACGAAGTAACATAGTAACCCAATTAGCTGCCTCCAGTCCACCCGCACCAGCATTAATAGAAATGATAGCTGGAGTATCATCTACCGGATCTTTCATCATCTGCTCAAACACGGTAGACTGTAGTTTAGAATTTAGAGTGAAAAGCTGTGCAAAATCTGCATCACTTAGCTCTCCAGCCTTGACGAATTCATTATATATTTCTAAATCGTCTTTTGATCGTGTGAAAAATGTAATGAAGTCATCCAATTTTTTACGTTCTTTCATTAAGATAGCAGCGGATCTTGGATTATTCCAAAAAGACGGATCACTAGATTTCTCATCTATCTCAGCTAATCTTAAACGCATTTGAGGTAAGGAAGTCATCTTTTCTAAAGATTTTAGACTTACCTGACAGGATTGCAATACCTGTATGTGTATAGTATTCATGAGAATGTCACCAAAGTTTTTATTCGAGTTATTAGTTTCTCTTTATTCATAGTAGAAAAATCTACCATTGGAACCACAATAGGCTTAGCGTCGATATTCTTTCTAGAATAGATATTGCTTAGTTTAGATTCCCAATTGTTAGCAACTACATAATTGCCAACTTTAACATTTTCAGTAAACACGGCAAATGGCTCAATGTACCACATTCCTACGACAGGATGAACTTTCTTTAATTTGATTGGCCAGCTAGCTATGTAATACCCTAATCCACATTTTTTACTGGGGCAGTACAATTCAAAATGTGGCCCATAATCTTCAAATACTTGTTTGGCTAAATTATCATCAATGGCCGGCATTTCACCGTTGGTGAAATTCTCAAATATTAAAGCGTTATTTGTAGTGGAGATGAATACGTCTGACTTAACCTCAAATGATGGAGTTGTATGTTTGATTTTGAATTCAAACCTATCATTTTTAAGAGGAGCATTAATAATAGGAATGCCTTGTCCACTAACTCCAACATAATTAGTTAATATAATGCGCAATGTGGTATTACAAAATACACATGTCTCACGACATTTTGTAAAACCAGCGATAGTATCAAACTTATTCACTATAATGCTTTCTATGAAAATAGAGCAAGAGTCTTTATACGTTCTAATGTTTTATCTGGATCAGATAAATCCATTGGAATCAATGGCAAAGTAAGAGTTTTTGTTTCTGTAACATTATCATTATCAAATACTCGGTAGTCAGTTTTTCCTGTAGAGTATATATTTCTAATTTCATGGAGTAGCGAACCTTTTTCGAAAGATAAAGTCTCTGAGTTAAGAAAAATACATATAATTTTTCCAAGATCCAAATCTAAATGAACCTGTAAAGTGTATCCGTACTGTCCACATTTTCCACATGAACAATAAACTCCAAATATCTGTTTTCCATATTTTTGTGCTGAATAAGCAGAACCGTTAGATGAATAAACTGGATAGCTACGAGTATGTATTTCTTCAAAAGAAGCTGATTTTAATTCTTTTAGTTCGCCAGTATTATAGTCCAATATTAAAGATGATTTGCCAATACTAAATTCAACTAGAGTCTCTCCACCATTCATAGTAATACTGGTATATCCTCTTGTAATTATGAACTGACAAAAAGGACAAGTGTTCTGATGGCGAAAGGCTTCATCGAGACAGGAAAATTGTTTCATGAGGAAGAATCTTCGTAATATTCATCAAAGATATCTCGTGTCAATCCGGCATCAATCAAAACAGGGCGACCATCTTTAGTGCCCCATGAAGAAATGCGGGCCAAATCGCCTGGAAGAAGCTTGAATCGTTGACCAATATCTTTCAACTCTTTGTATATGTCTGACTCAGATACTTTGTCAAAATCTTCTGGCTTCTTAGCATCTTTATTGCCGGAAATCTCTTTCAAACTAAACCTTAAAGAATCACCAAATTGTTCGAATTTCAGACCTGTCATCTGCTCGAACTCCTTTTCAGTAATCTTTTCTAGATAATGTGTTTCTAGCCAAGCAAAATTTTTGGCGCAACTGAGGATTTGGTTTAAGTATTTGGACTTCATCTTGGGGTTAGCTTCTGCTTTATTTTGAGCAATTCCCTTGTCATTCTTAGCTAGTTTAATGATTGTTTTTGATGGTGTCAAGTAAACGATGCGCGAGGAACCCGAGGATAAATGTTTAAGATTGCGCTCCGCATACTTTTTGCGAGCATTGTAAGTTTCCAATCTTTCTAGATTAGCTAGGATAGTCTTTAAATCCTCAGAATCTGAGGGCAAATCCTCTCCCACAGCTAAAGAATAGAACATATTAGCAAACCTTAAAAGCTTATTTGGGTTCATGTGATAAATACAATAATATTAACATTATGATATATTAAAGAATATGAGCTTTAAATCACTTACTGACCAAGAATATCTTGATTTAATTCAAAAACTGGTGGATAGCCAGTACGATGATGCTATCGAGGATTACGATATCGATAAGTAAGTATGGAATGGATTCCGGCAGAAGCTGAGATTAAAGCGAAGATTCCAAAACTAAATAATCATGGAATGATTGACCTAACCAACGTCAAATCCTCCAAACTAAAAGAAGAAATTCTTAAATAAAACTGTCTGCATTTCTTTAAGCAAAAGTTAATAGATTACTAACTCGCCTAGTAGTTTCTTCTGTTGACATAAATGGAATTATAGGCAATATCTTCTCTGAATATTTTAGTGGAAGAGAAACGTCCAATCTAGCATAGTCATGTGTAAATGAACGAAACCAAACTATCCTAGATTGTGGTTCAGGAACATGAAAATTGCTTAGATGCATAATTTTATATTCTTCACCTATTGGAATACAGAGGCCAAATGATTCGTAAGCAATTTGTAAACCATCCCAAAACAATGTATCTATTTTCCCGGCCTTCAATTCTAAATTGAAATGAGTAGATGACCTACTGTACCTATTACAAAAAGTACATTTTCTAATGAATCGGCATGATCCATTGGTAGACCTAAGAAGATTAGTATGAAACTCCCTAAACTTCTCAATTAAATGCATCGGAACGTGGGTTTTATGATCCCATTCAGTATAAAATTCAATATGAAAACTATTATCTTTAGGATTGAATGAGTATCCAACTTCATAGTCAGGCTGATTTACTTGCATCGGTTTCATAACAAATATGACAACAAACCTATCATTCTCTATCCTGGTCTTTTGTTTGCGCCCAGAAATGAATTGAGTAACCAGCACAGTATTACATATTGGACAATGAGTGCGCCCATCAATAAATTCTTGTAAATTCATTGGACATCCTTGCAAGCTCTTGCTCCAGTTTCATACCATCCAAATCCTGCACCATGAGCCGTGGTCATCGGACGACTTGCATTACGCACATGCCAGATATGACCTCCCATTAATCCAGTTCTACAATTACCAGTAGTTTTAGTAACACACATGTCTTGACTAGCATCATTGACAACCCACTCATCAATATTTCCAGACATATCGTGCACACCAAAATCTGATACACAACCAGACATAGAGCCAGACGGCACTAATAGAGCACGTAACTTAGCTGAAGTTTCGTCATTCGGCCTAGTAGATTTAAAAACATCAATACCTGAATTATGATTATCAAAATTACAAAGCCTTTGACGATGGAATCCATCGCCGTACGGTAGTGGATGTAAGTTGGGGCCTTCTGCTGCTAATGTCCATTCTTTATGAGTACAAAGTCGTTTGCCCACAGAGGCTACAGCTTTTTCTGCATCATAATATGTCATCCAGTCTTGAGGCACTACACCTTGTTTATTTGGCCATTCATAACGATCAATACAAAAATGCATGTGTACTAAACTATCAGATAAACATTTACTCGGATTTTTATACTCTCCACAAGCTTTATTAATATCTCCAGGATAATGTCTAGTACCATCTAAATCTATATTATATAAACACTCCGTCTGTAAATTAGGACAATAATCACCTTCAATCTCTACCATATCACTGGGACACGAGGGTGACGCGCGATCCTCTACTTTCGAAATCTGTGGTATTTCGTATTTGCGTGTAATTTCGGCGCTCTCCTTATTTTTAGAGATTGCCGATTCATCACTCGCTATCCCCACAATTGTCAAAAATAAAACACAAGAAATTACAACTATCTTGAAAATTTTCATGACACACCCCTACAAACCATCTTGAATAGAGTATAATCATGGTACAAAAAGCCGCAACAACTAATTGATCGATTTTTAGGTTGAGGGTTTGATCTAAAAAGATCCTGATCCCCCTATAGATCCCCCTTTCAATTGTCGAGATCAACTTCTGTTTTGATCAAAATAAAAATGACGATGATTTTTAGTCATCGTCATTTAAGTCTAAGGTGTATATCTGCCGAACTTTATCAACCTGGCAGGGACGCTTGCGTGACTGCCCAATACTAAATTAAGTTCTACGTGGGACTTTAGCCGCTGTAATAGCTTGTGGATCAGTCATTCTTGGATTTTGAGGATATGTTTTCTTGAAATAATCTTTGACGAGTTCTAGAGCTTTTCTAGTTTCTGGTCCTAATACTCCATCATTCATTTTATCTGGGCTTACAAATCCCAATCCTTCTTCTGTTACAAATCTAAGTAAAGCTTGTTGATCAGCTTTGCTAATTGATGGATAACCTTTTGGAGGCGGAGTTCCCTGTACGGTAACTTCTGGAATAGTTAGTATACCACTACCAATTTCGGCTGGAGGCGTATCTTGTGGGCCAAACTGGTTGGCCCAGTCTTGAAGATTTTTCATTTGCTTGCCCGTTAAGTCAATTAGCTGTGCAGCTTTTGGAAAGACTAATTGCATCCAAGCATTTTTAGCATCATCACTCATATCACCTAAATTAGCAACTGCGGCAAGACTACGGGCCGCTTCACGAATTGATGGTAGTGTAGCTGCGTCATAATTATTATCTCTTGCAGCTTTGTTAATTACTTGAACTGGTCCTCTCATACCAATAGGTAAACCTGGTAAACGGCCTGGGATATCTCCCTGTCTTTCAGCACTACTACCAATCCATTCTTGGATTGCGCTGCTCAATGCACTAACTGCACCACGAATGTAGTTTTCAGTTTGCATAATTTGACTTGGGCCATCCTGTGCAATAGCGGATAGAAAAGATTTACGATCAGAATACAATGCTAGTCTTTCAAAAAGAGAAACTTTATTGAGCAATTCATCAGTCTCAGGCTTCTGAGATGAGGCCATTTTCTCGTAGAATTCAACTCTCTTTAGTAATTTATCAGCTTTAGACATTCTGGGTTCCTTTTCCGCAAATACTACTTATTATACACCATTATGCCCCGTGAAAATCACTTTCTATTGATAAAATCTGTATTATAATATTCGTTGTCACAATTTGGGGCGGAGATTATACTTTGTTTAATACCCTGATTATCGATTAGCCCACAGGTACAACCACATTGGCAGCCACAGCCACATCCTCCGCAGGCTCTAATTCCAGAAAAAGTATGGCATCGGTCACAATAAAAAGGATATTTACAAGTATTGCAGCGCGGCATAGTATAAAAAGGCAGGATAACCACGTTCGGAGAATTGTTAGCCCTCAAAAGTTGATACATATTAATTCTTTGAATCTCAAAGTCTTGGAAAGGCGGCCCGAAATTGTTTTTCTCAATATCAGCCAACCCCTGATGAATAAACATTACCACGTCAGCATATTGAAGATTTGGTAAGTTCATGTAGTTATGGCCATCATTATACTTTGGAACAATTACTAGAATGCGATAACCCTGCAAATGAACGATGGTTGGATAATTTGGATCTGCTTCAACTCTCGCATCAAATTCTTCCTTAGTCATCGTGTCGTTTATAAATAATTGGGTCTTCAGAATAGTATAAGTATTTGTTGGGGCATTCGGATCTGTCCCAGGAAAATATGGAGGAGTTGGTGGATAGTTGATATCGCCATTAATGAAAAAGATTGCTGGAGGTAGGGCCGACATAATTATATAGGATTTTATTCACTTGACGAAAATTGATTGATTCTTAGAATGAAGGAAAGTATGTGAGGAAAAATGGAAGAAAATAATGTTCCGAAATTCAAATTCGCAATAAAAGAAGGACTCTCTGACATATACTTGCCAACTAGAGGTACTGAGAAATCTACTGGCTGGGATGTTAGATCTGCAGATAGATTAATCATCAGAGCGGGAGAGTACGCTAAAATACCATTAGGATTTCGATTGTTTTGTCCGCTAGGCTGGTGGATGGAATTAAGACCTCGCTCATCATCCTTTGCAAAAAAGAACCTGCATGCACTGCATGGTGTTATAGACGAAGACTACGAAGGTCAATGTATCTTTGCATGTCAATATATTCCTCCTCTGAGAATTGAAGCAGAATTAGATGAGCCCTATGGATCTGGTTACAAGATTAACGGTGTAATTACTAAGTATGTTGCCGAAGACCTTATAATTCAAGAGGGCGAGGCTATTGGGCAAATCATACCTATTAAAAGACAAGAGATGATAGTAGAAAGAGTAAGCAATGAAGAATACGAAAAGCTCTGTAAAGAAAGAAGTGCCAGCAGAGGTGCCGGCGGCTTCGGTTCCACCAGTAAGTAATAGTCCAAGGATAGATCCCTTTGATACCACATTATTGGGTAGTGGTATACCCAATTACGTTATTGATCCCTCCTCGATGCAGAATGCTAAATTCCCGCCTCTTGCAACAGAAGACCAGATAGGGGCTGCCAATTCATTTTATGAACAGCTTGTAGATAGAGTTGGCCCTGCTACTGTTGAGGAGACAATTACTGCTGCTAATAAATTTCATGATGAGGTAATAGTTCCTAGTGTTAATATATTTCATAATGGAACTGGGGTAACTGCTGGATATGATCCGGATTCAGCTTGGATTCAAACATACTCTGGAAGGCGTTTTTGTCCAACTAATCCTAATCCAAATGCCATTGTTATTCAAGATATTGCGCATTCACTATCTATGCAGTGCAGGTTCACTGGGCATATCAAGAAATTCTATTCAGTTGCGCAACACAGCGTTTATGTTAGCTATATTTGTAATGAAGAAGATGCTTTGTGGGGGTTATTGCATGATGCCTCAGAGGCATATTTAACTGATGTCCCTCGCCCTCTGAAACGATCTGGCTTCTTTGAAGAATATCTTAGGTTGGAGTCTCTAATGCAGACTGCTATTTGTAAACGTTTTGGTTTACCGTATGACGAGCCACCTTCGGTCAAGAAAGCAGATGCTAAACTTCTAGCTACGGAAGCAAGAGATTTAATGGCACCTTTGCATAAAGATTGGCTACAAAGAGTTGCACCACTGCCATTTGTTATCGAAGCTTGGGATCAACAAAAAGCTAAGGATATGTTTATGCAGCGCTTTTATGAGCTGATTGGGGTTGATCCTTCTAATTATGAACATTATTTAAGGAACAGGGACGTTCTTTGATATAGATAATAGTATGACTGATAATAACAAAAAAGATCCACAATTAGTGGACGAAATCATTAAACAAATTGTACCTGAAACTAATCCGGTAGTTAAACAGGCTAAGAAGCCTTTAGCTCATACTAAAAGTCCTCCTATTAAAGAGAAACATTACTACGATGTTAAGGTAGAGTGTATGATACCAGCCACCCTAACTTTCCGTGTATTAGCAGAGACTCCAGAGGAAGCTGCCGAGCTAATCAAAGGTGCTTCTCCAAGATCTGTACAACATAGGTTAGTCGGAAGAAAAGACTCAAAACTCAGTGTTTATGATGCTGGAACTACTATGCTAAGATGGATGAAACACCTGTTAGGTAGATGAATGTATTCACAATATTTAGAAGTTCGCGAATCTAGAATAGGTAAAGGTACTTTTTCTAAAGTTACCATTCCTGCAAACTCATTAGTTGTAGAAGTAACTGGGCCAATTGTATTAGATAGAGAAGTTCCGTCAACCGCAGATTTTGATGTTTATTTACAAGTGGGCCCCAATACTTTTATCGGTCCATCCGGCAATCGTGTCCCAGAATATTTGAATCATTCTTGTGATCCCAATTGCAGAATGCATGTTGTAGGTAATAGAGCTTTCCTGTACTCGTTGTATGTAATACCAGTCGGCGCAGAACTTACTTTTGATTATTCTACTACATCTACTGATACTCATGATTCATGGAAAATGGAGTGTAAATGTGGTTCTTTTAAATGCAGGAAGCTGATCAGTGGATATCAATATCTTGATGCATCACTGCAAGAAGAATATAAGAAGAAAAACATGTTTCCATTATATATATTGCAACCTACTTTAATTCACAAAAGATGAATAGGGTTCATATTCACGCCGGGGAAATTGATATATACGATAAAAGTCTAGATTTAAGGCTAGGTAGTGTTCTTAGGGGCTTGATGCCCGTTTTATTAGGCCCTGATTGGGAAGACTATGTTACTGTATATATAAAGGAAGAGAACCGAACTGCCACACGCTTATTTGACAGGTGGCAAATCCATAATAAAGATGGCCCTGCAGTTATAAAACATGATGGGACTATGGAGTGGTGGATTGATGGTACAAAATTATTTGTAGAAACTCAACAAGAGTTTGAATGTTACATGAGAAATAAAGCTTTTTGGTAAGTGAGGAAGAATGTCCGGATTAAACTATTACGTAATTGACACAGAAACAACAGGTTTAAAAAGTGGTTATCATGAGATAACTGAAATTGGTATCATCCGTGTTACCGACAGAGTCCAACTTTGGCGACAAATTAAGTGCGTATATCCCGAGCGTGCTAATTTTGATGCTTTGGCTATTACTAAGAAAACGATGGCTGATTTAGAACGAGGTTTTGATCGCGATGCGGTGGTGGCTGAATGTGAAAAGTTTTTTGCCGAAGACGGATTGACTCCAGCACATCGTTGCATTATTGCTCACAATGCACCATTTGATAGGAAGTTTTTACATGCCATGTGGGAGACTGCTGGTAAAGAGTTCCCAGCTCATTTATGGTTGGACACCATCCAATTAACCAAGAAGTTTATTGATGAAAATGATACATCACAACTAAACATCGTCAAAACAGCAACTGGTAAAGTTAGTACAAAACTTCATGCCTGTTGTGATATGGTTGGTATCAAGAAGATTTCTGAGGCCCACAATGCCAAGGTAGATAGTAGGAATACATACCTACTTTATCGTAATTTAATAGATGAAAAGAAGATTGATTATTTGCCATTCGTTAAAACACATATACATTCTTTCGTTGCCCCAGATGCAGATGAAGGATTAGATCCAGCGTTATTACTAGACCAAGAATGAGAAGTCCAAGTATCGAATGGTTACATGCCAAAATAGATAAACATATAAAACTAGCAACTTCATTTGCTGAAGTTCCAGAGTTGGAGTTTATTATTAAGTCATGTCGTTTAAAACCTTACGATTACATTTTTGATGAGCGAACCGAAAAGATAGTGTTGTACAAATGGTGGTTTGATGAGTTTGGCAACTCACTCATAATAAACAAATACAAACGACTAGAAATCATACACAATGATCTCCGCCTGGATAGAAAGAAAATTATTAGTACTGATTTATATTATGGGTTGGCCCTTGACAAGATTGCAAAGATGAGTAAGATGGTACATCTCATTCATGGAAAGGATGAGGATCTTTACCAAGATTGTTGCCTTGTGAATTTCCTTGGTATCGATGAGCATCTGCGCTCATACTTATACTGGTATGAAGAATGGCAACAAGTTTCGCCACTTACAATGGGTTTACATAGTTTAAAAACCATAGCAAATCATTTAGACGTGAAATATTTTCAGCAGTTGGGAAAGAAAGAAAATTCCGCAATTCCTTGCATTTCGGCCGAGGCATGGCTATCTTATTTGCCCGCAAGTACAGCATTTATGTCAAAACTAAACAAACAATCCGAAATACTATCGGACATTATAAAGTTATGAATATACCAAAACACATACACTTATCCTCCAAAGATTTTCAAAATTGGAGAGAAAAAGCACAAGAAATGTCGTTAGAGTATGGTATTTTTGTTGAACTTGTTTATACTAACAGAAATAATCAAACACCCGAATTAGAATCCATACAATTTAAAGTAATGGGACACACTTTTGACAGTTTGAAAGATTTACGTAAAGCCCTTGACAATAAGGTATTTTTATGAAAGGTACACTAAATTGCACGATCGTGATAGATTAGAGTTTGAAGGCGAAGTTGTTGATGCCAATAAGGGACAGTTTAAAGTTCAAGTAAGTGATAATTACACGGTTCTTTGTACTTTATCTGGTAAGATCAGAACAAATTCAGTTCGCATCCTATTAGGAGATAGAGTGAAAATTGAAGTCTCTGAATATGACCTAAGTAGAGGGCGTATCGTATACCGTATCAAAGGCGCTTAAACATCTCTTTCAATTTCTGAGAGTAATTTTTCGATAGTGCTTTCGCTTTCCGCAGGAGTATTTTGTACTCTTTGCAGCAATTTCATCCTACTTTGAACATTAGAAGTTTGCGCGGAAGATCCGCCTTCTATCTCTTTGAAAACCGTTACACCCTTATGCCATCCCCAGGGTTTTGGATATTTAGTAGGATCAGCTCCACTAGGAGGTGACGGGTGATAATGTGGCTCGGTACGACCCATATAAGATTCACCATCAATAGTGAATGGAGTCTGATCTCCCAGCTCAGATGAATTTAGTATTTTCATAGCAATAGGACCAATCTCTTTACCACCCTCGCCACGTTTCAGTGGCCTATAACCTGCTGGAGGACGACCAGGGATACTGTTTTTGCTCAGGTCTTTGATTGCGGGGTCTTTGCCGATACTTGGTAGAATTTGTATTTTAGAAGCTTGCTTCATGATTTCTGTATAGACTTTCATTCTACTAGCCACCTGAGTAAGCGCCTGATCCAGGAATTGATCTATTTGCTCTAAGCCTGGGACATTCGAGTCTTTGGTTGGTATTTTAAGATCTAAACGAGCTAGGCCCGCCCTGTCTCTTTTTACATCGTACTGGGCCAAGCCACCATCACGAATATCTTGGCCTTCCATAAACAATGCGGAGCGATAGGGGCTTTTGATAAACTTGTCCATGGACATCGTCTCTTTTCGTCCATCAGGATATTGTACATCAACACGGTTGTCAACTAAACGAACATAAGTTCCATACTCTACATGATCTTCATAATTTGGATGTTTAGTTCCATAGCCACTTTGTAACATTCCGCCAGGCTGTCTAATCCCATGTAAACCAAGACTGCCACTAGCTGGTGGAACCGTTAACCACTTACCACCACTTCCAATATCCACAAGACCTTTTTGGGAATTAGGATTCTGTGCTATTTGTTGATTAACTCGATTGCTAAACTCTACAGCGGCATCTGTAGTACCAATACGTTTATTGGATACATCAGTGCCAGAATACCACTGGCCACCCTCCCCACGATAGCCAGTACCACTCAAAGGATCTACCTTAACAACAGAACCTGCGGCCTGCGCGGCTGACCAGACATGATCAGCAATAGTATTAGTTGGCAGAGACATGTTAAATTTGTTAGCGATCATTTGGGCAGTAGTGCCAGTCATTGGTAAATACTGATTACCTACTTTTAAAAAGTCTCTTGTAATATAGAACGTAATTTTGGTGCCCTGAGGTCCATTAACAGTAACTGGCCATAGATCAGTAGGTTTACCCTGGCTGACTACTGCTTGGTATACTAATCTTTCTCTCTGTGGGCCTGCTGGTGTCTTAGCAAAATCTTGTTCAAAGCTCATTGTTAGTAGCTCAAGAAATTAAGGGGACCTTCATCACTGACTAGTTTAGAATAAACAGGATGTTTGAATACATCTCTCATTCTCATTGATTGGCCATTAACAACAGAAATATTGTCGGCCAATCTAATACCATGACTATAGTCAGCATATTTATCATCGTGACTAGTTGGGTTTAAACCCTGAATTGGTTGCCCGTTAGGTTGTATCCAACCATATATCGCAACTCTTTTAGCAGGGTTATTCGGCGCTAACTTGTTTGTTAAAACAACATCTTTCTTATGACCGGATGTAAGTGCAAATGGATTTTGTCCATTAGCAATTAATTGTTTTTGAATAGTATTGCTGTGCGTACCAATTCGGTGCGTTTTTTCCATATCAGAGTTATATGGTGGGCCCCATGGTTTTGGTGATAATTTATTTATTGACTGTTTCCAAATATCATTGACCATTTTTCTAGTAATTAAAGTACAATCATATTGGTCGGCAATAGATTGTGCTGTGTGAGGATTCATTGGTACTCTGACATAATCCTCATCACTTCCAATACAAAGGTAATCTGCCATTACTTTATAGACAATAGTATTAGAACCATCGGAAACTGTTATTTCTACAAAGTTTCTTAAGAAGTCAGGGATATTGCCTTCTTGAAACTCCTTTAAAATATTAGCTTCACGAGCAGCACCAACTAAATTTAAATTTGCTTGGACAAACTCTGAACCTGTGACTGAATAAGGGTTGCGATCCGGGATTGAACTCGTAGTAGGCGCTGGTCCGGAATCTGGATTTATCTCGGGTTGAGTCTCGGCTGGTGTTTCGGCTGGTGTTGATGAGTTGTCTACTGGGTCTGGCATCGACGAATCTCCCTTTGGTTTTGAGCCAAATAGGCTATTGATCAAATCCTGAATCAATTTGAAAATATCTAGGCTCATAAAACTCCTGACTTACTAATGATTTTCTTTACTGCGGACTTGACAAAGATAATTAAATCATTATCTTATCCCTGTTTCAGTTAAATTAGTCTCGTCTAATATGCATTATTATGGCGAACGTTATATCGCTTCTGGCTTCTTATTGGAGGTAACCCATGATTCGTGAAGGTCTGACATTTGACGATGTGCTTTTAGTTCCCCAACATTCCGACGTAGAGAGTCGCTCAAAAGACGTAGATGTTTCGGTGAAATGGGGATGTTTACATTTTGCGCATCCAATTATTCCAGCCAACATGAAAACGGTTATCGGTGAAGAAATGGCTGTCAAGATTATCAAAAGTGGTGGCCTAGCTATTTTACACCGTTTCATGGAAGATAAAGAACAACTACGATTAGCTAACTATATGGTGGATAATCATGGTAATGAAAACTTCGCTGTATCTGTTGGTGTAAAGTTATCTGATAAGGAAATGGTTGCTCATTTTAGAAATGCTGGTATTCGGATAGTCTGCATTGATGTAGCACACGGAGACTCTAAGATGTGTGTTGAAATGACTAATTGGATTAAGAACACGTATCCAGACATGTTTGTTATTTCCGGTAATGTAGCTACAGGGGAAGGTGCCCGCAGATTATGGGAAGCCGGTGCAGATGTAGTAAAAGTGGGTGTAGGTCCAGGTAGTTTATGTACTACTAGAATAGAGACTGGTAATGGTGTTCCACAGTTTACGGCCCTTTCAGACGTAGCAGAAGTACAACGACAGTTAAATGAATTAGAGCGCACTAAGCGTTATCCTAATGAAAAGAAACGACAATTTCGCTTCATCTCCGATGGTGGCATTAAGAGTGCTGGTGATATTGTAAAAGCTTTATGCTTTGCTGATATGGTAATGATCGGCAACCTGTTTGCAGGATGTGAAGAAGCACCAGGTCGCCGTGTAGAGATTGATAAGGTTATCTACAAAGAATATGTTGGCAGCTCGACGCACAAGACTAATCACGTTGAAGGTGTGGCCGCTTTGGTTCCCTATAAGGGCACGTTCCAGAACATAATGACTAAACTTATTGAAGGATTACAGTCTGGTTGCTCATATCAAGGATCTCATAATTTAGAAGAACTTAAGGATAATCCGACATTTATTAGGATAACCAGCGCTGGATTGAGAGAATCTCATCCCCACGATGTTATCATTAAATGAGGTTATTATGGACTTTAAAACTACCATCAAAGTCATTACAGCATCCGCTACAGCACTTACCAATGTTGCACTACTTGGCGGTCTCGTGTGGTCAATTGCGTCAGGTCTACCAGTTATTATGCCGGTAGTACTTACCACATTACTGGTGCCATTTGGTTATTTTTCTTATGTTGACTATAAGTATTTCTTTGGGAAGAAATGAATCTGTGTAAAATATGTAAATCATTAGCCTGGATGTTCTTTGGGTTAGTGATGGCACAAGCTCTATATACAGGAGTAAAATTTGGTTGCTGGCTAGGTTTCGCGGCTGGCTTAACTGGGTTTATAGGTGGAATAGTCTATGGAAGATTCAAAAAAAGAGAGTGTAGCATCTCTTAAGGAATATAGATTGGATAAATATCTTTTTGTTTATCCGGCCAATCTGGAATACGAAAAAAATATTCATGTAAAGATTACAGCGGCATCATATTTGAAACTGAAGACTGTAGATATGATGTTTGCAATAATTATCTACTGGGCTGGCGGCTCATTATAAATCCAAAAGCTGGGGGCTTTAAAGACATACCTTTTAAACGGGCCACCTTTGGATTTCTGCCAACAGAAATTACAGTCCAAGAAATAGGGTAAACATGGCATTTAATGAACTCGTCGCAAAAGCTCAGATTTACTTTCCTAATTTGAAAATCAAATACAAAGACCAAGATCCTTTCATGAAGTTTCTTGGAATGTTGATGTTTTTTAATCCAGCATTTATGACTTCATTTGTTACTACTATTGGTGACACCATTTATTTTCCAAGTAAAGAATATGTAGAAGACAAATCTGTAACTGGTGTTTTTATTCACGAATGTACCCACATATACGATGAAAAGAGATTGGGCACAAAGTTTAAGCTTGGCTATTTGTTCCCTCAAATTCTAGCACTTCCTATGTTACTGTTACTATTTCTTCTATCTTGGAAGATTGTAATACCTTTATCTTTATTGTGCTTAGCGCCCTGGCCAGCTCCCTTTAGAGCGTCTTCGGAGAGAAGGGCTTATTTTGTTAGTATGAGAGTTGGTTACGAACTACACGGAATAGATCCATCACTTTCTGGACCATATTATGCAAACAATTTTAAGAACTCGTCATATTACTGGATGATGCCATTTGGCGAGGATGCAAGATTTGCGGCAGAAGCTGCCAATATTAAAGCTGGTAACCCGGAGTCCGCCTCTGATCCTGCTTTGAACAAGATGATTTCTGATTTGATAACAACAGCTAAATAATTAGGATAAGACATGAAAGAACATGACAATTTAGTAGAGCTAGTAGGCTACTACGGCTCTGATGAAACACATGCGCTCTCCGCCTGGACTTCAACTTCTAGAGATTTGACTGAAGAGAAGAAAGGTCGCATGGGAAAATTACTTATCATGCTGGCAGAGAATGGGCATCATACTCCATTTGAAAAATCCTCTTTACACTTCCTAGTCACCACGGACATTGCAACACATATTCATATTCTTAAACACAGAATTGGTGTTTCAGTAAATGGCGAATCAGCTCGCTACAAGAAACTACAAGAAGAAAAGGGTTTCATTCCACAAGATTGGCCGGAAGAAGAGCAGGCGTTACTATTAGATCACTATAATGAATCCTTCAAGAAATATCATGTCACTCTGGAAAGATTAGTTGCAAAAGGGTATAGTCGTAAACGTGCTAAAGAAAGCGCACGTTTCTATCTACCTTACAATCACCAACTAACGGCTGACGTAATGTTTAATTTCCGATCTTTTATGCATTTCCAAGGATTGCGTAATGAAGAAAGCGCCCAACTCGAAGTGCAAAATTTAGCTAAAGCAATGCTAAAACAAGTTTCTGATACTGATGCTTTTAAACTATCGTTAGATGCATTTGGTTGGACTAAGGAAAAAATTTATGGCTAATATTTCTGGAATGACCGGAGCTTTACCTGGTGTGTTTGGCTCTAGTGGTTCTGAGATAATTAAAACTAACCAGGGGTATGCTATAGGTTTTTACTGGCATGGAATATTGGGGAGGACCATGGGCAGCAGTCTCTATTCAAGACATTGCTTTGCAAGCGCTTCGAGTTATTACGAGGATGCCAAAGAGTTCATGGTATATTGTAATAGGGTTCAATATAGCTTTAGAGCCAACCGTCATGTGCAAATTTGAAGAGAGATTGCGTATAGATAAAGATATTAACCAGGAAGAATTTCTTGCAGAACTAACTCAAGAAATAATAAGACTAAAAAAACTATCGGCATTTATATAAGGTATTGCTATGATTAAAATGATTGCAGCCGTCTCACAAAATGGATATATTGGTCTAGATGGGAAATTACCATGGCATTATCCAGAGGACATGAGGCTCTTTGCTAATAAAACAAAGAACTCTACGGTTATCATGGGTAGGAAAACTTTTGAATCCATCAATAGTAGGCCCTTACCCAATCGAAGAAACATAGTCATCAGCCGCTTAGCTAATGGGCTTGGAGTTTTGAACAATGATGGTATTGAAGTGTTTGCATCTGTGCCAGAAGCACTTGATACTTGCGATAATAATAAAGATGTTTGGATTATGGGTGGTGAACGTATTTATGAAGCTGGTATGGAATTTGCCGAAGAAATTCATTTAACTGTCGTTCCAAATTGGATTGATGCCACATATGGCCAAGAATCTGCACGTTTCCCATGGATTAATCCATTAGAATTTAATATCAAGCAAATACTGAAGCTAGCTCCCGAAAAGGAAGATTTAAAAGCTATGGTTGTAATATACGAGAGAGTCTAGATAGTTACGGGTTATCTGCTGTTACCCTGACAATGTTAGTGCCGTCAGCATAGATAATAGCTCTCTTGCCGTTAGCTACAGTAACTCCAGTACCAGTTGCTCCAATGAATTGTAAAGATTGGGCCCCAGTTGTATTATTGAACACAATCCACTCATAACCAGAAACAAGTGGCACGACTATATCTCTTGTAGCTGTTAAGCTTAGAGAACTTGTGAATTCCATTATTCGGGCTTGATAATCTGCTTGTACTGCAGTGTAATTTGCATCTGCTGTTAGTTGTCGTACTATTCGTGTACCTGATATGGATTGAACCATACTATTACTAGCGTACCAATAGGCATCTCCTGCTTCTGCATATAGCCAACCACCACCGGCTGGTCCAAATGTAGGCGCCACAGTTCTATCAAGCAAATATATAATTCCCTTTGCAGAATCAAAGACTGTTCCGCTCTGAGTGAAGAAGGCAACATTATATCCATCAGATGTAATGATGCTATAGCCATCACTAGAAATTCTAATGTAGCCATCTGGCCCAGGATTTACATAACCATCAAAATATCTATAACTCATTAGCTTATGCTCCACTGAGTTCCGGTGTAGGTTAACTCTACAGCCGCATAATTCTGACTCAATACGATTGAAGCAGCCCCATCAATATTGGCCCCGTTACCTGAAACTGTTACGTTATTGGTAGCTGCATTTCCTACTGCATCTTTAATAGTGTAGGCATCGCCGGTCGTTGGGGATGCTGGTAAGGTGATCGTGAATGGCGATGCTAGAGTGGTGATTGCAATGTAATCATCAGTTACCAAAACTTGATAAGTACCAGTTACGCTGGTTACATTTCTTCTCTGCCCCTTTAGGTAAACAACCTTATTTGTTGTTACCCTAGCAGTAGTTACGCCACCAGCTTGTAGGTTAACATTTCCATTATTAGAAGTTCCTGTACCTGAGGTAAGGTTAAGATCTCCACCCGTAGAGGTAGTGCCAGTTTCATTTTGAGCCTGAACTGTTGTAGTTGCTCCAGTACCGGATGCGGTAGTAAGATCTGCTTGTCTGTAGGTAACAGAAGTTGCAGTGCTTGCGGCTTGCAACGTAGTTGCACCAGACGAAACCGGAGTAATGCGATATGCCTCAGCAGCGTCTCTGAATTCGGTGAACGTTGGGTGAATAACTACCCTATCAACCGCGCCAGTTTGTAATTGAATATTACCAGCAGTAGTTGCTGTACCAGAAGTTAGAACTAGATTACCACCAGTGGTTGCTGCGTTCTGAGCCTGAACAGTCATGTTAGTGCCAGTTGCACCGCCTGTAGTGGTCTGGTTGATCTGAGCAGCAGTTACTGTAGAAGCGAATGTGACTTGTGTAGTGCCAGCAGATACTGGAGTAATACGTAAAGCTTCAGCAGCATCTCTAAACTCAGTAAATGTTGGGTGTACAACTACTCTGTCCACACCGCCAGTTTGTAGTTGAGTATTGCCAGCTACAGTGGTACCAGTTCCAGAAGTTAGTATTGCATTTCCACCAGTAGAAGTTGTACCAGTTGCATTACCTGCAATTAAGATTAGATTTCCACCAATACCGCTTGCTGCCGTAGTCACCTGAGACTGGATTGTCATCGGCGCACTTGGTGTAGACGCAGTCTGAGTGTGATTAACCTGGGCAGATGTTACAGTAGAGGCGTATGTAATCTGAGTTGTACCAGCAGATACCGGAGTGATACGCAGTGCCTCAGCAGTATCTCTAAACTCGGTGAACAATGGATGAACAATAACTTTATCAACACCACCAGTTCTAATTTGAACATCACCGGCTGTAGTAGCTCCTGTACCAGAAGTTAGTATTAGGGCACCACCAGTTGTAGCGGCATTTTGCGCTTGAATAGTGTAGGTTTGGCCGGTTGCACCACCAGTATCATCTTGCCTAAATAATGGAGTTAGTTGAGCAGTATCGACTCTAAACAAATTCTCGAAGTACAAAATGCTATTATCGTTAGCACTTGGTCCCGGAGATGCTGCATCTGTTGGGAAAATTCTGACCTTGAGAGTTGGGCCAGTTTGAATATCAACTGTACCATGAGTTCCTGCTGCGCCGCTACCACCCGTACCAGCAGTACCAGAACCAATAACTAGATTTCCACCATTGTTATTGGCGTTTGCGCCAGTTTGTTGCTGTCCCGCCTGAGCAAATACGCCCAGATTAAATCCAGCATTTGCACCAGTATCAGGTCTAACAACCTGATATAGTTTTGGGGTATTAACAGTTGGAGCAATTGTTAAAGTTCTGGTAAAGCTATCCGAATCAAGATCGCCTCTAACCTGTAGTTGAGAGATACTATTAATCTGGAAGTCATAGAAAAATCCAGTTGGTGTATCGAAGATATGGCCAGTATTACTATTTGGAGACCCGTGTAGGATGCGATTACCAAAATCAGTTCCTAACAAAACTAAATCTTGAGTTCCAACTGGTGGAACGCTGGTGACAGAATCGCCAATAAACAAGAACCCCGTACCACCAGAACATCCAGTAAATGTAGTAGCGGTTGTACCAGTGTAAGTAATTACTTGTACACTTGGTGGAGAAATAGAGTTATTGCTAGTACGACTTACTACACGCAGAGTTCCAGAAGCTGGGAAACCGGTAGTGGAAGCTACAGTAATTGTAGCTGTTGGTAGTGTAGTGCCGTTAGTTCCATTAAATGTAGTTGATCTATTAGTTTGTCCAACAATACTTCCAGTAATAATTTGACCTGTACCACCAGTTGCACCGGTAAAACTTGTTCCAGTTGTGCCAGTGTATGTTACCGTTTGAACACCAGTAGAAGATAGAATTAATAGCGTACCAGAACTGGTGAATCCGGTCGTAGATACTACGTTAATTGTTGCTTGAGGTAATGTAGTTAAATTAGACGCGGCAGCAACAGTTGTACTTGCAGTTAGGTTTCTTGAAACAGCTACAGGTACGTTATTAGCGGTTCTTAAACTGCCGGTACCAGCCAAATATCCTGATAGAGGATTTGGATCAGAACTAGCAGCAAAATCATTACCCATAACTCCAACAATATTTAAAGAGTTGGCAATTGTAAAATTGTCAGTGCCAATACCATCACCAGGAATGGTCACTGCTCTCCAATATCCATCTGCGCCAGCATGCGAATAACCATCTGGATTCTCAGTCCAAATCCAGGCGCTACCATCACGAGGAATACCGCTTCCAAAATTACCACGATGGATACTATAGCCAGTTATCTGTGTAGAAGGCGATATGTTTGGTGAACTTATTGGATCAGCCCAATTAGCATGAATTACTCTACCAATAATATCAACAACCGTACTTTCTACGGTAGTCATCGACCCTTGAACTTCTAAGTTACCTTTAATAATAACAGTGCCTGTGGTCGGTGGACCAAAGGTAGAATCACTTGGTGCGATAGTCAATGGCGATACAACGATCTGTGTTGTTCCGCCAGTCTGAATGAAGACGTTTCCAGATTGTGATGTACCAATACCAGAACTTAGTGCTAAATTTCCTCCAGCAGAAGCTGCTAATGAAGTTGCTTGCGCTTGTACAGTTAGTGTAGTACCTGCGGCAGAAGAAGTCGTATCCTGAGTAATAATTGGATTTGCAATAGTGTTAGCAAAAGTAATTGTCTGATGAATATGAGTTTCAGTAGTATCACTCAAGGTAACTCTAGTTACTCCACCAGTTTGCAAATTGATAAGACCGTTAGTAGTTCCAGTACCAGTAGTAAGTGTTAAATTACCACCATTGCTGCCACCCAATCCAGCATTCTGTGACTGAATGGTCATATTTTGACCACTGGTAGATACTGCTGCTGTAGATTGTAAAATAAACGGAGCAATTATAGATGACGGAAATCTAACGAATGGTGCACCAATTTCTACTTGAGTGTTTCCGCCAACTTGAAATGAGTGAACGTTATTAGTTGTAACTGTGCCACCACTGGTATAGGCTAAACCAGTACCGTTAGAGCCAGTTAGGGTAAACTGAGTAGTATTTAGTACTACAATCGAGAATGTTTTTCCATTCAATCCGTTAGTTGGGTCAGTACCAATAGTACCAGTGATACCATTAATCGTAACGCTTTGTCCAGTTACAAATGTAGTTGGAGTAGATACTGTAATTTGAACAGGGTTTGCGGCAGTAGCGGCAGTAATGCTAAATGTACCACTAGCTGTATTGTGAATGGTTCCAGTGTTAACCGTATCACCAATAATAACATTATTGAATGTATTAGACCCTAGTGCAACGATATCAGTAAATGCTTGGTTAACATTCTTGAAAGCAACAATGTTTGTATTGTTTAGTTCACGGATAAATCCAGTTGAAGCTGCAACGTTATCGCTGGTGCCATCATGTTGAACATATCCATCTACTACCATTACACCAGGAGTATAAACAATATCAGTAACTGTACTACCAAGTTTTACCCTATTAAATAAGTCAGCACCGATTAATTGAATATCGATACCGGTTGGATTAGATTCTGAGAAAATATATTGATTATTAGGAATTCTGATAATACCAGTGTCGGCAGGATCTATTCCTAGAGCTAAAAATCCATCAACAAATAAGTTATTTACAACTAAGGATTGCGATGCTCCAAGAGAAGTACCATCACCATTGGTGTTAAAAACGAAGCGCCATAAAGCGTTGGTTTCGTCCCAAATAAGAGATGACATATCTCTTGGGGTAAAAACATTTCCGCCCGGAGAAGAGGCTCCACTACCTACAGAACCATTCAGTGTAAAATTAGTTGGCCCAAGAACAGTAATTGGCCAGCTACCATTAGCGGCTACATTTCCAGTAACACCATTAATAGTTACAATTTGACCAGTTACCAAACCATGGTTAGTGGCTGTAGTAATATTGATTGGCGAAGCGTTAGAGGCCGCGGTAATGCTGGCAATAAAGTTTACGCCTCGTTCAATTTGAAATCCAGTCAATCCAGTTGGTGGAGGAATCGGGGTAACTGCATTTCTCCAGTCATAGCTATTGACGTGAAAGAAAAGGCCATCAGTGCCACCAAGTGATTGATTTGGTTTTAGAAAATTCTCAACTTTTGACTGTACTATTCTGTTGACAATAATGTTAACTAACTGGTTTGTTGGGTAACCAGAAAATGTTCCTATACTGTCTGGCGCGTCATTTACGACCCATTCCACATATTGGGACAAAGTCGTATTGTAGGCTCGCATATAGTACTGTATTGCCATAGAATCTCCTAGAGAGATGTCTCTTTATTAGATTATCCCTATTCTAAATGCGTAGAATTTTGATGGTTATTAGATGTTAGCGAGAATTGCCCAACTGGCACCGCTCCAAATAACTTGTATTCCACTATAATTTACATTTAGAGTTTGGCTTGGGGCGCCATCAATATTATTTCCGTTGCCAGAAACTACAATATTATTAGCGGCAGCCACTCCCGCAAAGTCCTTAATGTAAAAAGTTTTTCCTGGAGTTTGACCCAGTGGCAAATTGATTGTAAAAACTCCAACATGATTAGGAACTAGAACAACATCTTCAGTTGTTGGAGTATATGGAGAGTTTGGTGAACTAATTGCTAAAATTCTAGATAAAGGTTTTGCGAGGTAATAACCGTCCGCACCACTGAAAGTAAGAATGTAGCCGTCAGGAGGATTATTACTTGGATATCTGTCCGACATATCGGGCAGAGCTAATGTTCTTGTAGTTCTAACTGTTGTTGCCATTATATTCTCGAAATTTCTCGCATTTCAATCGTAGCAATTGCCCTTCTGTCAGATGGAGTATTGCTTGGTTGCACGTAGGAAGTAATTGATTCGGTATCAACCGTAACTAACATTTGGTTAGCGCCATTGGTAGAAACTGTAACTGTCCAAGGCGTTCTAGATATACTATCTACCGTGTTAGGTGTAGATAAAGTATAGTTAATATTATCAAGAACTAAGACACCACTTTCCTGATGTGCAAGTACATCAATATAATATCTTGCAGGAACAACAGGATTTGGTGTAATTGGAGATGTATTTACTATAAGCACTTTGATGCTTAAATCATAAGAATAACCATCAACAAAAGTTGGATTAGCTGCAATAGCATCCTGTAATTGTAGTGGAACAGCCGCACCACCAGCAGCCATGCCAGTTAATACTAAGTGTGACCACTGAGCCTCACCAATTTTACCAACTGCATTACCAGTTGACATAGTACCAGTACCACCAGAGCATCCTGTGAAACTAGTTCCAGTTGTACCAGAATAGTTCACGGATTGCATACCTAATGAGGTAATAACTGCAATTGATCCGCTAGCTGGAAATCCTGCGGTAGATGCTACGTTAATTGTAGCTTGTGGCAAGCTAGCTCCGTTAGAACCAGCCGCAATGGTAGTAGAAGTAAATCTAGAGTTGGCTCTAACTTCTTGGCCAAACATCCTAGATTTACCAAATTGACCACTTACACTACCAAAATTAGAGTTGGCTATATTGCTAGATCCTCTGATAAGTACTGTATTAGAGTTATCAACTAAGTTATTAGTTCCTAGTACTATAGTATTGGATGTAGTATTAGATGGGCCAATAATATTTGCATTACCAATAATAAAATTAGTAGATGCATTAGCGCCAATAGTGTTAAAGGAGCCAAACATTCTGTTAAATATAGATCCGGCTGCAAGTGTGTTAGTTGAACCGTTAATAAACGAAGAGGCCGATTGAATACTATTAGTAGTTCCAATTACAAAAGTCTGGGCGGCGTTTGTGAAAGTATTTCCACTTCCAGTTGCAGTAGTATTGGCCGAGTTAACGAATGAGTTATTAGCTCCAACTATAACTGTGCTCTCGGCACTAGTAGAGTCTATGGTATTATTGGCACCATTTAATACAGTGCTATTTCTACCTGCAATAGTATTGAAGTTACCATTTAGAATGGATGAAAAGAACCCAGAAACACTATTATTGTAACCATCAGCAATAAATGAGCCGGTACCAGTTACACTATTATTGTATCCATCGAGGATAATACTCCAACCAGCACTATTGATAAGGTTATTATTACCATTAACAATAGTGGAGTATGGACCAGTTGCGCTGTTGCTAAGTCCTTTTAGAACCGTAGCGTGCTGACCATTAACCGTAGAAGTATCAGCATTCAAAATAGTAGAGAAGTGGCCGGTTACGCTGTTGTTTTGACCGGTTCCAATGAATCCATATTCTGAAGAAATGTTTACTGTATTATTTACGCCGGTTAAGACCGCAGAATAATCAGACAGTGTAAGTATAGAGTTATTTACACCAGATAACAGAATAGAATGTGGCGCGGCCGAATCAGAACTATCTGGAACGCCGATCAGAACATTTTCTGCACTAGAAATTACATTTGTGGTGCCGCCAATAATAACAGAGAATTGAGAAGCTGCCCCGCCTGTTATTTGGTTATTTGTTCCAAACCCAATACCTGTGTGTGTGGATCCTATAGAAATACTATTAGAAGATCCGTTTAGAATTGCAGAAAGATTAGCTGCGGCTGTGTTACTAGTTCCATTACCAACGAACGAGTTGACACCGGAAGCAGTATTTGATGTACCATTAAGTACAAATGATCGTATTCCGCTAGCTGTGTTGGTAATTCCATTAAGTACTGTCGAGTTTTGGGCAGACGCTATGTTAGAATTTCCGTTAATTATTAAGGCATAGCCATCCGAAGAATTATTAGCAAAACCGCCTACTGTGATTGCATGAATTCCGGATGAAAGGTTTCTGTCACCACCTAAAATTATAGCATAGTCGTTGGTGGCTCCGAGGCTCGCTCCACTTGTATCAGTTCCAAAGTTTACAATTCCAGTCTTAGTGTTTAAAATTGGTGATTGTTGAGCGCGGTTGGACCTCAAATTAACACGAGCAACATAACCATCGAATACAACTGCACGGGCTTGTGGTTCCCAGCGGTTATCCGATGCCTGCCAGACTAATGTATATCCGTCAGTTGGAGGGAACCCTGATAATGGGAATCCTTGCAGACCAATAACTTGCTGACCGGTGCGGCCATAAGGGCCAGAAAATGCCATCAAATCACGACCTGGTATAAATCCAGTTTGTTCTTCCCAGTGACTGGTAAAGTTATTCCAGGTAACATGGTAACCATCTTGAATGGCACCAACAGAGTTCATAGTTGTGGCAAATGGATGGTTATACAAACCCACAACTGTTTGAGCTAAATGCCCGTCTGAACCAGGAGGATATCCAATTAGATCATTTGATGCAACAAATTGTTCAGTTTGAACGGGCTTCCATTGGCCATTTAACCTAACATAAAGTTGATTATTAGCGTAACCATCCCCACCTCTCATATAAAGAGAGCCGTCTAATCTATTTTCGGTGGGAGCGCCGTAGCCGTCACTAATGCTTAAAACTACATTTTGAGGCACATTCCAGATATATAAAGGACTTTTTACATAACCATCATTTGGAATTTGCGGAGAAACCCCAAATTGGAGCCTAGATTCTAAAATATCTAATCTAGTTCTGACATCTGGATAAATTCCACTAGGCGTTACGCCCAACTCTGTTTCAATGGCAAAAACCGCACTTCTAAGCGCAGTAATAGCTACATCTTCCTGTGAACTTCCAGAAACACCAGGGAGGGTTATGTTATTGTCGAAACTAAAAGGATAATTACTCATGTTTTAACGTTTCAGCCTAGGGCGGTAGGGCCTTACCACACAAGTATACTAAATTTTTAGCATACATCTGAGTAAAAAATAACGTTAAGAGATCCAAAGGCTTTCATGACTACTTATCCAGCACAGATAGACAATAATGTTACTTTGCCTCTTGTAGAGGATAACCAATCCCCAATTGGTGGAGATACGGTCAATCGACTAAGAGATGCCATTATTGCAATTGAAAATGAATTAGGAGCTAAACCGAGCGGCACATTTGCTACTGTCAGATCTAGAATGGACCGTATTGAGAATTTAATTACTCAGCAAGTTGTAACAATAGCTGGAGATTTAGGTGGCACACCATCTCATCCATTAGTTATCGGTTTACAGGATCGTCCACTTTCCAGTGCCGCACCATTACCTAATCAAGTTATAGGATGGAATGGTATTGTTTGGCAACCTACTAATTCAGTTCAATTAGCACAAGATTTAGGAAATACACACACACTTCCATATGTTACCGGATTACAGGGTCGTCCAGTTTCTACTCAAGCCCCAACATCCAATCAAGTACTTACTTGGGACGGTTATATTTGGAAACCAGTTACTCAAAGTGTAACTTTAAATATTCTACCAACCGTTATTCTTTTGCCGGTTGATATTGTTTTTGTAGGAGGAGACGGATATACTAACTCTTCTTCTCCATTCAGAGTAGGCGCTCGTGCTGTAGATATGTCACCATTTCCATCTACCACTCTAGATGGTCGTACTAGAACTATGACCTTTAAAGCTGATCTGGAAGTAACTAATGCGGCAGCCACGGGTTTCGTAAGAATCAAAGATGTTACAAACAATGTTGTTATTACAAGTAGTACATTATCTACCAGCAGTTTAACTTCAGTAGAGCTGTCTGCCAATATTAATTCAGGAGTAACTCCTGGATTGATGAGAACAGATATGACTGCTCAGTATGAAGTTCAAATTTTTATTACTGGTGGCGGGGCTAATGATCAAGTTATCTGTAGAAATGCTAGAATTAATATTGTTTATAGTCCGCCTGTTTTAATTACTACGCTTCTAGCTTTAGCTATGCCTTCTGATATTAATTTTGTGTCTGGCACAGAAATGAATGGATTTTCTACACCAGCAGGAACAGGTGGTAGAGAAGTGGATATTACACTGTATCCGGCACTACTAACAGATAATAGTGGAAGAGCTAGAAGTATGACATTTAAAGCCAGTCTAGAAGTTTCTTCGGTTGGTGTAGATGGATATTGTAGGTTATTTGATACTACACACAATGTAGCTGTTACAAATACACTATTCCAATTTAATAACACTGTTACCACAGAATACACTTCCATACCTTTAGTTGTGGGTACTAGTCCAGGAAATATTAGAAGCGATGCTCCTACCAGATATGAAGTTCAAATTTGGAAAACAAGCGGATCTGTGACAGATAGAGTAATATGTAACAATGCTCGAATAACTATAGTGTACTCGTGAGGAATAGATGGCTAGAGTAGCGCCTGATGCAAATGATATCCTAGTATATCCACTTAACGAGAAAGGTCCTAATCGTCCAAATTTAGGAACATTAGGATCGATTGGCGATCTTGTAGATTATGGAAACATGCTTACCGAAGTACCTGGAATTATTAAGATAGATGAAGATTTCAAAGGGGTTTATATACCTGGGCAAAGCATCTCTCCTAATCACGATGGCACTGGTGGAGCATATGGAGTTACCGTTCCAACCAATTTTTCAATCTCTGCTTGGGTTTATGTTAGAAGATACGCTAGTAATTTTGGTTCCGTTTTTACTAAGCAGTACATTGCTAATTCCTGGGCTTTTCCATTTTTGACATGTGGTTTATACATTAGAAATACTTCTGATGGAAGATGGATTGCTTACGTTACTACCAGCGGCACTTTAAGAGAATTGGCTATTAATTCTCCAAATCTTATACCACAAGGTAGATGGGTTCATATTGGGGAAACTTGGGATGGTACTACACTTAGAGCTTATCTAAATGGTACTTTAGTGGGAACATTAGTCCCTGGGGGAGGAGCGGTTGATAATAGTTCAAATCCAGGTAAATGGTTCATAGGAACTATTCCAGACACGACGTCATTAGACGGAGGAAATATAATGGTACAGGATGTTAGGCTGGCCAATATTGTTAGACCACAATCTTATTTTGCTGATGTATATTTTGGCGGAACGGTACCATAAGGAAAACTAATGTCAGGAACAAGAATAGCACCAGATGATAATGATATTGTTGTGTGGAGATTAGACGAAGCTGGCGCTCCGTTCGTAAATTCATCTACGTCTCCTTCCGCCCCGTCACATGCCATTTCCGATTTATCTACTCTATCTGGAACAATATTATTACAGCAACCAAGCTTATTTGCAGCTTCTGGTGCTAATAGTTGTATCATGTTTACTGGTGCCAACAGTAGCAGTCCTCGAAATTTTATTTCTGGAGCTAATAGTGTTATGCCGCAAGCACCAGTTTCATTTTCTTGTTGGGTATATTTGCGAGCATATAATACAACAGGATTCACACAACATTTATGGGTCAAACAAACTAATACTGGGAACTGGTCCAGTACATTTGCTTCTGTCGAACTACAAAATAGAACATATGCTGGCCAATCTCAGCAGTGGGATTTATTTGTTTTACCAACATCAGGTGGAACTCCATTAGTATCAGCAGAGAGTACAGTTCCTCTTCATGCTTGGACTCACACTGCGGTGACTTGGGATGGTACTACGCAAATAGCTTATATAAACGGAAACGTTGTAGCTACCGCTACCTCAACTGGGCCTATTAATTATGGATCCACGCCAGGACCATGGTTTTTTGGAGCTATTCCATCGGGGTCTGGAAATCCAGAAGAGCCAGTTGTTTCAATTTGTGATTTTAGAATTGCGAATATAGTTAGACCACAATCATATTTCCAGAATATATATAGAAATGGAGTATTATCTCCTGGTACAGGGACAAGCCCTTTAACTAGGTATTATAAGTTAAGAGCATATGACACTAATTGTGCTACTTCAAATCCTGTTTATTGGATTTCTACAGGAATAAACTATAACGGAGCACCTCCTGCTCCATGTGGCGGCAATCTTGGGCCAATAGAAATTGTAGGCTCTTGGACAAAACTAGGATTTTAACATATGGCCAGAATACCACCTGATGTAAATGATATTTTAGTATGGAGGTTGAATGAAACTTCGGGGCCTTATAGAAATTCGGGCTCTCTATCTCCTAATGATACTACTACAGATTTAAACATTACCAATACGATAGTAAGAACTGGTACGGGCGTATTCGATGATCCTTGTGCACAATTTCCTAGCACAGGAAATTACCCAACAGGAGCTTCTGCAACTAGAAATTATGCCGCTGGAGCTAGAACGATAAATCCAAGCCCTCCAATTTCTCTTTCTTGTTGGATATATTTAAAATCTTACACCACTTCTAATAATACAACAATAGTTGCTAAAGAATACAGAGATAGTACAATTACATCAAGTTGGGCAGCACCATTTCAGGCTATTAATTTATCCACGTTTACATCTAATGGTGGTCAAGATTGGGGAGCAGAACTCGCTTTAAATTCTTCTACAAATGCTTCATTTAACGTTACAGATTTTCCAATTCCATTACAACAATGGTCTCATATAGGAATGTCTTACGATGGAACATCTGTAAGAGCTTATTTAAATGGCATTCAATGTATTAGATATTCGGCTGGTGTTCAGCTTAATACATTTCCGGCAGCCTCAATATCTTATACAGATGGTATTAACGGATTTGGTTTCTGGAGAACTGGAGCTATTACTGCAACTGGCTCATCTAACAAAGAAGAGCCAAATATTCTTATTCAAGATATTAGAGTGGCCAACGTAGAAAGAACATTAGACTATTTTAAGTTGATTTATAAAGTTGGAGCACTACCAATCACAGTTACTAGCGCCGTTCAATATTACAAATTGAGAGCTTATGATACATCCTGCGTCACTCCTACTCCGGTTGTTTGGGTTGATACGCAAATTTCTTTAGCAAATGCACCAGCTTTCCCGTGCTCAGGCCCATATTCTACTCCTGAAGTGATAGATACTTGGTTTGCATAAACACCTAATAATACGACATTTTGGTTAAACGGAGAATAAATGCCAACTTCACTAAGGTTCTGTCGAGGACTACTTTACAACTATAACCAAACTGGAAGAGCTTCCGAGTTCCTTAAAATACTCTACGAGTTCTGGGGATATTGCGTTAATGGTACTTCTAGCCTTCAATCTCCAGGCGGATTTGCAACCACTATGAGCACAACCTATTCCGTATCAAACACTACGGGAGCTGGCGTTTCTCCAATTGTAATAACCACTACCACAACTAATGCTTTATTTACTGGACAACAAGTTACAATTTCTGGCGTGCTCGGTAATTTAGCGGCCAATGGTACCTTCCAAATTACTGTCACAAGCACAACTACATTTAGTTTAAATGGATCAACTGGAAATGGTTCATATACTGGTGGTGGAACTGTTAACACTACACCATTCGCTTGGCCAGTTAACTTTACTGAAGGAACTCCTGTTTTAGCAATTGGCAATGATGGATATACTCCAGCTCAAATAAGTACCAACGTTAATGGCAATGCTATTTTTAATGCCACAAATATTAATCCTTTTACTAATTTAAACACTAGCTTTACTATTAATAATGTTTCTAATTACAGAACTACAATCGCAGCAGGATCTAACGGACAAAGTTTACCTCAAGCAACAATCAATGTTGCCTCCACAACTACCGCTAGCACAACTATCGCTGCTGCCTCTAACAATGTTTCTCTGCCAACTGGCACTATTAACGTAGCCTCCACAACAGGATTTCCATCAGGTGGATTTCTAAATGTGCAGACAACAGAGGGCACCCAGTTAGTTTTGTACACCGGTATAACTGCAACTACGTTTACCGGATGTACTTTAGGTCGAGGATCTATGCAAACTGGCGGATCTATTTCTATCGGATTCCCAAGTTCTGGAACAATTCATGTCACCACTAGTGCTGGTATACAAACAGTTACATATACAGGAATTACGGGAACAACCTTTACAGGATGTTCAGGTGGTACAGGAACTATGTCTATTGATGGCGCTGTGTATGCTCCAATTTCAGTAAATATGACCGCGGCAAATTCTTATGTTAACTTGGCATCAGTTGTTGTAAGCGGAGTAACTGGAAATACCACAGCTAATGGTACGTGGACTATTAATACACCAACTAACTCTATTTCTAATGCAACATATTTTAATACTACTACGGCGTTTCCATCAAACGGTGCCACATTGCCACAAGCAACTGTTAACTCAAGTACTGTTGCACCATTTACAACTACAACTGGTGTTCAAACGCTCCCACAAGCAACTATTAACGTAGCTGCTACCGCAACTGCCTCTACAACTGTAGCTGCTGCCTCTAACAATGTTAATCTGCCGACAGGCACAATTAACGTAGCCTCTACTACCGGATTCCCAACCTCTGGTACTTTGAATGTTGCAACAATAGTTGTAACAAGTATTGCACTTGGATCTAGCGGGCAATCACTCCCACAATCAACTATTAACGTATCTACTACTAGTGGATTTCCAACCAGCGGCACACTAAGTGTAGCAGATAACGCTATTCAAACAACTATTGCAGCAGGATCCAACGGACAAGCTCTACCACAAGGAACTATCAACGTAGCGTCTACGACTGGATTTGCAGCCTCTGGTACAATTTTTGTAACAACCAGCACTGGTTCTCAGATAGTTACATATACTGGTACCACTGCTACTACCTTTACTGGATGTTCTGGCGGAGGTGGTACCATGTCAACTGGTGGCACTGTTTATGCAGCTACCTCAGTTACTTATACTGGAATTACCGCTACATCATTTACTGGTGTAACAGGTGGTACTGGTACTTTACTGATTAATAACCCAATCGGTGGTGGACCATTTAATCAAGCTGTTACATATACTGGCACAACAGCAACTACATTTACTGGAGCACTAGGTGGTGTTGGAACTATGTTTACTGGTAATACTGTAAATAATACTGGTTTCTTTACCAATTTCCCAACTACTGGCTCACTTTATATTACTACTACTAACGGATCTCAACTAGTAACATATACTGGAGTAACAGCCACTACATTAACTGGGGCTTCTGGTGGTACAGGAAATACCTCCTCGGACGGTGCTGTATTTACGGCATTTTCTCCAGCAAGCAACTATACTTCGATTGCTGTTGCTTCTAACGGACAAGCCTTACCACAATCTACTATTAACGTTGCGTCTACCACAGGATTCCCAACTAGTGGATACATTTATGTTTTAACCACTCTTGGATATCAACCAGTTACTTACACTGGAACGACCGGCACAACTTTCACTGGTTGTTCGGGCGGTATTGGCACCATGTCAACCGGCAATCCAGTGACTATTAACTATGCCTCAAGCGGATCTTTTAATATCACAAGTAGCGCCGGAGTTCAAACAGTAAGCTATACTGGAACCACTCATAATACTTTCACTGGTTGTTCGGGCGGTACCGGTACAATGACTACTGGAAATACTATACTGTCGCCAATTACTGTTATCACTTCCGATTTCCATACATTACTAACTGGACAGACTGTTATAACATCTGGAATAGGTGGTTTGCCAAATGCTAATAGCACATTTTTAACCACAGCAATTAGCAATAGAATTGCTACATTAAACGGATCTTTTGCATCAGGAACATATACAAGCGGAGGATCTATTGCCAATCGTAATAGTATATACCTAAATAATTCTGCCCCAAACGGATCTTGGACCAGTGGTGGAACACAAACAGTTACAACCAGCAATATGGTTGGAAAACTGTTAATAATGTGGAAGCCAAATTCTGGAACTACTGAAGATGCTATCTACATAATCACTGCTGTTAATAGTCCTAACTCTATTAGAGTCAATTTGAATACTGGGGGCACTCCCGATCCAACAAATCTACACCCATCATTTACTAATAGAACAAATATCAACTATAGAATTGTGGATGCTGGACTTGCTCAAACATTTAGTAGCGGCAACGGAAACTATATGGTTATGCAATTCAATCCATCAGCAGTTGGTATTAATCCTGGCCAAGCCAATAGCCAGGTACAAATGTTTGGAAATGATACTGCCGGTACCATTGGCACTATTATTTCTCCAGGAGGAAATTGGAATGGCCTTACATTTCCTGTCACTGGAGATCCGCAGATAGATGCAACTGCACAATTCAATAATACACTGAGTGGAAATATCTTCAACACTGGCCCAGCTAACACTATGGCTATGACAATGGCTGCTGATCCGGCATTCTTCTGGATGCATTACAAAGATATAAACAGTGGAGATGGATCATCATATTTCCACTGTGAAATTCCAATCAGACTTTATCCACAATCTGCGGATATAAATCCTGTAATAGTAAATACAAGAGGTGGAGTATTCAATGGAACTGTTTTTAGATGTGATGGTACATCTGCCGGTGGTAACGGAACTATTGGTAATGGTTTTTGGATGAAAGATACTACTGGAACTATTAGAGTTCATCGAATGTTATCTAAATCTTTAGCAGGAGATGGCTCGCCGTCTTTTGGAGCTAACCTTACAGACATTAAATTAGCATTCAACACAACACGAGGAACTATAATAGCTTCAGATGGTGTACTATGCTTGCCGGGTGTAACAGGACAATTTTCATTGGGCAGAGTAAGATTAAGAACTCTAAAATTTACAAGCACGCAACTACCACTCTATCACAGATTTGGTACACCAAGCGGACAGTTCCTTAATATACAAAATGGTATTGCCATAATTTGGGATAACACAATCTTACCATCAAACTTGTTCTTCATCATATAAGGAATCAGAATGGCTATACACACAGTTCGAGATTATTTCACTCAGAACATAACAACTAATGCAAAGCAATGGATATGTGGCTATCTGATGGGTATTTTTCTGAGAAGAATACTATTGTATAGTTATGTTGGTGACACTAATTACCCAATCAATGCTGTCGGAACACTATTAATTGCTACGGCCGACACTACTCCAACTGGTACGCCAACTTTTCCAGCCAACACCAAAGCTGGGATTAATCAGGGTTCCGGTAGAGAGTTTTATGTTTGGATACCGCCATCGGTTAGAACAGTAAGTTTAACTGATGTTGGTAGATTGTTAGTTCTAAGAAGCACAGCTAATTCTACATATAATTCAGGAATTTATCTTATCACTGGATTTGAAGCGCTCAACTATACAGTGTCTACTACTTCAGGAAATGCCGTTTCACCAATTCAAATTACTACTACTACCCCTCATACTTTAACTACAGGGCAAACTGTTGTCATTTCTGGAGTTGGTGGTAATACCGCAGCTAACGGGACTTTTACAATTACTGTATTAAATAGTACTCAATTTACTTTAAATGGAACAACTGGAAATGGTACCTACACAAGCGGAGGTACTGTTACAACTAATTGCTACATTATCGACTATAGAACAATGGGTGCTACCGGATTTCCACCGGTCGAACCATTTGGTAGCATGAATTGGTACATTTATGAAAAGGACACTGCTGCTCCAGCATCTGGATCTCCAAACAGTACATGGGTAGCTGTAAATAGCGGTACGTACGGAGGATATGGAAACTCTACTACCCCACGTATTATAATGCAAAGCCCTCATGCATTGGGCTGGCAAGTTAGGCTATGTCATGAAACATTTGCTGATTATAGTCAAAATTTTAATAGCAACGGTAATTATGGCAATGTGCCCACTATTACTTGTGTGCCTGGTTTTGGCGGTAATTCTGCTGGAGATTTTGCTGTAGCTGGCCCACACTTACATGGACCACTTTACTATAATACAAATAACACAACCAAATTTGCAGGAACTGCACCAGGATTTGGAGATGATTCTTCTGTTAATGGTACACCAAGTAGTTACTGGCCATTCTCGTGGAGATTAACGCTTGTCGGAGATGACACAGGACAAGGTGTAGTTATTTTTGGCCGCAGACAGTTTAACCCAGCAGTAAGTTTTATTAGCGTACCACAAGATTATTTCTTTGCTTGTGGTTTAGCTGAAAATGAACCAACACCACTGCCAGTGAATAATGTAGCTAGATTATTTATGATCGGAAGCGGAATTAGTACTGGTGGTATCGGCGGATATGGCAACTCTCTTAACGATATAAGCTGGTCTCCTAATATTTTGTATCAGGGAAGTTCTGGAGATTTAAACCGTGGTAACTGGTGTCAGGGAGTAACACAAACTCAGGGAGGTGTTCCTTGTAGCTGCGTTCCATCATTGTGGACTTATGTTTCTGGAGTAGCTCAATTTGGAAGTCCTATTTTTGATGGTTCTGCGGCAGATAGTCCATGGAGTGGATCTACTGAATTATTCTCGGTAGATTTATTGGCAGGAACATTTGCTACCTGGAATGGAAATGCAGGAATTGAGAACGTATTTCCAATTGAACCCAGAATATTAGGAACAATACCACATCTCAGAGCAGGAAGGTCTAATTTTGGTAACTTTACAGTAACTACTGATAGTTCACATTCATGGATGCACATGAAGCGAGGCGTGTATGTGACTTGGAATGGACCACAGGTAATACCATGAGTTATGCGGCAGATATTACTGCAATTAATTTTGGAACCAACGAAAATTATTCTGGTAGTTCCAGCAATTTTATGGGTACAGATCTGGGAAATGGTCAAGGAGAGGTGGAAATTTTCTATGCTGGAATCGCAAACAATTATCTCGCTATAGATGTAAGTACAGGTATTAGTAATATTACTAAAGACCAAGATTATTTTGGCGTTAACAATAACTACAACACTGTTTTGGTTGATAGCACTCAGTCAAAACAAATGGATAATAATCCAATTCTGTTGCATCCAAAAGATCAAAAGATATATTATAAGGTGTCCGGATATAACCCAAATACAAGTTTATATGAAACATGGATCATTTCTGAACAAATAGTACCTCGTCCAGAATTGTTTGATTCAAACCAAAATCCGTCGCCAGTATTATTTGACCCAAATGGAAATCCCCCAAATGTAGATTTAGGTATATTCTACACCCCTCCTTCTGGAAATCCATTAGTAGACATCAAAATAGTAGGAAGATGGATACAGTAAGGTAAAAATGGCTAGACATTTATTACGAGACTATTTAATACAAAATGTATCGTTTCCAGCTAGAAATTATATTCCATCTTATCTGATGGCGATATTTCTTCGAAGAGTATTACTATATACATATGTTGGAGATACTAATTTCAATATAAATTCAGTGGGCACACTTTTAGTTGCCACTGCAGATTCTACTCCTACGGCCGCGGTACCTTCTTTTGCTGGTGGAACAAAAGCTGGTATTAATCTGGCTTCAGGTTTAGAATTTTTTGTATCTATTCCCGCTGGCACTAGAGTAGTTAGTCAAGTAGATGTTGGTAGATTATTAGTTTTAAGAAGTACCTCTAATCCTACGTATAATTCTGGCTGTTTTTTAATTGATGGGTATGATACAGGAACAAATTCATATCGTATTGCATATAGAACTAGCATTTTTCTGAGTGGTACGACCGTTATTGCGGCTGCCTCTAACAACGTTTCTCTACCAACTGGTACTATCAACGTTGCTTCTACTTCAGGTTTTCCAACATCCGGCACAATTTTAGTTGCAACAAATGCCGGAATACAAACGGTTAACTACACCGGAACTACTAGCTCCACCTTTACAGGGTGCACCGGTGGCACTGGAACCATGTCAACTAATAATTCAGTAACTGCTAGTATTGCATTGCCTACAGGTACCCTTAATGTTAGTACAACATCTGGATTTGCTACAAGCGGAACTATTTTTATCTGTACTCCAGCAGGAAGGCAAACAGTTAACTATACTGGTACAACTGGAACTACGTTCACTGGTTGTACGGGTGGTACTGGTAGCGTATTAGGAGGATCTCCGATTGTAGCTGGTATTGCTACAACTATTGCAGCAGGATCCAACGGACAAACTCTACCACAAACTACCATCAATGTAGCGTCTACTACAACAGCCACAACTACAATTGCCTCAGGATCTAATAACGTTAGGTTACCAACAGGTACTATTAACGTAGACTCAACTACAGGATTCCCAACTACTGGAATTATTTTCGTAACGACTAATGCTGGTACTCAGACTGTTGCATATACTGGCACAACCGCTACTACATTTACTGGGTGTACTGGTGGTACCGGATTAATGTCAACTGGTGGCAGCGTATTTGCCGGGTTTTCTCCATCTGGAAATGTGTTCGTAACAACTAGCGCTGGTGTTCAACAAGTAGCTTATACTGGAAGAACAGAGACAACCTTTACAGGATGTACTGGTGGAACTGGCACTATGTCAACCGGTGGAGCAGTATTTTTCTCACCAAGTTTACCGCCTATTGAACCAACAGATAGTATGAATTGGTACTTGTATGCTAGCGACGCTAACGCTCCAACAAATGGAGCTAACAATACGAATCCAGCAGGTCAATATAGAGGGAATGGAGATTCCACGACACCGAGAATAATTTTACAAAGCCCACACACCACTGGATGGCAAATTAGAATTTGTAATGAAACAAATACCGATCAGGCAAATTGTCCACCAATAACAATGTCACCAGGATTTGATGGTAATTCAGCAGGAGATTTTTTGGTTGCCGGAAGGCATCTTCATACTCCATTATACTACAACAGCAATAGTGGAACTTATTCAGGTGGAGCCATAGGATGCGGAGATCCTCAAACACTTAATACTACTTATAGACATACTATAATTGGAGACGATGGTTATGGTCTTGGTGTGACCATGATTGGGCGTAGACCAAGTAATGGTACTACTCCTAAATCTTTTCTGGTTACGTTTGGAATACCAGAAGTAGAACCTTTACCATTACCAAGTAATAATGAAGCTAGGCTATTTACAATTGGCAGCGGCTCGGGCAGTTCAAATGGAGACTTTTTAAATGACACTAGCTGGTATCCCGGTAACATAGGAGCTAGTAATTTAGCTCAAGGAGTAAATATGCAAGAAACTAAATCTACTACTACTCCAATTCCGGTATCAGCAGCAGTATCACTAATAACATACGTTAGTGGAGTTGGACAAACCGGTAGCCCTATTTTTGACGGCAGCGCTGGAGATAATCCTTGGTTAGGCGGTACAGAATTATTCCCAGTAGATGTGATTGCTGGAACTTTTACTGGCTGGAGCGGTACATCTTTTCCAGTACAAGAACCGAGATTTATAGGAACTATCCCGCATATAAGAGAAGGAAGAGCTAATTTCGGAGAATATACATTAACTCATGATACTTCTCGCGCATTTATGCATATTAGACGAGGAATGTTTATGTTTTGGGGCGGACCACCAATATTAGTTTAAGGTAACTATGGCCATTAAATTTCTGAGAGGGCTACAATATACAACAGGTACAAATGGTAGGGATATCCCTATCTTTTTAAACCTTGCCTACAATTTTTGGGCGTATTGCGTAAACGGTGCCCCTAGTATTTTAACTGTTACTGCCGCTTCCAATACAAATCCAATTGTTATAACTACATCTACTCCGCACGGACTATCAAATAACCAACTAGTTGGAGTTTATGGGGTTCAAGGTAATACTTCAGCAAATGGTGGATTTAATGTTACTGTAGTTAATTCTACGCAATTTGCTTTAAATGGAGCGGTGGGTAATGCAAATTACACTACTGGTGGCCAAGTTACTATTCCCGGTGGTATTCCAATTTCACCAACTTCTTCTCCTAGTGGATTTTTTGAAGGTTCATCCGTGCTTGCTGTAGGTAATGATGGAGTAACATCTGCATTAGGAGATACATTTACAGCGGCATCTTCTCAACCATTTTCTCAATCTATGATTGGTAAGCATATAGTTGTTTGGTTGGCGGGGGCCAGAAGCGGTATTGCGCCAGGATCTGCCGGTTTCACTTTACCACAATCTACTTTAAATGTTCAATCTACTATTGGATTTCCAGCCAGCGGCTCTGTTTTCGTTCAAAGTAGCACCGGCTTACAAACAGTAAATTACACTGGTATACTTAGTACTACAATCGCTGCGGGTTCAAACGGTCAAGTCTTACCGCAAGCCACAATCAATGTCGCTAGCACAACTGGATTTCCAACCTCTGGGGTAATCAATGTAGTAACTTCTAACAATGTGCCACAAGTCGTTACTTACACAGGAGTAACAGCAACAACCTTTACAGGATGTTCAGGTGGTACTGGGACTATGACAACTGGTAATGCTGTAACTGGACAAACATTTGTTGGATGTTCGGGAGGCACTGGATTAATGCAACCTAATGGATCTGTATCAGTTAATCCTCCAAGCACAGATGATTCAATCTACAGAATAGTTGCAGTACCATCAAATACCCAGATAAAAATTGTACCATTTAGTGGTGGTACGACTGACATTTCTTCATTGAAGAATAATTTGACCGCAAGAGCATCGCTCAGCTATCGAGTTCTTGATGTGATTGCCGCGTCTCAATTAAGTATAGGTAACGGTAACTATTTTATTGGTAATTTTACAGGCGCCCCTAACATAAATCCGGGCGCTGCTGTAAGTCAATTTCAGATGCTATTAAGAGGATCTGCCAACGCATTTGGTCAAATGGGATACATAGGATCTCCAAATGGTAGCTGGAATGGCACATCATTTTCCGGGAGCGGTAGTAATACCACTATGTCTGAAAGAATTTCAGCAACTAATTTTACTGGAACCACATCAGCCGTTTCGGGATTTGTGTCTTTCATTGCTGACACGGATTTCTTTTTCGGACATGTTAAATCTCCCACAAATGGCGGCAATACAACTGGTCTTTATTTTATGATAACTACGCCAGCTAGACTATACACACAAACACAAGACCCAAATTTAATTGCTATATTAGCTGGTGGGAATACTTTGAATAATAGTACTGGCACAGATTCTTTTTGTACTTCATTTGGTATGGTTGGGTTTGATGGAACAACCAGATCTCATCAATTAATTAGTAGAAACCTTGTTGGTGATACTGCTAACGCTACCATTGGTCCAACATATACTGTGGGTTTTAATTTAAATACACAATTAGGATATCAAAATAAAATCGCAAAAGTAATAACTGGAGAAACTCTAATGGCAGTTTCATCTGCTGCCGGTCAATTTTCTTTTGCCAGAGCAAGAATGAGACCACATAGAGTAACATTTGGAGGATTACCACCATTCTTTCTGATTGGCGATCGTGGAGAGTTTATTCATTTAGTTAATGGTATATGTCTTCCATGGGATGGCGCTATACTACCGTATAACTTTCTTGCGAGTGGAGCTTAAAAATGGCAGTTCATATACTACGAGATTTTACTCCCGTTACTAGCGGATACACAACGGCATCTTCCTTTCAACATGTTTCATATCTATTCAGCACCGCAGTATTTTTAAATAAAGTGCTAGGGTACTCTATTGTAGGGCATACAGGATTTGATTTAAACAATACAAATAACTTATCTTTTACATTTTCTCAAAACACAGCAATCGCTGCCGCTTCTAATGGGCAATCTCTACCTCAAGCAACAATCAATGTTGTTTCTACCACTGGATTTCCAGCCTCTGGACTTATATATGTCACAACTAGCGATGGCGTTCAATTAGTTAAATACTCAGGAACTACTGCTACTACCTTTACTAATTGTACAGGTGGAACCGGCACTATGTCCTCGGGGTTCACCACCACCATTGCTGCCGCTTCTAATGGTGTCGCTCTTCCAACAGCAACAATTAACGTAGCTTCCACTACTGGATTTCCTACATCTGGAACTATTTACGTTGTTACATCTGCTGGAGTGCAAACAGTTACATATACGGGCACCACCGCCACTACCTTTACTGGATGTTCTGGCGGTACGGGAACTATGTCTACTGGTAATAGTGTTTCATCAGCAGGAATTGGCGGAGTAGCTTGTGGTCCAAATAGAATTTCTACCGCTTCTGGTAATCCTCTGGTTATCACAACACAGTTTCCACATGGAATGAATACTGGCGAGTATCTTACTATAAACAATAATCTATCAAATAGTTTTTATGGTTTTAATAACTCTAGCCTTGGAAATTTTGGTCCGTATAAAGTAGAAGTTGTTAGTTCAAACCAACTAAGAGTACTTTGGACTGTAGCAGCAACATTTGTGGCAAATACCGCATCAATATTACCTCAAGGATTATTAATTGCTTCTGGAACCGTAGCAGGCGGCACTGGAGCTAGTATTAATTTTGGCGGAGCGCCCTCTGTTTACGCAGTACAAGTTCCAACTACTGTTAGAACAGTAGTAAATGGAGCAGCCCCATCAGCCGGTGATACTGGCAGAATATTAGTTCTTAAAAGTAGCAAATATCCCACAAAAAATAGTGGATTGTTCAAGATAACGGCCACAAATACTGCTACCAATTCTTATACTATAGATTATAGATCAACTGACACCCCACCACCTGAGACTATGGATTGGTGGCTGTATGAAACAGAAACTCGTATATCAGAACATTTGTTATTACCAAATAATAATCAAGTAACTAGCACCTCAATAAATACCGCAACAAACACAACACCCATTCAAATTACAATAAATCTTAGTGCTGTTTCGTACTACGATACTGGACAACGAGTAACAATATCTGGAGTTAATGGTAATACTGCGGCCAACGGTACCTGGACTATTACTAGGGTTGGAGCTGGCATATTTACTCTTAATGGATCTTCTGGTAACGGGAACTATACAAGTGGAGGGACTGTAAGTCGTGTTGGTTATACTGGAGGTGATGATGTGTCACCTAACAGTAGAATAATACTTCAGAGCCCGCATTCAAGTGGATGGCAGGTTAGAATTGCTGGTGAGCCTTGGAATATCTCCGGCTCTCCTAATTATGCCTCGATGAGTATAGGTTATGGCGGAAGTATCTTTGGTGACTTTCCTGTTGGCGGAGTCACCACCCACATAGCACAATATTTAGACAGCAATATTCCTCTAGGAAATCCATATTCAAATACAATTATTGGATCTGTTAATCCTTCATTTGCACCACGTATTACTATAGTTGGCGATGATACTGGCCGCGCCATTTTCCTATATGCAAGACCACAAGGCGGCGGCAGCAATGGATTTGTAACATTTGGACTACCAGATAATGAACCAACTCCACTTCCAGCAAACTCAAATAGGCCGTTTATATATGGTGGCAATAACCAGGGAGATTATGGAACTATTCAAGCAAGATGGGGAATAAACTTCAATGTAGGATTTACATACAGAGATTTCGTACCAGAAATGTGCGGTCTAGCTGGGTGGGCTAACGCTGATGGTATTTCAGGAACTTCTCCTGTATACGCAGCCAACGCAGGAGACTGCCCATTTACTACCACTACTGAGGTGTTACCTTGGGAATTATGGGGAGGCGTAGCAACGGATCCTGGTCTTAATTTGCCATTTCCCGCTACCGGCAATACCGTATATGGTCTCAATCAAAGATTACTTGGCACTGCTCCGTTTATCAGACAGGGTAGAACTAATTTTGGCGCATTTATACAAAGCACAGAGAATACCGCTTCACTTACTGTAACTGAAGCAAGCAATACATCACCAATACAGATTACTACGTCTGCTGCTAATAGTTTAACAACAGGTCAGACGGTTGTAATTTCTGGCGTTAATGGAAACACAGCAGCTAATGGAACTTTTGTGATCACAGTAGTAGATAGCACTCACTTTACATTAAATGGTACGACGGGCAATGGAGCATATACAAGTGGTGGTACAGTAAATGGAACTGCTCGTTGGATACATTTACAAAACGGAATTTATCTAGCTTGGAATGGAGCTGGTGGATTGGTACCATAACATGGCATTAGTTAGCGATCAAAATAACCTATTTAATTTCAATGAATTCCTTAATTATCGTGGTCAATATTCTGGTAGCCATGGAACTCAGGATTTTAATGAGATATTTTTCACTATTACTTACAACTCTAGTACACAAATTGAAGGACTTAATTCCACTGCCTTGGTGACTACTGGATTTAATACCTACTACAAATTACAAGGATATAATACTACAACTGGCCAGTATGAAGTATGGTATTCTACCAACTCAATTAATTTGAGTCCACCAAGTGGAAATTTACTTTCTAATATTGAAGTGGTACTTACTTGGGTTGATCGTTAATTTTCTTTGCAAATTTGTAATATTCAAAAGATACTTTCAAAATGGTGTCTACATCTTTTGAAAATGCAACTCTTTGTTTAGCTTTATGTTGCTTCATATTGAATGTTTGCGCAGCTCGTTTTGCGTCTTCAGAAAGCCAAAATTTATGAAACCTACCAGGATTTTTAGCATAGACTGGATCGTATTTTGGTATGCTAAAAAATTTAGCAGGATCAACATAAGATCCATGGTCTTTAATACCAAAATGTAAATGAGGCCAAGTTCTGCCGGCTTCCGTAGTAACAAGAGGATTTTTAGGATCACCTGGGTTACCAGTATTGCCTACAGTTCCAATAATAGAATTTGAATCTACTTTATCTCCCTTCTGTACATTAGCAGTAGAAAGATGAGCATAATAAGACCAATGGCCATCAGGGTGCATGACACCTACAATGTTACCGCCTCTTCCATCGGTATCTACTGTATCAACTGTGCCAGCAGCAATAGCGTACACTGGGGTTCCAGCAGGCGCTCCCATATCAACACCCAAATGACCTCGACCTTTGGCGGCCTTGGGATCATCATCAAATCTCTTCATGGCCGGATCAAATCCACCCAGGTTATGCCACGACCCATGAATTGGGGCTGTCCAGCCACTAGGCGACCCTATAAATTGACTTGCCGGTGTCGTTGTAGTACCAGCCACTGGAGGGCTCGGAGTATTTATACGGCTAATCAGGGATTTTAATTGGTTTAGCAAGCCCTGAAAAAAGCCTTCAGATGAATCTGCCATACCTTAATACTTCGTTATCGATATGGATGTAGATCATGAACTTTAGCTACCCATGCGAAAAAATCTTCTTGAGTTCTGTCGAGTTTAGCCTTATTACAGTAAATACAAGAGGGAACCACATTATCTATGTCATGAGGTAGTTCACTATTTATTCTATCTAGCCCATTATAGATGAAGTAACCAAGTGCTTGACGTTCCTTCGAGTATTTACTTTCTTTGGTAATATAGTAGTTAGTTTTATTTGAGGGCGGGGCGCCACAATAGAAGCATTCTTTTTGACTAAGAGATAAAAAATCATCAAAAGATAAGTTACCATCAGAGTATCTACGATATACAATTTTTGCAGTAGCTATTCTAGGTTCTGATTTACCTTTTATCTTGGGGTTTTTATTAGATGCTCCAGTAAGTTGTTTGCTGGCATTTTCTGAACGCAAACATCCGCAACTATTTGTCTGTCCCGTTTTAAGTTTGTTAAGTAGTACAACTTTTTTGCTGCCACATTCGCAAACACATAACACTCTTCGCTGATGAAACTTATTGAAATTGGCCAAGCTAACGATAGTAAGTCTTCCAAATTTTTGATTAACCAGTTCTTCTTGCATACAATTATTTATCGTTATGCATAGAAACAATCAAACATATCCAAAAGTATCACCTGTAGGGGTTCCGACGACAAGAGTAACATATAAGGGTATCATCTGGCTGGTTAGGCGCAGCATACCGATAAAAATCTTTACATATCTTACAGGTTAATCCATCTATAGATTCATGAATGGCTGCGACCATGTTACCCTGTATATAAATGACCTCTTCGTTGAGAAATTTTCTATCGATACCGAGAGTTTTACATTGCTGTTTATCAGCAATAAAAGTCCCCTTCAATCCATAATAGTGGGGAACATACAAATAGACCCCATGATTATCAACTGCAACAACCTCGAAGGTCTTAATCTCATCATAGCTTTTGTAAGGGCTGACTATGGTGGACGCCTTCACACGACAATCAACTCGGTCTCCCGGTTTGAGTTTCGTCATTCCATAATGTGAAATTATGGCGTCATCTTCCTCATCATCAAGCAAATCACGATCATGAGGTAGAGCTAAATTGATGAAGATCACTTAAGTAGTTGGTTCTTCGTAGAAGTTTACAGACACACCCTGGTTTACCAGCTCTTCGGTAAGCATATCCTGCAAAGCAGGTAGCGCATCAGTTAATTGAGTTGAGACATGAACGGTAGCCTTCTCATACTTAGCTGATTTACATACTTCTTTTAAACAAGTACGAAGTGCATCATCATTAGTAGAAAGCTGATCGTCTTGGCATAGTAAACTAACTACCCAGGTATCACTTTGGACTGCAAGAGTATGAATGGCACCTAGCTTATACTTACCATCACGAGTAGTATACCAACCACGAACCTCTCTCTTTACGGTAGGCCATTTCTTCTCAAATAGAGAATACATTGGTCCCTCTGCTTTACCACCCATGTTAGCTACATTTAACACAAATCTGAGGCCAGCATTTTGCGGGGAAACAATACTTCCCTGAATTACTTTAACTCTACCTTGTGGTTGAAATAACTTGGCAGTTTGATTGCTATCTTTATTCATATTGTATCCTTTTAGATCGACCCTACAAGATGAATATATCATCCTTTGTGGGGTCTTGGATAAGATGTGCTTCAAAACTTTCCATTTCAGCCTTAAATAGCTCTTCTTTATAATTGGGACCAGTAATATCTTCTAATGAAAATCTAAAAGGTTTGAAGCCAAACTTGGCACCTATTTCAAGGTTCTCTTGTAAATCATCAAAATAAGGACAGCCATGAAATTCGGGATGTAATTGAAGAAAACTATAATAATAGACTAAATTAGGTTTACGGGCACCAACCTCACAACTAAAATGGTGTATACCTTCTCTAAAGAACTTATTATGGCCTAGAATATTGCGCATTCTAACAGCATGTTCTAGACCAACATTTGAAAGTAAGGCTATCTTGATATTATGCTCTTCACATATCTGATCTATTCTTTCAAGTAACCAGTCGGCCGGTATTATACAATTATTCCACTCTTCAATTAACTCATCTCTTAGTACTGAAGATTTGATATGAAGATGGTCAATTAATTCATCTTTCATTACCGTTAATCCCAGGTCATGTAATTTTTGACTTCGGTTCATAAAGTATGTAGCCTCTTCAACCGAAAGATTAAGAGTTTTAGATAACTTGTTGATGAAGCCGGGGAAATTAACATTGACAAGAACATTACCAATGTCAAAAGCAGCATACTTCATAATTCACCTATATGTTCATGTAGATATTTGACTGAATCAGAATAAACTGGTTCAATCAAAGACTGTTCTGGCAAGCTATCTGAATAAGTCATAATACTGCCGATACCTATCTTCTGAGCAAGCTGACTGTTAGTAAGAGACTCAGCGTCTTCATAGTCGGGGAAGATTAAAGCATATTTACCATTGTAAAACGCGTCTGCAAGAAAACTTGTTTGCCCTTGACAAGCGTAGAAAACGGAATTTTTTAGATTACAGTAGTATTCGTCCACGATCCTTATATCCTTAACTTGCGGGTTCTGATAGCGTTCGCGCGGCTCATTAATAAAAACAACACTGTCAGGATATTTTTTCATGAAGGCTATCAGTTTTTTATCAGAAACTGAAAGGGCAGCCGTCATAAAATGTTGACAAGGTACGTACCCTTTGGCAATTCGGTGATAAGGTCGAATCCAATGAAAACCATCCAATAATGAGGGCGGCTCAGCCATATCCCCATAATGAGAGTATACAAAATTACGATTGGAGTTATCTAGAATATTTACCATTCTTTGCGAATGTAGCGTATCTCTATTCAAAGCGTGTGCATGATATTTAAACAAACCAAGATTGTATTTTTCATTCCTAATCAGAGCAAAATTAATCAATGATGAACTACACTGCCACAATGGAATATTTAACTCATTAGCTACACAACTTGTAAAGTATTCTAGGTCACTAATTATTAGATCCGGCGCAAAGCTCTTTACCTGCTCTAAATAAATACTAAGATTATCACTATGTAATGATATCAAGTCTGGCCTATAGATATTTAGAAGAGCATCAAGAGTCCAGTCAATATTAATGTCTTTGGGAGATGATTTTTTGAATGCAGCAATCTTAATTTGATGTTTAGACCCTTCCATTGCGCTTAAAAAGCGCAAGAGTTGCAATTTAGCATTTTGGTTATGGGCTGCTGCATACAGAATTTTCACAGGATGCCGTGTTCTTTGCCTAACTTGATTAGCTTTTGCATCAATTCAACTTGCTTGTCAAAAACTTCCGCAGTGGCTTTGACGTCAGCAGCCGCGGTATGGGCCTTCTCATTTTTGACTCCATACTTTTTGACCAAACTATTGAGACTATATCCTTCAGCAAATTGTCCTTTACAGTAGTCCATAAACAATTCTATAATCATTGTGTCGATTAATCGACGACCAAATGGAAATGAGTCATCCGAATTGCACTTAGACCAAAATACTTGCAGGCGCTCTTTATCGAAGGCAATATTTTGCCCAATCAAAAAACGCTTTTCTGCTGGGACTCCATCTTCAGCCAGCCAATTTTCAATGTTAACCAGAGTACTAGCAGGATCTAGATAGCGTTCGCGCCCCTCTTTGGTCTTGTGTAAAAGATCCTCTAACTTATGACCATTTATTTTCAACGAAGTTGAATCAATGGTTTCTGGTGTTAATGGTTTGAAACACCAAGTCTTTTGGCCATTATCGCTATCGTCACCAATGCGGCGCAACGATAATTCGATTATATCATGTTCGTGAGAGTCTAATCCAGTAGTCTCAATATCGGCAACATAAAATACATAATTCATACAATACTCCTCTAGCGCTGATCGCTCAAGTCAATGTAAGAATCAGTGGAGGACTGTCAACCCTTATTATTTCAATTTTTTCTTGATCTCATTTTTTAGAGAATTGAAAGACTTAATACCTTGCTTATATTGAGTAATTAGAAAATTCACTCCGTCAATTGTACGAAGAAACTCTTTTTCCTTATTGGTTAGTTTAGTCCCCTCTACAACGAACATAACTTTATTGTCTTCAAAAATTTTCCATTTTTCACCTTTGTTAGGCATGGAAACTCTTTTGACCCTAATTACTTTTTCAGCAACATCATCTTCCTCATGATACAAATCATATTCAAATTTACTTAAATTGTATTTGAGATTACCGTCCTTTGCCTCTTCCGAGCCACCAGGGGGTAAATTTGGGGTCTGTTCTGTATTAGGTTTATTCTTATTGGTAGGAGTAGCCATTTGATTTTCTTATTTATAGTTTCAAGAATTAAGGGTCATTTACATACTGCGTCCGCCGCAATAATGCCCATAATCCCAGCAGCTAATATACCATGAATACCCGCACTTTCGCCAGCTACAAACATTCTATCCACTTCAGTTTCCAAATTATCTCCAATGTTTATTGATGGAGCAGAAGGGATGATAGTGGGAACATGAAAGTACGCTTTAGTAGTAATTTCTGGTATAATAATTGACAGTTCTTCAATAGCTAGCTTAAGCCAATTATATTCTTGAATGACAGATATTCTACTTTTCTCATTTAAAATAGCCGAGATTCTTTCCTTAACAATTCTATCATTTGCTAATACAAATGCTAACTTACCCATTCTGTCAGTTTCTTCAAACCCAGAACCAGGGAATGGTCTATTGCCAATAAGATTAAAAGAAACCTTATCTGTTTTCCATCTATTTTCATTAGAGCGAAATGCTGAAATTGCCAAATCTAAATGATCTTCTGGAATAACAGTTCCAAACCATGACAATGGTCCCACTTCTAATTCTGGCTTGGTCAGTGTACAGTTAGATTTATTAAAGTCTTTCATAACACTAGAGCTAGCTTCCACACGAATACCAAAACGAGCAATGTCATTACTATCTATAATACCAAAGCTCTTGTAAAGTTCTCTAGCCCAGCGCCAACCGCTACGACCTACTGCCACAATAATTTTCTTACAACGATATTCTTGATCTTCAGTAGAAATAACAAAAACATTCTTTTGTTTGACAATCCTAATAACTTCACTATCAAAATTGAAAGTAATGTTTTTGTCCTTTTCAATTACTTCTGCCATATATTTAGACAGGGCATGAATCTCTTTTGGATATACTTGAACATAATCATTGAGAGTAACTTCATACCCCAATTTCTTTATTTTCTTATCCATAGCCACAGATAATGGACGATCTTTAGTCACCTTAAAATCATCAATTTCTTCTAAAATATGTCTAAACCAAGTATGAGCAGATTTGGCCCTACGAAGGCCAGTTAACTGCGCGACCTTCCCTACATCAGTTTGATATAATTTACCATCACTATTTGGAAAACAGCCGAGCCAACCTTCCAGTTGCCTCCTACGCTTCATAGGAGGGCGACCCAAATCAAATAGAATAGCTTTAACGTTCTTATGGTCCTTCGCAAGTTTTAACGTTGCAAAAGCTCCAGCTACACCAGCACCAATAATACCGACATCAAAATCTTTCATGCCTAGTAGTTATATCAAAAGCTTATCCTTTTTTGGGACCAAAACTATGCCAAGTGGTGGTTGCTTTAGCAGGAATTATTTTGTTTTTTTCCCACCATGTTTGGCAAGCTTTTTTGAAAGGTTCACCATATTTTTGTTTCAAGATAGCAGCAAATTGGGTAGCTTTAGCGGGTAGAGCTGGGCTAGTAACCACACTGAATGTAACATTCATATTTTGGTCTATATTAATGCTAGTTGCAACATTAACACTAGCATCTAGATCTAATTGATCAGCTATTGGAAATAAATCATCAGGTTTTCCCAACAAACCTGCTGCAACTAAAGCGTCTGCAATATCTCCGGGCTGAGCGGGCATGGCTAGTTTTTCAGCCAAAGAAATTTTACGAGCAAAACGATCTGCTAGTTTGAAAATTTTATCTACGGAACTCATGGTACTCCTGTTATGGAACTGTTGATATTAAAGTATATCTATTTCTGGTAGGATCGTAAGCCCATGTTGCCGATCTATTATTGGTATTTAAAATAGTCGGCGAGGCATAAGTGCCCGGAGAAGTTGGGCTTTCTAAGGTTCTACCATTACCCTGTACTGTTATATTATTAGTTGCAGCATTATTATTTGCATCCTTAACAGTAAATCTCATATTAACTTGTGGTGTGGCGGGGGCGGTAACAGTAGTTGTACCTCCCAAAGTATCACACAGTACCAATTGATCAAATCCAGTTACAGTGGTGCTTCCTCCGCCCGGCACATTTACTACTGAAGTATAACCTGCATTTGGAGACACATTGTTAGTTAGTGAAGAAATCCATGTTGTACCATTATACACAAATGTTGCTTGTGTAAAATTAGTCATTATTGTAATGCTAGCAAAGCCACCATCAATATTAACGCCGTTTCCTGAAACTGTAATATTGAAAGTTCCAGCACTACCATTTGCATCTTTGATGGTATAAGTATCACCAACTGTTGGAGTGGCTGGCAAGTTAACAGTACATGGAGCAGCTAATGTTCCAATACTAATAATTTCATCACTAGCAGTTACGTTAACTGTAGTTGCAGTAGTAGTAAGTACTTTTACCCTTCTACCTATGTTAGTAATAAATTTAGTAGTACTTACGCTGGCTACATTTGTAGTGGCTGCAAGTAAGTTTATACCGGTATTACCCTGTAACCATAAAGTTCCTTCGTCTGGACCGCCAGCAAATGTCTTAAAAATTGTAGCTTGTCCTCCGGTAGTTGTTAAGGCTCCAGAAACATGTGCAAAACTTAGAAATGGCCCAGTTAAACCAGCTTGGGAGAAAGAAGAAGAGCTAGTTCCCAAATCACCAATAGTCCATACACCGGATTGAAAAATACGACCACTAACTGCACGGTTAGTACCATCACCTTGGACTTTACCAAAAACAAGTGCGGCTGTAGTTGGTCCAGACTGTTCAATTACTGCTTGACCGGCATAGTTTGCTACAGAAAAAGTAGTGCCTGGTGCTTGAATACTAATACCATTAGTGCTAGCAGCGCCAACACCAGTGTTATAAACACCAACCGCCGCCCTATGAGCATTAGCTCCAGAGAAAAACTCTTGCCATATGCTACCAGCAGCATTACCACCAAAAAAATAATCAGTACCAGCAACTGGACCTACACCATTAGGTCCAGTAAAAGTGGAGGTTGCACTTGGGCCAAGTCTAAGTATTCTATTGGCATCAAAATAGCCCGCTAAGGATGCACCAACTAAAAATTGAACTAAACCAGCAGTAGTACCAGTGCCACTTTGTAATACAACGTTACCACCGAATGTAGTCGCATTCTGGGCTCTATAAGTTAAGTTTTCTCCTGTAGTGCCACCTGTTGTTACCTGAGTAATAGTTGGGCTGGTAATACCAGATCCAAAACTTACAACTCCAGAAATACCAGTCAAACCAACAACAGAAATAGGGCCTGGATAAGTGCCTAATAAATCGCCACTAGCCGTACCATTAGGGCCCGGAGGTCCGGCTGGACCTGTAGGGCCTGATGGTCCTTGGGAGCCTGCTGGGCCCACAATTTCCACATCCTGGTCTAGGACGTACTTAGTTCCATCCCATCTCAAATATCCTGGCGTTAGTATTCCACTCATGTATACCCTTGAAACAATTACTCAAGAGAATACCAAAATTTTAGTATATCTTAACCTTTATGAGTGCTCAATACCGCGTCAATTAGACGGACTCTTTCCTGCATATTATCCATATTAATTTGAAAATACCTAATTTGCCACATCTCTAAATACATTTTAACCATAGCATCGATTGCGACCACCTCATCCCATGTTAAACTTTCTCGTACCCCGTCAGCCTTTAGGGTAGCACGGCAAGGTCGAACAAAGAATATAAATGAATCTGGTGTCTTTAACCTTTGAATATAGGGGCCAGTTTGTTCGCTAAGTAACAATTTAGGTAGAATACGGGTATGTTGGGCGGTATAAGCTAAACAATCAAAACTTCTATCCGAGACGAAATCATGATGTTTTTGCTCCTCAGATAATTGTCGGAAAAAGATAGCTTCCTGGTACTCATCTACCAGATCCATATTATAGCGCAAACTATCTAGATGAAGCTCTTTCTCAGATAAGACGGCTCTGGCCACTTCAGTAATCATTGGTAAATTGTATTTCTCAGATACGTATCGGGCACAAGTTGTTTTCCCAGTTGAATGGCTTCCTACAAAATAGACTCTCATAAACACCTCATATTTCAGAAATCAGTTTCTTGAATTCTTCAATAGTTATTTCGACAGCATTTGTAATTTTTTTGAGAGGATCGGTATGATCTTTGGCCGAGATGGAAATAATTACTTTACCAGGATTGTCAGATTTTTTGCATTCGATAAAACTTTTATCATCAAAGGTAATTTTCATTGCATATCCTTTAGGCACACCATAGTATACATTTACAGCTTACTCCTATCAGTAATGATCTCCACATGATCCTCATGTACAAATACTGAATGCTCAAAATGTGCTCCTAGATCGGGAGTCACTACAGTCCAACCATCATTCAATGTAGTGGTGGTAGTTGAGCCGAGCACAAGCATCGGCTCTATAGCAATGGCTAATCCTGGTTGAATTCGGATTCCGCGCCCAGAATCTGATTTGTTTTCTACGAAGGGCGGAGCGTGTGGAGTATTCCAATCTAATCCATGACCACCATAATTATTAATCAAGCCAAATCCAGAAACTTTGGCATGTTGAGAAATAGCTTGACCAATAACCCCTAATCGTTTACCTACTTGAATGGCCTCAATACCTTTCATTAAACATGCTTCAGTTGCTCTAACAAGAGCAGCATGTCTTTCAAGTTTAGGCTCACCAAAAATACAAGTGATTGCAGTATCAGCAATAGCTCCTTGATAGGTTACACCCAAATCGAAACTAACAATATCGCCGTCATCTAGTACAATATTCTTAGGAATACCATGGACTAATTCTTTATTGACAGATATACAAACACCTGCGGGAAAGCCTTTGTATCCTTTAAAAGTGGGGATGCCACCATTCTTGACAATATAATTCTCAGCTACTTCATTGAGAACAGTCATGGAATGGAAATTTTTGTTCTTCACAAAACCATCCAAAAGCAAAAGGGTCTCGGCAGCAATTCTACCGGCGACCCTTTGTTTCTCCAACCAGTTCTTGTCTTTAAGACGAACCAGACTGTTATCACTGAACAGCTCTTTAGGAGCGTTCATTCTCATATTGTGTACCTATTACTCTTGGTTTTTTTTAATCAGTTTATGAAGGGCAGTGTTTTTATTATCAATGCCCGAATAGATGTTAGTAATACGTGCCGCAGCTTCTTTAGCTCGCTGCACATCTTTATAGCCAATGTAATCCTTGAAGTCTTCGCCTGTCAAGAGTCCGATAATCTTTTTGTCTAATAATAAAAGAATACCATTCAATTCATTTACCGTTTTCCTATCAATGGTAGGAAGGGCAATAGAATTGATAACGTACTCTCTAATCTTGATCAGGGCAATAAGTTCTTCGAGTTCCATTACTGATTCTTTACTGGTTGGTTGGCGGCCATTAAAGCCCCGTTCTTTACAATGTCACCGGTCTCACTAATTGCGTCTGCATCAGTTAGCCCATACTTCATGTAAAGCTGAAGTACAACATACTTATAAGCTAATTCTGCTTTTTCGTTTTGAGCAATAGCAGTTTTAGCATCAGCTAAAGCAGTTAGTCTCTGTTGACGTGCTAATTCAAGAGCCATACGATCAATATCAGTTAACCTAGTAGGTGTGCCAGGAAGTGGTGTAGGTACTACAGAGCCGAGTGGAACACCATTAGCATTCACAGTAGGTTCAGCCGAGGTCTCATCTGGAGTTAATACCACTTCAGCACCTGGTTGATTCTTCTTCTTAGACATGAAAACTCCTTACAAAATTTCAGCGGCTTTAGAGGCCAACTTGCTACGCTCCCCCTGAGTGAAGGTAATATGTCCAGCCAACTCAGAGTCTTTGAACTTTTCGATAACATGAGTCAATCCGTTACTGGTAGCATCTAGTAGCGAATTGTCAATCTGCTCTATATCACCAGTCAAAATAATTTTAGTGTTTTCACCAGCGCGAGTAAGTATTGTTTTTACATCATCTTTACTCAAATTTTGACATTCATCAACTAGAATAATAGCATTTGGAATGCTTCTACCACGAATATAGGTAATAGCTTCCATTTCAATTTTACCCTTTTTCTGGTACATTTCTAATTCACGTTTCCAGTCCCCACCACCATTCTTTGGTGTAAATAAAAATTCAAAATTATCCATTATAGCGCCAAACCATGGAGCCAATTTCTCTTCCATAGTACCGGGTAAATAACCAATATCATTACCTACTGGTTGAATTGGGCGATAAATAATGAATTTGTCATATTCTTTTCTACCTAAAACTAATTCTAGAGCAGTAGCTAAAACAACTAAACTTTTACCAGTACCAGCCCTACCAATTAAAGTAACTAGATCAATATTTCTATCCATGATTAAATCCATGGCAAACTGCTGTTCTTTATTGCGACTAGAAATATTCCATGGGAAAATTTTACGAACCAGTTTGACACAGTCTCTTGCAACTTTACGGCCCATAGCAATGCCATCGCCATTATCTGCTAGAAATAATACGCACTCATTTGGGTTGAGTTGTATATTAAATGCTCGCGGATCAATTTTACCATCTTGTTGTAAAGCTAGGCCGGCATCTTCATTTACAATAGTTTGAAATCCAGCATACAGATCACTTAGAGAGTATTTTGTTCCCTCATGAGACTCTGCATCGATACCGCGAGATTTGGATTTAACTCGCAAGTTGATATCATTACTTACCAAAATCACGTCATGAGATGGATGACTTAACCATGTAGAGTAAAGGCAAGCTAAGATATGAGTGTCCCCATAAGTTGGATCGCCAAACCCCAAATAGACAGGATTAGATATATCTCGATAAGTAGCATCAATAGTGAGCATAATATCATCATCTAATAGAATACCCATGCTGATGTCGCCTTTATCGGCAATTTCATCCAATAGTCTAATAGCTACTCGCGCATTTTTGCTAGCTTCGTTAGCGCCTTTCTTTAGCTTATCAAGCTCATTGAGTACAGCGATCGGAATGATTACATCGCTACGGGTAAAAGATCTATATGCAACAGGATCATAAATTAAGGTACTAGTATCAAGTACGTAGGTTTTTCTCATTCTGTCTCTGATTCCTCTTTGTTGTCAAAAACTGACCAACAATTAACTTCCATTTCAAGGTAGAACCGCTTACGCGGGTCTATAGCACGCAAGTCTCTCTTTAACTTATAGGTGCATTTGAACCATTCAGCTATTAATTCATTTTCTAAATAAACTTGCATATGGCCATCAAAGTCATCTATAACCTGAATGCCGTAAGTAGCGAGGATACCTCTCAATTTTACTCTTTGGGACGCTGGTAATGGTCCGTCTGAATTCCAAATTGTTTGAATTTGGGTTGCAACATCAGTATTTTCGAAGCATTGTTCTAGAATTAGCTTGAGAAATCTAGCCTTTTCTTCTTCTTCGACTTGTTTGGTATTCTCGTTATAATTGAGAAGAATTGTGCCTTGCATTCTAATGACAATGCTAGTTAATTGATATTAGCATTTGCTCCATCCGCACTCCATACAAGTGAGGCATTTTTCCTGGTAGGCAAAGTTATTTTCCATCTGACATTTAGGACATTTCTTTTCCGCAGTAGATTTAGTACCATCAGCAATATAATTCTTTAGAACTCTTGCTGCTACTTTAGAGAAAGATGTCACATCCGAATGTTTATCTTTTTGTAATTGTTCTACAACGTATTGAACAGGAGTACCATGACGTAAAGCTAATGATATGGTACGAGTGAAAGCGCCAAAGTTAGCATTTTCAAATACATTCGCAATATCTTTGATTAGCATTTGGTCTTCACCTTCACCTACAATTAAATTGTAAGTAGTAATATCTTCCACTTTACCATTCTTGACGATTTTACCCACCTTATACTTATTAGGAATATCTACATACTTAGATAGTCCGCCAAATACTTCATAGGGTTTACCATTTAATAGGCCTACAAAGATAGTCCATTGTTCACCCTGTACCTTAGCCTTCCTGATATCACAGATTAGTTCTAAGGGACGTTTTGGTGCCATATGTGTTTCAATTCCAATAGGGCGGCCATCTTGAGTCTTAGGCGTAGTAGATTTACTAATCAATACTCCATCACGACATTTGTCGCGATAGACAGTAAATCCCTTACACCCAGATTCCCAAGCTCTCATGTATACTTCAGATACAAGTTCTTTGGTGGCATCTTCAGGCAGATTACAAGTCTTGCTGATACTGTGATCAATAGATTGTTGTGCTACTGCTTGAATATCTACAGATGCTACCCAATCAATTTCGGCCGATGTAGCTCCCCAATAAGGAGATTTCTGCAAATCAGTTTCGCCAGTAATGTCCATCCACTTTTTGACACCATGATGATAAACAGTAAACTCCTGCCAATTATCACCCATTGCGTCCGTAAAGTCAATACGAGCATTCTTATCAGATGGATTATGTTTTTTACGGCGAACATACGAGAGCAAAAATACCGGCTCAATACCTGAGGTAGTTTGCGTTAGTGCAGAAACCGATCCCGCAGGAGCTGTAGTAGTATTTGCAATGTTTCGACGACCAGTCTTCTTCCACATCCGTCTAATTTCTTCTGAGCAATCACCAAAAATACTATTAAGATATTCGTGATTCTTCTCTAATTGATAATCGAAAATTGGGAACGCGCCTCGCTCTTTTGCCATAATAACTGAAGAAGTATGTGAGCCAACTGCTAAAGCGCGATAGATCTTCTTAGTCATAGAAATAGACTCTTTAGAGCCATACTTGATACCAAGCATAGCAAGAGCATCGCCTAAAGCAGTAATACCCAAACCAGTTCTGCGACCTTTAGTATTCATATCACGGATCTTGTGCCATAGATTAATTTCAACTTGTTTAGCTTCTAAAGGCTCTGGATCAGATTCAATCTTGGCAAGAATTCTATCAATGCACTCTAGCTCAAGATCAATAATATCATCCATCAATCGTTGAGCAATAATAGCATGCTCATGGAACTTTTTGAAATCAAAAGAGGCTTTAGAAGTAAATGGATTTTTGACATAACCGGTAAGATTTTGTACTAATAGACGACAAGCATCATAGGCACAAAGAATAATCTCTCCACACGGATTAGTAGAAATAGAATCAAATCCAAAAATAGAATAGATATCAGATGGAGTGTGCTTTTTTACTGTATCCCAAAATAACAATCCGGGCTCGGCAGATGCCCAAGCAGATTCAATAATTTGATCCCAAATAGATTTTGCACGCACTCGCTTAGTAACTCTAGCCTCTTCAACAGATTTATCAACTGGCCAACGAAGAATATAATCTTCATTGTTTTTGACGGCAGTCATAAACTCATCATTAAGTTTAATAGAAATGTTAGCCCCAGTAACCTTTTTGAGATCACGTTTAATATTGATGAATGTTTCAATCTCAGGATGATTTACAGAAATAGTTTGCATCTCTGCGCCACGTCGGCCATTCTGCGCCACTTCACGACATGTGTTACTAAATCTTTCCATAAAGACAGCAATGCCGTCAGTAGTTCTGGCGGCATTATTAGTAATCGCATCTTTAGGTCGTATACCAGAAATATCTAATCCACATCCTCCACGACGTTTCATTATTTGAGCTAGTTCTTGATCGGCCAACATAATACCACCATATGAATCTAGCTTATCTGAATGCACGCCTTGAATGACGAAGCAATTAGAAAGGCTTTGCAATTGAAATTGATTGCCAATTGCAGACATAGGGCTACCTTGGGGCACTATAAATCTGAAATGATCAATAAGTTGAAAAATGGTCTCCTCGTCAAGAGGATTAGGATACTTCGCCTCAATGCGTGCGAATTCCTTGGCCAATCGACGATGCATATTAGTTGGAGTAAGCTCCAAAAATTCACCTTTCAAGTTTTGTAAAGCATACTTGTCTACAAATACTTTAGCAGCAAACTCGTCACCTTCAAAGTATTCTTTTGACGCTTCCAAAACCTGAGAATAAGTATAAGAATTAGTCATTTTCCCCCGCCAAAATTGTGCCTTGCTTTCGTTACGCCATCTATTAAATTTTGTTTAGCGTTTAATGGTCGTAGATTATCTAAAGACCAGCATTTCTTAAAATTTTCATCTTTCATTGATACATAAGGCAAATCGCTTTGAGGAACAATATGATCAAGCTGCCAAGTCCAAGTAGATGGGTCATTATCATTCCAAGTTTTGGAATTATACTTTCCATGGTTATTCCAATTCATCCAAGGCTCAAATTGATTTTCAAGATGAATTTTTAATTCATCCATAGAAAATGGTAAATATTGCTTACATGAATTATCATTTTTATTTAATTTCATCATGGCCCTAATAGATTTTGACACATTATGTCGTAATCTAAAAATAGGATCAGTAGCTCTACGCTGTTTAACGTACTTTCTTTTACGCGCCCTAACTTCTACTTTGTTTCGTTGATCATAACTTTTCCACTGTTCTGATAGCTTCAATTTATTTTTAGCACGATATACCTGATCATATTTTCGTTTTTCTTCTTTAGCCCTTTCCAACTTTTCTTTAGAGCTTAAGATAAAAGTATCCTGCATAATCCGTCCTTAGAATTAAGTTAGTTAAATTTAGTTTGTAAATCAAAAATCTACTGATTAGATTTTGATATTCTCTTTCATAGAAGAAAGAGCGCTGTTGATTGTTTTAATACAACTTAATCGAGATATGTTTAATTTTTTACATATCTTATTAATGGACATGGGCTTGTCACCGTCAAAGCCATATGCCAAACTGATGATCTCCTTCTGTTCTTTTGAGAGGACAGACAAAGCATCTTGCACGGCATGAGTAACTTGAGATTCTTCAAGCTCCTTATCAGGGCAATAACGTTCCTCAACCTGCACAGGCATAATAGATTCTTTGTGCGGGGTGTTGGCTTTAGCTACCTTCAAAGGGAAACGAATAGTCGTGTGCAAATTGGCACTTCTCGAAATACGAGTACCAATATAGTTATGTGCCCACGCAAAAAAAGATCCCTTGTTTGGTTTGAAGGTTTTCATTGCTTTGATCAGAGCTTCAAAGCCCTCTTGATTCAAGTCTTCATAATTACTGAACGCCTTGTAACGGCCAGTTTTCATGGTGACAAGATATCTAAATTTCTCGATGCATTCTTGTTCATGACGCTTTAATTGGGCTATAATCTTAGAGTCTCCAGTCTCTTTAGCCTGGATTCTAAGATCAATTAGCTTATTCATTAGGTCATGTGCTTCTTGTTCTGTCAGCATTAGTCTTCTCTCACTTTAGTCGAAAGTAATGTTATACTCCATTATTGATACGGCTTCCAAAATTAGATTGTTGACCGCTACAACTCGTCGATTCACTTACTAATTTCTTCTTCTAATATTTCAATAACGGATTCAACGGTGGACTTCATTATCTCTTCATCGTCAAGAGATAGGGCAAACTTGAGCAATTCAACTACATGCTCTAACTTATGTTTATCGTTTTCTCTGCCACCCTTGTTTTTCATGTTAGCCGTGTTTTGGTAAATCCCAACCACGATGCTTAACGATTTTAGTTATGTGCATATAAAAATCGGACAATGATAATTTATGCCTCATAAAATTACACGTACCGCAACATGGAACTACATTATCTTTATCATATCCTCTTGAAATATCAACTCTATCCAATCCATTGTAAATAAATTGGCTTGTTTTATCATCATCCGTTGCGTTCTTTACCAGATATATTTGGTGCGGATTTGCACCGCAATGATGACATTCAAGTTGTGTTAATTTATAAAACTCTTCGAAAGTCAAATCACCAGGATGTCTTTTCAGGTATTTTTGGAATAAGTCCCTGGCGCTCGACTCTTTTGTTGAATACTTACGCCTTTTTCTTCCTCCAATTTTACCTAGCTCCTTCCACATTTTAGATGAATTTTCACTCCTAAAACAACCACATGATTTAGTTGAGCCTTTTCTTAAATCATGAACGGGAATTCTCTTAGTATTTCCACAATCACATTGACAAAGAACGGACGCATATACTCTTGCAGAGTAATGGTTTAGATTATTAATAGCTTGGCGACTGGGTTCATATTCTCCCAATACAACTAATTTACCAAATCTATTTCCTATAAGCTTATCTCCTGCGCTCATGAATATCCTTCTTTGGCCCAGCCGCCGCCATTCAGTATAAAACCACTTCCACCAGCAATAAGTCTTTTTACCTTATGTAGAGTGGCAGATTTTTCTTCCTGACATCTAGGGCAAAATTCCAACTCATCATTAATTGAATGTTGATGTTCAAACTCCCCATGTTCGGGGCACTCGTAAAGATACGTCGGCATTTATCCTCAATTTACGTTGTAGTTTCCTAATAATCTAATCTCTTTTTTTACCTTGTCAATTTCCGCACCAACTTTCATCATTTCATCCTTAATCTTTTTGATTTCTGCCATCTTCTCTTCTGAAGAAGTTTCGGTATCTAATTCTAAATCAAAAATTCTACGCAATAATTTCTTGACTGTATATTTACAGACTAACATATCACTGGATAATTGAAGTTGGCGGTCCTCATTCATCGGCGCTCGCGTCTACGTTTATCCATTTGAGTTTGTATGCTTTGATATCTATCTTCCCCTAATAGATTTGCATATACTTTTTCATCTTTAGCAGCCTCAGCTTTTGTTTTCTGAGCGTCAGCCTTAATCTTATCTACTAGCTCCTGCCCGTATAGCTCAACTACCCCTTTAGCAGTACCAGAGATAAGTCTTGTTACAGTTTCTGCTTTACACTCAGGGCATTGTTTAGGCGGGTCAGCCTTAATAGAGTAAGAATCTTCCCATTCGTGTTTACAAGTATCACATCGATGTTCATAAGTTGGCATGATATTTCCTCTTACCAAAACGCTTTCAATTTCATCATCTTCTGAATGATCCGTGGGCTACCTTCTTCTTCAAATGAAAAATTTCTAGACCAATAAGCCCCAGTCGAGAGAGTTGGAATTTCTTTATCGGCAATCTTGATATGATTCTGTTGTATGCTGAGTGTTGCCCAGACAGCAGTTTTGCCATTATGAAAGAACCCCTTTTTCTCATACCAATTACCACGACCTCTCATAGGGTAAAAGCGCTTGGCTTCCCATGGGATTTGTATAAATTGGTTGAAGTCGTCAAGGTTGATACAAATGTGCGGGTAACCTGCATCAATTATTTCTCTCAGGTTACTAATTTCTTTCTTTCTCATCCTGTCACCAAAGATTTGTCTACTAGCCTAAATTCTATATCTTTTGTCCAATTGGCTTTGATATCTTGCTTATACTTTTCGTCCTTGACCTCAAATACAATAAACAGTTTTCCGGTCTTTTCTTCGTATTCTATTCTGACGGCTTCTGCCACTACTTTATCCTGCATTTTGACCTCTATTATATGTCTATTTATGTCTCGTTTTACTAGCGCCATCTGCTTGATTTTGTTTTGCGCTGAGAGGTCGCAAATTGCTTAGAGCCCAACAGTCTTGGAATGCCTGATCTGTCATTGAGGTATAGTGGAATTTGCTGTGTGGTATGATGTGATCGATCTGCCACGTCCAAGTGGTTGGATCATTATCGTTCCAAGACATTTCATTATATTTGCCTCTGTTATCCCAATTCATCCATGGCTCGAACTGAGCCTCAAGATGAACTTTGAGTTCATCAATAGTGTAAGGCAGGTATTCGGTTATAGATTTACCATTTTTGGAGCTAATGTCTAATCTAAGTGCCCTCCCTATTGTAGTTGATAAGTCACATCTTAATGCAAATGATGGGTCTTTAGAACGCCTCAACTTAAAATATTGAACGGTATACCTGGATATCTTCTTTTGATTTCTCTTACTATACAACTTTTTATCTCTTAAAATCTTATTCCTGTTTTTGAGATAGTACGCCCTATGTTGAATTTTAAGTTCTTCTTTATTGTCTTCATAATATTTTTGCGAGTTATGAAGTATACGCTCTTTATTCTTTTTGTAATATTGTTTTTTCTCTTCAAGTATAGAGTTTTTATTATTTAGGTAGTGATTAAGCTTTTGCTGTTTTATCTTGTCTGCTTTTTCTTTTCTATAGTTCTCGTAGTATTCTTTAACACACTGCCTACATTTATTATAGGCTTTGCCATTATCACTACGAGTAGAGAATTCGGTTATAGATTTAATTTGCCCACATTTACCCGTACATTTTTTGGTTTCCATACCATTTTATATATCAAGCAATTCAATCTTTTCAGAAATATCATCTATATCACGCATCTCAAAAGTAGTTGGATCTTCTTCGGTTTTTTCGTCTAAAAGTGTGCCACAAGCCAGATTTTTAATGAGGCGCCCATCACCTAACTCGCCATCACGATTTTTGATAATATGATACTTCATATCTGGGAAGTTCTTTTCGTTAGCACGAGTCTCAATTTGAACCGCAATGTTAGCATTCTGCATAATCAAAGCGGAACGACCAATACGATGCAAACCAATTTTATCTTCTTCCTTAGTTCCCTTATTTCTATTAAGCTGAACTGCACTCAATACAATTACATTATGTACACGGGCGAACTCATGGATACGCTCGGCAATTTTACCAAGCTTCAACCAATCGTCCATATCTTTGCCGCCTTCATAGTCCATCAACCCGAGATAGTCGATGACGATGATCTTTGGGTCATACAGAACTTTGGCTTCCTCATATATCATCTCAAGACTTTCCATTGTAGCGCCACGAGGGATATCAATGATTTCAAATTGAGATTGATAGTGTTGAACAAACTTGAGAACTTTCTTTAGCTTGGTCGCTTCCTCGCCATTCAACTTGGCTGTACGAATTAGTTTCGTGGGATTAGTAGATAATCTACCAAGCACACGGTTGCGACATGGCTTGAATGGCATTTCTAATGAAAAATACATTACGTTACTGCCCGGTTTAAGTTTAGTGAAATCAAACTCACTAGCCGGCGATTGCAAATATTCTTCTAGCAATGCTTGATTTTCTTGCAGCCAAATTTGGAGCGCCATGTTCATTAGAAGCATAGATTTACCGCCACCAGATTCACCACCAATGAGCAACATTTCTCCGCCACGCAAACCATCAGTTACATAATCCAAAAAAGAATAACCGGTTTTAATACCTGCATCAAAGTTTGGATCTTCTAACTTAGCATTGTATTCATCACGGAAATGAGGAACTTCATCTTTTAAAGTTCTGCGTTCATATGAGCGGGTTTGGTTAAGTCCCTTGATAGATTGAATAGTTTTCTGTAGCTCAACGACAGTTTTGTTTACGTCTATACTACCAGGTTCTAGTTTGCTGAGCATACCAGAAGTATCGAGTATTTGCTTTTCAGCAAAACGTTTCTTAAGCCTATCTAAATCGTGTTTATATTCTTTATCATCTGCTTGGACCTTCTGCAATGCATTCCACACAGAGTTAATTTTTTTAAGCAGATTGTCGTTGTTGCCTTTGGCAAGTTTTTCATTAATTACACGAATGGTGGGCAAGTCTTTGTGGGTTTTGATATAGCCAACTACTACGTTAGCAAAATTCCATAACTCACCAGAAAAGAGTTTTGGATCATTCTCATTTGCAAAGTCAAGACCAAACTTCTTATTTGAAGTAATGGTCTTAAGCACTCTCATTTCCAAATCATCAAAACTCATTTCTTACCCCTAACATCTTCGCCCAATACTGGAAATATCTTAGTGTAGCCTTTCATTAAACTACCAATACTAGCTTTCAAAGCACCACCGAAGCTCTCAATAACATTTGGACTATTTGTACACATTAATGTTGGTTGTTTATTAGCGCTGCGAGTGCGGAAAATACTTTCTAACGTTCTAGCATACAAGTCAGCAGCATTTTCTGAAGCCATAAATCTCGGATCAAACTCATCTATGACTAGAAAATCAACCTTAATCAATTCTTGACGCGCTAGGAATCTCTCTTCAGCCGGTGCTTGAGTTAATACACTGACAATATCGCTAAGCGTAGTATATAAACAAGAATAACCCTTCTGACTTGCCTTTTTGAGAATACAAGTCATAGTCATTGTTTTACCAACACCATGGCCTCCGGCAAGACAAAAAGAAGATCCAGACTGATGAGATGCTTTCAAGTCCGCTACATACTCTTCATACTTTTTCTTTAAACGTTCATCGCCAACAAAATCTTTCTCCATCTTGAGATCCCAGTACTCAATTGGAATATTACTTTCAGCATATCTGTTGTAAGCAATTAGCTTAACACGTTTGACCTGGTCTTCATCGGAGCTATTATTGATACTATCAAGTCTTTCCTGAAGCTTTTTGCCAGGTACATTGTTAAGGGCGCGGCTTCTAGTAAAATCAATTGGTTCCATTACTTTTTCTCCGGTGAGCGGCCATAAACCCAATTAGGCAATTTGCCGGGTTGATATCGTGCAGTATTAGATCTAGGATGCACTCTCAGCATATAGGGTGAACTATACTGAGTCATCTTAGTTGAGCCGGGGACGCCAAAATGCTCACGTCTTTTCTGCGCAATAATTTGACGCTCTTGCTCGTGAACAAGCTGACGTAATTCTGCAATACTCTTCTTTTGAAGTTCAGGATCATCTGGAGTTTGTAGCGCTTCGTGCAATTTTTCCTTGATTTGTTCCTGTTTTTCAAGTGGTCGAATTGGTGGTTTTTCTAGTTCAACCTGAGCTTCCTCGGGTGTGGTCCTGAGTATTACCTTGGTTAGCATTATATCTTCCGTGGGGCGGTGTATAATCATTAAGCTTTCGCCATCTAATGATCTTAATACTACCTGCGATGCGGTATCTTCTTCTACAATTCCCTCTAGCACCATTCCGCTGCGTAGAAAATACTTGACATGGCTGCCTCTAGAAACAATAGAAAGTGGCCCTAAGTTCATACAATCCTCTTCAATACATCTTGATCTAAACCAAATTCTGACAATTTTGCTAACGCTTTGGTAATATTGTCCGGCATTGGATCCATTTGTGAAATGAACGCCAAATCACCATATGTAGAAACATTAAGATTCGCCAGCTCTTTGATAATGTCCACGTAGTTTGACGGCAAAAGTGTTGAACGATCTACTTGTAGGTTTTTCTGCCCCGCAAGAAGTACATTCATTTTATAGTCTTGCACTATTTCATCTTTAGTAATGAATGAGACGGATCTGAAACGTGCTTTGGTCTTTGGCACGTGGTTTACGAAAACCCAATCGATGTAATCTCGCAGAATCTTGGGGTTTGCAGATAGTTTGGCTGCTAGTGTGTTAGCTTGCCATACTTCAAAGCATTTAGTGGGACTTTGGTTATTGAACTTCCAAGAATAATCAATTCCGTAAGTCTGCTTATACTTCTTGCAGAAATAACCAAGGATGTGGACAACCTTCCATTGCGACACATCCAGGGTATCTATCTCAGCAAACTTTTCGAAGAACTTTTTGTATTTGTCATTTGGAATAGGCGATAATGCCCCTCCATCATCATTCTTCTTGTTCATTCTTCTTTTTCCTCTTCCTTGTTTGCTTTACTTCTACAGGCCATGACACATTAAATCCATCTTCAGATGAATAAATACTATGTCGTATACGAGAGTGATTATCTAAGAACGTAACCTGATCGGCAAAATCTACTATCACAGCAAACTTTTTACCCGGATATTTACGAATAACTCGGCCAACCCTCTGTAAAGCTTTAACTGTTGATTTGCCTCCGCAAGCAATGACTAGACCCGATAGACTTGGGATATCGACGCCTATATCAAAGATACGTGATGCTAGAACACAATCAATTTTATGAGCCATGAGGTCCTTCTTGACTTTTTCTCTTTCATCTTTATCGTTGGAGCCGTCTAGAATAGCACAGTTCATGTGTTCTTTAAATAGTTCATACAAAATCTTTCCATGTTTGATACTACTAAATAATACTAAGGTTTGATATCCCTTCTTGACCAATGTTTTTGCAGCATCTAATACCAAGCCATTACGAACATCATTTTCTACGACATAGTTCTTATAGATTGATTGATAATTCTTTTCCAATTCATAAGGGTACGGTGGTGTAACTCGGAATTTGATAAATGGTTGGGCTAGATATCCTTCTCTAATTAATCTGGAAGCTGGAATATTAACAATATACTTACCAAGAATAGACTCAATTAGAAGATCGGCACCATCATCTCTCCAAGGAGATCCACTAAGTCCGTAAAGATACTCAGTGGCTGATTGTTTAAATATCTGTTGAATAGTTTCACAAGCTGACATGTGACATTCATCAATGATAGAGACTTTCGCTTCTTTCATCATTTTTAGAATATCAGCATACTTAGTCTTATTGATGAGCTTCTCATCGTCATCCGAATCAAGAAGAATCTCATTCTTCTTCATACCAATAGCTTGGCCTACCGTCCAAATACTAGCGATATTGATATCATGAATTTGACATTGTCCATCTCCAATGATACCAATTGGTTCGTCGAAACATTGCGAGAAAAACTCGTGGAATTGGTAGAGTAAATCTTTGCCAATTACGTAAATAATAGTTTTCTTGCCTAATTTTGCAGCAATTAAAGCAGCGATGAGAGACTTGCCACCCCCTGTAGCTACTTTGATAATTCCTCGATCATATTTGTCAATGACATCAAGAATTTCCGTTTGATACGGGTACGGTTCTTTGCCAATCTTTTTTAAATTTGTAAGAATGTCGCGCGGCTTACCAGGACTCTTTGCAATTCTCTTGTCTATTACTTCAATATCTTTGCCAGCAGTATGGTAGAAGTCTTTGACTCTTTCTACGAGCCCACTTGGAAATTGAAGAGTTGGAGTGAGTAGCTTTTTAAAGCCATCCCACTTAACCCAATCCCCATCACGATTGAGATATCCCTTGAATGCAGCAGTATGTTCGGCACCTTGTACGTAAAACGACAAATGCTTATCCAAAGCAAGAATGTGCTCAACATCTGCTTCTTCGATAATTTGCGACGTGTTGCCTTTGATTACGATCTTCGCCATGCAGGTATCATATATAACTGATACCTTTTTCTCGACAAATCTTACATGCTAATTGCAGTAACTGTAGCGCGATTACTTCTTGAATTTAAATACTTTTTTCAACAAATCGATCACTTCCTGAATAAAAGCAACAAAGAAATTTGAATTACCAGTAGGCTGAACTGGAGGCGGCGGGAGCGGTGGAACTACTGGAGTAGGAGTTGGTTCTGGCACCGGCTCTGGTGGAGGTGGTTCTGGTGTAGGAGTTGGTTCTGGCACCGGCTCTGGTGGAGGTGGTTCTGGTGTAGCATTGCGCTTTTCAAAATTTTCCCACCATGACAGATCGCGGGCTTTATTGGTATCCACAGGCCCACCACCAGGTAAATTTGTAGTTTTACCGCCAGAGTCTTGCCAAAGCAGCCAGTCAGTCCAAGGTTTAGGAATAGTTGGATTAGCCGTATAGCTAGCAATCCACAACTGCCATTTCTGAGCAAATGATGTTGGAAGATTAATAGCTTTAGCAAAGTATGGATAAGTATAAACAACTGGTCGGATACCAGTTAGCCTTTCATACTCTTCTAAATAAGTTACGGTCCAATCAATTATTTGCTGAGCAGTACAACCCCATTTGCTCCAATTTTCTGGTTCAGGCCACTCCAAGTCACATGCAGCTAAAATATCTTTGCCTGCCCAATCAGCATGTAACTTAGCTTGCGCTTTTGGATCGCGTAATGGTTGATTTGGAATAGTAGGAAGCGGATAAACAAAATGGTAAGCTGCCACTTTAAGTCCTACGGCTTTAGCACCAGCTATATTCTTTGCATAATTCTTATCTTTAGAACCATTACCTACACCGCAACGACAAATAACGAATTTGTAACCTGCCGCTGCGACTGCTTTCCAATTGATATTATCGCCTTGGTAAACAGATACATCAATTCCTTTAATCAACTCTGCCATGTAACCGCCTTATTCTTGTTCTCTAGCTAATCTAGCAGCTCTTTTAGCTTCTCTTGCTTCACGGGCCGCTTTCTTGGCTGCCTTCAACTTGGCCCTGACAGCAATCTTATCCGCCTTAGCTTGACGATCTTCCTCGCGCTGAGTAAGTTTCTCTAGCCTCTTTTGTGCTTTCTTAGCAAAATAGTTTGCCAAGCTAAAAATTGGTTCAACTTTAGCAACTTTAAGAGCAGTCTTCTCTACTACACTAGTTAGGTGTTTCTTTAGAGCATGCACTAATTTTGTATTTCTACGACTCTTTTTTGGCTGATCTAAATCAGACAAAAATTGTTGTGCGTTCTTAAGTTGTCTACGAGTAAGTCTCTTAGTCTTTTTCATTGATTCCTCTTAAAACGTTGACCAGGTGTTACCTGGTCTAAACTTGATCTAACAACAGGTGGCTGATTTGCTTCTGGTACCGGATCTGATACTACTTGTCCATTCTTTTTGATTTGTCTAATAGCTTGGATTACCTCTGTCTTCATGGCGGTTGGCCCATAAAAAGCAGCAGTCACATCAATAGGCATCAATGTAACTATTCCTTTTGAGATTGGATGCATACGACCTTCAATCCAAACACCAGAGACAAGGACTTCTACATCCTTACCAATGAAGTGTTTTAGAATATCTGTTTCCATTTACCACCATTTAGTATTTAAACTACATTCACCAGGATAACACCAAGCATAAGCATCATAACTAACAAAATAATCATCAGGTAATTTCTCGTATGTCACAATATATTTATAGTCCTCATCAAGGCCCATGTTATCTAGCCAAACCTTATCAGTAATTTGAATCTCAGACGGGCCGTTTTGATTAAACTTGAGTAGAAGGTCCTTGATCGGTTCAAGGGACCTTCTATCACTATCGCCATACCATACATCAATTTCAGTCATTACTTGCGCCTATCTACTACGCCACCAACTAGCTTACCAAATGCGGAAGCTTTCTGAGCCATCTTTTCCTTAACTTTTTGGGCTGCGGAAACAGTTTCATTGGTTCCGGTGTCTAGGTTTAGATTAAGATTGCGCTGTTCATCTTTGCCCTTAACATTCTGCATATGTTCCTGAGCCTCTTTCTTTAGTTGAGTTACACGACTGTCTGGCAAACCAAGCCCAGTAAACATAGAATAGACCTTAACGACCGGATCTGGTGTATCTATAGTGTAGATGCCTTTAAATACTCCCTTTGGAGTTCCACACTGATCATTAACCATTGCCATAGCATAGGTAATACTTGAGCTGGGAATCTTTGCCCAAATATCTTTATTGGCTGCAATAATTACACCAACATATCTAGATTGTTTTAGATCAAATCCGCCTGCAAGCAAATTGCCATTTAGGTTATTGACAACAGCCTCTGCAATAGCAGTATCTTCTGCAAAGTTATCTACTGTCAACTCACCATAAACAGTTAAGCCTTCACCATCAGTGAAAAGTTTTCCCCATTCCATTGGATCTAGGCCCTTAACAGAAGATGGCATAGATGAAAGAGTATTAAAAACATCAATTGGATCTACAATGGCTTTGTTAGCAGTACCATAGAAATCAACCTGACTTACATTATGATAGATTGCTTCAATCTTAGCATTATCTACTACGATTAGATTATTGACTCTTTTGGTTTGGGTTAATTTGGCTAATTTTGATAGAGTCTCTAATGCATTAGATTTAGTTTGGGCATCTTCAGTATCCATTGGCAGAACAGTAATAACAACTAATGGCTTACCAGTATTTGATAAAATATCTACCAAAGTCTCACATGAACCGGCACCAGAGCCACCGCCCAAACTTAAACAAAGAACATTGATTTGAGAGTGCTGGAGTTTTTCATTAATGAGTTGAAGAATTTCACCACGATGAGTTTCGGCGGCAGCTTTACCAATTTCAATTTCCTTAGCAGCCCCACCCAAACCATGTTCAAGTAATAGCTTGTTGGAATCTGGGATATCAATAAACTTCAAATCTTGAATTGCAGTATTTACCGCAACAGCATCATACCCTAGCTTATAAAAGGCTTCGGCAATCCTTGAACCAGCTTGTCCCGATCCTAATACACCTAGGACAATGCTTCTATCTTTCTTTGATACAATTTTTGCTGCCATTTTCGTCTCCTCTTGTTTAGCTTGGCTTTTCGCTTTAAGTGCAGCAAGTTTTGACATATCAACTGCATTTTCAGACGCTTCAACTTTTTCTTTTGTAATATCGTCTACCATTTCTTCTTTTTCGTTTGTTTCTGTTTTAGATGTTGCTGACATTATTTTCCTTTTAAATTGTATATTCCTCGCCTACATATATCACTTCAAAAACCATGGATTATCTAGATACCATTGTACTGTATCTCTGATGCCATCCTTGAATTTATAAGTTGGCTTCCAGCCCAATTCACGAACCTTGGCGGTATCAATCGCATACCTAAAATCATGCCCGGTCCTTGGATCTGGAATAAAAGAAATTAAATCATGCCCTTTACCCATTGCATTGCAAACCAAATTAATAGTTTCAATGTTAGTGAATTCTTGATTGGCTGAAATATTGTATATCTCATTTGGGGCGCCTCGATCAAGGATAGCCATAATGGCTGTACAATTATCTGCCACATAGGTCCAATCCCTAATCTGTAAACCTTGGCCATAGATAGGAATTTTCTGACCCTCCATAATACACTTAATAGCCTTTGGGACTAGCTTTTCAGCATACTGGCGAGGTCCATAGCAGTTAGAACTTCTGGTAATGTTATAAATTAACCCATGAGTCTGGTGGGCAGCTTTAACCATTAGTTCTCCGGCAGCCTTAGAAGCTGAATAGGGATTTCTAGGATTAAGTGGAGCATCCTCTTTCCAGGGCGGGTCAGACTCGCTGGTAAGATGGCCATACACCTCATCTGTGGAAATATAAATCAACCTCTCTACCTTGTGCTTTAGACAATTGTTAATGATAACTTGAGTTCCCAACACATTGGATGTGACGAAAGAGTTCGGATCTTTCAATGACGTATCTACGAAGGTTTCGGCCGCCCCATGAATTACGATATCTGGTTTTTCAAATTTGAAAATGGCATCCATAATGTGTTGATCGCGGATATCAGCCGGGTAGAAAGTATGGTTTTTGTTCCAGTACATGGAGTTACCTTCATAGGTAACACGATCCACACTAGAAAACACGTACCCTTTATCCTGGGACCTTTTTTGATTTTGATCATAGATGGCTTTGCGAATAAAGTTTCCAAAGATAAAACCACATGTACCTGTAACAAGAACTTTTTTCATTTATACCTTATCAGCATTAAGTGGCGAAGGATACAACTCCCTCATTGCTTCTCTGTAAGAGATTGGTGCAAAACGTCGCATTACCTTTCCATCTCTCTCAATGGTTTCTAGAAACATTGAAACGGGTCTAATCCACATAGCACCAAAAACATGAGGGACATCATATAACCCTAAATATACAACTAGCTCTTCACCAGTTTCAGAGTGTTTACCAACTCCAAGAACTTGGTAAATATTACCTTTGAAGTGTTTATAATACCCTACTTCAACCGACATTTGTCCCTCGATATAAATTAAGTCTGGAATCTTTTGTATAAGCTTCTTGATCAATGGCATAACGGCCTTGCCACTTCTTGAAAAGATATTGCAAGTTGTGTGGTAAGAAGAGTTTATTAACCTGATTCTTTTTGAGAGAGGCGCTTTCCTCATGGAAGATATTGGTTCCACCACAATAAACAATCTTCTTACCTAGATTGTACTTAATAGAAAGACATAAATCTACATCATCAAATGCCCAATGATAGCTTTCGTCCATTCCAGCAATACCAGATTTAGTCTGTGGGTTTGCGTTACGGAAATATTCTCCCTTGGTGATACAAACAGCACCAGTAACTACCTGGAATTCACGATCGCGTTCAGCATCAGCATCTGTTTGCTGACCAGCACGGAAGTGCATAGGGGTTTTATAAGTAGGATTAAAAACAACACCAGCGTGCTGCAACTGATCGGTATCAGTATAAAGTAACCTGGCACCAACCATACCTACCGAATCATCTTTCTCGATAATAGAGATCATCTTTTTGATAGACTCTTTATCTTTAAAGATAATATCGTTGTTAAGTAACATTACATAGTCACTATCATTTGGTTTTGCTTCATTGAAAAGAAAATTGCAGCCTTCTGAAAAGTTCTGACGATTATCCTTATATGCAATACAATGAACTTTATCACCCCAGGTATTGGCTCGGGCAACAGTATCATCTTTAGAGGCGTTGTCCTTAATCCACCAGTGGTAATCAATTCCTTCCAAAGCTGGCATGAGTGATTCATACAACTTGGTAATCTTATCAGCAGCGTTCCATGTCAAAGTGAGAATATGTAGCATCAAAAACCTACCCTTAGGCCCGCACCCGCCCCAAGAGAACCATCTGTACTAACTTGAAAACTTGGGCCTATATATGTGTTATTCATTAATGGTGAAAAGAGATTCTTGCCAATATTATAAGCTACTGGCGTGATTAATACTTGAGGAGTCTTGTTAATAGTTCCATAACCTACACCAACTTCTAGAATCGATAGGTCTGGTGTAGTTTTATATTGCCCATAAGACATAATTCCTACATTAACACTTGGGGTAAACTCGCCTTTTCCGTGTGTAATATTGACCCCACCATCCAGCCCCATCAATAGCCTTGGGTTCCACCAACTAAACTTTGGACTTGGATATTCTTGTTTAGTAGAAGCTATCTTGATTGGAACATCGTATGTCTTGCCGCCAGTCGTTATACTAAACTTGTTGTAAAAATACTGCCTTTGATTCTCATCAGTTCCAACAACTGTAACCAGATTATAATCTCTTTGAGAGATATCAACTGACCAAGGCTTATCCTTCCAGGCAGAAAATCCAACTTGACCAAATGGAACTTTGACAGTACCAAAATCTTCATTTAGAGCAAGATTTTGCTGTGTCTTCATATATCCAAATGGATCGGGATTGCTAGGATCTACCGGATTTGGATTAGTTGGATTATTAGGACCAGGCGGAGTGCTCGGGATGTTAGTTCCATGTTGCCCTCGGCTAGCAGCAATGACTACATTAATAGAAGTAACTTGAGCATTCAACTTATCTAAATCATCTTGAATTGCTTTTAGATTGACATTGTTATCTTTAGCAAACTTATCAATATCTTGTTTAGTCGCATATTGGCTCTGACTACGCATGATTCCATCTACTAATTGTTTTTGCTCAACGAGCTGAGTTTGAATAGCAGTTTGCTGGGCCTTAATTTGTAACTGCATGTAGATGATAAAAATCAAAACGCCAATCGTGAGGACGGCACCAATAGCAACTAAAATTTTTACTAATGTAGGAGACATAATAATACCTTATACTTGAACGTCAGGACACCAGTAAATAGTTCTTTTATCTGCTGTCTGCTGCTTCACAATTTTATGACCAAGTGGGTCTTGCTTCTGACCATATACCTTGAACTTAGTTGAGTAATGACCTTCATCACCATAAGCGGTTTTGTAGGTATGAATAGTAGCGCCTTGGTGCTGGTATGATTCTTGCATAACATCAACAATGGCCTGACATAACAATTGAATTTCATCCTTGGAAAGCGTATTAGAAGCCCGCCATGGTGAAAGCTTACATGCATATAACGCTTCAGCCCTAATATAGTTTCCGACCCCAGAAAAAAGTCCCTGATCCATCAAAACTTCAGCAATAGGTTTCTTAGATTTAGAGAGTTGAAATGTAATCCATCGTACGCTTTTGTCAAGCGGCATCGATAAGGGATCCCATCCTAATTCATCAAGTTTTTTGTTAAACTCTTTTTCAGAATTTGTGAACTTTATGGTTCCAAAGTGCCGCGGGTCATTGAAGTACATAGTCTCTTCCACGACGGGCCAATTCTCACTAAAATAAAAAACAAAACAAGGGTGTTTACCTTCTTTAGGAGACCATTGACCACTCATACCAAAAGAATTCATCATGTACCATCCGTTACTAAACTTCCAGTACATAAATTTACCTTTGACATCTACTTCAATAACTCTTACTTCTTCTTTGGTGATTGTATCCAAAAAACTAGAAAACCCATCTGGGGGACTAGTTGCGTATCTACTTTTCTTACCTGGAAATGCATTAATTACCCTCTTACCTATAACTAATGGTCTAATTAAATCGGCGCTTAATTTTACTTCAGGACCTTCCGGAATTTTACACCTAAACACTTTCTGAATGCTACTTCTGTCAATTCGGGCATTTCATGATATATTATATATCAAGATGAAGTACTCGATAAATAAAAATTTAATGGATAACATCGACACTGAAGAAAAAGCATATTGGCTTGGTTTCTTTTATGCCAACGCATATAATAACGAAAAACTTGGAAGATTAGTTGTTGAGTTACAAGAACGAGACAAAGAACATTTATATAAATGTGCGCGTTTCTTTGGCCAACCACGTGAGCCTTTCGTACAAAACAAAAATGGAGGAAAATACATTGCGTATAGATTGGAATTGAATAGTAAACATCTTACAAAAACATTAGCCTCACTAGGATGCCATCAGACAAAAAGTTTTAATACAATTTTTCCTAATTGGTTAGATAAAAAACTGATACGACATTTTATTAGAGGATATTTTGATGGAGATGGCTGTTTGCATATTAATAAATCAGATGATCAAATGAATGTTCAGATGGTATCAACTAAAGAGATGATTGAAACTATTCAAAATGTACTTAAATCGGAGTTAGGAATAAATTCTTATGTTAGCCGCCCAAAGAGATACGCAAACAATACGTATAGGCTAGATAGTGGCGGCAGTCGTCAGGTCAAAAAAATTCTTGATTGGATTTATCAAGATGCCACTATCTATTTGAGTAGGAAATATGAATTATTCAAATCATATTGTGAAACACATCAATTTAGGTTTGATGATTAGGCAAATGCTAATAGTTTCGGTATCTTTAATAAATAATCGGGATTTATTTCAAAATAAGTTGGGCGTAGAGAGCGAGAATAAGTTTGCTGCATATTATCGCACGCCATTTTAGTCACATAATAATCGATATCATCATCTTTTATCCCGATAAAATAAACGCCTCGTTGAGTTCCAATAGGAGAATTGCTAACTCTAAGAAAATCAGCCCAATCATCAGAATTTTCTGTTTTGTAAAATAGAATAAGGTCCATCCGAATCTATATAGTTCTATGAGAATGTGGCATATTGGGCACATAAACAATTCTCAAATCATTTAATGGAACTAATAATTCCACTTGATTCTCCTTTAGAGCATCTCGGTACAAGATTGCAGCATCAATAATGTAATCATTCACTTTTTAGACCAATGTTTAAGGAAGACTTTCCTTCCTTCTTGATACAATTTCGGAATATTAATTTGTTGCGCTGAGACTTTACCAAAATGGGTAACATCTAACAGCTTCACAACAGTAATAGGAATCTGTTTTTGACGAGCACGAAAACTTAGATCAGTATCATTGAAATAGAAAGGAAATTCTTCATTCCAATATCCAACCTTTTCCCAAACTTCTTTGCGTGCAGCAATACACCAACCACCAAGATAACTATTACCATCTAATTGTTCGTTGGCCTCTTTAACGAAATTAAGGTTCTTATCCAGAAGCCCCATGGTTGGTCCAACTAGTCCTTGAGTAGCATCACAAGTTTCAATGATTTGCTTAGTCCATGTAGAATGGTTGGCACGAACCCTTATGTCATTGTTCAGAAATAAGATGCGTTCACCCATCGCAATTCGGGCACCCTGATTACAAGCTTTTGAGTGAAAAGTATTTTCTTTATTCTGAATATATGCAACGCCACATCCAGTAGGATTAGTTTTGAATAATTCATCACAGAACTTGTTGATTTCAACATTAGTCTCATCAGTACTGGCATTATCAATAATGATGATTTCATGATCGCTTGGCAATTGTACTAAATCCTTTAAACAAGACTTGGTAAAATTCCATTTATTGAAGACTGGAATAACAATGCTTAGTGCCTTATAGTTTGGGTCAGTTGTCATTTACATAGTCCTATAATCTGTTTAGCTGCATTTTCCCAAGTAAACTTATGGGCCATTTCTTGCATGCCTGGAGAAAATTTCTTTAAATAATCATCATAGTTAGCAACTAAATCTTTTAACTTAGCCGCAGCTTGCTCCTGATCGGGATCAAATACCTCTGCATATGGAGAGGGCTCCCAATACTGCATTCTCATATCTGCTCTAATAATTTTACCATCTATTAGAATAGAATTATCATCATTCATATAATCTAATTGTCCACCATATCTTGGTGCTACCACAATTTTATTCGCAGCAAACCCTTCTAGCCCAGGCATCCAAAAACACTCCGCATGTGTCATTGTGAATACAATATCACATGCATTGTATAAAGTCTCAATATCAACGATAAACTTATCAATGATTTCTACTTCGGCATGTTGTGGATATTCTTTTTGCCAACGAGAATAAATATCATTAAAAGACACGTCAAATGCCATTAGATTATTGTTGGCACTCTTACGAGATACCTTTAATACTAAACACACATCATCTGCTTTAGTAAAAGCTTTACCAAAAGCTTTAAGTAGGCCAGGTATATTCTTGCGCAAATGAGGCTGCGCTATATTGACCAATATCTTATATTTCTTATTAGTCTTTAATGGATACTTACCTAAATTAGCAAATCTCTCTAAGTGAATGCCATGAGGTACAACAACTTGTACTTCAGGTGACATACCATTATCAGTAAATACTTTTCTAGAAAATTGAGAAGATGGCAAAACTAAGTCAACACATTTGGCATGTTTAGAAAATGCTGTTGGTAATTTAGTGGTTTCATAATTCCAAATACCAAATCTATTCTTGTTCCCCCTTACAAAATAATTACAGAAATTACGGAGTGCTGTGTACGACATTTGCATATCATAATTAGCATCTAGTTTAGAGGCAATCTTCTCAACATACTGATCTGGTGTCACCCCTTCTTCCTCAGTAACAAAACCTTTCAAATTAGGTTTAAGGTCTTCTGGAAAATGCTGTGTACCATTAGTAGAAAATAAATCTACCTGGTGTCCCAATTTAATGAATTCTCTAGATAGATTTTGAGCAACGATTGACCAACTGTGATTTTTAGCGAGGAATCCAAACCAACAAACTTTCATGAACCCATCTATATCAGGTCCAGAGTGAACGGCGGATCTTGATAAGCCTGCTAATCATTTCATCTTCTTTAATTTCTGCTGCCGCTTCCATTTTCTGAAGCTCATCCAAGAGTTGATGCTCGGCGGGATCGTGTGTCTGTTTGGCTGTTAACCATCTATTTAGTAAATCATCGTGTAATTGAACATGACGTTCTCTTTCAATATTCCACCAATAATGAATTGCTTTTATTTCTAGATAATGATTGCGCTGTGAGGCCATGTACGGATTTGCATTAACATCCTCTTCAGAGGGACAATACATGTTTGGTAACTCTTCTTCAACAAATGTATTCAAAATATTGAACAGAGCATAAATCATCTTACTATCAGAATCTAACCATCCCCAACGATAGCTATACTTACCCTTCTTTTTTGGCTGCCTCAAATCCAAAAAATGATATCTATGACTAGGTAACAGATGACACTTAAGAAAATAGATTATGTCTTTCACATGACGACGAATCTTAGTTTTAAACCAAAAGGGCAATGTTTCGGCAAAGAAATATCTTATTGGATATTCCTTGCGCATCTTGTTATCCCAATCTTCCCAAGTGGGAGTATCATTATTGGCCTGCTTAAACAGTGCTACAGGTAAAGCATTGCTATCAGACCAGCCTAATTCCTTAGGGGAGGGTAGTTGGAAAATTTTCCATAATTTTTCTCTTAACATTTTTCCAAAATTCTGCGGATAAACCGCGCCTTACTAGAGGAGCATCATAGTTCGAAAAATTAGGATGTCAAGGGTTTCAAATATTATACTGGAGTTGGGCTTGGTAGGAATGGTACAAAGTTATAACTGTGAGCTAATGGAGGAGCAATCTGGGCCGAACCGTTTAGTGTCAAGTTATTGTATGTCATTACCAATCTCGCCATTTTGCAAATAGAAGTATCTAAGCTGCCACCAGGATCAGAATTCAAATGAACTTCATAAATCCAATTCGTAGCTCCGGCTGATAGAAGCGACTTTAGATCCTGAGAAACTAGATAAGTAGCTTGAGTATTATTAGTCGTCAATACAGGGCTAATACCGTTCAGTAGTACATAGCTATTAGTATTTACATTGTAGAGTCTAATAGCTGCGGTGTTAGCTGTATTTGTGCTTTCTACTATACATTCTAATTTAATACTGTCAAGGCCTTCTAAAATGAAACTATCAAATCTAAAGATGCAAGCACCAATAGCAGCAGGAGTATATCCATCATTTGAATAAGATCCAGACACAATTGGAATGTACATTGGTTGTTTGTACATAAAGCTTGGGTCTAAGAATCCATAACCATCTAGTTTGGGCACTTTATCAGCGTCTGGAATACCAGTAGAAAATGGTATAACATTAAGTAGCGTGTTAACAAATTGATAACTTAAACCGCTTCCATTACTCGTTAGAACTGTACCAAATGATCCTACATCATTTAGTCCAGTACCACCATTTAGAATTGGTAGAATACCAGTAACATCATTACCCAGATCAACTAAAGCTGATGGGCCGCCATCATTAGCGCCGCTAAATACGCTAATTAAGCTCAGCATATTTTGTACCTTAGTAGCATTAACAAAGAGCGGCTCGTTATTGAATCCACCCTTCTTTAAAAAGACGTGAACCTGAATCTTCGTGCTCAAAGTTCTCAATGTAGCATCTTGGTACAAATTAGTGAAGTTCAAAGTAAGTAAACCGGTTTCAAAGTCTACGCTTACACCCATCTTACCATCTACAATGGCCCCAGTATATCCATCTGGACTCAAGCCATTTGTATTTGGAGAGAAAGACTGTACAGAAACCGAGAATCTAATTTGATCTTTGGAAAGCGCGTCCCTTTGAACATATGAACAGTCAGCGAATCTCATGGATGGAAATCCAAGACGAGTAGCTCCGTTACCAGTATAATCTGCAATGAAATCGTTCATAATATCAATAGTTCTTTCAGAACCAAATAAACCATCTGGGATTTCTAGAACGACAGTACCAACTTCAAAATCTACTTTATAGAAGTAACCATCAGGTCTCTGTAATTCACCATCTCCAATGATAAGATTATTAGGAACAAAGAAATCTACCTTACCAGGATCGAATGTTTGCGGTACTGGATAAACATTACACTGTATACCTTCAATTTCACAAATATTATGTACAACTCCTGATTCAGAAGTGAATACGCTTGGAACTAGTTTTGGATGTGCAGTAGTTATAACTAAAGAAGGATCCCAAACTAACTGTTTAGTAAATGATAATTGGATTGGAGAGTTGTAGAAATCATGACTTGTTAGATATCCATTTCCTAAGAATATGTCTTGTAATGGATGTACTGTATCAGCGCGGTTAGCTGGATCCGCAGTGTAATCATCCGATCTATCTACAAGGCCCTCAACTCTTAATCTAATAACATTGAAACGAGTACCAATTTTAGTATATGGATTAGTGCTTGGTGCAGGATAAGTAGCATGAGGTATTGCGGTAGTTGGCAATCTATCAATGTAGCTATTTAATAGGTATCCATCTGCTGTAGTAATAGCAAAATCTCCATTAATATCTGCTCTCATCATTTGAGCAAATACATCGCCAGTCAAGTAAATTTTTTGAATAGTCAAAACGTCTAGACCTGAATCTAGAGCGACAATGTTCCAAGATCCCCAATCTGCTTCATTTGAACCGCTATCTAAGATAACTAGTTTGTAAGTGCTTAAACCTACGATTGTGTTGAATTGAATGGTAGCACTAGTAAATTGAGCCAAAGAAGGATCATTTGGATTAGCAACTAAAACTCCATCGGAAGCTGAAGCTACCACATACCCATCATTAGGATTTAGTAGTTGGAAACTAATACCAAATAAATTAGCAAATGGTTGTGTTAGTGTTTGATATCCATTTTGAACAACAGTAGAATATCCGTCTGTTACGATATTTGTATGAAGTGGCAAGCCAACATTCATATTGTAACCAATAAATTTATTTAGAAGTGAAAGATCATTCTCATCAATAATTCCATTACCATCTACATCTCCTAAAATCATAGAACATAGTCTTGCATCAGCAATACGATATGCTGTGAATGGAGCGGCGGCATCTGGTCTAATTATTGCCCCGACTAAATCACCATTGAGTAAACTGGTTGCTAACCCACTAACTGCTAGATCAAATCTAACAGTATCTGTTGGGTCATCAACAATTCTAATAACAAGCTCATCTCTTACCATTGTAGCGCTGTACAATGTGGAATTAATATTTTGCTGACTGGTATCAAAAAATTTGATATTTTTGTCAGATATTGCCCCTAGAATGAGAGGTTCAGAGGTTTTCTCTAAATTAACAATATCAATTGAATTCATCAATGTAACTTGAGGAACATATTGTTGACGAGAGTCTACTGGATTACCCGTTCTTTGATCCGGTACTGGACTAGAAACTTCTGTTACTGCTTGAAGTACGGCACGGAAAACATCATTACCTACAAATTGTTTAGCACCGAATAAATTATCAATGGTTGCCAGCGAAGTTGGATCTGTAGTGGTTTTTGGAATAGTAACACCATGACCCTGATCATAAGCTTGGCCGTCAGAAATCTTGGCGGCGTCTGTCCAAACCACAAACCATAAATCCTGGTCTGGAATATCTACCCATAAAGCTCCAGTAAAAGTAGTAATTCTAGAATTGTCAATTAGATTTTGACCAGTTGCAATTAAGATATCGCATTGATTAGCTGAACCAGAACGTTTAATAGCTAAAGCATAATATTGTCCTGGAACCATAACATTTCCACCTGCAATTGGACTATTACTAAACACAAAGTCAACCGGTTGTGGAACAGAATCTAAAAGTATTCCAGCATCTTTTAAACTATTATAGTTGTAACTAATCTGGGCAATTGGGATATTGGATGGAGAGAAATCTATCGGAAGATTTGGTAAAAAGTCGGTTGGACAATCAATACTTGTTTGTAATGGATAGATACTAACAACGATATCTCCGTTCCAAACTAAATTATCTTGTTGTCCTGCAACTTGGTTTCTTACTGCAAGTAATAGAGAAATTTTTTGGACGCTATTAGTTGTTGCCTGAAACTTTTGACCAATCTGCGTAGTAACGTCACCACTTAAAATTGGTAGCAAATCTACTGGAGCAGATAAAATATTCAAACTATCAATGTTGTAAAGTGGCAAAGCATTTTGCAACATAGCTTCGATAGAGAGATTGTTAACAGAAGAGTCTAAAAAGAAATCTCTGAAAAATAAATTTGGTTGCTGATCTTGGGCAATCATAACAACATCTCTAGAAACTGTCATTGGTAGAGCTTCTGAGATAACTATCTTTCCACCTAGATTAAAAGAGATTTCTGGGTCTCCAATAAAATCGTTGAATAGTAAAACTAGAATTCTTGTGAAGTGTTTTCTGCTTGTCTGAGTTTCGTTATTCTTAAAGTAAAATGTCTCAAATTGTAAATTGGACTGGAAATCTAATCCAATAATACCAACTTTAACACGACGATGCCCTGAAGCTTTCGAATCCGTTAGTGAAATAGAAAGCTGATTTCCTAAATTATTATCAGATGGCTGATCTTGAGTTTCGATAGCAAGACCATCTAGAAATCCGATTGCCTTACTAGAATCAAATAAAACTTTAGCGACTAAATTTTCTGGGAGAACTCCGCCACCAATGTGGTTATTAATGATGGCAGCATCAATGGTATCATTAGCCATTTGCTCAGTAGATAGGTCTGTTTCATCTACCTGCTGGGCATCATACCAGATTGGTCTTTGTATAGATACGGGGGCTCGCTTTGTCATTATATCTCTCAGGTAATATACTTGATAAACACCCTGGAGTTGGCTGGCTTCAGGATATTGATAAGGTTTTCAAGTACTTCTTTAACTTTAGCACTACTACTTACTATACCAAAAGAATCGAAGATATTTACAGTAAAATCAAATGCTCCAGTTGCTCTATTGATCAATGTAGCAAAATTCGTATTTAAGGCATTCAACCTATCAAAATCTAACAACAAAGTAGTATATAGGTCTTTAGTAACAGGGAAGACGGTACTTAAATTGCTGCTGAAGTTAGCATCTAAAGGCTCACCGTATGGCGCATAAATTGGCCTGGATATGTTGCTTACTCTAAAGTTATCTAGTAAAGTGAATATTGAGTTGTTCTTTTTGTAATCAGCACCAATATTCAAAATGTTAATCGGGTCTTTGAATGGAATACTTCCAATCAAACCATATCCATCACCAACAGATACAGAACCATAAACCATAGGAAACTTACCAAATTGAAGACCTTGACCATACAGAACATCAGTATACTGATACCCATCAAGGAACAGTCTCATTTCATCGTTTCCAACTCCGCCGTTGATTTTGTAGCTAGCCTTAACACGATGCCAAGTATTTCTAGCCCAACGAGTTGGGCCTCGAACTACATAGTCAAACCCGGATGCTCTGATCTGGAAATTAATGTAACCATAGAGATCCTTATAAATTGAGATACGGTCGCCCTGAAGTCCAGTTGGAAGGTAAGTTACAACAACTTTAGAATTTTGAGCAGGCAATCTTCTGTTTAATCTAATAACCTGGGTGTTAATTGTAACATTATTGTTATTTGTTGTTTGATAAGTAACCAAAACTTGCATGTTTGGTTGTGGTAGACCTGTGCCTAGGAAAATGGTTTTACGATCAGCTCCTACTGTTCCACCAGCATAGTAATCTTTTTCAGTAAAATCACCAATAGCCTTAACAGAAATTACTTGTAGTATTGGCTGAGAAACTACAACCACAGAAGTGCCCATAACTATAGCATCTTCTTGTAAAGCGTGTTGAGTATCAACTTCTAATTTACCACCAACAAAATAATCGATCTTTGGATCTCCCGCAGCTAATGTAACACTAAGTATTTCAGAGGCTGGCGAGGAAATTTTAACAGACACATTATTGATACTTGTAACTGTTTCTGTAACTGCGCCAAACCCATCGAAATAATATCTCAAGTTAGGATCATTAGCAGTATCAAAAAGTGGACTCATCCAAAATTCAATAGTTCCTTGATTTCTAGTATCTAAAATTCCATCATTAGACATCACAATTGGTTCATCTAGTATTACCATACTTTCACTAAAATTATCACTAACAGTAAAGTCAGACTGGAAATGTTTATGGTCATTATTTGTGCTAGCATAGAATTTAGCTTCATTAGAAAATGGCGTACTATCAAAATCAACTAACACTAATGTATTTGCATCAGGCTTTGTTGTTTTAAGTGTATTATAATCTTTAGTTACAGATCTCTTATTGAGTGCAACAACCTCACCTATTCTAGTATCAGTTAACATAATAGAATAGATAGTGACATGGTCAATGATTGCATTAGCTTGATTATTACCCTGGAAATCACTACCAAAGTACATTTTACTATTGAGTGAATCGAATTTTATTCTAGCATATGTAGAATACTCAAGCTCATAAAATCCTTGATCTAAGAAATATTGTTGACTTGGCAGAACACTTGCTTCTAAAGTAAAGAATCCATTTTGTAATCCACTACGATATTGTGTAGTATTTAATACTTGATATTTTGCATTAGCAAAACTTGGTAGTGGAACAGGGAACGAAGCGGCAGTTGGAGCAATAGTTAAGGAATGTCTATCTGATGATAGTCCTGTAATTTGATAAAACCCTGCTACTGTTGGCGGGGTATGAATTATCAAAGTATTTCCAACATCCAAGGCGCTGAAAGTATTATTTGGATCCGTCACTACATTATCAATACCATTACCAGAAAGAGTATATCCACCATTAATATGATAACTATATCTAACTACTGGAACAAGCCCGCTTGATTCGCTGTGTGTAATAGGGTATTTCTCTCGCAGCTCTACTGCTAATGCATTTTTACTTGTATTAATTGGTTTAACGTTTACCCACATATAATTTAAAGAAACAAATGTGTTAGTAAAATCAAGAGTACCGTAGTTGGTGAATGTGATAGTTTCGCTAATAGTATTTATTCCGGAAACACCATTAATAGTTACTTGAACTGGTGTTGAAAAATCAACATTAGTTCCACTAATGGTAGCTTGAATGGTTCTTCCAATTTGAGCATTAGAGGGTGCTGCGGTAGGAAGATAATTAGAAACAAACATTCCACTCATTAAAGTTGAGTTAGTCGGACCAATGGCTGTAGTGGGCGTAATTATTCTGGTGATATTAGCTTCATCTAAATTAATTGGAGGCGGTAGTTGAGTCTGTAAAATATTCTCCAACTGAGAACTCCAGACATAATATTGCCTCTTAACATCTTTATAGTTAAGACCTAGTGTTCTTATTAGAATTAAATCATTAGCAAATACATTATTCGAGACTGTTAGAATGTTATTAAAATTACTATCTTGATTAATACTATAAGATGGATTAAGCGCCCTAACACCAGAAATTTCATTTTCAGTGTTAGAGTAAATATAGAAGGTAGCCCCTGACAAACTAAGTGGTGCAGGATCAGTTATAGTTAATGTATTTCCGCTAACTTGTACAATACTGTAAGTAAGAGCAAAAGATGAATTATCTATTCTTAATAGATATCCTGGCTTAACATTTAATGTAGTAAAATTATGACTAGAAGAGGATACTACATTTGATCCTGAATTGGTTACTAAACCTGTACCTTCCACAAAAGTATGAATAGTTGTAACTGCGATATTTGGAGCGATATTAATATCGGAAGTTACAGAGTAGTCAGTTTGATTAATAGAGAATCTGCCACCAGTCATGGTAATTGGTAGAACTGAACTTAATGTTAATTCTTGACCATCAATGTCTACAATGGTATATCCTACTGGTGAAAATCCATTTTCATTAATGAAAATTGTATCACCTACAAAAATATCATACTGGCTAAAGTTTATACTAGATGTAACTAATGAAGATCCGCTTGTAGTCACTAGATCATTAGAGCCCACAATATCACGAGCGGCTAACCCTACTATCTCTTCCGGATTAACAGTTCTAAATTTCTCATGCAAATATGGTTGTAGTTTTTGACCATATTTGATAATATTAGTAACTTCTAAGCCATCAATGAATAGATGCATTTCATCGCGATTGTTTCTAGTGTTTAATTTCCAAGATGCAGCAACCATGTGTGGAACATTAACTTTCCAAGAAGAAACGTCTGCACTGATGTTCCACATTTTATGTTCTCTATCATAAACTCTGAAGTTTATGTAACCGCTTACATCTTTGAAAATAGACAATCGGCTGGAATCTTTAGTTTTTCCAAAGTCCAAAATATAATGCTCTACATCAGAAATAAATGTGATACCTTCGTCAATACCATACCCATCTACTCTTGGTCGAAGAGTAAAGTTAACTTTATTAGTACCAGTAAAAGTGCTCATATTAGCCGGCTTAATTGGACTAATAGATTTAACATCATAGAATTTACCTGTGGAGAGAATTTGGAGTTGGTAAGTATGATAGTTAGGAGCCACATATCCATCGACAACTGCCACGTACCAACGATAGAAGCTACCCGAAATATCTTTATCATAATAAATGAAAACACCGTCTTTATTTTTGTTAGGGCGGCCAGTGACATTTGACGTTTTATCCAGGGTAAATTGGTTTTTTAAATCTATAGTAGGGTGATACTCTGATCCTCCAATAAGCACTCTATATGGATCAATAGCATAACCATCTCTTGTAATGATAAAAGTCAATTCAGCATCATTATCAATACCATTCCACTGAGGGAGTACCCAAGTTTCAAAAGTTCCCTCTTCTAATCTTAGATTAGAATTAACTGGTATTGTAATGGTTTGATCTGGCTGATCAATTAATACTCCATTACCATAGTGAGCTGGCAGTAACTGAAACTCTCCAGTTGTTTCTACATCAATTGGAAACAATAAACTACTACCTAGTGACCAAATCTCAAAAGCAGATTCAATAACTTCTGGTTCTACGTGCGTAATAATCTGTCCAATATTTTTGATGGCAGCTACAGTTGGTCCTTGTACAAAGGATGATAATGCTGCTTGTAGCGCTTCACGATATCTTTCTCTATCTAATGAAAGATCAAAATTAGAGAGTGTAGGGACATTTACCAAAGTTCCAAAATTCTTAAGTAAAGAATCACGAAGGGCGCCGGCCTTGTAAGATACATAATAGTCCGCACCCGTTGGCAGAGTTAAATTCTTACGAAAATCAATAACATTATCACCATACTCATAACTAACTACAATTTCATCAGCAACATAAGTATAATCAGAGAATAAATCGCCCTTATTATAATCTACTATTACTCTTTGGAATGGCATTATAGTAAATGAATATGTAACACTAACCACATCTCCTACTTGTGGAGATCCAATGCCAGATAGTACTAGTTTAAGAGGATTACCAGGAACAACAATTCCGGAGCCATTCCACAATGATTGTGAATCTACAGTTCTAACTACACTGAAAGTATACTCGATACCAGGTGATAAATAAGGAATATTTTCATTGAGTACTACAAAATAATTTGAGCCATCAAACTGAACACTTTCGAAAGATTGCTTATTGATTGTTCTTACTGTAATATTAAAGTTGTTGGCAGTACTAACAAATCCAAAATTGATTGGATTACTACTGTTAGACAAATCGTTAAATTCATAAACACTTCTAACAAACTTAACAGCATTAGTTACGCCAGGAACAAATGTAGAATCAACAAATGCACCAATTTGATTCTGATAAATTTGATAAGGAGCAGATATTGAGCCGTTTAAAAATGCCTCATCAGAAGCTTCTAGGCCATCTGGAACAATTGATCCATCTTCAAATGATACATAAGAAAATTGCTTGTTTTTTGGATTTAAAATACTAACACGATAGTAAATATCATCAACACTAACTACATGAGGAAAATTTGGAACAATACTATTTTTCTTGTAGGTAACAGTTCCAATATCATTGCTCTGGGTTGATGATACGGCAACATATACAATTCCATTTTTATAGTCAATGGTATATTCACCAACATTTTGTAAACCATTAATATTTGATGCTGCATCAAACTCCTGGTCATACCACATTTCTGTGACAAAAACATTTCCATTAGTAAATGTAACACTAGAGTTAAATGATGCACCAATACCATCCTGTGAAGAATTAATGATGGTATTGTTCATTAAAAATATTGTAAAAATACGTAAGCTACTGGTATTTATACTTGTTGTATTTATTCCTAAAAGCTCATTGGTAACTGTTTCAAAAGTAGTATTTTCTCCTGTACGCTGTAATATTCGTGGAGGCTTGTTAAACTTAAAATAAACAGTATCTTCATTCCACCTATCTAGAAGATAGATCTCGCCCGATGTTTCATTAAAAATCTGAAAGACATTAGTTATTGGTGAATTAATGGTTTTGAGAGAATTAAGCGCTGTTAATCTATTACCCACTCTTTCATTAATAGCTTCTTTATGTATGTTAGCCTCATAATCTACACCAGGCACTAATACTTGTTCATAGTTAAATGCAATAGTACCAGCTTGCCCAACTAGATTTCCTAGCGGCAATGCAACTATCTCTACTAAATCACTGTCATATACATAATCAGTTTCTGGAGTAAAAGTAAACTTGTAATAGTAAGTAGCTAATGGCGGTGATGGGCCTGTACCATCATTATTACTATTCTCTCCATACACATATACTGTGCCTGTCTCATAATCAATGGCATAAATTCCTGGAGAAGATGGTAGCGCACTTAAACTAAATGGAATTTCAGTTAAAAAGGCCGGATGAGGAGCACCTGTTCCAGAATTTGGATCTATAAATGTAACCCCACCAGTAACTGGAATATTATTAGTTGCATCAGTTATTGGCGCATGTGCCAAACTAAATATGTTAATGATTGGTGGTAAAACCTCTCGAACAGACTGTAAAGTAGTATACGTACTTACTGAATCAGGATCTATTTGAATACCTAGCCCTTTGTATTCATACTCTACTGTAACATGAAAAATTTTATCGAGTGAAAAGTTAGGATCATCGAGTATAGACTCATTTATTTTGACTTGATTATTTTTTAGCAACAAATAACTGGAAGCATAATCTTGATCAAAAGTAGAATCCAATAATTGATATCCTAGTCTAGAAATATCATAATCAAAAACCGGATTAGATGTGGTTAGAGTAAAAGTTATCTTGTTAACCTTAGTAACTGGCTTATTACTCAGGTTAAAAATAAGATTATTGATGTTGAAAGTACCATTGTCGTCATTAGATGATGGTTGCACAATTTCAACAGCAGATTGTCTCTGTAATGTTACTGGGAAAGAAGGAAAACTGTCAAATACAAAAGTGTTAGGAACTGGGGCCGCAGTAGCGCCGAATCCTACCCTAAATACTTCATATACGGCTTCTTCATACAATCTTTCAAATGGCGTTTCACCTTTTGTATGCAACTCATCTACTACAGTAAAAGAAAGATAATTCTCATTTGCTAGCTGCCTAATATCATACAAAGCTCTAGAAAAATTAATTGCTATAGATTGAATATATTTGTTAATTACAGTGGTACTATCGCTAGCTTTATATATATTGTTTTGATAAAAAGACTGCAAATAATCATTGACAGGATTATCATTGGGCAGTGGTCCAGTAATGATCATTCTATTAGAAACACCATCTTCAGATAGTTTTACATCACCGTTTAATGATGTGAAAGGGTGGCTTTCTGTAGATTGAAATTGCAAATAGTATGCAGCATATGGAGTAAGCGGCTGGCAAGTAATAGAAAATACATTACCAGTTATAGATACTTCCAAAACTTTCGAGTTAGGAATATTTTCTGTTTGAGAAATTATTGAAGCGTTGGTAGGCAACAAATTACCGGTCAATGTTTCTGTAAAAGAAACATCTATGCTAGTGCTGCTGTTTATTACTACATTAACGATTCTTAGTATTGTCATCTGGTTTCAGTGTTAATATTGATGGTATTTGATTGGAAATACTCATCTTCAGCAGCGGTAATACTTAGTACTTGACCTGGTAACCCAGACTTATTGAAGAATAGTATTCTAGCCCTATCTATACCCTGTACGCCCTGTGCTATGTTAATTAACGTGATTTGATCTATTGTTTGTCCAAGTTGAGTGCTTGTAAGAGCGGCTACTAATTGGTTACGTAGATTTTGTAGAACAGTAGAGGATGTAGTTAGGAAGTTTTGATTAATTACTACGTTCATAGTTAAATCAATCAAAATTAGCTTAGCAGATTTAACTAAAACGTCTGCATTAATTGGACGACTGTTTTCGATAGCAAAAGTAGTATCTGATATTAGCTTATTGTAATTATACTGTATCAGAATTCTTTCATTCTGTTTTGGAGCTAGATAGTTGTAGAAAATCGTATATCTAGCACCCACACTAGGTTTAGTAAAAGAGGTTGCTGTAAATTTAGTTGCCTGAGAGGATTGAAATCCACTATTTACATAAATCTGATTTATTAAAGCAAACTTCTTATTTGTATATAACGAACCAATTCTAGTATATGCAAGATTTTCAGAATCATTTTCATTTGTATAATAGAAAGTAATCCTAATTAAATCTCCCACAGTAGGTAAGTTATTTGTAGAGCCAGTTAAAGTGTTGTTGGTTGTAGCTGGTAAAACAAAATCTACACCTGATAGCAGTGGATTTGCCCTCATAGTATCAGCAAAAAATAGGTTGTTTGCAATAGTGCTACCAACAGTATCATAAGTAGTAAGTATATTGGTTACCACATCGCTGCCTGTTGAAAAGGTAGTTACCTTTTCAGCTTTTACTATCTTAGCTATCTTTATTGTGCTTGGTATACTAGCAGTTGAGCTGAGATTTAAAGCTTTACGTAAAGCTTCTTGTAAGTTTTGCCGTAACCCAGTACTAGTTGCTGTAAAAATTACATCAGAAGCTAAAGCCATAGTAGTTCCAATAACTGATACTACACCAGTATTAACGACTTGATCTACAATGCTTCCAGTAATGCGAGTTGGAGCTTTACGTAAATTGCTAAAGTTAAAGAACATAACGTAGACAAAATCTCCTGGAACCGCATTTGTAGATTTTGGAATAATCAATCTGTTATTGGCTTGATCTATAGTTCCAGAATAATTCCATAATTCTTTACCATCTAATAATCTGACTATAGAAATATTATTTGCAGTAATGTGGTTTAACATACTAGTGATAGTAATATTATTTGTGCCAATACTGTACGATACAATATCAAAGTAGCCATCATTATTTGGAGCAACTGCGCCTGTAATTTTGATACGCTTATTTGTTAAATCTGGTAAACTAGAAAAATTAACAGATAAACTATTTATAAATGCTTGCGTACTATTTATTGGGGTTAAGTACCCATCAGTGACGCTAAACAAAACTGTGTCACTGTTTTGTTCAACTACATCAAATTTTAATCCGCTTGATTGGGCCGTAAACTCAACGAGTGGAACAGTAAAGTTTTTTGTAATAGGGTCTTCGCCTAAACTATTAATGCGAGTCTTGATGATTCTATTACTAAAACTAAATGGCTGGAATCTTCTAATATCCGTTGCATAGTAGATAACTAATACACGATCGGCAGTTAATGGAGTATTAAATCCAGTTAGAATAAGTTGATAATTACCACTTACTCCTACAGTAACTGTTCCTTTATTATCTGGATTCCATAATTCTTTGCCATCAGATAATCTAACAACTGAAAGAATATTGTCAGTCAATAAGGTATAATCAGTGTTGGGGAGATTTAACTCAACAAAGAATTGGTTGCTTAGATTTAACCGAACAATCCGGTTTTCTCTTCTAGAAATGTTAGCGATACTAAAGTTATTAAATCCACTGTTGTTGGAAAGAGAAAATCCATTACCCAACCTGCTTGTTGGCAAATTTATTATTGCTGAAGAGAATAAGTCATTGACATTTGCAATATAATTTACTAGCAAATTAATTCTATCAGCAGATGAATTAACCAATGATGATGGAATGGTAACTTGTGTGCCGTTACTACTTCCTTGAAGCGTATTTGACTGAAAAATATTAGTGGCATTCAAAATAGCAGAAACTCTATCTCCCACTTGCGCTGGAGTGTCTGTTGGTAAAATAACGGTCGTATTGTATAAAATATTAATTCCAACCACCGTGGCCACATTGGAAAATGATCCGTCTAGCTGGTCTGTTTTATAAAGTTCTGTTCCGTTGTTCTTCCAAACAATAGAGTCAACAGAGGTTGATGGTGTTTCAAGATTATTTAGAGCAACAGATAGCCTATTAACGAACACACCAGATCCAATAATTTGAACATACCCATCTACTTGTGTAAATGTGTTTGTAGAGATAATAGTATCAACCGGATGTGATGTAGTTCCGATATAATAATTGTTTCCAGGACTCAAAACAAATTCAACTACTTCATTTTTAATAGCGGAAGGATATCCCCAATCAACACTATCTGTAACAGCTCTAGGATTTTGTGTATTTTGCAGACCATCAAAATCAGAATATCGATCATAATCAACTACCCAAGTATAATCTACTTGCAAAATATCGCTTGGTGCCGGTAAAGTATTTCCTGATATTTTAATTCTTCCAGTTGTATTATTTGGAGAAGTATCATCAACGTTCTGATCAACAATCAAATATCTCTCGCCAGTATTCGTATTAAATACTCTTGTAACATTAGTTGCCGGATAATGTAAAAGTTGAATTATGGTTCGATCGCTAGTAACAATACTATTCTCGTTAGTTACACTCAACTGCTGCTGAGTATTAGAAATTTGTTGTACTTCAGTAAAAGTGGTTGGGTCTTGTCCATTAGACTGGCCCTTAATTACATCTTCTTGAAATTCAATTTGGTTGCTCTTCCATACGAAAGTATCAAATCCAAAACAACTACCACCATATACTCCGGTGTCTTTAACCAGCAAATAATTTCCGGAACCACGACCAAATTGATCTACAGTATATGGTATAAAATTTGAACCACTACTAGAGCCTGTGACCTGATTAATAGTACTTACTGGCTGTGCAGGTAATTGTCCATTTTTGATGTCTTTAACTCTCTTTTGAGAAATGCTTAAATTAGCATCTGCATCAATTTGTCCTAACACGAAATTGTTTTTAGAGCTTGTTGGATCGTTATTGTTACTTTTGTCTTGATAGATAAAAGTATCTGTATTAGCTACATCATTTGTTCCTAATACAACTACATCTACTTTCCCGCCGGCACCCTCCTGAATAATTGTCAAAGTTCCATTGATAGTTTCTACAACAGACCCGTCACGAGTCATTAGTGGATTACCTGGTTCAATAACTACAGCATCCTGAACTCCAGTTACACTTAGAGCCGCATTCAAATATCCAAGTTGTGTTCCCACGCTAGAGCCACTAAATGTAGAAAGAATACGATTTCTAAATGCAGCATCTGTTTCTTGATCAGTACCACCTGCGAAGCTAGCAATATTTGTGACATTGCTAATGCCAGGTATAGCCACTTTAGATAAACTGTACTGGCCGATATTACCAGAAGAGCCTGGAGAGTTTGCAGTAACAGTAACCTGAACAGCATACTGATCTGTAATTCCTACAAATGCTAATTGAGCAGCAAACTTAGTAGCTACAGATCTATAGAAATTGATATTTGATGGAACTAGTGAAGTACCATTTACAACACTAAAACTTAAGCCGCCTAATGTGTAAATTGGGGCGCCTTTGTTAATATTAATTACTGAATTTAAAGAAGGGAATGTAAGTAAAGCCACTCCAGTCGATGGAGTAGACTGTTTTCTAATCAAACCAAAATTTTTACCTAGGTTATCTAAATCCGTGCCAATAGAAAGTCTAAGAGATTGCTTATTGGAAACGCCTTGTAATTGGTCATAAAGTAATGATAATTGGGATGATGGACCTTCAATGAATAAATCTCTAGCCACTGTACCAGGCTTGGTATCTAAATCGGGCTGAGCCAATCTAAAAAAATCGATTAGACTGGCGATAATTTCATTGACAGAGCGAATCGTAACCATAAATTATCCTCAGATTGTTGAGATAGTAAAAGCGGTGGTAATTGGCTGAAACCCCTTAGTTAAACAACTTATCTTAACAGTAAAGAGTCTAGGATCAAAAGCGCTCTTTACTATAGATATACCTGTAATTGCTGCAAGTTGTTCATCCGCACTTACTTTTTGGAACGATTTAACTTGTAGTTGTTGTAATTGTTGAAGATTTGTAAGACAATTATTTAATTGTGATTTAGCAATTTGCACTACTACATTTGTCTGAAGTGGATTTCCAACAACAGATCTGGACAAAAATGAACCATAGGATGGATGTAATGGATTAGCTCCAACATCAGTCAAACAAATCTTAAGAATGTCTTGAATAAGCTTTTCGCTATCCACTACAGTCCGGAGGGCGCCCTGATTAATAACCAAATCGCCATTCACTATTTTCAGATCAAAAGACATATCTATACTCCACTCTATGATGTGAAATTATTAAGCAAATCGCCCAATTAAATCTCTGGGCCGTTATTATGAAATTGGTCTTGAAAAACCTGGTCCATAATCTGATAGAACCCTTTGACTGTCTTAGTTAAAGAGTCTAGAGCGTCTTGAATATTAGGCCTCTGGCCCGCTAAAGGTTGTTTAAGAGAATTTTCAGCACGAACAATTGCATCATCATCCAAAAAACCTAATAAATCTTCTTTAGGCATTACATATAAAGCACCCATAATCGCAATAATATCACAAAGGCCAAACCCACTAAACTCGCCCATAATCATTTCTACTACCTGCAATGCCTTAGAAGCATTATCAAGATGTTTTAGTCTTATAGAGTCTAATGTTTCTTGAGTTTGCGCACTAACATTGCCTTGGGCATCTGATGCGCTGCTATCAAACGGTAACTTATGGTTAAAGAAGGCGTTAAAAGCAAACCCACCACGGTCCGGTTTAGTATTGGCTTGAAATACATTAGCATTTATATTAGACATTAAGACTCGTGCTTGATTAAAAGCAATATCAAAATCATATGATGTCACTAAATCTAAGGATACATTTTCATTAAGTGGTACAGCGCGAGCACCTGAACCATTCTCAGGGCCCAGTGTAGATGGTACTGGTAACCAATAATAATCTCCTTGTACAGCGTATATTGTGTGAATGGCTTTAGACAGCTTGTACATCATCGCCCTAATAATAGATAAGTATTGTGCAAAAGCGGCTTGTTCAGACAGCTTATAAATACTATTACTGAATAGTTGACTAATGGTTACATCACCAATATTAATAGTTTGAATACTCTTAACCTCTTTAACATAATTGACGATGTTAGTAGTGGCCGTTCCAGAATCTATACTGTTAAACTGAGAGAATCTCTCAGTAATAATTTTTTCTAGAAGCGGGCGCTCACAAAATGACGTACTATTTGCTTTTAGATATTTAGCATTTGGAACAAATGGAACTGCTACTCTTTTTGATAGACCAGTAGAAGTTTTGGACTCGTTAGACCAAATGCTAAAGTCAATACGAGGATCCACCATGAATGGTTTTATAATATGAAAATGTTGTTGAAATACACTAGGATTAGTAATGGAAGCGTTAGGTTTTCTACCGCTAGAATCTTGATAATCCGCTAATAGTATCTTATTATCTCCTACTAAACTATAGGTAGAAAAAATACTTATATTGTTGACTTGATTATTAACTTCAAAATCAAACGAATCATCCCCATTCTTAAATGAATCTGATGTAAACTTACGTAGATTAGGTGCACCATTTTCGCCATACGTACCAGACATTAGTGATAAAACTCCGGCTTCCACTGAAGTGGGCACATTAAACACACGTAAAGTATTGTTAGCGTAGGATTCTCTAACTTGTGATAGTGCCTCAAACTTAGGGTCTATGTTACTAGCAATTTGAATTTTAGTGGCTAAGGAAATTTTTCTAGTAACACCAGGTATTTTAACTACGTCCAGTCCAGGATTGTAGAATGCGCTTTTATCTTTATTGATAACTGGAAATCCTAAAATACGGAAAAATGTGTGGCATCTACTTTCTTGTACTAGCTGTACTGGAGTAGAAGTATTAGCACTAGGTGCAGGCGTCTTAGAAGTTGGACTGATATTTAGAGAGGCAATAAGATTTTTAGTGGTTTGGCCGGTAACACCAATACTAATCTGTCCTCTCAAATCATCAATACCAACATTCTCACCAGCCTCATTGTCACCCGGTGTACTACCACCAGTTACAAAGTGCTTATACATTTTTGGGATGTCAGGATCAAAATTTGAGTTATTTTGAAATGCACTCTGTGGTCTTTCAGCCATTAGCTATTATCCTTATCTCTAAGTAAATCACCAGCATCACGACGTGGCTGTGTACCAGTGGTATCGCCTTCGCCAGTGAGTGGAATATTGTCTGGAGCTTGTGGAGAGAAGACGAATTCATAGTTCAATTTTTGAAGAACGTGAGATGGCGCCGTAGTTAGTTCACCTGTAGCATCATTTAATGTGCCAAATGTATTGGTACAGAATACTTGGTTTAAGAAAGAAACCATAATTTCTCCTTTACCAGGATTTGGACTTGTTAGATTGGCGGTAAATGCCTGATATCCATCATATGAGAATGCGCTCACAGTACCAACAGTTGGCGTAGCCACAATGTTTCTTGCAATATTTTCTGCGACATCAGTAGGTATACCATTGGTAATTGGTAATCCGCCATTTTCATTAATATTAACAGTAACTACAATTGGAGCCGTAGTAAACTGTGTTAATGGAGTCATGCTAAATGTACTTTTGCACGGATTAAACCCAATGCCAATCAATCCAAATATAGCATCCTTTGTATCTTGTTCCAATTTCCCTAAACATGTTAAACAACTAGTTTGAAAGTCCGCAACACCTTGAACCGTTAAATTAGAACGCAAATTAGATGTTGCAGTGTTCAAACACTCCAATGCTGCATTAGGATCAGGGAATGTTCTTCCATTCCTTCCATTTACTTGGTCTGCGAGTGCGGCAGCTTGGAATCCTACTTGAGAAAATACTACAGTGCTTAAAAATTGTTGATTTTGAGCAATAGATGGCATACATCTAGCATTAACTAAATTCTTCTGTAATAGCACCGGAAGATTTGGTTTGAATGTATATTCCATATCAAAGAATGTGTAACCATCATTTGGAGTCAAAACTGGATTTGTAGAGAATTGAGCTTCTTTGTGAATAAAATTATTCAGAGTAGCTTGGTCAGCAATTGGAGTAATCCCATCTGGTGCAAAACCAGTTAGTTTTGTTTTACCATCATCTAGATATCCTAGTCCTCCAGCAATAGCCAATACTCCGGTTGTTCTGTTGGAAGTTCCATTATCGTAAGTATTTAAGGTTTGTGATGGAACCTTCAAAACTATACAGTCTTTAAATCTAATGTACTGAGGATCCCCATCGCGACCCCATTGTGCGGGATTATAGAACATTCTTAAATCAACTGTATAAGCGGCTTGACCTGGTGGAGTAGTGGCAGAATAACTGGCATCTGTTGGAAAGTATACTGGCTTTGGTATAACTGTTGGTGACACATCAAAAGCATCCACAATGTTGTAAAACGCTTGTGCTTGACTTTGTTGAGCATCAAATAATTGCCAACTTTCTGTTCGTAAATCAGAAGTTAGAAATAGAGAGCCAAGTGCAACACTAGTTTGATATCCAGCTTGTGGCAAATACTGTAATGTGCCCGTTTTGTTGTTAATTTGTCCTTGTACAATAGTTGGGCAGTATGTTGCAGCACAACAACCATCGGTGCTTCCTGGGCCTCCGCCATCACATGGAGGAATAGAGAAGATTAAGCTTAAAATATCTTTAATGACTTGGATAATAATCGCAAACAGAGCTAATAGAACAAAAAGGTTTTGGAAGATACACAGTAGGGCGCCAAGCTTTTTAGCAATAGTTAATACGCTAGTAGCATTAGCCGCATTAAAGGCTTTAAATAATGCATTGATGTTTCTTAAAATTGACTTAATGAGCTTTAGAATTTGATTAATGATATATGAAATTAAAGCTAATAACAATAATAGCAGTGAAATTATCATTAAGATAAGAGCAAATATGGGGAACAGGTTCAAGAATTCTGGAATACATTGAGTGAATAATCTGTTTAAAGCAGAAATTAGCGCAAATGGATTCATTAGCGCACATAGCACCTCAATAATACAAATAATAAGATTTAAAATTGGCAAAAAGAACTTGTATAACATTAAGAATGGCATAAACTGATCAAGTAGTTTCATAATGCCATCATAAATGTCTTTGCAAAAATTAGGATTTAGCTGAGGCTTTAATGCTCCGGGTGGAATAAGCATTTGTAGCTTATTCATAATGTCTAGTAAATCTTCTGGGAATCCATCAGGATATGGAATGGCTGGGATTGGTAAAGAAGAAGGTATACCAAATCCTGGCATAGATGGGCCACTAGGGCCAGATGGTGATGGTAATGAGACATTATTCGGATTGCAGGGACACATTGTCTATTTATATATCCAGCTATATCAAATAGATGTGGAAACTCCAGGTGCGCCTGGTGGATTTACTAGCCTATGATTTAGATACAGCATATCAGAATCAATATAAATAGGCCCATCACTCTTCATATTAATTCCTTGAGCTGCGTATAGATTAATAGACTGAGGAGTTAGCACGGTGACTCCAAAAGGATCAACTCTAAACATATGAGCAAAACCACCAGCAAATACCCTAAGGTCTAAAGTAGAAATCCATGCACCATCTTTATTCTTAAATCTTTCATCACTTGCGGCAATACCAAATCCACCAACTTGAATATATACATCACCATCAAAATTAACCATGGCACTTCTATTATTACGATCCCTGCCGATATTAGCTACTACTCCTCCAGCAGTATCTAACCAAAAAGATTGTCTATCAATAGTATTAGCACCAATATTCATTTCAAGAGAACCATCTAAATTAATAGATCCGCTACGACCACCTGCATTAGCACCTTGTCCAGATACTTTAATTTTCGTGCTAACTAAATCTTCAAGCTTTTCAATATAGCTAGTATCAATAGGATCTTCAACAGTACCAAGTTGGTATCTCTGAATAGAATCTGTATCTTGGTGTAGAGAGCATGTTCTTAGAATATCATGATAAGCAGTACCATGTCTAATGTTGTAAACACTATTTTCTACAAATTGACTAATACGATCTGGTGGACCAGCATCATGGTTATCAGAGCCATCAATTAGCTGAATTGATCCGTGTTTGAATGCAAAGGTACTATTATATTCAGCAGAACTAGGATCTAACTGTGGAGCTGCAAAAGAATCAACAAAAATATCTTGACTAATTGGTTGACCACTTGGTGCAAACCAAAGTTGATTAGGATTACCACCATCTGTAGTTCCAAAGGTAGAATAATTTTCTGCTCTTACTAATAGAGGAACATTACCCGCCTCACTGGATGCTGGTACATTTAATTTGAACTGCCCCTCTTTATCAACATCAAATGAAAATCTGCTTCGCTGAATTTTGGCATTATAGTTATCATCATTGATAGTAAGCTTAGTGCCTTGATTGGTTGGCTTTGGGTCTTTTCTAGCATTAATTTCAAAATGAAAAGCTACGCTCTTTCTCTCAAGAGCCTTAATATTCATAAAGGACTTTTTTGCGTCGGTAGTTGCTACTGTACCAGTAGTGCGTAAAGTATTATCTGCTGTTAAACCTACTGGAAGTGGAAGCCTATTGATATCTAAAATGTTACCAAAAATATCTACTACAGTTCCTTTAATAGATTCCATCAAATAGTTTGGGGCTACCAAACTTAAACTCATCGTATCGGCACGACTCATACGACGATTAGGCGTAGTGAAAATCTTGGAGCCTTGAGAGGTAGTTAAATATTTATTAGCTTCTGAAGCATCATCGTCAATTCTTGATTTATATTGAAACTCATACACTAACTCTCTGTGTTCTACAAATGCTGGATTCTTGGTTGGGCCAATTGGAGTATTATTAGCAGTTGTTCTAGGGTCTAAGCCAATAGGAATTAGAACACTATCATAATTATCATCATCTAATTTTGTGCGCCCACTAAATGAAGCAGCTTGTGGTTTAGGATTGATATCTCTTTTAACAATCCCAGCTACGGAACGAAAACCTTGTGTAAAATGATTTTCATTCTCCATGTTAATAGTGACATAATTACTCTGTGGAAAATCTTGGCTACCCGGAAATACATGTATGTTATTAACGTCAGACCCTATTTTGATATTACTATCCATATCCATTTTGATACGTGAGGTGTCAGTAGTATGTAGTAATAATTCTCCTAATTTTAGATCTGGAATAAGATCTACGTTTTGTGTTTTATAATTAACAATATGATACTGCCCTCCGGTACCTTGTGCTACAGTAACGGGAGTATTTTTTGCTGGTAGAGACCCAATAAACAAACCATTACTATCTAATAATGGAAAGTATCCAACTACTGGTACAGGAAGGGCCGGCTTAAAAGATGGTGTTTCCGTTAACTGTACTTGTAATGTATTTGTACTGGCATTATAACCAACAATAGATCCGTCCCTTATCATTCCTGGAGGTGGATCTAATGAGTTTATACCGGTCTGTGGTTTACCAACTACCATATTATCCTTTAAATTGAATTAGCTTCCTCATCTGAAACTTGAGTAAATGTAATCCAACAATCAATAATATAACTAAACAGTACTTTTCTTAATGATCTATTATCTGGAGATATAGTATTTGTATTAGTTCCATCATCATTACCAACTGGATTAGATGAACTAATAGAACCAGTATTCGTACTCGCGCCTGCCATTTGATTTCTAGCTGCATCAATAGCTTTTTGAGATGGAGAGCGTCTATCTTCTTCATCATCAATATTAACTTTCACTATTTCTACCCATTTTTTATCCAGTGTAAAATTTTGGACTGGCTGATTCTGTCCAAAGAAATTAACTGGTCCCTGTGAAACACCAGTTAACATTTGCATAACACCATTAGCTTGCTTGAGTAGCTGACTATCAACACCAGTTTTCGAATCATGATATACTCTAAGCTCAACTTTAGTTTTAATATTATTTCCTTTAGTACCATTAGCTCTAATTAAATAAGCTGTGTTATACAAAATATTGTTAATAACTGTGGTATTAGATTCTGAAAAACTACTAACGAAATCACCTTTGTTACCAGTAAAAGTAATTGGTGCGCCTTTATTTTTTGGGTCTAGTTGTACAACTCCAATATTTTGTTCTGGGGCAGATGAATCTTGTCTTTGAATAATAGTAGCTACAACTTCTCTATTCTTGTATATTAACTTACCAATTGTATCCATATAAGTTGGAATATATTCTCCAATACTATGACCATATGTTAACTCTAATGTAGTTGTGAATCCGGATCCCTGAGTCATAGAGTGTCTTACACTGTTCACATAGAATAGTAAATTGCGATCTTCTATGAAGACTACTTCGCCCGGCTGCATATATTCATTCCCAGAAATAGTAACTGATCCTCTCAGAATATTAGAACGATTGCGGGTCAAAATCATACTTGCGTATGGTCCACATTGTGAAGCCGGATCGCTTAGAAATGGAACTTTTACAACTGCTGGACTTTTGAATCCATAGTTTCTCCACATATCATAATCTACTGCAATAGCAGTCACTAATGCATTACCACCACCTGGGAAAGAATCTAATCCTGGTGGGCCTTCATTTTCTTTAAAGAATTCTAGCGTGCCTTGTACTTCTACAGATGTCCAAGGTGGAGGATTTTCAGATATACTTATATTTCTAATTTGGCTGCGCTTAATAACATATCTTTTACCAGAGCCGGGACCATAGTCATCATATGACTCATCTTCAATCATATGTTCATATACTTCTGGTATATAAGAGTTACCAAATAGTCCGGGATTTAATAAACTATTACTAGTGGTTGTACCATCATCTAGCGATCTAGATTCTGCTGAATTTTTAATAGTATGATAGAAAAGTTTTACAGCAAACTGCCATTCTTGCATATAGGTAGCAAGCTCATTTGTAACCTTAAACAGATCTATAGTTTCACCAGTATCTATCTCTATTGGTTGATTAGCTTGGGCTGGGGTTAAATAATCTTTACTTACAATATGCTGCCCGGATTTTGTATTAATTCTATCAATGAGGTCTTGAACAACGGTACTTTGGAAAATAGTAGTACCTGCTGTTAAGGAAACGTTAATACCATCTTGATTTTGATTTTGAGATTGGAGTGCATTAAATAGAACACTATATCTTTCAGAGTTAGCAAATAGTTGCTTAGTGGATGTGCCTGCAGCCGAAATTTTTTTAAAAGAAGCTAAATCTAAACCAAGAGCATTACCTGATGCCTCTTGGTTTGCTTGATCAATCAAGTTTGGTATATCTGTAATTCTACCACTAGAATCTGAAATAAAACTGAAAGTAGAAGACATACCGCCAGTAATATTTGCTGAGGTAAGAAATTTTTGAGCTTCTTGATCTCCTGATAGATCTATGCTTGAATATTTGTTTAAAATGGCACAATCTAATCTAATTTGATCTTCAATAATCTCTATACGAGTTCTAAGAGTAGTTAACTGGTCTGTAAATAAAGAATTAAGGAACTGTGGGAAAATTTGTACTCCTAGCGCTTGTTTCAAATAGATCATTCTGTGAAAAACTGAACTAGGCATTCTATTATACTGTGGAGGTCTGACACGAATATGACCTTGAGTATCACAAAATACTTCCAAATTTAATAAGTCAGCTACGTTTAAAATCTTTTCACGTACTGATGTAAATTCGTTGCTGTACATCTTAACACCATCAGCAAGTGACTTGTTAAAAGCAGCAATATCATAATCGATATCATAGTAATCATCAACAATGAATAAGTTTTTGTCCTTATTAGCACGGACATCATATGACATGCGACGTGTTAAATAATTAGTTTGCTTGCGTAATTGCTTCCTATTACTACTATCACTTGGGTTATTTTTACCATTAATAAAATGGTTACTATCATAGGCAGCAGAATTATCCACTTGACTATAGAAATATTTGGTATTTTTTTGAATTGTAGAAATGGAGCTATTAATATCATTTACCAAATTATTTATTTGGCTTTGTACTTCGGTAACTTGGCGAGCTTGTGTTGGATCATCTGTATTAGATATTTTTGAAGACAAAGCATTTACAGCGCCTATTGCGGTAGCAACATTTTGTAAATCAGCCAGCTTTTTCAATTTGCTATCTAAATCAGCATTAGCATTAGCAACTGTCAACTGCGCTTGCATAGCCTGTGCAATTGCAGATTCGTTCATTACTAAGTTTTTGAACGGAATAAAATTGCCCCAAAGGCTATTATTCTTAGAAAGATCATTTTTCAATGATTGAATGAATGAATGTGAAGATGCTTGACGGCTTTGTGGATCGCCACTAAATCCATACAAGTTTGATGTAGCTTTGTAATAAGTAGCGAAATTATATGGGACACCCGTGATAAGTAAAGAAAGCACATTCATTACATCTAGGCCGGCGAAAGGTTCTGCATAAATATTAGGATTACCAACTAAGTTTGGATCATTAATTTGATTTGATGATCCAAACTGTGTAAATATTCCAATTCCCTGTTTCCACTTATAGACTAAACCATCAGGAGCATAGAATACGCGCGTTAGTAATCCTGTAAATGGATCGATACTCTGGTCTTGAATATAATTGCCCTGTGTAGCTTTCTCGCCAGCCAGTGCTCCCAATTTATATTTAACCATAGAGCCAGAACCAGTTTGAGAAAGTAAATACATATTTTCTTCTAGTAGTTGCGGGATGCTGTTAGGAGGAGAATTGTTAAGAGTAATTACATCATAGTTAGATTGAAACGGAGTTAATGGATCGAAAATCAAACCATTGAAAGCATCTACTCCCGGTTTAAAATTCACTTTGCCTTGATCGAAATAGATAGTATTGTCTTTGCCACTTACATCAACTACAAATCTGCCGGCTGACCAATTATCAACTGCTGATTCTACTACCCCTGCAAAAACATGAGTTCCTTCGTGTTCTCCCACAAATTGTTTTCTAACCATAGCCCATAGAGAGCTAGGAAAATCAGGCCCAACAAACATAGCCTTTTCTGCCATTACAGAAATGTTAGCTGAAGGATTAAACAATATGTCACTAGCATTGGTAATAGACGTAATTGTGTTGTTAATGTTTTGTAGAATACCAAAGCCACTAAACATTTGAGTCAATCCAGCTAATATCTTATTATCAAATTGACTTTTGGAGTTCATGTAGATATGAATAACATCCATAGGCTGAACAATCAGTTTACCAGAGAAATTGAAACGAAGCTTTTTACGGGCGTAGTTGTAAGATTTGTTATTAGCTGTAAAATTACCAGCAGAATTTGCTAATAAAGTTAGTTGTTGGAAAATAGTGGCAATGATTATTTGAAATGCTTGCAACTCTGAATTACCGTGGCTCTTACTTCTTGCATTACTTGTCCATGGAAAACCGGTATATCCAGGACCAGTATCTAAACCATCATATCCAGCAATAGCTCCGTCTCTTAAGAAATCATCATTGACCTCTACTCCATTGTTACCGCCCAAACTAAGTGAATCTAATGGGTCGTACTTAAATTGAATCTCTACGCCTTGACGGTCAATAATGGCTCTTACTCGTTTACCAAGTAAGGTATCACGATCAATCTTAAAAGTAATTGGGCTAGCATTTCTAGCACTTCTAATGGCATTTAATTGATTCTGTTGTCTTGTAATAACTTCATTAGCGCTGGTAACACCAAACTGAAAGATTTTTTTATTGTAAAACAAGTTAGTAGCATCACTTAAAGCCACTTCAATATCATAATCTGTAATCAACATTGCTTCATAAGGGTCTGCAATACTAATATTAAATGTGCCTGGTGATTTCAAATCAACACTAGTACTAGTATTAATATTTATGAAGTTAGTTAACTCAATAACTCCAGTACCACCACCAAAAGTAGACTGTAGTAGATTGGTAGTATCAGTAATCCAAGTTGTAGTAGGATTTGTTTGGTTAAACCCGTAAAGAACTTTTAATCTATCAGTGGTTTTGATAAAACTATTACCATCTGGTGTATTAAATGGATTTGTATTTCCACCAAGTGCTCCAAATAAATTATTACCGCCACCAAAAATACCACCACTACCACTATCAAATACCGTACCTTTAGCAATGTCTCCTAATGTTATGATTAATGGAATTAATTGATCAGTTACATTTCCAACAGCAGCAGTTACTTGTTGTATTTTACTCAACTTTTCTAAGGCTGAAATTTGGTTACATTTATTTTTGAATAAGATATTAATGGCTTTATAATAAAGCTTTTCATCTGCATCCATAAAATCAGGACGATAGTTTTCAGCAATTGATGAAAACATTCTTTTCTTAAGAAGAACAGTTGCACTTGGCTCTTGCCACAAAATTTCAAACTGTTTTGGATCAGTATTATAAGGATCTCTTCTCAGATATCCTTCTTCTACATATTTACGCTCAGCAGATTGGTCAAATTTAGACGCAAAATCACCTAAAGCACCATACTTTATTACTTCTGTTTGCTCTTCATTTGCAAATGTGTCTAAAGTAGTAGTGGTATTTTCGCCAAAATTAAATTGGCTGCTAATTTGATCTGCTAAATCGCCTAAAAAACTCATAGAAGTCCTGCTAATGCTCCTACTATACCACCTGCGTTGCCAGGATTTCCGATATTGCTAATCGGACTGTCAGTACTTAGTCGAGTATTACCATTAAAAGAGTTAGCTGCATTAGGATAAAATGCATGGTTGGCAGTTGGCCCCGTCTTTGGGTTGTTGTGCCATGGGAAATAGTTGGTTCTGTATCCTCTTCTTTGTGTAACTACGAATACCATCTGATAGTCAAATAAAAAGTTATCTGCTCTTTCAGTGATAGTCATATTTTCAAAATATCCTCTATAAACCCAACCATTATAATACATTTCAACGGCAAAGGCCAAAGATGCAAGCGAAGGAATATTTCTAGCAGATAGATTATTGTTTGGAGAACTCATGCCTAGAATTCCTCCAAGTAGTCCGGCTCCACCGGCAGCCGCAGTAGCATTATTTCCACCAATTAGTTGACCTAATGCTCCTCCAACACCTTGAACAATATTATTAGCCAAATCAGCCGCTGCATTATTGGCTGCTAACGTAAGACCTGTAGCATCAAATGCATATTGCTCTGCACGATAAATTTCATAGAGCATATTTATGCCCTCAATACCAGAACTGCCGGTAGTTCCTGAAATATTCAAAGTGCTTAAATCTTCTCCCCAATATTGTAAAGTAAATCCGCCTTTAGTTCTCTCTTTAGTAATTAATTTTCTATGATTGTATGTGATGTTCTGCGGATTTATAAACATACGCACAGTACCAAACTGAGGTACGAACCAAGTTATAATATTTCTACCAATAGTACCATTGATACCAGTATTAATTTTGGTATATGGTAATCCATTACCATCGGCAGATGGTGTGGAGGCTACCAAAAATCCATTTGACTGGAAGGAAGCTAACTGACTTTGTGTTAATGGATTTAAGCTATTAAGCGTGGCTTGTGCTTGGTCAATATCACTAATTGCATCATCTAATGAAAATTTTGCCATATATTATCCTTCGTTAGTTGCCGTGCTTGCTGCGCTTCCAATTCTAGCTTGTGGACTTTGGTGTACAGCCCTTCCACAGTGAGGACATACACCAGTAATGTTAACCGTAATTGCAGACCCCGGAGCTAATGCAACAGGAATTGCTCCTTGATGTTGATTAGTGGCAGCAGCAAGTGGACCACGATTTGCTGTACCTGGAACATTTGTGGTTGTTCCAGTCGTACCAGTTGGTACTGATGCTGCTACCTGTCTGCCTGCTGGCCTATAATCTCTAACATTCTGATTTACAGCCATTGTATTCGAAGTTGTAGTAGTTGGACCAGGTGGCCTAAATAATACAGGGGCCAAGCTATTTTGAACCATAGAGTTAGCGCGAGCTTGCACTCCAGCTATTACTCTTCCCATAGATTCTTTTTGATCCTCTGGTAAATTGGCGACTTGAGTTTTCCAATCACTAATTGATTTCATCAATTTTTCATGACTTTGTTGAGTTTTTTCTTTATTACGAGACGAAATACTTTCTTGTAAACTGATAATGTCACTTTGAATAGACATTGGTAAGTTTCTGATAGTTATACCTAATTCTTTCAGCGCCCTTTCTGCTGGAGTTCCTTCTGTGGGATTCATGCCTCTTCTTTGTACATCTCGTAGTGCCTCCTGATTAGGTAAATTAACTGCTCTACCTTGTTTGTCCACGCCACCTGCGTCTCCTGTGCGAGCGGCAAATGTTCTTTGAATGGTAGTCAAATTTGCTAAGTCTGCTTGACCGCGCATTCTTTTTGTATTGATGTTGATCTCTTTTAGCTCAGTATATGATAACTGCTCTATCTTAGCGCCCTTCTCTATATTTTCTGCTAATATTGTGGTTGGATCTTTAACTTTCTCTGCAACTTTGCCAACGCGCATTGATTCTAATAATGACTCAGCCTCTTCTCTGCTTCTGGCCATTTTACCTAGTGGGCCTTGTTGTAAAATTTGAATTTGACGAGTATACTGAGCGGCTGCAGTTTGGCTTTTTTGTGCATCTTCAAATGACACAATTGGACCAGTCATTTTCTTAATTGTCTCTTCTACTTTCTTCTGTAATCCGGCAAAATCTCCACGTTTAATCATGGCATCTATTTGAAAACCACCCATTAGTCCACCAGGCCCTCCAGACATTCTGGAAACAAAAGCCTGTTGAGCTTGATTCATATCTTTTATCTGGGACGTATAATTCTTAAACATCTCCAGAGCATTTTGTACGGGGACACCAACATTACTTAGGGAAGCAACATACTGGTTCAAAGATTCAGTCATGCCTTGTGTCATCTTTTTAGCACCATCTTCTCCCATAGCAAAAAACTTAAAAGCATCCGCAGCCCCCATCAAAGCAGATCTAACGTCATCAATTTGGGCGTGCAATGTTTCGGAAACGGCCGTGATGTTTGCTGTAAACTTAAGAGCATCTTGAACTGATACACCATATTGAGAAATAGCTTTCCTCATATCTTCAAATACTTCGTTTTGATTTCTTCCAGCACCAGTTGCATATTGTACAGCAGCAGTCAATATATTGGTAGAACGTCCAGCTACCTCCATGCTGCCCATAAGTTCTTTGAATCCCCCAGGCATCTTAACAATGGTGGCCATATAACCGGCCATTACTTCTTCACTTTCTATGCCAGTAGCCTGCATAGCATTATACATAACATCTTGGTATTTAGCAGTAATATTATTTAGATTCTTAAAATCATTACCGACACCACCAAAAGTCTTACCGATCCCTCGAAACAAGGTTTCGGTGTCTCCTGCTTGAGCAGTAAGTTGTATAAAAGCATTTTGTAGTTTAAGTGCATTATCAGCACCCACTAACATAGCCTTAGAAGACTCGACTATTTTATTTTTTGCTTCTGCAAATACTTTAGTAGCAGATGCTAGCATTTCTGCGCCCAGTGACTTTTTTGCAGCATCTCCAGACATCATAAGATTTCGAACTGCACTAGCCGTCTCATCAAATTCCTTCTTTGCTAGGCTATAAGCTGGACTTTTTTCTAATATATTTTGCATATCGCCTATTTGGGAAGCAAATGTAGACAATCTAGAAGTATCTACATTTGCAAAAGAATTAAAAGATTCTTTTGCGCCAAGAACCGCGGCTGTTAGCGCCCCAAATTTAGTGGCATCCTGAGAAGCCAAGTTACCAATATTTTCTAATTTTCCACCAGCAATAACAAATCCTTCAGATAGGGTTTTTAAAGCACTGGTAGATCCTGTAAATGTAACTTCTAAGGCAGACATACTTTCTCTAGATTTATCAGCAGTCGCATTAAAATCATTCAATGATTTTAGTACTGCTGGATCCAATGGTTCAATATTTGGATCTGTCGATGTATTTGGATCTACTGGATCAGCCATTTAATTTACCTTGTTTCCTTTAAAGTTGCTCTGCGTTTTCTTCTTGGGGGCGGTTTATCTTCCTGCACTTCAAATACACCAGGTAAGCCTTCCGTAACCATTCTCATAGACTCTTCCATATCTTCATCGCTGGATTCATGAACATTATCATTTATAAGCTGTTGTACTGCTTCTGAATTCCAGAATGACCCCAATAGATATGCGTGATTTTTAGCTAGTTCCGCATCATCTCGATGGTCGCCCAGCCAGTTATAATAAAGCCATAATTTTAGAACCGGGTCCATCTCTGTAATGAACGGGTCAATCGGTAACTTATGATACATCTTACATAGATGCCATATGAAACGATGCTCCGGTTCATTCATTATTTTTTTAAGTCGTCAACAACCTCCTTAACCTGCTCCTCGGTCTTTGGGTTATACTTATTTTGCGCTTCCATAGCTAAATTATTATATTCTGTAAAGAGACGGAGGAGCAGAGCATGGTCCATCAGCTCAATGAACTCTAAACGAGCCTCTAAATCGTAGGAATGTAAAAACTCTTCAATTCGAACTCCTGCTACTACCACTAGTGAACGAGCTAGTAACTGTTTACGATTTTCAAAGATAAATTGCACTGACCCATCGAATTCGGCAGTGGCCACAACGGCATCTCGCAACTCTTGTGATGTTAATGTTTGTAATTTGTACATCTGCCCACCAATTTCAACATCTTTAGACAGGCGCGTCATACCAATTAATATCTCAATACGTCTTCTAGCGCCATCAGACAATCGTTCTTTGCCCTCTCTCTTGGCCTTTTTAACAGCTAGAATATCTTTCTCTACATCAGTTAAATCTCTAACTGGTTGCGGGAAATTAGGTTGCATTTGAGCCTGGAATTCTCTCATAGAGGTTTCATCAAATGTAGGCGTTTCATGCATATGACGTTGGGGGCGCTGTGGCATTGGAGATGGTTGATCATAACCACTATCATCTGGCACATTAAATTCCCTCATTGGGGGACCTGAAAACTGTTTACTTCCAATTGGACTATCAAACTTTGGCATAATTAACTCCACAAAATAAATACCCTGCTATGATTATATATCAAGCAGGGTACTTTATGAAGAGTTTTGAGATATTAGAAAGGATTAGAAGATTCCGGTAGAACCTGGATATTGACCAGATCCAATATCAATTAGACCAGCAGCATCAAGAGATCCTCTTCTACCACCTGCACCAGTATCAGTCTGAGATTCAATCCAGTTTGGATTGGATGCACCACCAAATGGCTTGTACAAGTTGTTCTGTCCACCAACAGCAGCGGGGCCACCGTTTACTGTGCTGTAAATGTGCTCTGCTTCCCAAGTTAAGCTGTCAGTAATTACCCAATCACTTACTTGATAAGTATAATCAATACCAGAGATCCATACGTTCTTGATAATTGTAGTTACTTGAGCATTTACCTGAAACTTTTGTTTATCAAAAATGATAATATCAAAAGGATAAACTTGAGATGCGACATGCAAAAAGCCTCTATCAAAAGCTTCTGCTACTCTTAGCTTTTGGAATCTTACTCTTTGGCAAGTTCCAGATACGTTAGTTGATTGGTGTGGTACAGAATCAATATGACCATCAGTTCCAACTTCATCAATCATCTTAATTGCTCTCTTCTCAGAGATTGCCATAGATTGAACTGCACCAATTGGTTGATAACCGCTTGGAGTTCTAACAGCTAATAAGATGTTAGTTGAAATTGCAGTATTGGTAGTATTAGTACCAAATCCGTCACCTAGATTAAGTAGTGAACCTGTTTGTGGATAGCCTGTAACCATATTATTTAACTCCCTAAGATATTATATATCAAGCTCCCAAATTAGTAACTGTTACCTTAATATAGATCCAGTTAATTGGGTAAACTGGCTGTACACTTACTGCAACATTCCACTGACGAGGATCTACTGAGTCTCTCTGAACTGCTAATCCTCTGAAGGCTGTAATGAGTCCTTGTGAGATCAAAGAATTCAACAAGATAACTGCTTCTGTGCTCAACTGAGTTGCTGTATCGACTCTTTCTGGAGTACCGATAAATCCAGCAAATCCAGCACGTAGAACCTTGGCAACTCTATCTCTGATGAAGACAATAGAGATTTCTTGTTCTTCTGGGAATCCAGACTGGCTGGTTGTGATACCCCAAACAACCCTTCCACCACCTGCTACTGGTTGTAATGTTGTTACACCAGCTTCTGCTAGTTGAGTTAGAGTTAGTGAAGAGAAGGTCTTGTTTCTCAAGATAGTAAATCCGCTAAATACCTTATTGGTAAATGGATTCTGTAGAGCTAAATCTGCGTTTGCATAACCTGCTGCAGCGGCTGCGATGTAGAAGCCGTCAACCAAGACATTTTCAGCTCCTGCTTGAACAACAATCTGATCTGGATAGAAGTATACACAGCGGAATGTTGAGCCATAAGAATTAGATACAGAGTAGTTTGCAAGGTCTTCAACGTTACCGGCCAAAATATCGGTAATGTTATCTCCTTGAATTCCCTCTAGAACACCAATATCTTCTACTGCTGCTGGTTGTGCACCAGTGAGGTTAGCTGGAGTCAACCCTTGAATTGCTCCGATGAACAAAACACGCTCTTTTCTATTAGCGATATTGCTCATTGTAATACAGTGGCTTAAGCAATTCTGGAAGATAACTGACATAGTTTGGTTCGGTAGTGGAACTAAAATATCACATTCAACAGTTTCTAGAACTTCTAGAGCATTTAACCATCCAGCATCAAAGAAGGAAGCATCTCTTGCGTCTACTATAGTAACTCTTAGTTGATATCCGTTTGGAACAACGTTATGGTTGACTACTAAGTAGGTGCTGACATCAAGAGGATCGATAACTTCGTATCTAGTATTACTCTCACTTACGAAAGCCATTTGCAATGTAAGTGTATTGGTAAATGCATCATATCCAATGATATCATAAAGCCCATCATTCCCAACAGATGATCCATTAATCTTTAACCTATAATTGGTAATCAAGTTAGGAATATTGAAATTTATCGCAGTGCTAGTTAAAGTGCCCTGGGCAGTATTCAATAGAGCAACTAAAGTACCATCAGTTCCAGATTTTCCAGCAACTGGTAATCCGGTTGAAATTTGAATTAATTCAAAAGCTGTGCTCGTTTGTGAAACAAAGTCTGGGAATCCAGTTGAGCTTGGAAATGGAGTTGGATATCCCGGCTGACCTGTTGTAATGGTTTGAATACTCAGTTGACCATTAGAAACTCCAGTAATCTGGAAAGTTCCAATGTTTGCTTTATTATTGGATTCAATAATCTTTAGCAATTTGCCAACGAAAGTAGAATCAAAATTTCCACTCTCAGCATGGAAAACTGCTTGTGTGCCGAAAGCAGGCAATCTACCAACATAACCATCAAACCCAGTAACCACAGTTTCAAAACTTTGGATAACGCTATAACCGAAGGAGTAACCAGAAGGAGGTTGTAGATCGCTGAAAACAAACTGAGTTGTAGTTGGATTTCCGGCGGTTCCTAGAGTATAATATGGGTGCTTATTAGGTAGTAACTGAGTTTCAACTTGAGTAGTTGGATTAGTTACAAAGAAATGAATGTTAGCATTCAAATCTGGAGCGACACCAATTGGGAATGGAAAGATAAATTCATCTACGTTAGTTGATAGAGCATCAACAGAAGGATCCATTACGTAAGAAGTTCTTCTTGGTAGTGGAGGAGCGGCCTGAACAGCAATCATAGAAGATGCGCCGTTAGCGAATAGTAACTGACCACCTAAGCTTAGGTTATTGGTTAAACTGGCTGGACCACTGAAATTTGTGATATCAGAAATGCCCTGAACTAAAGTTGGGTTGTTGATATTTTGTAGCGGGATAACGGTGGCAGTGAGAGAGTCTCCACGAACTAGAACTCCACTAGCAACGATGATAGTGAAAGCATCACCCTCACGGAATGGAGATACTACTACGTTGGATACGGCAGTTTCAGTGATATTAAAGCTTAGTACACCGTTGCTTACAGTTTGGCCGTTAGCAATCCAAACAATTGGATTACCATTTGCATCTAACTTAGCACCGGATACAGAACCGAAAGCCAAGAACTTTGCAGTTCCAGCAATTGGTTGGTTCATTGGATTTCTTTGAACAGAAATACAACGGATAGTCCAAGTCTCAGGAGGAGAATTGTTATCTTGTAGAGTTAAGCTATTAATTGATCCTAAACCGACGTTTGTGCTGAGCGGAGTATAGAAAGAACCACCTTGATCTTGGAGATGTGCTGCTTGTAGCAGAATATGTCCAGTAGTTGGGTCTAATTGATAATCGTACTTGAAGCTAAAAGTTGTATTTGCAGCAATTGGGCCTAGCTCTAATCCAACTAATGGAACTCCATTCTTAAATAGAGTTGTACGGTTCTGTATTACTGGAAAATTTGCAAGAGCAAAGTGTCTGCCATCAGAACCCGAACTTGAGGTGTATGTAGCATTGAGTCCATCTTGACCACTGCCTAAAGCTTGAGAAACTAGAATTTCGCTAGTCGAGCCTTGACCGATCATAGCTACGACACGGGAACCTCCAGGGATCGCAACACCACTTGACTGGGTAATTACGTCGGTGAATACTCCTGGTAAGGCATTTGTTGCGCCTGGTATATTTGCCATGTTAAATCCTTCTCACTCGGTTTTGTGGATTGTATCACTAAAATGTAGTAATATTACTATCCTTGACGCTATATTAGCACATTTTGTTGACTTACGGTGTCTTAAACTTTTCAATTTGACCCTATTCAGCCACAGTATTTTACAGTTTTAGTAGCATATCTGAGGTGTTTACTTCTGTATTCACCGTCAAGTTAGCGGCTAATGGACTGTTTGGCGCTGACAAATCACCAAAACTAGCTGTAAAGAGAATGGCATCGATTGTATTTGAAATCGGTATTTCTCTTGCCCATTCAGTTCTTATATCTAACGTTAGACTTTGCCTAAATAACTTATCAACTCGGTCATCTGTTTCAGATGGGGCACCAATTGAAATTGGTTTGACTACAATTCCTATTTCATGAAGAGTATCAAAATGTACTTCTGTAAAGCACATTCCAATCAATTCTACTAAGTCATCTCTAGCTCTTAAACTGCGACTCATTACATCAATAATTATCGACCCTTCCCAAACACCAGAGGTACAAAAGGCAATTGGTTTTCTGACAATTGTTTCATTACCATATCCATCAACATATAAGATATTATCATATTTGACCATACCCTGATCGCGATTAATAGAAATAGGAACATAACGACTGCCACCACTCTTAACTAAAATTGCTGGATAAAAAATACCGTCATAACGATAATTCTCACCAATAAAAAGACGAGTTGGTAGAATCGGATTAGGGTTTAGTTCCGGGTGGGCACCGGGACCGTGTGGTAAATCTGCTCCTGGAGGCAGATCTGTGTGATCTACTGTATTAGGAAATCCCCATTGATCCTTTGAGAAGTGATAATAGCTATCCTTAGAAAAGAAATCACGCAATGTTGCAATGATGATTTCTTTAGGATAAACAATCATCGAAGCTTGGATGATATTGTATATTCCAAAGAGATCTGATCTAAAGAAATTATTAGAGGACATATATAAATGTCAAATTATGTGTTACTAGCTGAAGGCTTTCCAGCAGCTACCCAGGCCAAAAACTGATTAAATAGTTCTTGATTGTTTGGATCAACTGATTGTGGTAATCCTGGAGCTTGAGTAGGTGGCGGAACAAAATTTGCAGGGACTTGTTCAACATCAGAAGCTGGTCTAATTAATGGAGTTGGTAGGCCCGGATGCTGAGGGACAATTCCTCTAGCTGCTTCCGCGGCTCTAACAAGAGCAACATTATTTTGGTATATTGCATTAAAAACTTCTAAAGAAACAACATTATATCCTTCTAAAGTTTCTTGATCTGTTTCAAAATGCTCAGTAATAAACCCGTTTGGTAAATTAGGGTCGTTTTGTGCCGTTTTATATGCAATGTATTTCATTATGCCATCCATGCAACTTCAATAAAGCCGGATCCTCCCCAGCCACCGAGACCACCATCATGGGTGTTATTATAGTCCCAGTTTTCACCACCACCTGCACCACCGCCACCGCCACCATAGGTACCATTACCTCCATAGCCAGCGAATGGATATCCATCAAATCCTTGTGCGCCTTGTCCGCCACTTCCAGCAGTTGACAAAACATTGTTAGATACCCCTCCAGCAGTTCCTCCGCCAGACAACGAATACTGGTTAGGGGCGCGGTTAACAGCATGAGCTATACCCTGTACAGCATTGAATGGAGTAAAAGGTGCACGTTCTGCTGCCATTTGGATATTTTGTGGAGTTGGGTTCGTAGCACCAGAGAAAGCCGCATTAGCACAGTCAGCCCCTACTGGAAATGTAAGAGTATTGATTGAAATCAATTGACCTTCTCTACCACCTTTCCCACCAGGGAAAATAGTAGAGCCGAATATACTAGAAGATCCGTCTGAACCAGGATTTCCTGGTTTTGTACCACCACCAGATGGGCTTACAATATTAGCTACACAGTTGGAAGTTCCCCCGATACCTCCCTGACCTACAGAAATTGTATAAGTAACACCGGGTGTTACAGAAATTATTTGGGTTAACGTAGGTGCTGGGTGTCCTCCACTGCCTCCACCTGCAAAATAAGTAATGCTTCTTCCAGATGAGCTAGCACCACCGCCTCCACCTCCACCACCGCCACACCCAGTAACAATAGCATACTTAATACCCGCTGGACAAGTCCATGTACCAGTTATAATTGAACCAATTGCACCAATTTGAGAACCAGTAACCATAGTACCAGTACCACCTGTACAACCCGTAAAACTAGTAGCTGTAATTCCAGTGTAACTAACTGTCACATAAGCATAAGAAAAATTAATGATAACTTGTACGCCTATCTGTCCACTAGTTGGAAATCCAGAGGTAGAAGTAACATTAATTGTTCCAGTTGGCAATACAACGTTATTTGATGCTGACGTTACTGTTGTGTAAAGAATTCCCCCTGCCCCTAATACAGAGGTTGGTGTGCTGAAAAATTGTTTGAAAAGTCTAGGGCTACTCATTTTATACCTTTCATATTATAACCCATCCACCAGAATCTGCTACTAATGTAATAGATCCGAATGGAATATTATACACATAATTTGCTGCTAAACCTTCGATAGTTTCGTCTGAATTAGCTCTAACTAATGTAATTGGCCTAATATCTGCGTTACCTGTAGCATCTTTAATAACTAGTGTACGACCTGGTGGGCCCAAACTAACTGACGGTAAATTAACTGTCATAGCACTGCTTGTTAAATCAAAAGACAAAACATGATCAACTGGAACGACAGTATATGTGCTACCACCGGTAATTCTACGTAGATTTACCATAGTTGGAGTATTTAAATTACTTCTATAAACCCATGTTAATGGTAGATTCTTAACTAAATTAAGGTCAGTACCATTATAGGTGGTGCTATCAAAGAAGTTTCCAACAACAGATACCGTTCCTGTTGCCGGTGCTAAAATATATCCATTGGTAAGCGTTGTTCCAGATCTAAAGAAAAAGTTATCAACTATATTGCCGTTAGATCCATTTACTACAGATACAATAGAGCTTGGTGGTGTGGAGGCAGAGTTAACAATAAGTCTATTCCCAGAGAAATTAAATCCTGTAGTAGAAGAGCTGCTTGCAGTAATAGGAAGCTGAGTACCAACAGCATTGAAGTTTACAGTACTGTTAGTCATGGTGCCTAGAACACTCCAAGTTGTACTACTTACATTCAAATTAAATGTACATGCATCAACAATAGCATTAGAATCAATTGTTAGCGTACAGTTGGTACCAGTTACATTAAATGTACAGTCTTTAGCTATACAACCACTTAGTGTAACCATTTCATTAGAGCCCGTAATATTGATCGTTACATTCTCTAGTCTAGTATTAGCTAAGAAATTGATTGGGCCACCACTACCAGAAAAATTAATTGTGGTATTAGTAATTAATGTGTTTAATGTAACTAAATGTCCACTTGGAGTTGGATTGAAATTAATGATGCATCTATCCATTGGGGCACCATTAAAATCAAATGTGTTAACATTTAATGTAATATTTCTAAACTCAACATTTAGAACCGAGAGAGAGTTAATTGGGCTAAATACCGTTGTACCGTCACCAACAAATCTTACTGGATTATTGTATGTAAGTGAAGTTGGTATATCAGTAAATGTACCTTTGACATGTATTAAACTATTGTATTTTGAATTAAAGTTAATCCATGTTTCTAAAGCATCAAATGTTCTAAACTCACCATTATTTGCATCAACACAAAATGTAGCAATCTCGCCCCAATCTTTTTTATAGATGAACTTTCTAGCATCTACAGATTGTAATGAGATGGTAGCAGATGTACCAGAACCAGAAACAAATGAAGATACTATGTATAGAATAGTTAAATCTGTTCTTTTGTTAATTAAATCTGAGAATGTAGTTGCTGGTATTACATATGAAGTAGAGCTTACTACATCAAATGCAGTAAATGTTCTGGCAGTGTTGCTTGGATTTCCAAGGCTGGCGTCAAAGTCCAATAATGGAATAGCATCATAATCACCACTCTTATTTATACAGACTGCCCAGTTTACATCATAGTTGTTAAAATTATACTGTTCCTGAACAAAAGGTATTGAGAGTGAATCATTATTGATGTCAATAATTTTCCCATCAACTAGAACTACACCTCCTGTGAAATTAATGATACCGGCAGCGCCATCATATACGTTGAAAATATCAAAACCACGAATAACTCCATTAGAGTGTAGTAGTTTTTCTGGCACTGCCATGTAGTCAAACACTGAATCACTAAGGTCTTTTTCACTAGTATTTCCAAATTGTCGTCTATCTACAATTTTGCTAACTGTCTGTGTAGTATCGTTAACTTGACACGTTCCAATTAACATTAATTCAGTATCTAATTGAAGAGTTGGGAACAGTTGGAAATCTATTATTTGATCAGAGAAATCAGTAATGACTGTATTTGGGTCCATAACAACATCAATATAGTCAACATGAGTCTCATCATAAAATCTAATGACATCACCCTTCTTACCCTGTGTACGCGGACCAAAATGAGTAAAATTAGTTCCATCATAAGATGCTAGATATCCATCAAACACACCAGTAGTGCTTGAGAAACTAAACATTCTCAAAGAAATTTTGTTTACTGAGCCGAACTGATATCCTCTTAATTTAGGAGAGATAGTTACAATATCTAGTTTGTTAAGCTGTGAATATCCATATAAAGTAGTGCCATTAACGGTTATGTTACCACCGGCAAGAGTTAATCTGCCACGTTCATGAGTAAATGTTTTACCATTCTGGTCTACATATACTTCAAAATGTCTCTTGAATGGAGTAACAACCGTGTAATCGGTCGAAGATTCAGTGCTGAACGAAACAGAATCAGATCCAAAATAGACAGCAACTTGGGAAAACGGCTGTAAAGTAGATGTGGGTGAAAATCCTTTAGCATGGACAGAGTCATAAACAGTAATATCTGTATAAACGTTAGTAGCACAATTTATATTAACTGACTGAATAATATAGCGCCCAAAATCCACTAAGTTGCCAGCCCCTAGAGATTGAACAACGATAGTTTTTCCAATTTTTAACCCAGAGGTATCTAAATTAAGAGGAATACGATAAGTAGTTTGTACTCTACCAGGTTGTACCTGAATATCTTGTACGGTGGCCACCCAATAACCATCTCCATATCCATCCAAGGCTTGTGAGTCTTCTTTTGCTAATCTTTCTGTTTCAGAACCATTGACATAATAGTTATTTCTTCTAAGAGGAATAAACAATTTAGTTGGGTTCAACGCGGCAGCAGATGAGCCGTAAGAAGTCATAAATGGAGGGCTTGCTACACCAGAGCCAGTTGGTCCAAACCCTAATGGATCAGCAGCCACAGTTCCTACTGTTGGCACAATGGAAATAACATTCTTCGGGAAATTAATATTGTTACTTAATGTATCAATTGAGCCATCTGGAGCAATAGCTGTGCTTATGATAGAAAATGCGCTATTGTTATAAGAATCAGCCAGACAAATACCAAATTCACCACCTGAAGAAAAGGCAGTAAATCTGTAATTGTATCCTACTTTGCGGAAGGCATTATTTGTAGCCTGAACAATTGATTCAAGAGTATACGCTCCTGGTGTAGTGCCTTGATTTCCAGTTACATCAATTCCTGGCAAGAAAACATAACCATCAACAGCATGACCAGTTGGGTAAAATGCTAAGTATAGTAAATAGTGCGTCTCATCAAATTGATCTGGAGCAAATCCAACACCAGTAGCCTGCGCTCCACGCGGGTTGTTAATAATCAAGCTTGGTGTGGCGCTGAATTGATTATTAACTGGAGAAATAGATAATTCTCCATACTTATTATTGTTCGCTAAAGGTTTATCAATTCTAGCAATAGCATTTGGTGAATAAGCTTGATTCTTGCCAGCAATTCTAACTGCATACTTTTTATTACCAACAGTCGGATTATACTTCTTTTCTCTAATTACATATGGAACTTCAATATTATAACCATCACCATAATGTACCCTGATAATATCACCCGGTTTAACCAACGCAAATAAAGAATCAAAATAATTGTTAGCCTGTAATGCAGATGATGGATTGAATACTACGATGTCATCACCAGTATTGATATCATCAAATGGACCGCTTGCATTTCCAACGTTCAGTAAAAATGCACTAGCAGCAGTGGGTGGTACTAAGAATTGTCCGTATCCATCTACAGTTAAATTGGAAGACTCTGATACTCTAGAGATGCCTGCAGAATATAAATTCTGAATTCTAGTACCTAACAAGAAAATACTTGCACTATCAATAAATTCAGCAAATAACTGTAAGTTATCTAGAGTTTGTGGTATGTTATTAAATCTACTTGGATTGATAAAAATACCACTACCAACGTGAGCAAAATCTGTTGTGTAAATAGAACCATTGTTGGTTACAATATTCTTTTCAACACCAAACGGAGATCCGTCAGCCCATTGATGTGCTAGAAGTTCTGCATTTATATCTTTTACGAGAGTATATGATTGGGTATTATCTCTAAGTGTACGGAACACATTTGACAAAAACCCAGAAGTACTAGCACTTACATCAATTTGATCCATCGTATGACGATAAATTGCACCAATAAGATGTGGTTCAAGTTTGATGCCTTGAGTATTAATCCAACCAAGTGTAGCATTAATATCTAATGATAAATCTCTAATATAGTTGAACAAGTCTTGAGTTCTAAAATCAAGACGTAGTTTAGATTCTGGAATACCGGCTGCTTCAACAATTTGGTCATTTCTAATTGGTAGAGTAACCAATCCTAAGCTAGTTAGAACTGATGCGTTTGGTGTACCATCTGGATTAATAAATACACCTAAACGTGCGGCTAATGATGGAGCAACTCCAGCAATATTTAGACCTAGTGCTTGCTCTATTTGAAAGACAGCATCTCGCAAAGCATTGATGGCATCGCCACCAATTTCTGTAAGATTGTCATTTACAACCGGTAAGGTTGAGTCATCATCAAAACCGTTTGGATAGTTACTCATATTTCACCAATTATATAACTAAATCTTAGTTATGGTTGACCTCTTTGTGGAACTTCTTCTTGTGGAACATCTGAATTATATTGTTCTTCAGTACTATTTTGCTTCATTCTATTTGTAATATTATTTTTAAATTCCGAAATCTTATCACCCAAGAAAGATCTAAACAATCTAACAACTAAACCAGATGTAAATCCAGCTACTAGACCAAAAACCACTCTTCCGCTAGTAGAAGAAAATCCTTCAGGATAAGGATATCCTTTAGCTAAGAGGGCGCCTACTTGTCCTAGAAGGATTGGTAGAATTGGAAGGATTAAGCTTCTCCAGAGCTTTGCATCTCTATTAGCGGCTTTCCACTGTTTCAATGGCCACCAATTTTCCATACCATATTCAACTACTTGTCTTACAACAAATACAACGGCACCAATTGCAAGACAGAAAAATAGAAATTGCCAACTTAAAAAGGCCTGTAGTAACGTATCCATAGTACTCCTTACAAGAGTAAAACTCTTTATGATATGTGGAAGAATTGATATGGAAAACAGAAACTTAAACAATATTATGGTAGTGATTGGGAATGAATGACTGGTCTCCATCTTTGAGTGCTTGTGTCCCAAATTACATTAATTCCGTATCCATCATCTCCTACAATATATTGTGAAATAGCGGCACCAAAATGCAATCTATTAGTGGAGGTGCTATTGGCATCTTCGTTAGACAAGATTAACCTTGAAGTACTTGTTGCAACTAAAGTAATTTTTCTAATTGTAGTGGCCGAGCTTGGATTACTTGGAGCAACTAAACCACTGAGGAGAATATCAGTAGCAGCACCATCACCAGTAAACCTAATGATAGCGGCCGGATTACCTGATCCATCAGTAGTAGCTACGTTATTTAATTGACCGGCTCCAGATTGAGAAATAACCACTTCTGAAGCTGGGAATGATACGGTAGCCCATTCTAAATCGGTACCACCAGTATTTGTTCTCAAAACTTGTAAAGCTGAACCTCTAGCAAAACGTACAAAGTTTGTACCATTACTTATAAGTAAATCACCAACCGCAGTACCAGTATCAGTGATAGTATTTGAGGACGCAACAATAGTTTTATTAGTAAGCGCTTCTGTTGTATTTTGAGCTACTAATGTATCGTTAGCATTTGGTAGTGTTAGAGTTTTATTAGAAATCGTAGGCGCCCAAGATAAATCTCCAGTAACACCGCCATTTTTAAATTGTACTGCAACATCACTTTGGAACTTGCCGCCAGTATATCTAATGTTGGCTGTAGCGGCAGCATCAAACACACCACCAGTAACTGTAGCAAATCCAGTACCAGTGGGAGTACTTCCAGATGGTGTATAATACCCTAAAACACCACCAGAAACGCCTAGAAAGGTTCCATTAGCTCCCTTAGCAAGCCTGGTAAATTTAGTACCAGCAACTACTGCTAAAATATCTCCAATAGTAGCACTCGTATCAGTTATAGTGTTGGTAGTTGCATTGATAGTTTTATTAGTTAAAGTATCTGTAGATGTTAGTGTAACAATAGTGTCAGTGATATCTGGCAATGTAATAGTCTTGTTCACACCAGTTGGAGTCCAAGATAAATCACCAGTTATAGCGCCATTTTTGTACTGAATGTTAACATCGGTTTGTAGCTTGCCACCAAAATATCTGATATTAGCTGTGGCAGCAGCATCATATATACCAGAGGTTAAAGTAGCAAATCCAGTACCAGTGGGAGTAGCTGGAATACCAGTAGGAATCCATACAGAACCATTCCAAACTAGTGCTTGTCCAGTAAGGGGAGCTACAGCACTAACGGGGCGTGTTTGAATTCCAGTTACTACTGGAGATGAGGCTGTTCCACCATTCAAATCTCCTAATAGTTTAATAGTTCCAAAAACAGCAGATGTAGCATTAACGATAACAGACGGAGCCCATGTAGCACCGTTCCAAGTCAAAACCTGGTTTGTAGCTGGTGTAGTTGAGCTAATTGGAAACCCCTGTAAACCACTTACTTTAGGAGCAGTAGCTGTTGTTCCGGACCCAAATAAATCCCCACCTAATTGAATAACACCCTTACTAACTGTAGTTGCATCTGGAACTGAAGGAACAATAATAGAACCTGCTAAAGCAGCAATAGCAGTTTGGACATCAGTAATTACAGTTGAACCAATTGTAATAGATGGATTTAAATCAACTGTATCCGCATCTTGCCTAAAATCTGTACCGTCGATATGTTTTTGAAAATCATATCGATCAGTTACAAGGTGGCCCACGCCAGGTTTAAAGTTAGGGTTTATTGGACTCATGCATTTCCCTTAAATTTCTATATTATGCCGACTTATTGCATTATGGCAAGATGATTGTGTGGGTGTGGCCTAAAACTTCTATTATTTGACCATTTACAATTGGGTGATTATGTCCTTGAGATATTCCTGTAGTCTGGTTTATCTGAGAAACAGACAAAACTTTTTCATTTATAACGATTTCATGGCTGTGAGGAGGAATTCCTGGTGTAAATCCAAGGCTGGTATTGAGTTTTGAAGGAAATTCTGACGTATTTCTAAAGATTCTAATCTGGTAAGCCGGATCGAACTTACGGATTCTGAAAGTCTTCAAGTGTTGACCTCCATTTAAACCATTGATTGTATTATTGCGGGTAACATCTGAAACTTCATATCTAAACTCTTCATTATCATCTTGATCAAATAGGATAATAATGTCTCTAGTCTTGATAGTCGGAACAGTAAGCGTCCATAGATCAAGAGGGAATTCTGATTCTAAACCAGCTTCATGCATTTTTAGATTTTCAGCGGTTGGACCTGGACGAACCAAAATTCTTCCATCTGATCTGCGTGGATTGAAATATTGCTCATAACCAAAAACAAATTTGGTACCATAACAGAATGGGCATCTATCATCTGGATATTCGCTAGATGCTAAGTAACAAGTACAAGTAATTCCAGTATGAACTCTTTTAATCACAACCGCTGGACGTCCAGTTACTGATAATAAAATATCTTGACGTTGTGTATTTTGATCTTGTAGTGACATGCCACGGAAGATGTTAAAATTACCGTATGCATCAATACAGCCCATTTCTCCTCCAATGTAACTTCCAACACAAGTTCCATTTAGAAGCTGAACGGGGTCCGTTCTATGATACCCTGCATAATCGTAAGCTGGGAATTGAACATTAGCTGCATCTGCGGCACTTAAATCAGTTGATAAAAGATCTTTGGCTACTTGATGATATCCATCAATGATAGTAAATGGAAAATTAGGATATTCAAAACGAGATTGACATGCAAAAATAGCATCCCAACCACTATCTTCTTCAATAGCAAACATACTTACGATTGGGTTCCATGTTGCATATCCATCAAAACCAGAAACAGTGTGCAAGGTTACTGGTGTTAAATTGTACCCCCTTCCAGTAGATGCTGCAATCAAATTTCTGTTAACAGGATCAACTGCTAAATATTGAATTAGTTCTACTCCGATTTTAATAATTCCACTATTAGGGAAGCCGTCAACATCAATTAAAGGAATAACTAAATCAGTAGCGCTAATGTTACTACGTAACATGCTGCTTGGATAAAATCTAACATTATCATGCGCAATAGGAAGATTTTGCAAGAATCCCATAGATAAAGGATTATATTCAACTGGTCTCATAGAGAACCAATAATCCTGCCCCGGAGTTAAATCAATAATGTTCGCCGAGGTTGAACCATCAATAATAACAAATTTAACTCCTTCAGAAAAGACAGTTCGCCTATCTGTGGAAAAATAAAGATGATAAGCAATCCTGTTAGCTGGAGAATCTGGCTGAGCTGGGAACCAAGCCATATTAATGGTATAACCGTCACCCAAAGAGGTAACGGCATCCAAACCAGACATGATAGGATTAGAGTAATGAACCATGATACTCTAATTCAATTTTATTAGCTGCGGGCTAGACAAGCAATAACGGAATGATTAAACTTTTGCCATCAAGGTCTCTTTTTTATCCTTGATTTCCTTTTTATCTTCAACTTCGTGATGTTCTAGTAAGTCATCAACGTATTGTTCTGCCTCTTCATCGCCAAATTGGTCTGCAATGTATTCAACTTGATTCTGAAAGCCTTCTTGTTCATATGGGTTATCTAAATAACTGCCATCATCAGAGCTTTTGGTAGCTTTGGTGCCAGTTGTTTGCTGTAGCCAATGAGAATACTCATGTATTAGGTAAGAATAGTCCTTAAAAAAGTCTCCATCACAAAGAAGTTTGTAATTCAAATACACAATACCATGATCTGTTTTTGCAGAAACATCCAAGTCTTTAAAGTAAGTAGGAATAAGGTCGATCTCATTAATGTCTACATTATATTCTTTGAATACGCCTTGCATAACTTCATTATTTTTGAGATACTTTTTCGCCTTATTAATCATGCGCATAAGTGTACGGTATGGCATTTTCTTAACAACTTTCAAAGGTATTTTTTCATCGGAAGACATACAGACATACCAATAAATCGATATAGCAGTGTTGTATGCTTATAGTGAAATCATGAAACAGAAATATTATTACGATCAAAAGTTTTTTGAAAAAGATACTGAAGAAAGTTTCTATTGGGCAGGTTTTATTGCGGCAGATGGCAATATTAGCCAGAAAGGCGATTTTACTCTATCTCTAAAATCTAGCGACTTACATCATATAGAGAAGTTTAAAACAGCTATATTATCTAATGCTAATATAGTTTTACTACCACCAAAAGAGAAAACAATAAATGGTATTACAACTAAAACATCTGGAAGTGCTATAATTAGATTTAGAGCAAAATATTGGATAAATTCTCTTCAAAGATTTGGAATCGTGCCCAATAAAACTGCTACCTATAGTATACCAGAAGAAATAATCAGTAATATAAACTTTAAACACTTCATTCGTGGATATTTTGATGGTGATGGATGGTTTTCAATTAAGAATAGACGCCAAAAACAAAGACTATGTTGGGGGCTTTGTGGAAATCAATCAGTACTACAAAACATACAAAAATTTTTACAAAAACAGTGCCAAATAGAAAGTTTACCTTCTATATATAGCCAGAAAAACATTTTCAAATTTGAATTCCAAAATCAATATGATGTTCATAGAATATCGGATTATCTGTATAGTAACTCCACAATTTTTCTAGACAGAAAATATGAATTAGCGAAGTTATCAAATCAATTTAATGAAAATACTATCATTCTTAATTTAACCAAAGAACAATTGATTGAATCTTATAGTAGATTAAAATCGTATCAGTTAATGGCAAAAGAATTTGGATGTGCCAAAAGCACAATTGCTAAATATATGAAGAAACTTCATTTAACAGGAGCGATATAATGGCCTTCCTTGGAATTCGCATCCCCCATGAAACGGGACGTTTACTAAATCAAATTGACGTTCCTGGCGATAAAATTAGCACATCTGAGATGCATATTACTCTTTTACACTTCAAAAATGAGTGGCCGATCTCTGAATTAACTAAATCTATTGAAGCAACATATGATATTGTTGCTAAGTATCATCCATTTTTAGTCTCAATTAATAAGGTAACCTCATCATCTCTTGAAAATAATTTATGATCACAATTGTAAATGATCTGTTTCTTGAAATCAAGACCATAGCGTGTCATGTATTTTTTAATAGAGCCAGGATCAACGCCGAATTGGCGGGCGACCGCATTAAGACTACCTAATTTATCGTATGATTGCTTTAAAATTTCTTTGGTTAAAATTTTGTCTAAATATTCAGGGCGACTCATATTTGTTCTCCTAAAGAACATATAACACGAGCTGTAGATTATTCTTCGTGCCCTTAAATGATGCGCCTCGCTCTTAAATGTCGCATTCTAGCAAAAGCCGGATTAAGGCCACTATTCATACTGAATACGCCTAATCCTCTTGGAGATGGACGTAAGCTATTCTTAATATACTTTAACTTTTCCCAATAATGAGAAAGTAAAGTACTATATTGAGTTTGTAATAGCTCTGACACAGTTGGAGGGTTAAAACTCAACCCATTATCTGTAATTTGAAATTCGCGGCCTCGCTCGATTAGTGCTTTTGATGATAAAGCATATAAGGTTGCACCTTCTACTAGAATTTCACCAAACTGATCAACGAAATCATCATCGTCGAATTTAAAGAATGTGAAGTAAGGTACTTGGTTGAAATCCCATAGAGCAGTAGCGAGAAAAGTTGTGAGCATAGCAATAGAGAAAATATCGCAATCGACATAGATCGTGTTTCCATAAGCATCGGCTGCTTTAGCTTTGCCAGCACTGTTAAGTCTTGCTTTTAAAGATTTGATAAGCTTGTTAATGTTGATCGTGGCACATTGAGAATAGCTAAACCCAGGATCATCTCCTAAATGAACATAACCATCAGAGTTGATACTTGGAAGTTGTGTATGATCTACGACAAAACTAAAGGTAGTTTCAATACGAAATCCATTGATGAACCCAACCCAAATATCATTAAAAACTCCATATGGACCATTGATGGGGACCGTAAAGATAAAAGAATATTTGCCAGTTGAGACGCGCGTAACTCCAGCAGAGGTTGGAGCTAGTGCCACCAAACCGCTTGGCTGAACAATAGAAATTGTTGGAAACGAATCTGTGTCGATGGGGTTCCCAAACTGATCTTTAAATTGTACGGTTAGATTAACTTGATCGGTAACGTCAATTAACTCACCACGGGCCTTAATGGTCACGTTGCGCTCCCAAAGGTTGTAACTCCATAATTACCAAATGGAGCAGTTACCACCAATTGATATGTTTGTGTCAAATCAAGAGGATTACCAGGATTATTATATGTTACATCTATCAAGAAACTACCAACTGATTTACCGCCTACTGGAACAGTAAATTGGAAGAAATAAAGACCAGTATCTAATTTAATCATAGGTTGTGGGAAACCGGCTGCCAAAGATAAGTCGGGGAATATTACTCTTGTAATAACAGGAGTTAAATATCCATCAAATGATGTATTGTTATCTCCACGCTGACCATAACCATCCTTGGTCTCAAGGAAAATAGTAGCTTTTTGTCCTGGGAAATAATAGAGTAGAGTTGACATAGTATTCCTTAATCCTATACAATTTAATGCAGAAGTTTAATGCCGGAACTTACTATAGGAACATCTTCTGGTGCTGGGGGATGGCGGCAGCGGCTTTACTTTGACCAAAGGAAAAGCTTGTATTGTTGCTGCTGTCGCTGGAACATTCGAATCAACCAGAGGTGACGGAATGAGTATGGTAGGCTCTTCTGGTTCTTGTGGAAGAGATGGTAGTGGTATTTCTTTTACTAATGGAAATGGCTGAGTCGGACATAAAGTAACTGTTACTGGTGGACAAAATGGATTTTGATGTTCATTACTTTTTGTTAAATCAATAGGATCAAGTATTGTTTTGTCCTGTAAGAAATTAACTAATCTAGCAAATACTGTAGATGTTCCTGTAACTAGTGCAGCGCCATACAGATATCCAGCAGTAAAGTTAGATGTACCATCAATTTGAGCAGATATTGGTGCAAATCCTGCCAGCAATGCATTGATTGTAGACGTACCATTGATATTTGAAATTATTGGTGCCAACCCCACCACACTAGATATTAATGCCGAATCTCCAGAAATAGATGATGATGCTGATGCAATTCCATTTATAGGGGCAATTATATTTGCTACGCCATTAATTTGTGCTGATGATAAATCGCCTGCCGCTAAAATAGCAGCAGTTATGGTCGATATACCACTTGATGTAGACTGCAAATTGCCAGTTGCAACTATTGAGCCAGAAACAGTTGAAATACTATTGGTGGTAGAAAAAATTTCGCCAATACCATTTACATTGGCATTTATGTTCGATACGCCATCAATTTGTGAAGATGATAAATCGCCGGCCGCTAAAATGGAAGCCGTCAAATTAGCAATTCCAATAATAGTACTAGTTAGTGACCCACTAGCTACCAATGTTCCATTAAAAGTAGATGTACTATCAATAGAGCTTGATATTAAAACAAGACCAGCAATGGCGGCTGTATAAGTAGATAAGCCATCTATTGTAGAAGATAATAAACCACTAGCAACAATATTAGAAGAAAAGGTTGACTCACCATTTATTGAACTAGAAATTGGAGCTGTACCTAAAATAGCACCAGAAACAGTTGATGCTCCATCAATTATAGAACTAGCAGGAATATATCCGATAATAGGCGCAATAATAGCTGCTATACCATCTGATTGAGCGGCCATGGTACCAGCCCCTAATAAAGACGCTGTAACCGCAGATACGCAATTAATAGTTGCACTAATCTGTGATACAGAGGATACGACACCTAATTCAATATTACCTGGTCGACTCTCTGGTAAACCTAGTTGACCAACAAACGACATTAGGCTATCTCTATGCTAGTGAAAAAAGCTGATGAATTTACTGTCTGTCCAGATGTTGCAAAATTTCCAGTATAAATTCCAACTTCGTTTGGTGTTATTGAGGTAGTGCGGGTGACAGAGTGAATTCTCTGGAAATTATTACCATCACTTGAATACCAAATTGATCTATTAGTGCCATCATCTGTGCCTCTTATCCAAATGCCATGCGATGAAAGATTGTGTAAAATTGCTGAAAAATTTAATGAGTCTGTACTGTTTGTATAAGTAATATCTGTAGATCCGGCTCCACTAGCTGAAAGCAAACGATAACAATGAGTGTAAATACCAGAAACAGTAGTAGCATATGTTGGCCCAAAAACATGTAAGTTACCATTTGATGTTTGTCTCCAACAAATACCAGTAGTTGCGAAATTAAAGGTCGCCGCATTATCTACACCGGTCCAAAGAGGTATATAATGGGCAGTTATTGAATATGGAGTTGCTGGTGCTGTTACCTTAGCTACATGCATAACTCCGGCAGCGTATGATCCATTAAACAATAATCCGCCTCTATAGTCTGAAAAATCAGATCCGGAAGTTGCATTAATCAAAGACCAAGTATTTGCTGCTGGTGGAGTTTTAAGTGGGGTCGACCCCAAATAAGGATTCCATGTACCATTTTTTCTAACAAATTGGAGAGGGCCGTCTGTACATACGTAAACTGTGCCATCCGGCGCATTAGATGGCCTATTAGCAAAAGTTCCTCTACGTATTGAATCTGTAAGATAACTCATATGACCACCCAAATTGCTTTTCCAGTATGATATGCAACCTCTAAAACATTATAAGGACCAGTTATTATATAAGTAGATAATCCTACTATATTATGACCATTTCCATCAACTATAATATTGTTAGTAGCAGTAACACCTCCAACGTCTGCAATAACATAACGTTGGCCATTTTTAGGTGATGCTGGTAATGTAATAGTAACTGCATTACTAGTTGTATCTACCGGAATATATGTATCTAAATCTGTGACAGTATAGTTAGATGTTTTAGTTGACAACCAACTAACAGCCGTGATATCTGGTACGGTTGCAGAGCCTCCTCTATATTCAACCTTAAGTCGTGCGTATCTAACAACTAGTGCAGTTCCACTTCCAGCTCTTTGAGCGCCTAAGAGGATTCCTAAATTGTTCACGGTTAAATTATCAGTATTTTGAGTGCCTGCACTTACCAAATAACTTTTGTGTGGATTAAAAGCCGTAGCAAGAGGGAATCCATTATTATAGTCACCATCATATGTTTTGTATCCAGAAAATGATCCTATGGCTGGAATTTCAATAATCATAGTATCATTTGTTGATGATGGCGCTGAGCCACTGCTAATAAATCCTGAAACGTTTGTTGCCGATCTATTGAGAAAACTTTGAAATACTTGCCCTGTTGTTCCATGCCCTCTTTTTAAGACAACACCAAAAGTAGTACTATTAGTATCAATAGCAATAACTGAGTTATCATAGTTTGCTGTATTATTTAATGAAGAATTATAAACAGTTAGTCTGACATCCATTCCTAAATCAAAATTAGGAATTATATTTTTTAACAAAGCAAAAACACTAGGTAAAGTTCTTGTAGCGCCATTATAATCAGTAGATGAGTTAGGTTGAAAGGTTAGCCCATTACTATCTAATGTAGCGGCAGTTGCTTCATTGGCAGAATTTATTTTGGTAAAACTAATACCGCCAATAGAATATGAAGTATCCGAAGATAAAGTTTGTGTACCTTGAGCGGTTAAATCAAGATCTAAAGCTGTCTGCCAACTACTCTTAGCAGGGTCTACTGCTCCTACCGGCTCTTTAGGTTTCCACTGACTATTCAAATTATCCCAAGTTAATACATATCCGTCAGTAGGTGGAGTGGTACTAATATTTCTACCTTGAATTTTAGCTACAGTTGGGTTAGGTAGCGTTCCAGATAAATCTCCACCAACTACTAATGTAGAGGCGCTTGAAGGAATAAAAATTTCAACTTTAACTTTATCAACTACAACAGTCAAGTTGCCATTAGTATTATTGGTGATTGCACTAATAACAATATTTACGTCTTGGGAATTGGAAACGCTGGGAGTAAAATCTCCAGAACGCATGAAAACTCTACGTGGTCTCATATTATCCTGAGTAGGAAAACCAGAAGAATAAACGCCAGTATTCATGAATGCATTTGTTGGCAAATCTAATGTGACTTGTAATACATCATCAGAGGTATTAGTAGTATCCAAAAAAGCATTTGAAGATGCCGCTATAGTTGCTTTTTGAGCTAACATAGCACCGTTTTGGTAGCCTTTAAATAAAGTATAATTCAAGCTAGTTGGAGAATCGCTATCCTCTAAACCAAAAACAAGAAATTCAGAGTTCTGATCTGCGTTTGAAGATGCTACACGTCCCGTTACTCTAACTTTATGATTAGTAAGAGAAAATTGTGGATATAAATTAGTAATCTTTGTTCCAATTAAAAGGCCATTTCTTGTGGAATTATTATAATCGGTATTAGAAGTATTACATACAAATTGTAATCCTGTACCATTTACTATTCCAAACGAAGTTGCGGCTGCGAAATTTTCCACAGTCCAAGATTTGCCATCAATAGTAACAGTACCATTTCCTACAAAAGATTGAGTTGTAAGTGCAGAAAAATCTACTTCGTAGACAGTTTGCCAGCCGCCAGTTGGCGGAGCTTTAGGTTTCCAATATCCATCAGAACCAACATAAGTTAGAACATATCCATCTGTTATTGATCCTACAGCTTTAGGAAAAGATTGGTGAGACATTAGATTATACTCCAAGAACCATTAGCAAACACTACAGTTATGCTTTCATAATTAGTATTTATAGTATAAGAACCGGCGCCATCAATATCATTTCCGTTACCTGATACAATAATATTGTTGGTGGCTGAGCCTCCTGCCTGATCTTTTATTGTATAAGTGTCCCCCGCGGTTGGACTTGTAGGGAGAGTGATAGTAATGCTTCCTGTTAAGGTTCCAACAATAATTACCTCATCAGAAGTTGTTACGGTATAATTTGCTGTTTTGACGTTAGTAGCAATACGCCTACCTACATTTGTAATAAATTTACTAGTTGAAGTTGAGGCAATAGTAGTAGTATTTGCAATTAATGTATGACCGACATGGCCTTGCAGGGTTGTCGTACCGGCATTATTATACAATAATGACTGATTAGAAGTAGATGTAAGTGTTCCTCCAGTAATTTGTGTCAAATTGATAAGAGGGCCAGTTAGTCCGGCTTGAGCTTCTGAAGAGGTGTCATTTTGAGTACTATCTCCAATACTCCAGGCCCCAGATCTCCAAATTCTACCTTTTATTTGAGTGTTTTCTCCTGCGCCATCAGTACTAGAAAAAACTATGGCAGAGTTAGAGGAACCACTATGCTCAATAATACCATTTAGAGCATAGCCGGCAGTTGCGTGAGATGAGCCTGCCCCTTGAATACTAATACCGGCAGTATTTGAAGCGCCTCCAGAAGTATTCCAGGCGCTAACGGCAGCCCTAGTGGTTGTTCCGCCAGAAAAAATATTAAACCAAGCACTACCAGATGAATTATGTCCAAATCCTATATCGGATGATGATAGTGGATAAGAAGTTGCAAATGCAGATGCTGTTGTAGCCGGATTTGTTCCAAATCTAAATATTCTATTTGAATCAAAATATCCTGATAGATTAGAGCCAACATTAAATCTAACTTCTCCTGGAATAGTGGTTCCTGTTCCAGAGGTAATAGATATATGGCCGCCTGCGCTGGTTCCGCCAACAGCATTCTGAGCTTGAATCGTTAATAGTTGGCCATTAGTTGAGCTAGCAGTTTGATTAGCTTGTCTTAACGTTGGAGCACTAGCAGACGCATTCCAAACAATTGATGCGCCAGTTGATGAGATATTAAGTGTACCTGAATCTCCAGTTATAGAAATAACTTGTTGAGAAGTTTGTGTGCCAGCAAGATCACCACCTGGCGAAAACGTGATAGCATTGATGGCCCCTGCTGTTAATATATGAGTAACTGAAGTTCCATTACCCCAAGATTGAGCTGTGGTACCTTCTTGCCCACGAGTAACGGTTATAGTATCACCAGTACGAGCAGTAGCTAAAACTATTTCCGCAGTAAATGGATCAAGACCAATCATTAGTCTAAAGTTACCAACAGAAGGAAAGCGAGACCCTTCACCAGTAGCTACGACAATGGTGGTTGTAGAATTATTAATTGCTCCATTTAATGTGGAGGCTGCATTATTTGCAAACTGTTCAGCCATCTCATCTCCACACTAATTTATTATTGTTCGGTAATTACCAAAGTACCTACCGCAAAACTTGGAGTGATATTTTGAGATACAGCCAAAGAAGATGCTAAAGCTCCTTTGTATAACAATTTACCGGCACCTGTTGAGTTTGTACCTACGCCCACATGTGTAATAGTGCTAGAACCAGCAGTACATTGTGGAAAATTTACTTGTGCTGCATTGGTTACTGTGGATGGTCCAGAATCTACTTCAACAACTGTCCATCCTCCTGTTGTACGCGCAACTGCAACTCTGGCATATCCAGTATAAGTTGCCTCAGAGCTAGTTTGACTGCCACCTTCTGTAGGATCGGCAGTATGTAAACTTACGTAAAGAACACCAGTAGTGCTTGATCCAACCAATCCAGTAGCGTCACCAATTAAAGACGCAGTAGTATTGTTAAATACAAGCTTTAACAGGTCGCTCTCCCAAACATTGGTTTTACTCATATTTTCTCCCTAATTTGCTAACGCTATATAAATACTCAAATAGTAGTATGAGTCCAATTTATCAATATGAAAGCATTAAAGGGTAAACCATGAAAACCAAAGAACAAACCTTTTGGGTCACTAATGTATCACCAATGAATGTAACATTGGCAGATTTGGCTTTGAATATTAAAGCATTCTCCACTGTTAATCTATTGGATAAAAGACACTACAAATATACATTAGAAGAACTATTAAAATCTAAAGAATCTGGCTCTTTATTTAAAAAAAGAGATAGAATTATAGTAAGACATGTACCACCTCCTGATCCGGAGAAAAATAAGGTACCAGTTGTATATGGCACTATTATCCCAGACAGAACTCGTTCACTCTTTCAAATCGAGGAACAAGAATATGACGAGTTAAAAGTTTCTGATGAAGACCAAAAGAAGCAAGATGAACTTTTTGCAAAAGAAAATGCCGATCTTGTTGAAATTGATCTTCAAAGAAGCGTCATTAATCCACCTAAAAAGGTATAATCATGTCACGCAAACAACTTGCTATAGTCATTAATCAAATTATAGATACTGATCCAACAATTGAAGCGGATATTGAGCCAGTTATTGTAGAAGAGTATAAAAAACTCAGTGACAAACAAGATGAAGTTATGAGCAAATTTCGGAAGAGGAAGAAGCGTAACAAAACTCAAAAATCTGGGGAATAATGCCTGATAGAGACAAGGACAAAACAGTACCTCTTACTAGTCAAATAAACAAGAGGGATCTACAGATCATTTTAGAAGTAAACAGAAAAGTTGTTGAGATTGAAACTGCTGTTGCTGATCAAAATGAAGAGATTATTAGTCTACTTAATGATAACCAAAGATCCCAAGAACAAATCGAAGAAAAGCTTAATAAAATCTTAGAGAAATCCGAAGAAGCATCCAAAGATCTTTTTAAAATTCAAGTGCTATTCGTCACTGGGCTACTAGCTTTAGTTGCTCAGATTATTCAAATTTTCATCAAGAAGTAAATTAGTTCTTCATCACTTCTACATTAATAGCTTTTGGTGTGCCATGTTTATTAGCGCCAATTCCAAAAGATACCTTCTGATGTTTGTAGAGTGTTTTGAAACCTTCACAGGCAACGTCAGAGAAGTGTACAAACATGTCTTTTTGTTTAACGCCTTCTTTTTCCCAGCCAATAAATCCAAATCCTCTTTTAGGATCGAACCATAATACTTCACCATAAAACTTTTCGTCGGTCATTTCTTATCCTTATATACTAACTCACCATCCACCCAAAGTTCTCCCATATGAGAGTCCAAACCTGGAATAGCAAGAGCGCCGCTTGACTTCAAAGAAGCAAAACATTCGCCCAATAGTTTGTACACTTCTATTGCTCCAACCTTAGCAATATCCTTTTGTTTCTCCGGATCATTAGTCCCTTTTTGAAGCTTGTCAAATTTTGCAAAGAGTATTAACATATCTCGCTCTCGCCCAGCCCACCTAGAAACTGTTAAAAATTTTCTACGAGTTTCTTTCTCATCAGTGACTTTATTGCTGACATCATCTGGATTTGTGCTATCCATATGAAAACCAGATGAACCAATTAACTTACTCATGTAACTTTCTCCCGATTTTGAAAGACTTGTTTTTAAACTCTATATAAGGTTTATCGATACCCTCGATGTTTTGCTTTCCATCCAATTCGTAGATAAGAGTTCTTCCGTTTGGAGGCAATGTAGAGGGATAGACGCCGATAATTTTAAGGCGACCTGTATGCGTCATAGCGTGACAATTAGCGCATAGAATTGCTAGGTTAAAATCATGATTGGTCGTGTTAATCTCTGTTCTTTCTATAATGTGATGCAGTTCTAGTAGCTTAGGATCCGTGACATTACATGATTCTATTTCGCATTTATTTTTAATCAGCTTACTCATGCACTTACTTATATCAGATTAGCGGGTTCCCCAAGCTTCAATACGAACGGTTCCGGCTCCCGAAATTAATTTGAACCAAATTTTACAAACTGATCTATTTACAAAGCTTAAATCTTTGCTAGATTTGGTAGAGTCCATTTCTCCATGAATATCCGTTCCATTGAAAGAATATTGAACTACACCAGTGCTCTCAAGCGAGAAATTTACCGTGTATGTTGGAAAAGTAATCCAAACATCAGCATCTGTATTGAAATTACTGTTGGCAACAGTCAATTTCCTGTAGAAATTGAAGTCTTTACCGTATTGAATTGGGCCTCTTGGATTATTAGTGCGGTCATAAGGAAAAGCCATTGAAATACCTCTACTACTATGTAGAATTATTACATTAATGTTTTCATTTGGAGAAAGAGAATGAGTTGCGGATGCGCGATATATTTTATGCATGGCATTTAAAAAAGAATGGCGCGATGCGCGTATTAAATGGTTTCAAGAGTTAAAATCTAATAAACCATGCACTGATTGTGGTCAAATTTATGAGTCATACTGTATGGATTATGATCATATAGTTAGTCGTGGCGATAAAATCAAGAATGTAAGTGCAATGGTAATAACTAATTCTCCTAAGGCAAAAATTATAGAAGAGATTGCTAAATGTGATCTGGTTTGTATTTTATGTCATCAAAAAAGAACACATATTCGTATTACGGAAAAACTAGGAGATAAACGTAAGTATGAACCAAATCAACGGCGTAATATCAATATAATTAATGAGTTTAAAAATAAACCTTGTGCTATATGTGGTAAGCAATATGATTTATTCAATATGCAAGCTGATCATATTGATCCGCAAACAAAATTATATGATATATGTAGGCTAAAAAATCGTAAACTTAGTATCTTGCTAGAAGAATTGAAAAAATGTCAGGTGCTGTGTTCGATATGTCATCGAAAAAAGTCTTTATCTGAAGATAATAAACATTACAAAACAAGACCCAAAGCTCCTGTAAGAAAAGATCTATTTTATGATTCTGAAGCAAACACCAAAGAGTGTGGTATTTGTCATCAAATCAAAAATGGAACCCTATTTAAACCAAATAAGAAAACTACATCAGGATTAGATACGTATTGTAAAGAATGCTATAATAAATATGAATCCAGTAGAAAACAACGCCAACAATCAATAGGTGTATGATTTTTTAGCGTCTAAATAACCCTTCTCCATCATTTCCTTTATCTTTTCTGGTCTAAAATCAAGTAAATCTTCAATCAAATTAAGGTCCGGGCGCACAATATTAAGTTGAACGTATTTCTTTTCGGTTAATCCATTTTTAGCTAATAAATTGTACATTTCTACTTTTTCAATATCATTTGCCATGATTTTATCAGTAGATAGATCCATACTACGCTTTAAAACATCTACGGTGGTTGGATTAGGGATAAATTTTTTGATTCTTGTTTTAGGATTACAAATAATAACATCAATGATATCTGCTCCAAGCTCAACGGCCTTTTTGATTGGAGATATTTCTTTAATTCCACCATCAGTCCATAACTGTCCTAGAAATTCAACTGGCGTCAGCATACCAGGGAATGAAGCAGAGGCAATAACTGCATCTATAAAATGATCTGATGTTTGATCAAAAGTGGTATACTTACCAGAACTCAAAGAAACAGTTCCAACATTAACCTGTTTGCCACTTGCTCTAATTTTTTCGAGAGAGATATTAGTTTTTAACAGGTTGTGTAATGGTGAACTATCAAAAAAACTCTTCTTCCAGATAGCGTGCCACCTGCCAAACGGAAAGTGTCTCTTGTATATTTTACTGTTGTCTAAGCTCCTCCACATACTTTTGAGCACGCTTGCTGACCGCTTTTCTTCTCCATGTTTATACATTGCAAGAAAAGCAACATTAATAGCACCAACTGATACCCCACATAAAGCATCATACTGAACTTCTAGTTCTCCAAGTATATATTGTAAGGCGCCACACCGGTAAGCACCTTTCGATCCTCCTCCACTGAGCACTAAGGCTCTCATATATGGCTCCAAGATAATCTATAAACTACATTCTCAATAGTCTTGGGTCCCACACCGTATTTGATACCCATCGTTTGCATGAACTGCTTCTTACCAGATGTTAATAGGGCGAAATCTGATCTTATTTGTAATACATCTTTTTCAGTCAGTCTGGCTTGTGAATGTTTTTCACCGGACTGGGCTTTAGACATTTTTTTGCTTAGTTTCTTCTGATACCGCACGCCCAGCAAATACTTCGGACAGGTGATCTTTTTCTTGTTGTGACAATTTCCTACCTTTAGTATATTGATTGCCTTTATGGACAACAGATAAAAATCCTGGATTTTCTAGATGCCTCTTCTTCATCATATCTGAAGACAGTTTAATCTTTTCTGGCCTATTAGCAGCAGCAATCAATTTTTGCCTGGTTTCTTCAGTAGGTTTAATACCACCTTCACCACCAAGATTGCAGTTATATCCAAAATCTTTCAAATTAGAACAAGCTAACAAAATATATTGAGTTTCAGCTTTATAGGCCTCATTTTCGTTATCAAACTCATCGATAATTTCAAATTTGAAATTATTCAATCCGTACTTGTGAATAGCGGCATGTATAGCAAAAAACTCTAATGGATACTTTTCTTTTCCCCCGAGTGCGACTTTTCTATGATCTCCCCATCGAACTTGAGGATTGTTACTTTTGCCAATATAAACTTTTCCGTTTACAAAGTTAGTAATCAGGTAAACGTAATACTTGCTCATATCGCCTCACTTCTCTGATTAGTCCTCTTAAAAGATATATCAGATTAGTAAGATACAAATGAAAACGGCGTCTTTTGACGCCGTTTTCTTGCTTAATTAAATTGATATCTTAATTAGGACATAGCCTTCCAGCCGTCATAGCTGTGAACGGCTTGACCAACAAAACAAGAGTTAGTTGCAACTCTGAAAGTGTTAGAGATAGTAGTGTGTTCGGTTTCCATAGAAGCCTTAGAAGCACCGAAGTAAGTAATGTATGCTGGAGAAACATCAATAGTCTCAGAGCCACACATTAGAGGAAGGTTCTTACCATGCTGGCTAGCATAGTCATACCATGGTTGGAACAAAGTAATTTGTCCATGACCATCAGTACTGTTATCATTTGCATGATCACGATAAGCGCCTACGACAGTTAAGTCAGAGTTGTCCATCAAGTGCTCACCATCTTGAGCAGACTTACCATTATAAGTAAAGGAGGCGCGAGTGGCGGTATTATCTTTAAGGAAGAATCCCGCGAAACAGCCAACTGGAATATTTAGGGTAGTTCTAAATAGTCTCATTAAATCACAAAGACCAGAGCAGTTATCTTTAACGTCCAAACCACCATCAGTCCAGTACTCAACATCCAACATAACGCCATCAAAATTTCTGGTTGGATCAAGTGTTTGAAGGATATATCAAATTAACCAGATGAAAAAAAGAAAAGCTCGGTGATATTATCACCGAGCTTTCATTATTAAATTAAGATATTTTTAGTGAGGAACCATAACAAATCTTAATGGGAAAGAAGCTCCACCAGTTGGCATAAACTGAAGCCATGGTGATGGAACACTAGTAGGATTATATTTCCCCTCTACAGCGCCTTTAGTATTATCACCAGTTGATCCGCTAGCTGCCGGAATTAAGAATTTACCACCTGGTGTAATTCCCGGTGCTGCCCATACAGCCCCGCCCCATTGACCACCTCTTGGATTAAGTAAGAACCCAAATTTTTGGCCATCTGAATTAGAAGTATTAAGATGCATACGATACAAAACGCCATAATTACCATTTAGAGTTTGCGTAGATCCGTCAGTTACATCAGTTCCTACTGCCCATGTATCATAAACCATGCCACTTGCTAAGGCAAATTGCTGAATACCATCAGCAGTATCTACAGTGACACCAACAGAAGTGTCATAGACTTTGTCTGCAAATGGAAAAGTTCCACGATTATGAGTGTCTCTTGCAGTCACAGATAAGCCCGGACAAACACTTAATGGATTATCATTTTGATTTAATGCACAAATTGTTACCTGATGAGATTGAGTCATAGAATAATCCCAAATTCCATGTAGTAAGTTACCTGGTCCAACATTAGTACTATCAAATGTAGTATCTAATCTAACAGTTGATCCTGGATTAACAGTAACTGGAGAGCTTGCAGTTGATGTTGTCCATCTATTAAATCCAAGTTTACCAGTATATAAATAACTTGTAGAAGGTCCTGCAGTACCTTTCTTTTGTACAGTTAAAGTTGCACTAGAAGCGCTGGTGTTTTTTACTAAAACAGTAAATCTCATATTGCCTGATGATTTGCCATTGACATGATAAACAAATAATCTATGATAATTTGTTCCAGAAGTTGCTGGCAAATTCGGATCTTCATATAGTTTTGCCCTAACAGATGGGCTTTCTGGAGAATCAGAGAAAACTAATTTGCCACCCGTCCAAGTTTCAGTCATAGAAACCTCTGGACAGTTAAGTGGATTTACGCCGCTTAAACTTATTACATTAGATTGGCTTGCATTTGTTAAATCTGTTACTAATTGCGAAGGAGTTAAACATACTGAAATATTAGATGTCTGAGATTCTAAAACATTTGATGATTCAATGCATGATTCTGTATTAGATGCTGCGCAACTTGATACTAAAACAGCTAACAAACAACCTAATAAAATTAAAATATTCTTCATGCAATCTCCTAATTAAGCTTTATCTTCATATAAGTCTAAAGTAGCTCTAGTAATTGTGCTTCCCGTTTGTCCTGGAACAATTGTTACTCTTATATAACATTTCTCTCCTATAACAACACCTCCTAGATTTCTATTAAATGATGATCTTGTGCCTGCAGTTAAACCGGTCAAATTATCTAAATCAATAATCTGATTTGTTCTGTTATTATTTACAATCTGCTGTCCCCATAGTTTAAAACTAACATCATCACTACAGGTGCCTCCCCAGTTATACACAATACATATCATTCCAGCAGGAACATAATGATGACATAAAAATGCACTAGTAGTTGCAGAGGCAATTCCGCAAATAGCAGTACCAGTACCATTAGTATTTGTCCATAATTCTATAGCTCCAGCAGCAGCAGCGCCCTGAACAACATCAAATGACTCAACAAATCTTATATCCGTTGCTACCGTCGCAACGGCGGTTGTACCATTTAATGTTATTATTTCTGATTTTTTCACATAGTTAGAATCTAAATATACTAAACGAACAGCTTTGGCGCCAGATCCTGCGTCTGCATCTTGAGCACTGCTTGATTTAACGGAACGTTGAGCTTGCGCTGCTTGCTCATTGTATGTTCTAGTTGAGCATAATACCTCAGTAACTGCTGTTGTAGTGATATTACCAAATTTGTGAATAATCCTAGGATCTAAAAGAGGATTAAAATTGATTGGATAATTACAATAATTTTTGTAATTTGTTTCAAAATCAGTTTTATCATTATCATTATCTACTTGTGTAATACCAGATTCTACTGGAACGGTTCCCTTGTATATTATACATAAATAAACTATTTTGTCATCCAATAAAAATAGCTTATATAATTCATTATCTTCATCATATTGCAAAGAAAGCCTCTTCTGAGAAATAATGGCTTTCATATCACTCCATGTTTTATATACAGAAATTAATCCACTACCAATTGTTAAATGCATTATACGTCCTCAACAACAAATTCAAAAGCATATGATACTGTTCCAACTGTTGAATTAGTTACATTTCTTATAGCAATACCTTCATTTTGTCTTAAAACTAACCCTCTTGTACCAACAACTCTTTCATAGATGGCTACAGAATAATCTAAGCTTAAAGCATTATAAAAATTAGAGTTAGATAAATTAGCTTCTTCAGATGAAGCAAAAAATCTTCTAATTAAATTAGTTTCTGTAACACCTGTAGAATTAGTATGGGCTGTAATTCCAGCAGGCAATATATCAGAACTATCAGAAGGATAAATAGTAGCAGCAGTCCCTGCAGTTCTTGCAGATATTTTAGTTAAATATTGCTCTAATGTTTGCCCGTTTACAGCAGCAACTTGCCAATTATAACGACTTATTTTATACACGACAATTTTCTTAGTGGAACTAGTATTAAAAAGAGTAGCCATGTATTTATTATTTCCAGGTATTATTCTATCAAATATTACATAAAAAGTTGGTGATGTTCCGCCAGTTTCTGATGTAATTACAGTTCCAGTAATGTTAATTGGATTTAAAGATGTTCCAGCCTCTACAGATCCTCCTGAGGCAGAGAATCTCAAATTTACTCCACTAACATATTGTGAGCCGGCACCAGTATCTAAATCAAATACTCTTGGAATTTGTAAATTAGTACCATCTGATTCCCCAATTAAAACTGGATTGCCTGTTAATGCAGCATTAGCTGCACCCGCCCCTATAATAACTATTCGCCCAGAAGTATCTGTTAATATATTTCTAGTATTTGCTCCGTCTGATCCTGCAACTCTAACAGGATTACCTGATAATGCGTCGCCATTAGCAGCAGGGCCAATAACTGACCAAGGTGGAGTTCCTTGCTGAACTGTCCAAGTTCCACTTTGCGAAACTGGATGTACTACATTTGAAGCATCAACTCTTAAAGCTCCTGCTGTAGTTAAAGATAATGGATTGATATTTCCATTAGTATATGTTGGGGAGGTAGTAGTAACATGTCCACCAATCATAGCTAATGTATTTGAGCCAATTGCAGCTCCTGGGGTAATAGTTAGTTTAGATAATGTTGTTTCAAGAGCTAAACCACCAGTTGTACCTATATTAGAAGTTACAGTTCCAATTACTGTTGCATTTAAGTTTGCAGCCGTAGCCTGTACTACTGAAAAATTTCCAGATCCTGCATTTGCTGTTACGGTCCCTGAAACAGGAACAGGTGTTCCTCCTCCTACTCCTTGAATAGAAAGAACACCACCAGCAGGTGATCCTGCAGCACCAAGACCAATCATTACTTGATTTCCGGAAGAATCTACTTTAATGTATCTAGCATTGGTACCATCAGAACCTCCCCCAATAAGCAAAGCTGTCCCTGCCGGTATGGCAGTGTCAACTTCCACAGCCATTGGGTCGCCAAAAATATCATATAATACTGCTTCTGAGCCTGATGACATATTTCCTCTTCTTACTTATGCACTATTATGAACAAAATAGAAAAGCCCGCCATCACTAACGAGCTTTTCAGAATTTATTTATATTGACTAACTATCAATTACTTAAATTATGGAGTGATTTCGGTAACCAAAACATTTCCAGAGGTACCACTTGGGGAGAATACATCGATGATACCGGTATAATCTGCTGGAGTTTCCCAGTAAGCTTTGCTGAAAAGTACAGTAGTAAAACTAGTTGTACTTGCAGTAGCTCCAAGTTTAACGTACAAAGTTTTATTAGTGTCATTAAAGATGAAAGCTCCTAGTCTGCTAGCATTGGCAGCCAATGCAGTATAGCTAGAGTTTGCTACAGCATTAACAGCAGTTACAGTAGATGCTCCTGCTTTCTTGCTAACTACTCTCAAACTACCAGCAGTATCAAGAGATAGCGCATTTAGAGTATTGTTAGTGTAAGATGGGGCAGCAGTTGTTACATAACCACCGTTAACCATCATATCAGTTGCAGTGGAAGTTGCTGTTGCACCAGCATAAACACCGTCAATTCTCAAACCACCAAGAGTAGTAAGAGATAGTGCGCTCAAGTTACCGTTGGTTAATGTAGGAGCGGCTGTAGCTACAATACCACCTACTTGAGTATCGAATCCAAGAGCGGCTGCATTGTTAGAACCTACAGATGGGTTAGTTGCACTGATAGTACCAGCTACATATACTGGGTTTACAGCAGAGCCTTGAATATTACCATAACCATCTGTAATAGTAATTGGCCAAGCGTTGGCTAGAGAGTTTGGTGTACCCTGGTTAGAGGTAACTGTTCCGCTTACTACCCAAGGAGAGGTAGACTGGGTAACAGCTACTGTACCAGATACGGAGCTTACAGCTACTGTACCGCTAACAGTCCAAGGATTAGTTCCCTGATTAACAATGACTGGAGTCATTGACGGATCACCCTGGATGGTGATTACGCCGCCAGCAGGAGATCCTGCAGTGCCTGCACCAGCCACTATCTGACGTGCTGAAGAGTCAATTAGAATTGTACGAGTATTGGTGCCATCATTACCTGCAAATAGAATACTACGAGTACCAGGTACAAATGGATCGTTATGAACTACTGCTAATTCATAGCCGTCTGAACTAAACAAAACTGATGATGGAGATATTCCTGACATAGTTGTTCCTTAAGTTAATATAATTTAACTTACTACTTTAAATATGGGTTTAGTAGTATATTTATGGAGTCAATTCGGTTATTTTTGCTGACCCATTTGCTTGAGACCAAATTCCATTTATTTGACCAGTGTATCCGTAAGGTACTTCATAGTAACTTAAAGGAAATAACTTAATAGTAAAATCAGCTAACGAGACTGATGAACCAAGTTTGAGATACAAAAAATGCATGGAGTTATTATATATTGTCGCTCCTAATCGTATACTATTGGCTGATAAAAGTGTGGTGTCAGTTATGGCGGCTGGAACACTGGAAGTTGCCGTAGTAGCCGGTTTGGCTTGAGAAACAGTAAAAGAGTTATTTGGTGAAATAGCAACAACCAAAGCTCGGTCGGACGAGACGGCAGCTTGATTGCTTGGCTTAACAGTTACCGGACCATGACCGGCTGGGTCATTTAATACACTTTCTGTTTGAAGACGATAAACATATCCATCGTACAGGACTCCAATCGGAAACCCAAGGTCATTAAACAGAATCGCTGCTGGTGACTCATTAGACATTAGAGTATCGTCCTTGTTCTTGTGCCTTCAAAAGCAGTATTATATGTGATAGTATCAATGACTGTATGTACAATAGTCACACCATCATAATCATACATATTCCAATGTATAGTTGTTGGAAATGCTACATTGGTATAAGTAATAAACTTTTCTACTAACTTTTTAGTTTTCGCTACATCTAAGTACCAAGTGATAGATGTTGGAAATGGACTTCCAGGGGGTAGTACCTCTTTGAAAGCTCCTGATGCAAAACCATCACCTGGGCCTTCATCAATAAAATGAATTAAGTGTCTTAAAGTGCGATGCTCATTTGGAGTAAGTCCACCCCCTCCACTACTAGTAATCAAATTCTGAACATAACCATCTAATTGATCAAATCCAATTCTTACACCAGTAGTAAACCCATAACCTTCTAGGTATTGAATGCCACAATCAGTAAATTGCAACAAATCAATATTACTAATAACTAGCTCAATATCTTTGTTAAGAAACTTTCTTCTGAGCGTTCCTTTCATCAAAGATGATTTGATTTCTGCTTCAAATATTCCAGGTATTTTAAGTAGATCTCTAGTTTCGTTTAGATTGATTGGATAATTGAAAATAAAAATAGTCTTGCGCTGAGGCGAGACATTTCTTACTATGAATTGTCCACATTGAGGCTGATGCGGGGCGAAAACATTCATTCCCATGACTTAGCCCTCTTTATGAAATTTGTCTCTAATAGTTATGGTGATTGTTCTTTCAACATCAGGATTCTCGGCACTTGCCTTACATCCTTCTAAAAGCTTTTCAATCAATGAGTCATAACCCTTAGTGGCGACATCGTTTTTAGTAATTTCCAAAGCTTGTTTCACATCTTTGCGCACAAGCTCCTCATCCTTTGATAATATAACATTCTTGAGTTCGGATTCACCCATTCTAATTAGATCGTCATAAGTTAAACGATATCTAACATTCATAAGTTCTTCTAAGTAGTCAAAACTACCAACACCTGGTTGATTCTGTGCTCCAAAATCACCATCATCCAGACCAGTGCGAAGTCCTTTATCAATAGCTGTCAAAAGAATACGGGCATTACTATCTTGCCAATCATTATCTTTACCATAAACCTCTTTTATTCCATTAAGAACTTTACGAAGTTTAGCAAAATTTTTAATTCTTTGAGCAAGACCTTCGGAAATAAACTGTTCGCTACGCTGATAATTCTGAAGACCTCTACGAGGATTGTATTCTGTTTCTTGATCAATACGACGAGTATCAAAGGCCATTTTGGTAAACCCTTGACCAGCCGTTACTGTTTCCAAAGCCACTTTACGTAGCAATCTGGATTGTTTCCTGGTTGACACATCTTGTGAACCCCTGGAAATCAAATTGTAAAGCTCGGTAACCCCTAACAAACTCATTTGCCTCTGTCTTTTGATAGAACTCTTCTAATATGCCTACTTATTACACGCCGGCCCGCTTGACACGTAATTTTTAAGTTTTAGAATGCCTTTCATGGAACATCAACCTATTTCCACACATCTAATTCACCCTCGTGCAATTGAGATTTGTAAAATACTACAAGAACATAATTACCAAGCTTTTATCGTAGGCGGTTGTGTGCGAGACCTACTTCTAGGGCAGAAGCCCAAGGACTGGGATATTACCACTGACGCTAGCCCCAAAAGAGTTATGGAGCTTTTCTCAAAAACCATTCCTTCTGGACTACAATATGGAACCGTGATGGTTTGCATGGGTGAAGGTATTGAAAACCATTTCGAAGTTACTACATTTAGAATTGAAGGAGAATATTCTGACGGCCGTAGGCCCAATGAAGTCTTCTTTATCATGGATGTTAATAAAGATTTGGCTAGACGAGATTTAACCATCAATGCTATTGCTTATGATCCAATTAGCTATCGTTTTGAAGACCCTTTTGGAGGAGTAGAAGACCTTAAAAATGGTTTGATCAAAGCGGTAGGTAATCCTTTGGTGCGCTTCCAAGAAGACGGATTGCGTATTATGCGAGTGGCTCGATTTGCTGCCAGATTTGGTTATCCAGTTGATAATAATACTTTTCAAGGAATGAGAAGCAGTCTTGAAACTTTGAAAAAGGTATCCAAGGAGCGTATTAGTGATGAATTGTCAAAAACTTTATTGTCTGCATACCCTTCTTATGGTCTCCAAATTCTAAAAGAATCTGGCGCTTTGGATATTGCTTGTCCGCTTCTTGCTGGCAAGCAACTTCCACTGTTATCTCATCAAGATTATGTTCAAGGATCTTTGGAAGTCAGATTAGCATTCTTGTATAACAAGTTGCCGATTGAGCAGGTGCAAGAAGAATTAATTGGTTTGAAGTTCTCTAATAAGGAAATCAAACGAGTTATCTTCTTAATTCAGCTTATCGAGAAATTTATGGTTTTTCAAGAGAAGAATACGGCTCTTGCTTATAAGAGCTTTATGGCGGTCGTGAAGAACCATAGCCCCGACCCTTGGGAAGAGACTCTAGAACAATTTCTACAGTTGACTGAGCCTATGGGTTTGGCGGCTGGAGCATTGTTGGAGGAATACAAAGGATTGGTTGTCTTAACTCGTAAAGAAATGGCAATTAATGGTAACGATCTATTGACGGCGGGAATTCCCGCCGGCCCACGTATCAAAAAAATACTAGAAGAGTGTTATCTGGAAATTCTACGCAATCCAGAGCGGAACACAAAATATCGTTTACTAGAAATGGCACGTCGATTTTAATGAAAAAGACAGCAACAAAAAATATTGATCAGGCCAAATGGTGTATGCCAAGTTGCTGACCAATTTTTGTTAGGGAAATACCTTCCTGATAGAGACGGTTAATTTCATCAATTTTGGCGTCGATAAGAACATTATTTTTAGTGTTTCGTTGTTTGATAGGTGTTAGACTCATAGTTATAGTCCAAATTATGTATATACACCTGCTATATATCAACGAAAAAGCCGCGAAAGCGGCTTTTTCTTAACTCATTTTAGCTATCTAACTACTTGATATTATTGATCAAGCCCCGATAACTACGCTTTTTCTTCCGGCGGCACAGCCTCTTGGATTAACTATAGCAATTCCGATGATTTCGCTAACTACCCAACCCAATTTTAGTTGTTTTGGTTCGTCGGCAGGAAGCACTTCAATGTCCTGACGGATTGGCATGACTCCTACGAATTCGGGATCTGCCACGCCATATATCGTACCAGGAGGTACAATCTTGGATACCATAATATCAGTACCCCAGATGTGGGCATATAGACCGGTCTGTAGAACTTCACGCATGGTTACTGGATCGAAGTCTCCTCCGCCAACACCTTGTCCACCACCAGAACCCCACTTGAGCATGTCAGTGAACTCGTTGATGTTCATAAAGTACTTGGTGGTTACCAAGTCCCAACGTTCAATCTGTGACTTGATTTCAACCAAGTCACGCTTTATCAAACCTGCATCGGCGATATCAGTGAGAGTGTTCTCGACAGAGGAAGCTGCATCAAGAGCGGCAAAGATGTTAGCATCTTCTTGGGCCATAATCTCTTGACGAGCCTTCTGAACGGCACGGTCAATGACGTTGAATCTACGACGCTTTACCTCAGCGATACGAACCGTTGGGTTGGCGTAGATTTCAAACTCAGGAACAACTACACGGTCACCGAATACACGGGACTCTGGACCTGTACCGTTGGAAGAGATAACAACTGCGGCAACATCGATATCTCTATCGTAAGTTGGAATTGCTCCCTGTGGTAGTGGGTCAACAACCAAGGCACGACGAGCGATACCGTGGTAGTCTAGGTTTCTACGGATTGGGTTTGCCATAGCCTGAGCTAAAGCAATCTTTCCGTCCTGAGTCATGATAGCACGAGTGATTAACTCATCGCGTTTCTCATCGCTCAATGCTGGTTGGCCGGCGAGACCTTGGTTGGCAGGAACATTCTCTTCGAGAATGGCTGCATACTTTACCAATGCCTGCAATGCATCTTTTAAAGATGAGGCGTTCAATTCGCCTTTACCACTAAACATATTCATAGGTTCTCCTAGAAAAATTTGCCAGTCTTACCAGCTTTATCTTACAGTTAAAAGGGTGAGAGGAGTCCGTGAGGACTTTGAGACTTACGTCTCCCCCAGCCTCTCGGCTAGAGAAGTTTATTCAGTTACTTATGCTGGTGGAGCAAAGTAGATGGTTGCGAACTGGAATGCTCTTGGTTGTACAGAGGAGACGTTTCCAGATGGGCTGTTCAAAGCAGCAACCAAGTAATTTGGAGTGGTTACCAAGGACTGGTTGGTGTTGAACTCTACTAGACGACCAACAACAACAGCGACACCACCAGAGCCAACAGCAGAACCGTTGGAAGAAACAGTGGCAGCGTTAGTTGCCTGAGTCAAAAGACCACCAGTTGTAAAGCCTAGAGCATCACCGCCGGTTAGGGTAGTGTTGGTTGGCTGCAGGCTGGAGTGAGTTGCGTCCAAGGATACTGCATAGAGACCTGGCTTATCCCAGCAAGTGGTCTTGCCAGAGCCGGTTGCAGTGTGAGGGCCAAGTACAGCACCAGTGTAGCTGTTTGGACCGTTTACCTGTTGACCAACAGCACCACCAACGACTGCTCCGAAGAGAGTGCCATATCCCTGAATACCATCATCAGATAGCATTAATGGACGAGCGGCAAAGTTAGTGCCTGCATGGGTCTTGGTTACTGCTGGACGCTTAAAAGTACCAGAGACGTTGACGTAACCGTCAAATTGGTCATATGCGGCCTGATCTTGACCTGCGGTAAAGACGCCTGGTTGACCAGAAGTGTTCACATAAGTGAAAGTAACGATTTCGCCACCCTTGGTTTGTAGAACATCTGCGTCAAGACCGTCAAACTGACCTAAAGGCTGAATGCCTGGTTGTAAAAGTTTTAGAGCCATTGTATTTTCCTATTTAATCTTCAAATGCCTCAAGGGGCATGGTTACTTACACCTATTACTTACAAAATCTGTAAAGCATACTTCTTTATTGATATGTTTTTCGATAAAAAAGAGCTTAAGTCTTAAAAATACAGTCCTATGCCTAGAATTATGAGACTAACTTGTTAAACTCATCCTCTAAAGCATCAAATGCGTCCTTATCTTCAGGTTTTTTCTCAGGAACAGACTTTTCTGGGGCTTGTTGAGTCGGAGCTGGCGTATTTGTTAGAGTTCTACTCATAAAAGCTTGTGCTTTTTGCTCTTGTTGTGTTGCTTTATCGGTACCTTCTTTAATCGTAGCCACATCTTTTTGGTAATTCTCTACCAAATCATTCAAATCCTTAAATAAATTGCCCAAAAGTGCTTCATTTCTCTGTTGGCCACGTAATCCTGGGATTCTATCAATCAATTCAGTAACAAAACCACGGTCTTGAATCACTCTTTCACGAAAACCTGGGTCATTAAGATTTTGATGTACCTTTATAAAGTATGGATCTAGATTTGCAATAACCTTTTTAAGGTTGTCATAAGCAACTTCCACCGCTTTACCTTCTGGTGAAGAAGCATTACTAATTAAATTTTGACCAGTAAGCTCTTCACTAGTCTTTGGCAACGATGTTTTGGCCATAGCATTTTGAAAATTGACAACGGCATCATGAAGCATAACAACTTTACTAGAAAGATCTGCTAAGAATCTATTGAACTCTTCAGAAAACTTATAACCAAATCCATATTCCATAGTTTCTTTTTGTAGCGCCACAATTTTATCTGTCAATTCCTTATAATCAAACTGCAAACCTTCTCTCACTGTAATATGCTCATAAGCATAAACTGCGCCTATTAAACCCACAATTCCAATAACAATCGGTACTACTGGAACTGCTTTTTTATGAAAACAAGTTTCGCTAGCTTGCATTAAACAAACATCGGCTAATTTACGAAGTTCTTCACTATCACGAGCGTCTAGCTCATTGCCAACTCGAACCAAAGAAAGTAACAAATTCTTCTTGGCATATTTACGCTGTGTCAAATGACCGTCCGGATATTTCATGACGATGCGGGCGCGGATAGCTTGACCTTCATTTTCATTTTCAACTAGACCATTTAATTTATCATAAGATGGTGAAACAACAACTGACTCTGGATGCGCATTTTCGATAATATTGCGCTTGTATTCCATCTCTTTTGGAGCTGGTGGTTTGGTATTATATAGTTTACTAATCTGTTCAATACTCAATGAGTCCATTCTTGGATTGGTCTCAGAAAAAGATTTTTCGGTATGCTCAGCACGAGTTGATTTTTCATCGGCTTGAGACACAAGTCCCCTCTCTTGGGCAATCTTAACAAAACTTTCAAATATCTCGCTTTTTCTCATGTGGTTTCACCTAAAAAGAAATTGTATTGATATGTCATGTTATGCCTTAATTATGAGGCGCTTTTAGCCACATCATCTATATAGTAATCTACTAAAGCTCTTCTAGTTCTATAATGCTTTGGTAAAAAGATAGCTGCACTATTGGGATTATGTACATTAAAGAAAGAAATATCATCTTTAACAGCCTGAAAAGCCGGACTGTTTCGGATGAAGATTTCTTTACCATCTAGACCAGAGTATGTGTCTTTAGTAAATTGAACTAGCATATTTTCAATATTACTATCATTATTTACTAGAGGAAAAGATTGTGGTAACGGACTATCTCCTTTGAAAGGAAATTTAGTTTGTGTAGCTCTAGGAGGAGTAGATGATCTAGTTCCTTCATTTTGAGACTCTTGGCCTCGCTGATATGTGCCGCTTAACGCGCTTGGTCGACCCAATACTTCATTGGCAACATCACCAGCTACCATTAAACCCGCAGAAGCTAAGGCCAACTTGATAATCCAACCAAAAATTTTACCTAGTAAACTAACACCTTTAGATTTAGTACTACCAAAAAATCCAGCAGTTTTATCAAAACCTTCTGAAGTAAGTCTAAGTGTTTGAGCTTCATAGTTTATAATAGCTAGTCTAAACATTCTAGCATCTTTTAATAGCTCAAGTGAACTATAGACTTTATGATCACTTGCTGAATTTTCAGTAGGATTTTGTTTCTGCTTTAAGATAGTCATACCTTGCTGCTCTTCTTGTGGAGTGGCGGGATCATTAAATTGTTGTACAGTAGACTCAGTAGCTGCATCAACTGCTGCTGACGAAGTCTTCTGTCCTCCACCGATCATTTCTTTGACTTTGTTCCAAAGAGATGTTAACATACCACTTACGTCAACATGGAATACATCCATAAGTGTAGCAAGTAGAAAACCCCACTTACCAATTCCAATAGATTGAAATAATAACCATAATGCGCCAGGTGCCAAAATGTCAATTACACTTTTGACTGGATTATTAGGATCAATCTGACGACTAAAATAGTCTTTTACTTTGCCAAGCAGATCTTGGACGAAGCCAGCCTTTTTGTAGAGTTTTGGTTCCGCTAATACGGTCTCTACAAGTAGTGTGTCAACACAAAAGCTAACTTCACTATTGGATATCATCGTTTGCCTCTAGGGGTAGTGCTTGTTGGTATTTCTCTTATAAGATTATCTCTAACACGTAAAATTGTGCCAAGATTAGTTTGTTGGACAGTAAGTTGTTGCTCAACTGGTCTCGCGACATCTTCTCCAAGAATAGTATTGAACTCATTAAAGAAATCCTGGTATACTCTTCCAGAGTATGAAATAATGGTATTTAGAATATTCAACAATGGAATTGGTTGATTTGACCAATCCTTCACTTGATCGCCAGTTAAGTTATCAATCTGAATTGGAGCGTCAGCAGTTCCCATTAATCGATTAGCCATGTCCATAGAGTGCTTAATTTGACCAATCATAGCATCAATACCTGGCTTGTTAGCTAGTTGATTGTATCGATCTAAGAATAGTTTAATTTCTCTAAAATCAATATTGTTTGTGTGGAATGGTCGTAGCGCAGCTAATTGCTGAAGTGCTTGCGGACTAATCTTTCCAGGCTGTCCACTTTGTCCTTGCTGGCCTGGCTGACCCGGCTGACCCGGCTGTTGAGGAGTAATAGTTCCTGGTTTGGTTACTGCACAAGCTTGATCATTAAAATCAAACTGTGGGCCCAGAGTTTGAATCTGTTTTAAGTATGCTTGCTCAAGCTTAGAAAAACCTGGACGTAGTCTATCGGTAGCATACTGAGATAGATATTTAGCACGTAAGTAAAGAACATGAATTGCTCCACATGGGTCTACTCCTGGGGCCGTTGGATCATATGGTTTACCATCTTCTCCAATAAATTTCATACCACGAAGCCAATCTATTAAGCCAGCTTTAGAGCTAACATCTCTCCAAGTCATTCTATTGAGAATCATATTTGGGTCAGTTGCTTTCATAAATTCTTGAATTCCAGCATATGGATCTTTGATGTTAATGGTCGTATCTTTAAAACCATCAACTACATCATTTGCATTGAATGCTTCGGCTGGCTTTTGTTCAGTACGTGGACCAATTTGCTCAGTCTTTTCCAAAAACTGATTTGTTTGATTAATAAGGCGTCCCAACATAACAGCAAATACTTTTTCAGTCTTAGCCTCTTGAGAGTCTCTTAAATAAGTAATAAGCTTGATAAGAGCATCTTTGTCAGCATAAGCTGGAACCTGAATGGCCGTTCTATCATAAGGGTCCCTCTCTCGATCAATTTTATAAGTAAGGAATTTCCAATAACCAACCGGGCCTTGTTGGTTTGGATCGTTATAAACGTAAGCAACTCTCTTACCATCCCAAGTAATGGCATTATCAGAGGCCCATTTTAGAAAGTCTCCAAGACTTTCTAAATTTTTACGATCTAATTCGGGTGTCGCTCCTTCACCTAACTCACTTCCAATAGGTGCCGTAGCTTTTGGTACAGAATTAGGATCTACTTGACGCATCAATTGCTGAGCCATCTTCTTAGCTAATACAAGAGTAGCTAGTTGTTGTGGATCGGTTTGTTGACCACGCTTTTGGATAGACTTCTCCCCAGCAACTATTAGAGATTTTAGTAATTTTAGATCGTCATAAATAAAAGACATTGGTATCCTTATACTTGTCTGACTGGACCGGTACCACTAAGTGGCGTACCTGCATCAAGTTGCTGCTTAGGTTGTGGCGTGGCCTTTAATTGAGCTTTTTGAATAGCTTGATCTGCAAAATCGGAAAATGATTTTAGAAAAGCTAATAGTATTTTTGGATTGCTAGTTTGATTTGGTTGATACTTCATATTCTCAGTCAAAAATTCTCTAAAAAAATTGAGATTTTTGAGAGCGCTTAACGGCAATGGACCTTGTCCAAAATTTACTGTCAATTGATCTACATTTTGCATCATCTTCTGCTCTTCAGGCGTAAATGCAATAGGGTCTCCACCACCCGGCTTGATAGTAATTAGGGGTTCTTCTCCAATAATATGTCTTACATAAGCTGGATGTTGAGCAATAGCATCTACATAGTAAGAATAAAAATTAGATAGTTTATTGATTAATGTAGTTAGTTCTTTTGCTTTAGCAGTTTTTTCAGCCGCAGGTAAGTTGGCAGGATTATCTTCTTTTGGAATAAGCTCCGACATTTTTGTTAAATCATCATCATTAAAAGATTGTATATTAGTCCTTCCAAAATCTTTAGATAGATTAACTAAAGCATAAGCAAAGGCATAAATGTTTTTGAGTGCGTTGTTAGTTCTAAAATCCCAAATACTATCAGCCTTTAATTCACTACCTGGTGGTGTGCCAGGAGAGCCAATTCTTTTGAGACCATCAATAACATTATTCATCTCAATTAAATCAGTTGGCTGTTTTTCTTGTAACTTTTGACGATTTGGGTCAGTAGAGTACTCTTGGCCTTTGATAGGAGAATCTGCCATATACTGTTCGGTAATGAAATCATTAAATGGCTTTTTTGAGTCATCTACAACTGGCTTTTCACCTGGTTTAGTTTTCTTGAAAGAATACTTAGTTACACCGGCAGCAAATCGTTGCATTGCATCTTGCATTGCTTTGATAGCTGGATTAATGTAATATCCTCCTCCACCGGTAGGCTTAGCTGACTGTGAAGACTGGCCTGGTTTTGGTACAGCGGTAGTAGGTGGAGTAGTAGCATCTCCATCAGTTTTTGGAGGAGGAGTATCAGTTTTTGGGGCGGCAATTGGTCCACCAGATGGTTTTGGTACTGCCCCCTTCTTAAATATAGTGTTACTCATTATTGAAACCATGCCTCTCTGAACTCTTTATTTTCAGCAATCAGTGCGTTTAACATACTAGTAAACTCTTTAGCTTCACGATTTTGTCTTTCTGGATCATTACTCATTTCCATGAACTGCTTTTTGATATTATCAATCTTAGTATATTGAGATTTAAGCCATGCCATTGCAGTATCGAAATCTGCTTTTTTCATAGAATCTCTCTTCATGGTGATCCAGCCTTGCCATCTAGTAAGATCAGATAAAGCATTATTAGCTATAGAGGCAATATTCGCAGCCTCACGATTTAAAACTACTACAACGCCTTGTCTTGGTTTAGCATCATCCTCGCCCTCTCCCATAGCTGGCTGGCCTGGACCTTGATAAGATCCACTGTCTTTCATAAATTGAATGGTTGCCTTCTTATTAACAAGCGGTGCTAGTTTATTAATCTCAGCAACAACCCTATTAGCATAGCCTGATATATTGGCATTCCAATTTTGAGCACCCGCCCTTTCAGAATCCGTTTCCCATGGAACAAGTTTACTACCAAAATCTCCACCAAACTTACCAGCGCCTCTGGCCCATGTGATTAATTTTCTCCAGTTGTCTGAAATAATATTTAGTTGCTCTCTACCAATTGGAGTCTTAGCTAAATTACTAGTAATAGTGTTACCAAATACTTCAGCCTTAGCTTTATCAAAACCGTTGCCTCCATATTCTTTAAGTCTACTAATCAAACTATTGATCATAGGGATAATTTTAGTGGCTTGTGCAATAAGCTGTCGACTTAATTCTTCTTCGGTTTCTTCTGGAGCCACTTCTTGAGCTAAAACTACCTTAACTGCATTAAGAATGGCACGAGAAGAAGATAATTTACCAGTAGGTTTCTTTTCAACAGACTTCATCATTTTAAGATGTTGATCAAGAATATCTTCAATAGTTGCCTCGTCGCCTTCAACACCTTCTAATTTATGACTACCTTTTGGGTGAGCTGATTGAACTAGGTCTTCGCCTTTTTCTTTTGAAGTTTCATAAAGAGTCTGAGCACGTTTGTAGTTAAAATAACTGGTCTCAATCTCAAGTGCTTCTTTTTCCAGACCAGATGCTCTTAAACCAGAACATAGCTTAAAAATATTTTCCATTAGATCAGAAGTTGGTGTATAATCTGCCTTTTTAGCAATAGACGCCTTCTTTTGAAGAGTTTCTGGCTTAACCAAACCTCTCTCCTTAGCAACCTTTTCCAAGGCACGCATTGTTGGAGAATCCTCAAATTTCATGTGTTTAAAAGTCATTGTGGTCCTCAAATGAGTAGATTGTCTATAATATACTGCGATATTAGTCGCTTAAACAATCTAATCTATTATAGCGCAGTAGTCGCAAACCATGCTTGTTACAATAACGAATTCCATTGATTATCTTGTATTTTGCTTTGCCTGAGACCTCGCAACCAGGAGCATCGCATTTTCGAGAATAATCAATTCGTTTATCCCAAGCTTCTTTGGCACTTTCGGATTTCTTTGCTTTGGTTTCTTCGGAGTCTTTGATTCCAATGTGAACTTCTGACATGTGTTGTCGAATTTCTTCAGTGTATTCAATTGGGTTTTCAAGTCTGATTTTACGCATCAATTCACGGGTCTCTTGATAAACTATACGACCAGCAGCAGGATGTCCTTTTCAGCAATTTGTCGAATAGTGGCTTGGCGTATTTTCTCTTTAGTTTCATCAGAAATTGCGCCACGGCCGCCCTCTATTCCACCAATTCTTGAATTGTACCCTTTGTTTTTATTTCTACTATCATACTGGATAATTAAAAGAGACTCTACTTCATCCGTATCTTCTTGAGTTTTACAAGTGGCTATCGGCTCAAAAACAAAATTATCAACACCGTATTTTGACATTGCATAATGAATATATTGTACAGTTTGCTCTGGATATCTTGCAAAGTATTTGTATAACTGCGTCAAACAATGACGCGTCAAGTCAAAACCACAAAACCTCAATCATGGGATTCATTGGAGTAGGGGGCGCAGTAACCATACCTACGGCCGGATGAATTGGGCTTGGTCTACGAGTAGTCAAAAATCCATTTTCACTAACATATAAATTAGCACGAACTGGATATTGTTGATTGGTTTCATACTGGTCAGTTTGAAAAAACATTCTTTCATACCAAACAGTCATTCTACCAGAACCGGCAGTACTATCATCTCCTGGAATATTAGCTACTTGATAAGTATAATTAACAATTGCTTTGATGGCATTTGGCTGCCCTGTACCTGATAAATCAAAATTTAATAGAGTGCCGGCCACAAAAGTAATAATTCCATTCACAGGATTTAATACTACATTAACAGTAGAATTAAAACTGGATGGAACAATATTTGGTTTTCTTAATTCGGCTTTTATATCAACTGGTGTAACTAAAGTGTTGTTTGGTCCAGGAACACCAACAGCAGGAACAATAACTGTTTCGTTCCATGAAACATTGGTAAATGCCTTGGTTTTAATATCATCGATAACGCCAATAGGAGCCGTTCCGTTACTAACGGTAGCCATAACTTGATTACCAATAACTGTTAATTCTGCAATTTGGCCCGGCTGAAATTCCGCGGATGGATCAACAATGAAACTGACGGGCAAAGTGTTGCCCACCTGGACCAGCCTTAAAATGGTATCCACCCGAAATCATTACAGATTTCAAAATGCGTGCAAAGATTTTTATTTTTCATGAACTATCCTTATCACAACTATACCACTATTAGTTATATACTTGGTTATGCGAAGAAAATTCACACAATCCGAAATTAGCTCCATTATCAATTTATATAACAGTGGAAAACAACAATGGGAAATAGCTGCACAACTAAATTGTGCTCAAACAAGCATTTCTGGCATTCTAAAACGTAATGGAATTAAAACAAAAATTGGTAAAAAGATTATATACAATGACATCAATAAATCATTTTTTCAAGATATCAATAATGAGAAGGCGGCATACTTCTTAGGATTTCTTTATTCTGATGGGTGTGTCCAAAATAAAAATAATGCTTATACAATATCTCTTAAACTCAAATCTACTGATCAATATATTTTAGAAAAGTTCAGAGATATAATGTCTCCATCTTCACCTATCAAAATATCAAAAGTTGAGTCTCCTGGGGCAGTTCCATATAGCTACTCGTACTTTCGAATTAACCAAAAAGAAATATGTGAACAACTTATCTCGCATGGCTGTGTTCCCAATAAATCTCTTATTCTAAATTTTCCTACAACAGTTCCTAATGAGTTAATTAGACATTTTCTACGTGGCTATAGTGATGGAAATGGTTGTATTTATCAAAACAAATTTAAAAATAAAAAGGCCATTAATACTATTTGGAAAATTGTATCTACCAAACAATTTTGTCAGCAAGCGGCCAAAATATTAAAAGAGCAACTTAATATAAGTTGCTCTCAATCATTATCAAGACCTAAAACCAATCAAATAACCACTACATTATCAGTCAGCGGCAATCTTCAAGTCAGAAAAATTCTTGATTGGTTATATCAAGATGCTACCATTTATCTACCGAGAAAATACAAAAAGTATTTAGAATTTATAAAAAGTTAATCTCTTTCGTCCTCGAAATCATCTATTGGAATATCATTTTCTGATACCTCTAGAGTGTCGTTGATGTCTGTTGCAAACAGATCATCAGAATCATCTATATCGGATTTTAATAAAGTCGCAAATTCGCCAAATTCTGGCTCAAAATCCGATTCTTTCAGATTATTCATATCTAATGGTGGTGGTACATCTAACATACCATCATCAGCTAAGTTAAATACAAAGCCATGACCTTCTAAATTCTTAAGCATTTTTTCAGGAGTTAATCTTTTAGTATGCTTATCTGGCCTGCCTGGTTTTTTAGCGGCAATACTTTTGAACACTAAATCATCTTTGTTTGGAACAGTTGGTTCTTTCATGCTCTTAAAAGAAATAGTGTCTCCTGGAACAGTGATTGGCAAACTCTTCATAGAAATAGTTTCCCCTGGCTGAGGGCTTGTAGGATCTACTGGTTGAGTTGGATCTTTCATCCAATCATAAATTTTACTAAAAGAACGATTTGGATCTAACACAGCTTTAGCATCATCTTCAGACATAACATTGGTTTTACCAATGAAATTACCAATTTGATGATCAGAGTATCCTAAACTGCGCAATACTAGATTGAACTTCGCTTTTGCTATTGGATTACCTTTCGAAAACTCATGGAAATCACGTTGAGTCATTCCGGCTTCCATTAATGCTGGTAGCGATGGCATTTCCTGCACATCACGGGCTTCATTAGCTTGTCCAATCTTTTGTAGAATTTGCAAAAGCTGGTCGGCCCTGGCAGTCAATCCTTGTTCTTCAAGAATTTCTAAAGCGGCATGGAGGCAATCAGCGGCCTTAGTAAGGCTCGGCTTCTCAGCCAAGGCTTGCTTGCGCAATTGCTGCTCCATTCCTGCAATTAGTTCATTTTCGAAAAGCGACTTAGCCATTTTGACCTTCTTTAATATCAATGGCCAGAGCTTGTAACAATTTTACAACCTCTTCTGCTTCTTTGTGCATACCTGCGCGGTCAAAAATATCAGCCGCAGTATTCAAAAGATCAGCAGCTTTAGCTAACTTATTGAATCCGTGTCTATTTTCGGTTTGGTTTTTGACTAAAGTCTTCTCCATCGAACGATAGAGTTCGTCCTCAAAGCTGCCTTGTTTGAACATTGTTTAAATCCAATTTACTTCTTAGAAGATTTCTTATCGTCTTTCTTAGAGTCTTTCTTAGAGTCTTTCTTGTCAGACTTCTTGTCTTTAGCAGACTGAGAGTCCTTCTTATCAGACTTCTTGGAATCCTTCTTGTCGGATTTCTTGTCTTTAGCAGACTGAGAATCCTTCTTATCCTTCTTCTTAGCTTCAACAGTCAAAGAAGCAATCTTTAGAACAAGAGCAGAACCACGTTCAAGGCCGACTTGGTCAAGAGCTGCGGAGGCAGTTAATAGACTATCGATAGCGACATCGAAAGCAACAGAAGGTTCAAGGCTATCAGATGCATCACTGTCATCCTTCTTATCATCCTCATCATCCTTCTTCTTGCGAGCATCGTTATCGTCCCAAGCTGAAGACTCGTCCTCGTCATCTTTCTTAGATTTACGTGCATCGTTATCATCTGCCATACAAGAATCCTTGTCAGAATGGCCACTACCACACTTCTTGCATGAATCCTTTGCAGCATTCATGTCTTGGGCATACTTGTACTGAACATCAAATAGAGACTTGTGTTCTTTGCTGTTTAGAACTGCATCCATTGTTGCAGCTACAAAATCTGATACGCTTTGGTTTTTCATTTGTATCCCCGTTCTATGTTGCTTTAGAACACACCCTTTTTGTTACCAAAGAGGGCTGACAACTGGGCGTAAGAGTCATCCTCTACTGCTTGAGCTGGAGAGAATTCTCCATCAACTCTGAGACCAACTTGTGGAATGGTACCTACTGTCTTACGGAGAACACCTGGTTCATGACGAGCAACAACCTTCTTTAGAGATTCGAATGCATCATCATTGAACTTCATAATTTGATCAACCTGATCAGAGATGGTTGCTCTATTGTGAGAGCAGAGACCACGGTCAGCCATATCATAAGCTAATTCGTATGCACGAGCTAACTTGACACGGAACTGGTTAAGTTCTTCTTCCATTGCAGACTTGACATGCTCCTTTACCATTTCACTGGCAAATTCGCTTCCGCCTTCAACCTCACCAAAGTACTTCTTCCAGTAAGCAACTGCTTCACCATCCAATCCGTAGGATGCTAGAGCATCTACGTCTTTTGGATCAAGCTTGCCTTCAGAAACTAACTTCTGAATGACTTCTGCTTCTTTACGAACCTTTGGTGGAACCTTTGCAACTTCCATCATGGCCTTGTTCACTTCTTGAACAGTTTCTACCAATCCGAGATTATCGGATGGCTTAACGTCCAATTCAGTTTGACCATCAGTGTGCTTCTGGGAAGCATCTAACATGTCACTAAACTTCTGCTTGGACATATCCTGGATTTCTCCGTCTTCTTCCTTACCAAGAGCATCGGCAGCTAACTTGGCCCTGAGGGCAGCGCGGCCTGCTCTATCATCATAAGATGCCATAGTCAACTTCTTTCCGGCCAACTCTGGTGGAATTTTCTCACCTTGTTCAAAGATGATATCATTGTCGTCAGCCAAACCTGTAAGAGGGTCTTCATTTTCAATAGCTAGTGGCTCATCAGTGACCATTGGATCGGTTTCTAGAAGTGAATCTAGGCCACCTTCATGATATTCATGATCTTGATCATCACCCATCATCTCTTGAACGGCATCCAAATCTGCGTTGGTATCGTTGATTAGATCCATCAAGTCACCGCCGTCTGCGGAGTGACTATCTTTTTCGTCGCTCATTTCGGTATCTCCTTCGGCTAGTGCTTGCAATTCTGATTCAATTTCAGCACGCTTGACAATGGCCTTAGTACCACGAGCATACTTAACGAAAGCTGCCATTAACTTGAAACCATCTGCCATAGCAGTCTTGGCCTCATTAAAAGCATCTTCTACAATAGCTCCTACAAATTCCTGGTTGTTCGGAGTTACAGCACCCTTATCATACATACCAACAATCATATCTAGTTCTTGCTTGTGTTCTGCAAGTTCTGCAATAGATTCCTTCATAGCATGAGTTAGTGCGCCATTAAGTTCTCTTCTTAAAGTGTTCAGAGTAGCTGAACTAAACTTATCAGAAGCAGTAGACTCTTTGCTGTCATCAGCGGCCATTGGGGCTGCGCCGCCAGCATCTGAGTTACCCATTTCAGCTTTTTCGCCAGTTAGAGCGCGAACGGCCTCTTGCAAATCAGAGCTGATCTGTACATTTTTCTCAGCCAAATCTAAAGCTTGTTGCTTTGGATCGCCAGAGTTACCAGCATCTTCTACTGGAGGCCCGCCTGCATCGCCACCACCCATATCACCTGGAGTAGCGCTAGATGGATCACCTGGTGGGCCGGCTGGAGGAGCTGGAGGAGTTGCCTGTGCCTTCTTAATTAGCTTAGATACTGCATCAGCGCCTTGTACCTTAACCTTTTCGATCAATTTGGCACCAAATTCTTTAGTTGCAATTGAGTCATATAGGACAGCAGTATTTCCACCAGCTAATTCATCAACAGAAGCAGTAAGCAATAGCTTATCGCCTAGGAATACTTCCCAAGCACTTTTTGCTTTGTTCTGAGTACCATCGCCATTGGCAGCTTTAACAAATCTTGCTCTTAATTGAGCACGAGCAAGCATCTGCTTACGCTTTAGTTCATCCTTAGGATCGGCAGAAGCTGGAGATGGATGCATACCATCAACTGGTCCAACACCTGGGAATGGTGATTGGCCAACCATCTGCTTATCTTCGTAATCACGAAGCTCTTCGTTTAGCTTATCCTTTGGATACTTAACTTTACCTGGTGTTGGCTCGTTAACACCACCAGCGCCTTGCCAGTAAGCCTCTTTGTTCTTCAAGGTATCCTTAACCATATTTACAATAGAGTTACGCTTGAGAGCACGCTCTTCTGCTTCTGCACGAGCAAGCATTTTCTTACGCTCTAACTCTCCAGAAGGATCAGCCGAAGCTGGTGAAGGGTGCATTCCATTGACTGGACCTACCTCAGGGAAAGGAGGCTGACCCAACATGTGCTTGTCCTCGTTCTCACGAAGCTGCTCATTGAGCCCGTCTTTTGGATACTTAACTTGACCTGGAGTTGGCTCATTAACGCCACCACCACCCTGGAAATAAGCTTGCTTATTAATTTCTTTTGATCCAGACATATTTTCCTCTTGTGTTTTTGTAGAAGTAGTTTTAGCTAACTTATCCAAGCTCTTTTTCATTTGACTTAGCGTTGCTTCGATTGACGCAGTTACTTGCTGAAGCTCAGCTAATGATTCCGCCTCTACATCTGCGGATGCAAACCTGTTAGTTTGCGGAGTTTGGAGAGCCAATCCTGAATCCGTGGGTGCGCCGTCATCCGTGGCAATCGACCCCGACGATTGATTAGATGCTGAAGAATTAGTACCTTTTTGAGAAAATTTTGAATTAAGAGACTCTAATTCTTCTAGTCCTCGTTCAAAATCTTGCTTGAAAGACTCTAATGATTCACCCCTGACAGTAATGGAATTAGTGTCAGATACCTCTGCACCACCTGTCTCGTTACTCTTGATAATAGTAGCTTGATAGGATGATGCCACCTTTTCTAGTTCCTTAGCACGGTTTTCTAGATAAGTGTTCATGGTATTAGCTGCGGCGATAATGTTTTTGATGTTGGCTCTAGGATCAGCACCATTTACAACGATAGATAACTCAATCGGGTTGAGGTCTACGTTAATTTCACCGTAGCAAGTCTTGTTTTTCATATGATTACAGAAGTCTGCCTCTGCACGAGCGACTCTACCACAATCATAACAAATAGCTCTTCCTACTGCGGTGCCCATGGATACACAGTTAGAAACGCCTGTTGAAATTTGTCTAGCTAATTGAGGGAATCCTGCCTTATCTAAGGCGCATAATGCAATTACTCTCTTGAGATTGCGATCATAATAGGTATCAACAATAAATCCTCTTACGTGTTCTACGGAACTTGATTTATGATCCACGCAAAGAGGCTTGTGCTTCCATTTCTTGTAAGCTTTAATTAGTTCGGCTTCTGGAAATATATCGCCATTAGAATTCTTATATGGGCGAACATTTGGATCATTACTGGCCCATTTCCATGTACCACCACTAGTGTCCCAACCTACTTGTACTGGTTCGCCTTTAAGTGTTAATCTAGGTGTACCGTCTTCATTTAATGCAGATGCTTCGGCTGCATGCATCATGACAGCGGAGAAATATAGAAAGTCTTCAGCTTTAGGGGCAATCTTCTTTAGATTAGTTGCAAACTTCTTGAAGTTTTCTAAAACCTCAGCGCTTACTTCTGGAAGACATGACTCTACACTCTCCAATTTAATCTCGTGGGCTTCGCCTAATTTAACAATAACCATGTATATTAGCTCCCTGACTTCTTTTTTACAGAATCAGTCGACTCATCAGATTGTTTGACGAACTCTTTAGACACGTTTTTGACAGCTTTCTTCTGCTCTTCAGTCAGCTCTTCACCGTCTACGACGTTTAATATTTTTCCATCACCGTGTTTAATAAACATAAACTCTCCAAATGGGAGGCCACACAGGTATAATATAATATTGCTACAAATTTCCGGTTTGAACCCGAAAACTTCATCTATTATACAGCGATATTACCATCTCTTACTCTCTGGTGGTATTCCTTTCCTCTACTGCATCATTTAATTGTTCTTGTCTTTGATTATAAAGATCTACAATTAATGGTGTTTTCTTCTCTATTTTCATCTGCAAATCATTGCTAATAGCATCTACCCAACTAGTAGCTAGAATATTCGTTTGAATATGAGATTTGATTCTTTCATCAATAATTTCATCAATCTCATCACATTGCTTTTGAATGCCTTCTATTGCCGTAACTACATCTTTTGAGAACTCTTTAGACTGTAAATCATCAAATAGTTCAGCAAACTGATTAACACTAACTTCTAGATCGTCAACTGATGAAATGAATGATTTCATTAATTTAAGAGTTTGAGTATCACTAGAGAATGTTTGCATTAGATTAACACAATCAAATGCCGCCTTTTTAAACTTATCAAAATTTTCAATAGCCTTATCACGGAAGCGCCTAATAACAGCACGTGATTTAATAATCTCTTCTGGCGTTACATCCTGATTATCCTTAAATGGAGTTTTCATGATGTTTAGATGATCTGAGGCTTGTACAAGATACTTTTTGGCAGCCTTAAAATACACAAGAGCCTTTTCTGCCTGATGCTTTTCGCTATCAGACACGTCATAACTCATTTGTACAGAATAAGATTTTTTAATCATTCAGTGGCCTACCTCTGAAAAGAAACCGTTGTAGTTTTCTGTTGGACCGAAACCCCTTTGACCAGCATCATTATCGAATTCACCAACATTAGGAATTACATTACCCTTCTCAGGATCATGCCAGAATAATGATGTATCTGGATAATTTTGGCGAGTAGGTGATTGGTCATTTATATATGGATAAACCGCATCCATTGGATATTGTTTGGTAGGATCCAAGTGCGGGGCGAATGATCCTTGATGTGCTTCATCTAAGAAAGAATCACGAGGATCGCTCTTATATTCCCTCTCTAAAGACACTATATCAGCGTTATTAATATCTTTCTCTGGCTTACAGTGTCTAATGATCTTCTCGAAAGTTTTTACTGTTTTTTCTGGTAAACCAATACCAAATCCTAATGATTTTGCTTCTTGAATTGCTTTTTCCGGATCTACTCCTAGAAATTTACATTTAACTAATGCAGATGCTAATCCAGTTCTATCTTTACCCTGTTGACAGTGAATAAAAGTAGGGCCATCTTGTAGAAATAGTTTTTTTATATCTTGTGATAAAAAATGATATAAGCTCTTTCTATTATGATCTATATATAATTTGACCTGATTAATACCTAACATCTTACATGTGCGAGAGATTTTCTCGCCTGCATTTTTGTCAAGGCTGATGATTTTTTTGATTCCTAGTTTATCTTTTAACTCTAATACATCTCTTGGTGTTGGAGCTGAACCACGATATAAAATGCCAGGAATAACTGGACGAAATCTTATGATCATAAGTTCCTCGATAAACTATTTAGTACGTTTCTAATATAAGTAGCATCTTGATTAAATAGTACATGCTTAATAAACGTAATAGCTTGACCATACACAGAAGCTGCTGGCATTTTCTTGCCAGCAATAGCATTCTCACTGAGTACTAAGAATTTTTGTTTCAATATCTGTGCTGCTCTTGGACGTTTTTGAACTGGCAATCTAAACAACATAAACTTAACAATGTCAGATAAGTACTTGCCCACACTATCAGGGCTGCCCAATTCGGCAATAGCTGCACATTTAACCATTTTCTTGTCAAGTTTGATGGGATGGATTTTATGAAACTTGATGATAGCATTTTGTAGTGCTATTCTCTCTGGTTTGTGAACTTTGTTTTTCACAGCTCTATCAAATTGAGATTTAAACAAAGTAAGGAATGTTTTTACTTGCTCAGGACTAGCTTTTTGACGTAGCTTGCGCATAATAGCAGAATAACTAAACTCATCAGCCTTAGTTAAATCAATAGCCGCAATAGCGTTTCCTTGATCATCTGCTTTAGATTTATCAAGATGTTTAAAAAATTCTACTTGACGCAAACGTTTCTCGGCGGCCTTTCTAGATTTATACGTACCTAAATCTTTGCCTTTTTGAGAAAGTACACGATAACTACCATCTGGTAGTTGGCGAATCTTTGCCAACTTCACCAGACCCTGTAAGCACTGTTCTTCATAAGTGCTGGCAAGCTGTAGGATATCGTCCAAGTTAGTCATTTTTCACTTCATTTGTTAAGGATAAATCTTTCTCTGATTTCTAAAGATTCTTTACTTCTAAGCATCATTTCTTCTAAGGTACCATTGCCATCAATTTCATTAAGCGCTCTTATGGCTCTTTCATTAATAAACATAATATTACCAAGCGTTAAAGTTTTATTTCTAGTTACGAATGCACAGTTAACAATAAGACATTCACGATAAGCTGATACAACTTTACCACAAAATACAGCGGGATAAGTAGTGGATACCTGTTCGGTACTTACGTCCTCATAAGAGTCGCCAACATAAATTTCAATAAACTTGTCCTTAAAAACTTCTGCTAAAAATTCAGCAAAAGTTTTTCCGGAACCTTGATGAGTTTTTACGGCATCCACAATTTCTTTTTCAGTTGGCATCTTGTTCCTTAAATAAATTTAAGCAGGAAGTTCCTGTGGTTGGTATCAGCGCTTCTTGGGCTAATAGGTTGATAAGATGACTTTTTATTCATAATCGGTTTAGTTTCAATAGTAATTCCACCAATTTTAGATGTAGCATCCTTAAATGCTTCAGAGATAGCCTCTGACATTTGCTTTACTGCCGCAAAACATTCTTTCTCTGGGCCAGAGATGGAACATTCAACTTCTACTTCACGACCATCAGTATATGGATATGTAGTTGCAAGTAAGTCTTCTTCTAAAGCGGTACAAAGAATTTGAGAGAATTCCACTGCACTAACGCGATCTGGCGCTGATATCTTGATTAAAATATCATGGGTTGGCATTGCCGCTTTATACAATTTTTTTAGATTGTAATTGGTTGCAGCTTTCCTAAATTGAGCGAGAAATTGATTTAGCAAGTTCATAAAGCCTGTATCACTTGTATCTTGTTTCGCAATCATTGCCGGTGGTTGGGTCTTATCACCGGACATTGCAGAAGAATATGAGGTTCCTTTATTAAAACTACTAAATTGCCCTAATAACCCTTTAGTATATTCTTCTTCTTTAGCTCCATAATACCCAGCGTCATGGAGGGCTTTTGAATAAGCGCGAATATCTGGATGAAGAATATGTTGCCAAGATGTAGCATAACGTTTACTCTTACTTAGTAAATTAAGATAATCTGCCACACCCTCTTCTAGAGTATTATATGCTCTGAATTTCTGAGTAATTTTCTTTTTGGTGGTTTGCGATTTATCAGCATACATCCAATCACCACCTACAAAATAATCATGATCTGTATTACCAACTATAATATTACCAACATTATAGTTATGCATAGCCTTTCTATTACGACCAGTTTCAATAGCGTTTTGAGCCATAATAATATACACCTGTTCTTTAGACGGAGCTGTACCAAACAAACGCTTCCAGACATTAATGATTGCCTGTGCCATTTGCGTATCTGAGACTGGTGTACTAGTCTTAGGTACTTGTTTTCCCATAACTCTCCCTTAGCCTTTCAATTGCTTAACAACAGAAAATAACTTAATCGCTGTTTCTGGGTCATCTCCTTGAATAGACCTTGCATACTTAGCAATATAAGCGCACAAAATGCGAGGGTCCTCATTACTCATTGATTCTAATGATTTATAGAAATTAGCGTGGGCCACCCTAACTTTTGGCGGATTAACGGGGGACGCTCTAACTTTAGGAGGCTCAATAGGAGCAATACGAATCTTTGACTGCTCAGCCTTCGCAAATGGATCATGTTGAGAATCTGCTGGTGTTAGAAATGGGTTAGTTTTAGGATCTGTTGGCGGTACAAATGGAGTTCTTTGAGTATCTGGTGCCTGATCATTTGGATTTGCTACTGGAGTAGGGGTGGCATTCGGAACAGGAACCGGCTGTGCAACAGGAGATCCTCCGCCAGGAGTTGTTGGAGGTGGCCCTGGCATATCAACGCCTAATTCAGTCTTGCCAATATTTGATACATTAGTTGATTGCTGTTTCTGTTGAGCAATTTGCTTTTCAACATCATCCTTAATTTTCATCCAAGGTAATACTGCCTCTTGGTAGTACATTTTAAATGATTTGTCAAACTTAGCAAAAGCTGATTTAATTTTATGACCAGCATTCATATAATCATCTGGACTACGAGTGGCGCGTGCGGTGGCCATTTCTTTAAGAGAAGCAATAACAGTTTCTAATAGTGTATCAGCTTGGCTTAATACATTGAGACCAATATCACGAAGATCTTTAGTCTCTTTTGGATAAGTTTTCTCATAAGCAGCCAATCCACGACCACGCTTAGAAACAATGTTTACAATATCATCAATAAGACCAGCCTCTTTGAGTAATTGATCGGCAATAAGAGATGCAGCCTTCGGCTCCATGTGTTCACGAAGTTGCTTTATCTTATCTTCATTAACACCTTGGAATAAAAATTTGTGATGTATTTTATTTACATCGACAAAAAACTTATCAATCTCATTTACCATGTTTTGTATCTTTTTATGGAACATGGCTAAATCAGAAACGCCAGTGATGTACTCTCTTCTATTAAAAGCCTTACGAGATTCTTTTAATAGGTCTTTGCCGGACATTTTAATAGCTGGCTCTTCAGCTCTACCAATTTTTGTACCTGTAATTTCAGAACGAATACGATCATCTAGATCATTGAGAGCGGTCATTACTCGGTCTAATTCAGGCTTAAAAATGCCTTCCAAAAAACCAGTAGGTTTATTAGCAACTTCACGTACTTTGTTGAAGAAGCCTCGACCTGTTTGTCTTTTGCTTTGAGCTAATTTATCCATGGAAAACCCTCTACTTGTGCGCAATAACTAAAACAATGCTAGATTATTCACAAATAGAGGGTTATTCAATTGAATTAGATTATGCTGGAGGCGGGGGTGGGGGAGCTTCGCCACCTGCTGGAGGACCGCCTGCTGGAGGGCTTGCTGGAGGGCTTGCTGGAGGTGGTGGAGGAGGTGGGCCACCGCCTGGAGGTGGTGGGGGAGGTGGGGCGCCTCCTGGTAGACCCAAATCTGGTAATCCGCCTGGTGCTCCGCCTGAAGATTCTCCTGGCACTGGCTGCTCTTGTCCTGCACCCGGTTGTTTTGGTTCTGGGATTTCATCCTCATCATCCAGCGCACGAAGAGCATTAAGATCTAATTGATCTAGAGCTGCAATTTCTTTCTTAGCAATTGCATTCTGAATATTTTCTTTACGCATCTTGCGTACTTCATCTTCATATTCAAGACCCAATGAACGGTAAAGAGTATGAATAGAAACTCTCTTTTGGTCAGCTTGTCCTTGAGATAATGTAATTAAGCTATTGATGTAATCACCTGCATCAAATAGAGACATGTGATTCCAGTCAATTTCTGGAACAATAAGTTGTTTCTCACCGCCAGAGTAATCATAAAATCCTTGGATTTTAGAAATTGGTGCAAAAATCTTATTCTTTAGCCAAATAGACATCATATTACGGAATTGCATATATCTTTGACGTAGAATGTCCAAAGCAACACCTGCATTAGCATAAGTGGTTGTATCACCACCATCCATCATAACTGGTGGAACGAATAAACCAATAAATACTTCTTTAAGTATTTGGGTAATATCACCAGAGATATCATAGATGCCCTGACCCCAACCCACTCTTTCAACTGCTACACCCTCATGGGTAAAAATTTTGAAGTCTTTGTCATATTGTGCTTCTTCAAATACACTTCTCCAAGCTTCAAGATCGGCAAAAGTTGGTTTATAATCTGCCGAACCAATCTTAACCAAAGTCAATGGATTAATCATATTATCAGATTGAGCATATTTAGATTCACGTAGCTTATCGAAAAGCATCAACTGACGAAAAATACAAACTGGAAGTCCAGTACCTCTAATTTCATAAGGACTGATTCTACGAGCCAAGTGTGATACATGGAAATTATCTAGTTGAATATTTTCACCACGTCTAACTGAGTCAATAATATGCTGGTTAAGCTGCTTACGTTGCTCAATGTCGGTTGGACGATTAGAAAAAATGATTTTTTTGAGATTCTCATCGGGGCGCAACATGATGATTGGTTCGCTAGCTACGACGGTACGCTTAACGATCATGAAATCTGGATTTTGAATGTGTAGGCGACTCCACTTACCTTTACCTTCATCCAGTTCTGCATAAACGAATGCTTCTCCTAAAAGCCAATATTCTTGAGCTATTTGTACACAGATATTCATTAAATCAATTTCTTCGATCATGTCATCGAAGAATTTTTCAATATCCTTGTTGGGGCATTTGATAGATAGCTTACTAATAGGGTATGTGCTATGCAAACTAATAGCATTATGCACAAATGGATTCAAAGCAAAAAAGCTGCGGCACCACGCGTTAATGGTAGCTCTATCACGAGGTAGATTTAAATTAGAATTTAGCCAAAGAGGAGAATAAACTTCAGGAGTTTGTTTAACAGAATCTCCATGAATGCCACGAAACATGCCGCCAGAACTGCTAACAGCTTGAGCATTTTTCTTCATACCAACAGAAAATGCTACGTTAGAAGCATTGGTCGGCATATTAGCAGACATCTTATTAATATTTGGTCCTGAGCCATCTCTAAAATAACCTTGATCTACTTCATCTGAAAGAATTATTCTTCTTTCACCAGAAACACCTTGTGCCATAATAGCACTTACTTGAGGAATTGTGGATCTACCCTGTAAGAACTTCGCTGAAAAGGACGGATGTTCTCCTAATCCTGATTTTTTAATGCCAGCCATGTAACCTCTGTTCCACTATACCCTCTACTAGAATACACTAAATATGATATATCAGTAAAGCTCAATATTTAGGTAGCTTTAGAATTTCCTAGGAACATATCCAGTCATTACCATGGGTTTGGTCAGGTTTTTAGTATTATGCAATGTAGGGTTATTATTTGTAAATCCTCTACTTACTAGGAATTTAAATGCCAAATAAGCGTTCAATAGTGCCATAAATCCGTCATTTGGTGTGCCGCCTTTAACATAATGTACAGTATGATCACCATATTTAGAAATAGAAGGCTTTAATTCCATACTACAACAATGATCAATTAACCACGCAACTTTTTCATAATCTCCATAAGGAAATCTAATCAATCCTTTTTTCATCTGATCGTAGAGTTCGCTAATATAAAAGTCTCTTTCAAAAATGATTTCTTTTGGAAATGCTTCGTGATTAAACTTAACATGCTCATTTACCTTATTATGGGCACGTGATACTAAGTATCTATCTCCATATGTATTATGAAGTAGCGCAGAAAAGTCATTAGAATAACCAATATCTCCAATAGCTAATTGAATGCTGTATTGTCTCATTAGCTGATCAATGAGGCCTTTCTTGCCCTCAATATCATTACGTTTGAATTTAGTTGCAAACTCAATTGACAATATACTTGGACCTTTGGTTTGCAAAACAACGGCAGTACTATATGACTGCCCTGCTGGTCTAACTTTTTCTGGATCAGCTAATTGTTCTAAATCTGAACGGGCGCCATAGTCTATTCCAAGAACAGTTAAATACTGTGTCATACCTTTTGGAGACATGATGCGAGGACTAAATTTTCTTTCAAAATCGGCACAGTTAACACGAATATCTTCTGGAGACATTGGTGTCGCATCGCCTTGATAAAACTCTCCCAAAACTTCATTTTGAAATACGCGCTCTGTATTGATTGGATGTTTACCTGGTTTTTCTTTTTCAATATCCTCTCTAGTAAATTTAGGCATGTAAAGCTGATTGATATGAAATCCAACCATAGCACAATCTGGATCATTAGGATCCTTAAGTGCAACCCACTTACCACGCTCCTGAGCTTCTAGTTTATTTTGTTCATGACCGCAGTGTGTACATTTAACAGTCATACCATAAATCCAAACTTTTTCCCAGTCATCAGAGCCTGGAGTATAAAGTGGGAAATACTCTTTACATTTCCCACATCCAAGATAATAATACTGTTGGGAAGAAGATTGCCACATCTTATGGTAATCTGAACCTTTACGACGAGGCGTTCCGAAAAATACCTGTACACCCTTAGTAGGCTTACCATACTTAGCGTTGGTTAAAATCTTAAGAGCATTTCCAATAGCTACACTTGTTGTTTTCTGCACTTCATCAAAGAAAAGAATATCAGCAGTACGACCCATGATTCTGTCAGCATCTACACCAGTAGACTCAATCCACAAGTGGTTTCCTCCCATAAACTGCTTAAAATGCAAGGAGTCATTAGTCGGAGTTGTAGTATCAAGCAATTGTTGCATGAAAGACTTTGGACGAGATGATTTGTTTTCTGGCGTACCTTCAGGAATCTTAGCCTGAGCAATCATTTGTTGAAGTTTAGTTTTTGAATAGGCTGCCGCCAGTTCTAACTGAGGAAATGCATGAATGACACGAATTGGTGGACGGAATCCATCTCCAAACAAACCAGATCCCATAAAATACATCTCAAGAGCACTTGCCATGGTAGTAGCTCCCACCTGACGTCCCTTTACTAGAATAACTGGTTTGGAATCTTTCTCTAATGCTTTGATCCCAATGTATCTGTAGATATCACTGAAGGGCTTGTACCCATTGCTTGTGAGTGAGAATGGTTCACCATCTAAAGTTAAGTTGGCTTCGCAAAATGATACCGGATCCATCATGAGAAGTTGTTTCTTCATCTTCTCAAAAATTTCTTTGTTCTCTATATTTAAATTTGGCATACTAAAATGATCGTATATTCAGTATGATTGCTTCCACGAAAAAACGAAGAAAACGCGGATGCCTCAAATGTGGCATTTCATTGTCACCTAAAAACCGGGCCAATAGCGACAAAAAGAAGGGATATTATATCTGCAAGCCTTGTCGTAAAATCGTGGATCAAAAATATCATCAATCAGATCCAAACTACTCTAAAAAACAAAACGGCCGCTATCGTATGAAACGAAGTGCTGTTATTTTTGCTTATGGTAATGCTTGCGTAAATTGTGGCGAAGATGAGTATACTAAGTTAACAATCAATGGAGACATCAATTATCTGTATAACAATATCGTATTAAAAAGTGGATATCAGGTGTTATGTTACAATTGCAGATATGGTAAAGTTTTCAAAAACAAATATGCCGAATCCTACAGACACAAACTAGTCAAATACTATGGTGGATGTTGTCAAATATGTAATAGTGATAAGGTTGAACACCTCAATATTACTAAAGACAAAAAGCTATTATGTTACAACTGTAAATATAGTAAGTTGTGGAATGAAAAATATCCTTCAGAACCTGAAAAAACAGGCCGGGTAAGTGCAAAGCAACTTAAATTTTGGCAGGCATTAATGCGTTGAAAGCATCAGTATTTGAGGCATCAATGTCTGATTCATTGCTACCATGATCTGTTTGGCCAAGATTATCAAAATTTTCAAACACACCAGGGTTAGATTTTTTAGCTTCTAGATTACAGTGACTAATTAAACGCAACAACTCATCATCATCCCAAATAGATTCATCAGATGTATCTCTAGAATGCAATGATTGCAAGCGGGCTACAACCGCTGAGATTGGCATGTTACCTCTGGTCTCTTTAATAATATTCTCAAGAGTACGTTTGAGGCCAGGAATCTTCTCTAAAATTTTAAGGGAAGGCTTATTTTTATGTTCATGCGTGTGCTTAGCCTGTTGATTATCTTGTGCAATCTTTTTTGGTTTATCAGAGGCTTCTTCAGTAGAAGTTTTTACATTTTCTAGATAGGCTGTTAATCCACTACGGTGCATCATATCATCAACAGCAGCTTGTACTGATGGATATTTAGATTTAGAGTTCATGATTGAACTAATTTGATCATACAGACTCTGACCACGAGGCTGAACACTGGTCTTTTGAAGTTTATTTTCAAACTCTTTTAACCAATGATCCTCACTATATGACTCATCAGATTGTCTATTAACAACACCTTGGCGCCTGTAATTTTTAGTCATTTTATGCCTTGTAGTTTGCGGACCAATCCATATTGTCGCTGTCCCAAACCTCTAGATCATCATCTGGAAAGAAACCGCGGTCCTCACGAAGTGGATAGCCCATATCACATAATAGCTGTCTGACTTCTGCTTGTTCACGATCGTCTAACTTATACTTAGCCACTTGACGCTTGTATAAATCTTCAATATCATGTCCAGCAGAAATAGTACCATTAATGCAAACACGTGCCACTCTAGAGATCAAAAGAGGAACGGTAACATAAACGCCTTGAACTCCGGTAATCTTTTGTGCCTCTTTAATGATATTAGTTCCTTCAAAACCTGGCTCAAAACCATCGTTAGCTAATTGAATGATTACTTTTTTTGCATCCCATTCTTCACCTGGAACACCAGTATCTTCTACCCAGGCTTGCAAATCTTCATCTGCATACTTTTCAAGAACTTTGTCGATTTGTGGTTGTAATTCTTGTGCGCTCTTCTTGCGCTTCTTGGAAGACTTTTTTGAATCCTTAACCTTCTCTAGACGATCACGTAAACGAGCAAGGCCATCATCGAGTTGAGTACGAATTTTTTCTACTTGGTTAGCATCCAATTCAGAATCAAGATCCATTCTCATGGCCTTAGAAATTTCACTATCAAGTTTTTCCATATATGCCATAGCGCGTTCTAGCCCAGCACTATCATACCCGGAATGCTTTGGAACGGAATCAAGTCTTTCTTTAACCCAAGCCACAAATCCATGCGGACCGTGTTTAGACCAATTCCATTTGCTACCCTTCTCATCTTTTTCAGATTCTTTCTTTGGCTCATTATCCTCAACATGAATTGACTCATCAGCAACTTCAATAACTGGATCTGGGCCATCTGGAGCACCTGGAATTTTTTCTACGACAATTTCAATTTCGCCAGGTTCTGTTACTTCAAGCGGTCCACTCATAAGCTCTTCTTCGCCACCATGATCAAAATGCGCAGGAATAGCTACTACTGAATGTTCGTCATGGGCCGGTAGCTGTGACGCCGGGGAGATCGGGTCTATGACGTATAGCTGTTGTGCTGTGGATTGTAAAGTCATTTAGGTACCTCTAGAGTGCTTTCTTTATATGATAATATGCGGTTGTATGCAATGATAATAGTTGGTTTTAGATAACCCAATTATCTCTATACATATCCGTACCAATATCGGATGTCCCTTTGAATGGTTCTTCCGTATCCATAGTCTTCTCAGCATCTAAATCAGAATTAGGATCAATGCCGTTTGGTAAACCAAATAAGTCTGGCTCCGATGAAGATAGATACTTATTAATAAGTTTTTCAAGGACCTCATTATTAGGAATAGACTCCTCAGAATAATCTCTGCCAAAATTTAAAGTAGTAGGATGCTTGCCCTCAAAATCATTTTTAGGAAGATATTCATCCAATTTACCACCAGTTAAATTACTATTACCCACTGGATTATTGTTAACATCATCAATGCTTGAGCCTATCATTTCACTATCAATTTGTTCATCAATTGGAAAATCAATATTGTTTTCATCCATTGATTCAAGATACTCCAGAATTTCTCTTCTGGTAGGACCAAATTTTCTACGAAGTGTATGGTAAATTCCCATGCCCGGCATTCTAGCTGTTTTAATGATTTCCTCAAAAATAGCTGCTCTAGCTTTAATGTTTGGGTTTTTCTTTATTTTAGAATTATCGTCCTGGATCCAAGAGTCGTTGGCCTTATACTTATCCTTGAGCTTCTTTCTTTTGGCTTTTAAAAATTCGTCGATGCTTTTATACTTTTCCATATCATGCCAACCAGCACCTGGGCCGTGCTCGCCGGGAGTATTGTATAAATCGTAATTGCGATAAAGCGGCTCCTTGAACCTTGGTTGAACTACAATAGCCGGCTCGGACTTATACTTCTTTTTCTTTGGCTCAGGTTCATTTACCCCGCCACCACCCTGGAAATAAGCTTGCTTATTTCTTGACATTGATTTTCCCTTTTACCTGCTTCATATAGTATGGATATACTTTTTCTGTAATTGGAATATAGCTCCATATATTCATTTGAGTGATAAGAACGGCAGCCTTTTCTGGGTTTCTTGAGAAAGCTTCATTTAACTTATCATTCATCGCTTTCTCGGTAGAGATCTTAACTGAATCAGGATGTTTACGTACAAATTCAATAATTGATTCATCTAGATCAAAATCTAACTTACAAGCTAAATAGATTGCTCTAACCACTCTATTTCTATTGGATGTTAAAGTTATTTCTGGGGCCAAACAGGTTCTTATTTTCTTTTCTTTAATATCTTTGAACCCTCTTTTAGTTGGATCTACAAGTTGTTTAAGATCGGTAGAAAGCAATAATGTATTACAAGTAAAATCACGACTAAACATTTCACGCTGCATATTAGTAGGATTGGCAATTCCTATTTTAGCAAGCTCTTGATCGATATTTGGTGCATTAAAATTAGATGAGAAATCAACTTTTAAACTACCAATAAAAATGGTACTATGTCCATCTTCCATAGTTTTACGAGTCACATTAAATTTCTTTCGCAAATTAAGATAAAATTCTTGTGATAAATAGTCAACTGTTTTATCACCAGTAGTAATATCTATATCTGCAATGTTTTCTAGCTTGCCCATATACTTATCTCTAGGCGTACCTCCGCAAATATACGGCGTTGAAGCGCCTATATTCGTTTGGACTCTCTTCATCTCTTGAAGCAGTTCACGGAGTTTCATTTATCTCCTTAAACTGCTGACGGTCTTGCTGGAGCTGCTGGTAGAGGTGTTGCTGGAGTTCCTAGTTCTCCTAATTCAACGTTTGGTGTTTCTTTGCCTTCTGGAGGGGTCGGACCGCCTTCTAATTCAGCATTTTCTTGTTCTTTTCTCATTTGCTTACGCTGCTTCTCTTTATCTTGATCAGTCTTCAATTTAGAGGCTATATCGTTGGTTACCATAGCACCACGAACCTTAGCCAAGATATCATCAATACGAGTAGCAATATAATTATTAGCATCTAACGCCCTATTCTGAGCTTCTGATAAACTTGGAAAATATACTGAAATTCCTTTAGCATCAAACATCATATCTAGGCGAGCAAGTCGTCTTGGCATTTCACGTACTTTATAGTAAGTAGAAATATCTTCTAATTCGGCTACAATTTCTTCCATTGAAACATCTTTGAATACGTTATCAATTTTATCTAAACTTACACCGCCCAAAGGTTTACCTTCTGTAGATGGTCCCTCACCACCTGGTGGAGGTAAATCTTCTTCGGTTACTTCTAGTGGTTCTTCTTTTAAAGGTTTTTTAGCTTTAGGCGTGGCTTCTGGAATGAATGCTGGAGGATTTCTATCAGGAGCTGGGGTGTCTGTAGTTGGAATATCTTCCAAAACAGCAGGTGGCGGAGGCGGTGCAGGAGTAATTTGTGCCTCAGTTACCATCAACGGCTCTTCTGAATCTTCTACTTCTAATTGATCGTCTTCAGAATTAGTGGCATCAGTTTTATTACCTTCATTCATATTACTAATGAACTCATTTATAGCTTTTGAGGTTGGCTTTTCTGTTTGAACACTAGGTGTAGTTGGCAGAGTAGCTGGTAGACCTCCTGGGGCACCAGATGGATCAGTTGGTGGTGGAGGTGGGACTGGTGGCGGAACTGCATCTCCAGCTGACTGTTCTTGTGCCACTTCAGCAGAGGCGCCTGGAGTTTGAGCGAGAGAATACAATATTTCTGCAGCTTTAGTAAAACCGTTACGCTTGAGTACGTTTCCTTCACGCACAATCATGTCTTCATATAAACGAGTAGAAATGCTTAATTTGTTAACAAGTTGAACTTTTTTCTTGAGAGCATAAATTGCTTCCATCAAGTTTTCTAACTCTTTACCAGCAAATTCTTGGCCATCTTGAGAGCGCAACAACTTCTCAGCAGAGTCTAAGCGGCCAATAATTTTTGCACGTTGCTTTTCAATGATTTGTCTTTTTTCTTCTTTGCGTTCAGCTTCTTCACGAGCATCATTTACAGCATTAGCATCATAGCGAGGCTCAGGTTCTTTAGGAGGATCTGGTTTGATATGTAAGAAGTAGCCTGGCTGATCATTGGTGTACCAGACTTGTGCAAACTTATATTTCATGTGAGTCCCCTCTCCGTAGAACCTTAACCAATTTAAGAAATCGTAAATTTCCATTTTATTCCAACCCTGAGTTGCAGTCTTAATGGCCTCACGATATGGAAATCCTGCTTTTTGCTTATAGTGAATGTTTTTAAGAGCATACATCCACTTTTTTAGATCATGTTGGCCAGCAATATACTGATACTGGTCATAGTTAGGATAAGCTTTTTTATCAGTGATAAAAGAAAGAAACTCTGGTTTAAATTTACTATAATCAATACCATAGAGATCGAAAAACTCCATGTCCTTCTTCATCTTTTCTTCCATCTCTGGCGTAAGCTCTAGCTCCTTATCAGAATATGGGCCAACGACCTTTGCCAATTGCTTTTTGGAAGGCATATCGATAATTGGTTTTTTAGAAGGTTTGTTCTCTGGCATTATTGATTATTCAACTTTTTGTTAATGGTTTCGTTGAGAAGTTTTGCTTCAGCAAGTTTCATATCTGTGTTAAGCGGTTGTTCGTGAGCTGGCGCTTTTAATTTAGCCATTTTTTCTTGGAAAAGCTCCATAAATAGCATTGAGCTTTCTAAATCTAGCTGAGACAAAACATCTCGGATTACATCATGAAATACCGAAATATGCTGATCTACTGCTTGCAAAGTCACGTTGTGTTGAATGACCAAGTCTGCTGGATTCTCGGTGAATTTATAATATTTTTCTAATAAACTACCTAACAATTCACCGTATTCAATCAAAACACGATCAATTTTAGTATTGATATTACGTGGGTCTTCTTGAATTTCATCAAATACTTGACCTAAACGTGTTTCAATAGCAATGCACAAATGAGCCACCATTTGACGAACATCTATTTCTTTACCAGCTAATTCCAACATTTTGCTTTTGTAAGTGGAATTATTCTTAACAGCTAATTCTAACTGTTCTTCTGTACTGGTAGCTACAGCTTGTTTGGTCTTAATCATATCCTCACGGATCATAGAATAGACATCTAAATAATTATCTTTGAATACTTTAATAGATTTTTCAGCAATAACAAACTTAGCTTCACTAACATTAGTATATTTGCCAGCAAGCCATTCATGAATTTCTTTTGGTGGATAATCTAAGACTAGTTTACCGATGATTTCATCTTTATCTGGATGTTCCAGAATTTTCTTGAGTGCGTTTTTGTTCATTCAATTTCTCCATGAAACGGTCTAAGAAAAGCTGAGCCGCCTCCGGATCTAACTGTGACAAAACCTCTCTTATGGCCTCTTGAAATTTTGAGATGTGCTCATCTATCACTTGTTGTAACCTAGTCTACCTTCACGCGTATCAAAAATAGCATGGAATGGAGTGTTTAATCCGTTAGTCTGTTGAGATACGTCTCCACCAGGAACTTTAGATCCGTTAATTAATTCGAAGCCAGTTTCAAAATTATAAGTTTTTTTATCAAGTTCACACTGCCATACGTGTTCGCCTACACGTGCAATTTGAGCGCCAGGATGATCTGGACAGTAACGAGAGCTTAGGGGAGCCTCTAGAATCTTATATTCTTTGGTAAATCCACTATTTTCAATAGCCTTTTCAGAACGTCCAAGGTGATTTACCTTATGCAATTCCTTACGTGGCTCTTCGTACTTTTTTCTGATTTCATCTGCCCTAGAATCTACTAAATCTTTACGTTCAGCATAGGCATTTGGTGGAGCAGCAATAGTTAAAAGAAGCTCGTCCAATACAGAGGCCATTCTCTTAAGTTGCGGGTCACCACTCTGATCAAGAGCCGTAGCTAATGCAGCAGTCTCTTCAATAGCTTCTGGAGTAAGAACAGATTCAGTAGGTGGCTCAAGAACATCTACTTCATCAGCGGCCTTCTTGAGCAATGCGGCAGCCAGAACACAAGACTCTGCTACTATATGCATGCACTTTTCATCAGCTTCTGCAAGCAACATAGCTTCATTATTTGGACTTTCTAGCCAGGAAGCCATTGCATTCAATAGTTCAGAAATTCTCATAGTATAGCCTCTTATTCCTCAAAAATTGGTTTACTCTCTAATGCGGGAAGATTAGTTGACTGACGTCTTTGAATTAACTCAGAAATAGATTGAGCCATTTGTCTAATCACATTACCATTTTCCGGATTTCCCTTACCTTTTATAGCTCTAACAAATTTATCGAATTCTCTAGACATTCCAGGCTCTTCGAGTATCTTAAGCACAATATCTAGATTATCCAATAAGGTCGGCCCCGTAAATCCATAGGCGGCAGCCTCATTTGGATGTTCTAAGAAGAAATTTCTTCTTTCATTCTTTGTTAGCGGCAAAGCCTCAGGAACAACGACGTTTCCTTCAAGCTCTGCACCTTTTCCCTCTTCATCGGGCGGAACAAATGGTTGTAATAATTTAGCAGCACTAACTATTAGTGAGGAAAAACGTTTCAATGAATTTTCTAACCTACTTAAATCACTTAATGTAGCATTAAGAACTTGTTGGGTTGGTAAATGTTCAGGCGACTTCTTTTTAGTATTCTTAATTGCTTCATCTAGAGAAGAAATAAGTGCCAAAACTTTGTTAAGCGCTTTGAATAAGCGAGTAGGATGCGCAATGAGTTCTTTGATATTTGCAGTAATAATCTGCATGTGACCCACTATCTTTTGACAGTGCGGTTCGCCATGATGAGCCATTACTGGAATAGCATTATACGCCTTAGACGTAACCGTCTTAAGGTCAATATAGTTTCTGAAGGCATCCTTTATTTTTGACTCGACATCACGCAAGACGGTCTGCAATGAGGCGGCTCCCTCAGACACCAGCTCATACTTATGCGCTACGAGGTCTGCCAACCTAAATATTCTCATTGCTCACCCAAAAATCTTGGCGTTAATAAAGGAAGCTCCTTCATAAGTCTCATCCATACCTTTACGATATAGTGGGCGACAGTATCCATTCTTATCTTGGTATACTTTATTAACTGGTAGACCAGTGTGAGAACAAATTGGGTGCTCACTATTCGCGCTCTTAATCATCTTAGAACATTGTGTCTCAGCAGTTTTAACACCAGACAAACCAGTCATATAAAGATTGAATGCTAAAGCATATGCTTTCTCATCACCTGCATTCTTAAGAACGTTAAGCGCATCTTCTGCCTTAGCGTAATTTTCTTCTGCTAGCGCCTGACGCAAATTATTGACAATTTCACTTGGCTTTAGAGTAGACATATTAGATGCAACTGCAGCCATTTTAGAATCAGTCTTGTTTTCTGAAACTAAATTGTTAATGCCTTTCTTATCAAAAGAGGCAAGAGAGCCATTGCATAACATAACTGTTGGTTTCTGTAACTTGTCATTTGCAACCTTAACAGGCACCATAAAAGCAACTTTGCCAGTTTCTAGAGAAACGCCAACATGAATAGTACTTTCATCATTACCAGCAATTACCACTTGGTGATTAGTAAATCCCATAGACTGTAGTTCGCGAGAAACATGAGCCCTAGCAGCGCTTACTTTTTCTACACCAAATCTCCAAGATGCAAGCCCTTGCGGAGTAGTAAATTTGTCTTCAAATGACATAAACTCATCAGACTTAGGAAGAGAAACATCTTTTTTTGGAGCGGCTTCAACTTTTAGCCCAACAACTTGTCCTTGGAAAAATTCAGATTGACCAGCACGCTCAGCATTCATGCGAATAACGGCTAATTCAGCAGCAGAAATTTCACGTTTGCCACTAGCCGCATGAGTTAACGCAGTTAGAATATCGGTAGCACCAACTTTAGTCTTAGAACCTGCTTGTTGAGTAATATAAGCTTTAATTGTGGTGTGATTCAAATCTTCTGGGCCAGTATTACCCATAAAAACTTCCGGCTCAATAACATCATTTTTATTAACTTCTACTGGAACATAGAATGAAGTAACACCTTTTGGAGTCTCATAATCTGCTTTGATTACAATGAATTTATCATTACCATCACTAATTGCAAGGCGAGATGGCTTCAAATTCCAAGCATCTAAAGTAGTGCCAACCGACTTCATTGCTTTTTCAGCAATTGGCTGTGAGTACATTTTGAGCGGAGCATGCTTGTCAAAAACACTCTCTAAAGCATTAGCCAAAACCTGATCACCAGCACGATAATCAACAGGTTTTACAGCTTCATCACGCTGATAAGTAGTAATTTCTGGCTCGGCCGTTTCTCCAAGCTCATCTGTAAATAACTCGGCAAACTTAGTGCCGTGCTGATACAATTTCCCGTAAAGAGAATTTAGCTCAGCTTTACGAATAAAATTTGTATTGTTGCTAGCCATCTTGCTAATAACTCGGGACATAGCGCCGATAGTTTTATCTTGAGGATAAGCTTCAACGTATCTTGCCAATTTGGCAGCCAAAATTGGAGTGGCAATTTTTTGATTGCCATCTACCGCTTTTGCTAAGGTACCTACTAGTTGATGTATTTTACCAAGGCTCATTGAACACCTATTCTATTATACCAGTTCTGGGTATCTCTTGGATACCTCTAGTCTAGCCGTCTCACTTAGCTCACTCAAAAGAGCTTTGACGAGCTTCTTGTTGGTGGCAAGCTTCTCTGGTAGGTACTGTTCAGCCTTATGTAACTCAGAGCTTGGAATTCCCAGTTTAGATGCAGCAAATCTTACAAGAGGATCGCCCTTGTAAGAAATTTGCACATCATGTCCATTCTTAGAAACGTAAACGCCCCAAGGATTGGTAGAAGCGGTCTTTTCGACTTCATCATCATAAAGAGCCACAATGTAATCACCATCATCTGCGCTCTGGATTTGCCAGAGGTCAGCACCCTTATCGCCATCCTTAAATCTAACCACATCAAAAGCCACAGTCTCTAGCTGATCTTTCACATCAGAAAGACGATAAGCCTTCTTTGTAATCTGATTGGCCAACTTTGAGTAATCTAACGAATATTTTGGCATCGTGTCTCCCATTGAACAGAACGTACTCTACCTTAAATAGAGTAATATTGATACTAATTCTGCACTTTATTAGTGGTATACCTACTACGTAGATTTCAGAATATTACCCTATTTATCAAGCCAAACCCTCTTTCTATCAATGATTTTTCAGGTTTTGCCTGTAAATTTTCCATGGTTACCATTTTTCGTCACGACACTCCGCCATCTTCTGTAAGATGTCTTTTATCTTATCGTCGTTTTCGATTATCTTTCTAATCTTTTTGCGAGCACCGCCGTATATTTTCTTTCCATTCTTATAATCTACGTTCCCGTTAAGCGACTTCGTTATTGAACTTTGGTTCACATTTAGCATCTTAGCTATCTCCATTTGAGTATAGCCATCTGCATAAAGTCTAATTACTTCTCTTTGTCTTGGGGTCAGTAGCGTATCTACGACTCTCCAAAACTCTTTCTTGAGCTGCTCTTCCAACTCAATTAAATCTTCGTTGTACTCAAATGGATTCAACCTTGCAGAGATACTATCCTCATTACAAAATGCTTCCATCATGTCATTTGAGCAAACTGTTTCTAATAAAACCCACTGGTATTTGTCGCTACGATTCTTTCTACGTTCCATCTTTGACCCCTAGATATAGTAAAAGACACAATCACAATATATCAATAGAGGAAAGATGAAAATTTCCTAAGAAATTTCAATCTTTGACGCCAAAAGATAGCTCTCCGTAATCACTAATTCCTCCCTTAGTGATGTATTCATCTATATCTTTGTAGTCGTCTGGTAAGTATAAATTATGAATGTTGGCAAACTGCCCAAACTTATTAACTATTCGTTTCCTCCCCTTTTGGCCAGCTTCATCATTATCCAATAGCAAAAATATGTTATTGGAGTATCTGTTAATGACTGAAAATTGATAGGAAGTCATATTAGAATTACCTAAAGCAACAATATTTCTAAATCCTATCTCAGACGCCTTAATTACATCTATTTGACCTTCTACGATGTAAACACAATTCCGCTCTAAAATATGACGCTTATTCTCATAAAGTCCAAAAAGTAAATTGCCCTTCTCAAACTTAGTATTTTTGTATTTAGATATTCCTTTTTCTTTTTGCTCTTTATCTGATAGAATAGTGCGCCCTACTATTCCAGCTACTTTGCCATACTGATCTCGAAATGGCATAACTAGCGGATAATCTTCAAAATAACAAGACTGTACCTTGCGAGGGAAGAGTGAATCTTCTATTTCTTTAGTAAAGAGAAGTTTTTCATTTGTAAGAGTTTCTTCCCCTACTAAGTCAGCCAACACAGAGATATTCTGTACGCCTGGGAAATAACCAAACTGGAAAATTTCCTGACTTTTATCGTTTAAACGCAAATCGAGATAGGACTTACTTGGTCGAGCATCCGGATAGTTATTCAACAGAAACCGACATGATTCAACTATCTTTTCTAGCATTTACAACTCTTTATTGGCAGTACGGAGCTTATCTTTCAACATTCTTTTGAAAGTATCACTTAAATGGTCATGAGGCTGAGCACATCCTGGGCACACTATATCGTCATTGACCACCTTTGGCTGCGCCTCTTTTTCACATTTTTGACACTTAACTCCGAATGCAATAGCTTGTTTTTGTCTAAATTGTTTCAAAGTTTTCATTTGAACTTTGACAAAGTGCGTAATATTTGGTAGCTCTTGATCGCACGTATTGCAATACACCTTATCTGTTTTAGGATCCAAATATGGCTCCATTTGATCCACGGTTCCTTTACATCCCTTGTGTTGACAAAACATTGCGAATGGCATTATATTACCTCATCTAGAAGAACGCCAATCAATTTATCAGTGTTCTTTGGATATTCAACATCTAAAATGACCTTTTGATCACCTGCGTTAGCTACTCCATGATGGGGTATAATTACCTCATCACGATTACGGGACTGTGGTTTAACTTGTATTTCTTTTTCTCCATGAATAGTTTTTACTTTACGACTGCATCCTTGTAAAGCATCTAATAACGAAATAGTGAGATAACTTATTACATGTTGACCATTTAACGTTAAATCACTGTCTGGAGTGACAGTAACATGCAAAAATACATCAGTATGCTGATCTGCCAACCCCATAAAAGAGCCTGCAAAATTCCCCATACCAGGTAATCGTAATGTACTACCATTAGTAGTGCCCGCAGGCACAGTCACGTGTACAGATGCGCGTGCCTGAACGGTACCATAACCACTACAAATATTACATCCTTCTACATTAGAGCGGCCATAGCACTCATCACAGGTCGACATAACAATCATATTACCCTGTCGACTAGTTACTTGTCCACGACCACCGCACTTCTTACAGCCGTTGTTTATCCTAACTTCTCCCTGTCCATTACAGTTACGACATTTGGTTTGACGATCAAACTGAAGTTCTTTCTTGCAGCCCAAAACAGACTCCTTAAAAGAAATAGTAATATTTGTTTCTACATTCTCTAAATGAACAACTTGTTGGCGATGAAACCCACCAAAACCATTTTGGCGTTGTGGAGTATCATCGAACTTATTATTGGAAATAGACTGATAAGCTTCATTAATCTTCTTAAATTTTTCTTCAGAGCCGGTATCTTTATTATCTGGGTGATACTTTTTAGAAAGTTGACGAAACGCTTTTTTGGCGTCCTCCACCGAAGAGGCTTCTGATATTTCTAGGATTGAATAGGCTTCTGCACGCTTCATTTTTTCTTACCCTTAGGCTTTCCTTTAGTCTTTACCTTGCCCGCTAAAGCAAGCGTATGATACAGGCCAACTGCAATGCCGTCAGCTTTATCGTAGCTTTCGACCTTAATACTGCCCTTCTTATTATACTCATAGGGAAACGTAATTCCTAAATGTTGGGCGACAAGGGCCGGCATTTCTTCTTTTTTTGGTAAATCTTTACCCGTCTTTAGCCCATGACGAATTGTCATAACACTATAAAGAGTAGGTTCCTTACCAAGATAATCATAAGCAGTTAGACAAATCATCCTATTAAAAGTAGTTAACATGATAATAGTCTTAGCAGTACTCTTACCTTTCATAAACTGAATTATCTCTTCAATAGAGATATAATCTGGCTGAGCAGCTACGATGACCCTTTGAACTTGATTTCTGGTATCTACTATCCTTTCGATAATAGAACCTTTCTTTTTGGGCTTGATATATCCAGCTTTTACAAAAGAAATATTATTTGTTGTTTCATCCCAACTTAATATAGAATAACCAATAGTAGTAGAAGAGGCGTCAAAGCCAAGTATAGTTTTAGCCATACTTGGTAATATATCCAATAAAACAGAAAGACCCATAACCAAATTGGTTATGGGTCTTTCAACTATCTAGGGAGTGATAGATTTAGGACTGGGCGTCTTCACCTTCATAGTCAGGGAAAGTTTTGTCTAGTTCTTCATCATCAGTCATGCTGACGGCTGGAGCGGCAGCCTTGGTGCTCTTCTTTACAGCGGCAGGAGCCGGAGCAGAAGTTGCAGGTGCACCGCTGGTCGTTACACCATTGATTTTGTCCAATCTAGCCTGAACTTTTTCAGGAGTAGGTGGAGTGACTCTGCGCTTCAGGTCATCAAAGTCAATGCTGTCCTTAATTACTTGGTCAGCGGCTGATAGTGGTTCCTTTGGCAAGGCTTGAACACTGTAGTATCCAGTGGCACCGCCGTTCTTATCAACTTCAATGTTGATGTCATACTTAGTTGGATCACCAAATCTTGGATTTTTGTTATATTTTCTAATCTGTGAAAACACAGCAAAAGAGATGTCCAAAATCTTGTAGGTACCAGTCTTACGACTAATAACTCCTAGTAACCAACGCGGCTTAGCCTTGTCGCCATCCGCACAGAGAGGGCAGCTTCCATGAATTGCAGAACACTGAACTTTCTGTCCGAAACCGTTGTCACCTTCTTTCTTGTACTTATGAACCAAGTACTGGTATGGTTGGGTCAGAATACGGATTTCGTTCGGGCCCTCATCTAAACGAAGAAAGAGGTCTTTGCTGTTTGTTTGCTTCTTGTTATCGCCTGGGAACACATCATCATTCCAAGATACTTCACCGAATGTACTCATTTTGATCTCCAAATGTTATTCTATTTTGTACTTATAGTACGTTTATCTACTTAACAAAAACAATCGATCGTATTTTCTATCACATTAGTGTGTAAATCGTACGTAGCGAGTGCGGGTGTGGTCAGTGGTACGGCCAAATCTTACTCCAATACCTCTATTACGTAGCCTATTAGCTATTCTGTTAATCACCACTCTGAGGGCGCCTGGTGAACCAGGAAGAAGAGTCCTCTGACGTTGACTAAGAACACGGTTCAAAGCAGTAGTCAAATTTGTCATCGTTCCTTTCCAAATGCCTCCAGATTGTTCTATTACTGAGGTGACCCCACGAAAAATCACCTCATTTGTTTCATTCGCGTTAACCATTGTATTACTCACTTTCCTATTCGTAATATCTTACTTCTGTTCTTTATTAGGAACTGTCACAGTCTTTACAGCATTGAATACTAAGCTTCTAATGCTATGAATTCTATGTAGCGGAAACATCATCTCCAAAATTAATTCTTTGGAAGTATTTGTCAAGATGTCCGCAAAGGTTTTGATTATTTCCTCTTCGTCCTTATCACAGAAAATTCCCTTGACTTGGACAAAACCGTTAATTGATTCAGGCTTATCCAAAGAAATAAATCTCTGAAAATTACGAGTCTTCCCAGAAAGACCATCTTCTAATGTAATTAAAAATGGTGGTTTCTTGAGGGAGGCAGCTTGAGCGCCTAAAAGACTATTTGGACCCAACTCAATTGGCATAATTACTTACCTTTCTTGCCCTTCTTTGCTTCTGTTTCTATACCAGCTTCATCAGCAGTAACGCCATTTTTCTTGGCCTCTTGTTCCTTACGAGCTGTTTCCCACTTTTGCTCACGCGCCTGGCTAATCTTCAAAGCTAGTTCAGTCGCAAGAGCTGGATCATCTTTAAGAGCTTCACAGAACTTTGGAAATCCAACCCACTTCTTATCACCATATTCATGAGATACTGTGGAGGTCTTAACGACCACGTTGTAATCTAAAGCTAGCTGTGCAATTTCTTCATGCTTATCTATAACGCCGACTCCGAAGTTTACTTTGAATTCACACTTACGAGGGTAAGGGCCAAACTTCGATTTTTCAATGGTTGCACGCATCGTATGTCCGACCTTTTGCTCTTTTTCATCCAAGATTTGCGCATCTGCACGAGCTACCGCTTCAAAGTAAACGTTAGCACTCAAGAAGTGAGCGTAAGTATTTCCGCCAGAAAACGAGTGGTCTACACCATAAGGATCCATATTGGCTTTCTTATGGTTGATGAAAATAAATGGCACCATTGCCCTATTTGCATCAAGAGAAAGCTTACGGAAAGTAGTAGTTAAGAATCTGGCAAGTAAAGCCATATTCATCTTTCCAACAACCGAAACATCTTCGCCTGGTGGAATAATGGCGCCGAGTGAATCCAACACAACCATGTTGATATTGAATTCTCCCGCCATAATCATATCGAGTAGTCCTTGCTTAGATTTGCCGACTAGCTCATGAGTCTTTTTATCTTCCTTAGGAACCCCAAGAATCATCTCAAAACAGCTACGACCAATAACGGCCGTTTCACCATCTACAACAATAATTCTAGTGACATCTAGTCCAAGAATCTCTGCCCACTTAGCATCGAATGTGCCTTCTGCATCAATGAACATCTGTTGAGATGTTGGGTCTTGTAGTTGCGCTTCTTTCATAGCCAGCATTGCCATTAGGGTTTTGCCACTGCCGGGGGCGCCATAATACTGAATCAATCTGCCTTTTGGTAAACCACCGGATGACAAAGCATCGTCAAGAACCATAGAGCCAGATGAAATAACAGGAAGTTTTTCTCCAATAGTTTCATGGGCGAGTCTAACATCTAACTGAGCGTCTGCTTCTGCAAAGCTTCGGAAAAATGCGGTTAGCTTATCGGCTTTCTTTTTTTTATCATCTGACATTTTTTCTCCTATCAATAGCCCTCGCCTGGCGGGTTGCCGGTGCCTGAACTATAACCGAGGATCGTCTTTCGGAGCCCGCCAGCAATGTCTTTAAAATGGTGGTGAGCTTTGATCAAAATCTCGTATTTTCGGTCCAGGGCCATTTTAGCACCTTTGGCTTCTGCTAATTTTACTAGTATTGCTTCGACTTCGGGCGATGATTCTCCCGCCCATTTCTTCATGTCCACGGTCGTTCGCGCTCCATCAGGAGACGCATATTCTAAGGACACTTTATTCTTTGTACTATTTACTTTCGATTCTAGATATGCTACTGTCTTTACCATCTTAGCTAGATAATCTGCTAAAATATCTGCTCCTCTTAATGATTTTTGTTGTAAAAGTTCTGCATGTGCTAAATCAATAGCATCTACATCCCTTAATTGTTCCAATACACTTTGTATTTCCGTAAGGTCAAAATTCTTAAAGTCTTCCTCAAGGTTAGCACCTAAAACATCGCCGAGTCTTACTTGTTGGCTCATGTTTGTCTTTCCCCTATATAATTGAATTAACCGAACTTTTTCTCGACAAATAATTATTTGCCACGACCAAAATAATCAAATGATAAATAATAATTCTGCCCATCATTCATCTCATTGGCCGGCGTAAAATGTAGCTTAAAACTACCATGAAAACTATCAATCCATATTTCATTACAAAAATGGTTGTAATCATAAGCACTTTCTAAATTAGCTAAAGCCTCATCTATTTTATGAGATATTTTATCCATTATGAAATCTTTGACAAATTGCTTATCTTTATTGCTTATCTTTTCGGAATAATGTCCCATTTTACTTCTTGATTTCTTTAATGGCGTCATCAATCTGTTGATACATTAAACGTAAATGTTGGTGTTGCATTAATGACATCAAAAATAAGAATACTTCTAAACTAGTTCTTCTCTTAGCGGGAGGTTTTAAAAAAATAATAATACCTTCATCATTAGTCTCAAACAAATCCATAAAAAGATCTTCGCCTTTACCAGTTACATCTGTATAAGACTTACAAATCTTTTGGTACATATCCCATTCATCATCTGTCATTTCCAGTTTCTTATTGTCAACGACTCTGATTGCCATGGTTTACTCTTGAAAAACTTCCTTGACCAGAACCCAATCGTTTGAAAGCGCCTTGAGCTTTTGCCTGCATCTTAGCTAGGGCATGCAAATCTTTTTCGTTCGCACCACCAACCCCTCCAAATTTTTTCATATTATTCATTGCTAAAACAACATCTGAAATTTCATCGTCATCACCATCGGAAGCTGGTGGCAAGCTCGAAGACACTATATCACCAGAAGCGATCATTTCCTTGCTCATCATAGGTGCCATACCACCTTCGGCTTTCGCTTGAATTGCAGCTTCTCGCTTGATTTTTTCTGCCATTGCTTTAAGATCCCTAGTTTTTGCGGCGACACTTTTAGGGTCACCATTCACAGCTTTCTCTTGCTTCAACATATTGTTTGCGCGATCGTGGAAAGTTTGAGTTCTATCATCGGTTGCCATCTTTTCAACAACAACTTCTTGTTCAATAACATCACCATCTTCTGTCGGAACCTTAATCTTAACAACAGACTTTTTCTTCTCTTGAAATTCTGCTTCATCAAGTTCTTTGCGTATTTCTTCGAAAGCTTCTTTTGGAAGATATTGTTTTAGATCGGGAGAGTCTGTTTTAATATAGTTATGATTAGATAGCAGCCAATCATCTAACTGTTCAGGGTACTTAAGCATCGCTTCCATAGCAGCAGCCAAAGTAGTTAGACAGTTCTTAAGATGCTCTTCCATAATATGTTTGCCACAAAAGGGACACACATTCATATCAATAGCATATTTCCATTTTGGATTAATTTCTATTTCACAGGATACGCACTTCATTCGATTACCCTTCTAAAACTTCTTTTTGTCCTCGTATAAGTTTGGCCATCAGCACTTGCTACTTTAACTATATCAATATCTTCAGTAATAGCTGTAAGATAATGAGATTGCTTATATCTAGACCATTTTATTTCTTGTGGTAAAGAAGATTCATCCACATGTAAGCAGCTTGCAATTTCTTTAGCTGCCTGCCGAATTTTTTCAGCTAGCGAGGCGCTAAGTGATTTAACATATTCTCTGTGTCTAAAAAAAATAGAAACCGGATCATTGGCAGCCCCATTAAGTGGAATCAAACTCAGGGAGTCAACTAGGGCTTGATTTCTAGTTACCAATGCATGTTCATAAAGCTCTTTCACTCGAAGCTCATAATCGGTTGGAGGAAGTTCTTCCTCGTTCCTATTTTGTAGGTTTTGGATACTTCCACTATCTGATTGTTGTTGAACACGTCTAATTGGCATTTATACCTTATTTCCGAACTCTTCTAAAAGAGCCTTTAAATTTATTCTCAACTACTGCATCTTTCGTGGGAGCGTATTTTTTTTTGATAACTCTTTCTAGAGCTTCAAAATTGTTATCAGTCCAATTTATCATTGACTTAATTTGGTCTCTACGAGATTTATTATCCGGTTGACAAAGACCATTTGCAATCATTAGGTTGGTTAGTTCTGTAGCTTTAGTTAGTTTTCTTTTCATTTCTGCGTGAAATTCTGGGATAGCTTCTTTTACCTTAACTTTCTTTTCCGCAGCTAATTCACTTAAATTACGACCTGGGGGGTCTCTTAGAAGATGGACGAACTTTACGATCAGATTTAACCTCCAAAGTTGATGGTTCTTCTTTTGGCGTCTCATTAGAAGTTATTCTACGAATTATACCTCCCGATCTCTTACCTTTATTTACCTTTTTAGAGGATGGTTTAAGATTATTTTTCTTAGCTTTGCTTTCTTCCATAGAATCAACAAAACTTTTAAGAGCTTGAATTTCATCTTGGAAATAAGTTGTTACTAATGGTAATTCGCGTTTTTCCGACTCTAATGCTACTGGATTAACCTTTTGCACTAAATCATCAAATTTTTCTTTAGTCAAAACTGGTGGGTCATCATTAAACCTAGATAAATCTGTCAGAGACTTATAATTATCTTCAGTAATATCTAGCTTTTCTTTCACAGACTTATATCTATTACGAGCCCACGAAACATCATAATCGTCATCATAATCTTTTTCATGAGTGGCTTCAAATATACTATTAAAAGCAGTTTGAAGCAATTCTCTCTGAGCTTCCCCAGGAACCGCATCAGGGTCTAAACCTTGAACCGTTAGTAGATGCCTCATAAATACATTAACTGGTGCTAATATCATGCTAATAGCAGATAAACCACCATTGACATAAGACTTAATAACATCAGGATTCTCTGAAAAAAGATATTTAAATATCTTATCAGTTTGTGATTGAAATAATTTTGTAAGACGACTTGACAATTGCATTATTATCTCTTCTTAGATGGTTTTCTGCCACGTTTGCGTGGGAACTCATTAACTTCATCAGAATCGACAGTTTCAATAATTTGAGTTGCTGATAATATTTCTTTTTGAGTTGGTTGGAAAGTAACGGGCACAGAACTAGCAGATGCTGGAGCGGCTAAAAATATTCCATTCATAGCAACTTCTCCAAACGGAGCGGCGCCAACAAGATGACTAGCGTTGGCTTGCATACCTCCAATAATAGAAGATGTGCTACTGAAGGTCTGGCTTGTAGAGCCGGTATAGTTGATTTGTTGTGGAGTTGTGTTTAAATCAACACTTCGTGATACCAGACCTTCAGTAGTTTCTCCCCCATACATGTGTACACCTGTATACGCATGCATGTCTGTTACGGCACTAGGAGATGCCGCAAATAAACTTTGCAATTCTTCTTCACTTAACAAACCATCAGCAGGTGAAGTGGCTGCTGCCTCAGGCGCACTTGCAGCAGGCACACTTGCAGCAGGCACAACATTTCCAGCCGTTTTACCTTGCTTCAAAAGAGCTGCGACTGCTTTCATATGTTCAACAGATTCTTTATCTGGAAGGAATTGCTGAAAGTGTTTTTGCACTTCATCTGCTTTTGGTCTATTACGAGAGTAGCGAGGGCTCTCTGGAACTGAATTTAGTTTAAGCTGAAAATTCGAGATAATAAAAGCGGCAAAGTCTTCCACTGTGGAATTATTTTTACTGAACTCGACCGTCTTTTTCAGAAAAAGGGACATTGCATCATTTGCACTAGAATTAGCTGCCATATTCTGCTCCAAAGAGTCATCCTCTACAAGGATAGTACCAGAATCAAGCTGGACAGCCCCAGGGATTAATCCTTGGTGGAAATGTCTATTTGCGGTAATGTATGACAGGTTATTTCTATCTGCCCATTCCTTTAGCTTTATTCTTGACATAACTACATTCCTTACTATGCATAGATTTTATATACAAATGATATCATCTTTATCATTTTTCGACGATACGGCCAATTTTGTTATCAACCAACATCGTATATATCAATCATCTTCATTTTCGTCATCTAAATCAATTAGGCCCTCATCATAGAGAGTATCTTCAATTTGATCTAGTATCTCCTGAGGACTCTTAGGTTTTTCCTCTTTTACCTCTCCAAAAAGCTTAGCTTTTGCCTCTTTAAGATTGATTTTCTTAGCTTTTAGATCGGCCGGCAAAGACGGCGGCAACGCGATATGGTATAATTGATCCAATATGATTCCCATATCATCTTCATAAGAATTGGTGTTACCCGAGAAGTACAATGCTATACCTATATCAAATTCAGCCTTCTTATTAAGTTCTGCAATTCGTTCCTGTACGGTTTTCCAGCGGTCCGGGAAAATAGTTAGAGTACATTGGTCGCCATTTTTATCTTCCATTACAGCTTTAATCATAGACTGACCATAATACTTACCTTCTTTTTTCACACGGAATTCAAAGAAATCACGAATGATACCTTTGACAGAAGATACATTGGTCTTATCCTTCATTCGTTTAATTTCTTGTACAGTTGTAGCATCTCCATCAAAGAATTTACCATATGCTAGTGATGGTTTGCAGCTAAATGACTCACCTAGATAATAATGCTCAAGAGCATAAATCTCTGGCATAGTCCAAGCAGACTCTTGTGGCCATGGATAAATAAATTCCTCTTGAGTAGGATCATGCTTCTTTAACCAAACTTGCAATTTCTTACGATAGTCAGAAACATACAAGTACATCAATTTGCGCGGAATACCAAACGAATCTAACGCGCCACATGCAGCTAAAGCCTGAATACTATTTGCTCGAACTGTTTTTGAACTAACTCTAGACATAAAATCAAAGAAACTAGTAAAAGGTCTCTTTTCAAGAATATCATTTATAGCATCAGCACCAACAAACTTAATTGCATCCAAACCAGTAATTAATTTGTTACCATCTTCAATGGTATAAGATAGTTGTGATTTGTTAATATCCGGAGGGACAATTTTGACCCTGCGTTTACGAATCTCTTTTTTGATCTTCTCAATGTTGCCCTTTGCATCTGGAGAGTTCGATTTAACTTCTGCCATTAAGTTAGCCATTAAGAATTCAATTGGATAATGAGCTTTAAGATAAGCGGTCTTGTAACTCGTCATTGAGTATAAAATACTGTGAGACATGTTAAAACCGTAACCCTGGAACTTATCAACAACTTCGTCCCAAATACGTTTAGCAATAGCCTCATCTACATTATTTTCTACAGCGCCTTTAATAAACTCATTTCTCCATTCTTGAACCTTCTTAGGATTCTTACCTTTTTCTTTAGTTAACTTACGAAGACGGTCTGCTTCATGTAAGCTCCATCCAGCTACGTCCTGGGCAAGATACATCAAAGACTCTTCATAAAGACCGAAACCGAATGTATTATTGAATGCTCGACCTAATGTTGGATGCAACAGTGCGAATGGTTTTTTGCCGACTTTGGTTAAGATAAAATCTTTACGCATGTCTCGGGCAGAAGGTCTTGCCAAAGAGTTAATATAACTAATATCATTAACCGACTTTGGTTTAATCTGCTTACAAAGATCAATAGTTCCGCCAGAGGTTCCTAACTGGAATACACAAAATGTATCGCCACTAGAAATGATATCATATGCTTCTTGATCATATTCATCATAACTAATATTTTCTGGAACTGGTTTGCCAGACTCCTTAATTAACTTCATAGCTTGACCAATGATATCTAGAGTTGAAAGTCCCAAAGTATCCATCTTGACCAGGCCGTTTTCTTCTGCTTTATCCTTATCATACTCAATGGCTAAGGCTCCATCCTTATCCTTTCTAAGCGGAACGAGTCCAGTCAAAGGGCGGGCAGAGATAATGATACCACCAGCATGGGTAGACCAAGCTCGATATTTACCACAGATATCTTTGTATTTTACAAACTCTGGATATTTCTTAGCATACTCTGCAAAGAGGGGAACTTTTGTCAAAGCGTCATCAATAGAGTGTATATCTGCAGGAATACAGTTTGCAACTTCATTGCCAATCTTAAACGCTTCTTCTTTGGATCCTCCAAATTCAAAAATACGCGCAATATCTTTAACGTACACTTTTGGTGTAATTGTGTTAACATTACTAACGTGTGCTACATGATCTTCGCCATATTTCTTACGCAAATAATTTTGAACTAACTCACGACCAGATGGCGCAAAGTCAGTATCAATATCTGGAAATGAACTCTTTTCTTTATTATGAAAACGAGCAAAAATCAAATTGTATTTAATCGGATCGGCCTGGTGAATTCCCAATAGATAAGCTACTAGTGAGCCGCCAACAGAACCTCGACCTTCTCCTACAGCAATTTCATGCTTTCTAGCCCAATCTATAAAATCTGCAACAATGAGCATATAACTGGAGAATCCATGGAATTCTAAAACATCCAGCTCCTCTTCTATACGTTTATTATATTGCTCACGTTGCTCTGGGGTAAGATTCTTGACACGAGAATCAAATCGTTCAATACAGCGGTAGCGCAAGAACAATTTATCCTCATCCAATTTCTGAATGTCTTCTGGCTGTTTGGTAACCCATTCACGGAATTGAGGATAATCAGGCTCATCTTTAACAGGGAATACTGGCAATTCTTTTCCTGATGGATTAGAAAACTTCGGATCAATCCATTCAGGCTTCTCGCACAAGTTAGCAAAGTAAATAGAATTATCTACGAAGGTTTGCGCTTCGTCTTTATAAACACGTGCAAAAAATTCTTTAACTTCATCGCCCGTTTTAAGATAAAACTCGGGAACCGGATACTTAAGGCGGAAACCAGAATGTTTTGGCTGATGCGCACCAATAGCAAGGAATGCGTCATGTACATCCGCATCTTCTTTTGTTAGATAATGAGCATTACAGGCAGCCACAACACGAACATTGTGTTTTTTGCCGAGCTTTACTAATTGTCTGTTCAAAAAATCTTGATCAATTTCATCATTAAAGATATTTGAACCGCGCTTCATGTTGTTGGGCTGAATTTCAATCCCCAAATTATCAGCAAACAAATCTTTGAGGCGCAACAGAGTTTTCTCTGCTTCATCCATTTTACCCTTCATAATAGGCTGGCTGATGATGCCATTACCGCAAGCGGTCAAACAAATTAGTCCTTCAGAATACTGTTCCAATAATTTCCAATCAAGCACAGAATAAACGCGCTTACCAACAAAGGAACTCTGATCGAAACCTTTCTTATTCAATGTCAACAAATTACGATAGCCAACAGCATTCTTGGCTAATAATACAATGTGACGAAATTTCTCATTAACATTGGAGGCATCATCTTGAAAATAACATTCACATCCAATAATAAGTTTTACACCAGTTTCTTTTGAAGCCTTCCATGCATCCCATGTTCCAGCTAAAGAACCATGGTCTGTTATTGCCACTGCTGTTTGCCCTAGTTCTTTTGCTCGCTTGAACAATGCCTTGGGTGTGATGATAGAATCAAGAATAGAAAACTGCGTCTGATTATGCAGCGAAACAAAGTCGGTCATAAGACCTCCTGATATGGTTTGTGTATTGTAACACGTATGTACATCTTACCCAATCTCAGGGGAGTTTTCAGTCTAAGGATAGACTGCGTGTACTGTGCCAGGGAATACGGTGTGGTGGTTACGTTACCTTGACAATATAGATTTCAAATCTTTTTCGTCAAGGTTCTGACTATTATCGTAAAAATAACTAATCTTCTTGAATTGATCTTTCCAGAATTTTTTGTTACGAGTCTTCTTAGTCAGCAATTCTTGTAAATCAACAAAAGACAATCGACGATGACGGAAAAGAGCATGAGCTATTGCCATCACTGCGTCCCAATGTTCATGAAGTTCATTTTGCACTTCAGCCATTAATTTTCTTTTATAAGCTGTTCTTTTAGGCCCTGGAGGTGCCAGGTTATACTTTTTAATCACCTCTCGGGCTGATTTGTTATCATCTGCAGAACCATAACTGATAAAAGTTGGAGTTTGTTTAGACCCTGAAATACTTCTAAATAAAGAAGTTTCAGCAATTAAACCAGCATAACTAATACCAATTTCTGCTCTAACTAGAGTATTCAATAATTCAGGGTCTTGAATTTCATCAAAATCACTAGGATAATCATAATAACAAATACCGTGAATTCTTTTAAATTGCTTATTTTCAAAAACAGACACGGAACTAACTTTCATAAGGTATAACAATGCAATAACAGCATGTCCTGCCTCATGATAGGAAGTTGAAATAAATTCGTGGGTTTTGGTAACTTTCTTTCTGACTTCAGTGATAGAACCTTTACCCTTTGCCATCCTCACTCCGTTCTGACAAGCAACGCCTCAAGATCATTGAGGATTTGGTCACAGTCTGCTCTTTTACACTTAGCATTTAGCTTATCGCCACCAAATGGACCCGTCACTATTAAGTCCAGATTATCGGCATATAGCATTCCTGCTTTAGTAAAGTGGGCAGCTTCTGTATACCCATTACTTTTCAGAACTTCAAGTAAGCTATTATCAATTGGCCTATCTAGTTTAAAAACTATTTGCTTCTTGTTACAGCATGCTTGAATAAGGAACCTTTCGACTTTCATTAGTCGCCTTTGTTATCTAGGTCTACTCCCTTGCTCTCTAAGCAAAGTAGAGCATATTGAATTTTTGCCTGTTGTACTTTCTTAGCATCACGATAAGGAGCAGCTAGCTCTTTAGACATTTCTCTAGCTGCGGTTAACTTATCATCTGCATCTTCTTCTCGATTGACTGTGTAGATATTACCCTCACATTCAACGATAATTTTCTTTAATTCATCAACACTAGCTGCATCAGCAGTGTCTTTGAATTCCGGCATCTTCTTAATGAGATCGTCCCACTTCTTTGGTAAAGAGGTTAAAGGACCATTATCTTTCTTTCCCATTATACTTTCTCCCTGTTAATCAATCAATTTTATTGACTTCACTATGAAGTCCATAGTATTTTCATCTTTAATACGTGAGAACAAGATTTGCAAATAACCAGTCTTGTTCATCTGTTGAATAACTTCATCTAAGCTTTGAGTTACTTTGGTATTAGCCAAATTTTGCTTGATGATTTCAAACACCTCTTGATCAGTTAGCTGTGCTTCTGGCTCAGCCTCTCTAATCTTATCTAAAATTAGAGATAGCTTAACATTTTGCTCGGCCATTTCAATCATCTTCTCTCGGTCTACATCTGGCATAGTATTCCAATCTACTTGTGATTGGTGGCTCAAATATTGAGCCTCAGACAAAGACATCCAGTTTGGAACTTTAATATCAACACTATCAACAAGCTTTCTGGCCACAGCCTCTTGAATTGCTAGTTTCTTCATACTGGCTGAACGTGCAAAGGCAGCCTGAGCAACAGTTTCTTGCAATTCAGCAAAGGTAGTTTTACCCATCTTCTTAGCCATTTCATCATCAAGAGCACATGGTACAGTTTTAGTTCCCATCTTTACAGTAACTACGAAATGAATGGTCTTTCCTGCTAAAGAAGGAAGCCCTTGAGCAGGAGCAATAAAATCAAATTCACGAGTCTCATCTAGTGACATGCCCAATAAGTTGTTATCAAATGCTGCTAATGGACTATTACCTACGGTAATCATTTCGCCTTCAGCAACTAAGCTTTCTACAACTTCACCGTCTACACTACCTTTGTAATCGATGAGAACATTATCGCCAGATTGAACAAAGTCCGTATCGCCATAAGGAGATACTTCACCTAAACGGACACGCAACTCCTGCATCATCTTTTCGGCAAGTACAGACGCCTCTACTTCACCATGTGGTTTTACAACTTCCATATTTTTCCAATCAGGAATTTCAAAATCTGGTTTTGTCAAAATTTCAAAATCACAAGTAAACTTACCACCATCTAATAGTAAATTATTGAAACGAGGGGCGCCATGTGGTCTAATCTTCTTTTCGAAAAGAGTATTGTGAAATGCATCTTCTGCCAAAGCTCGCTTTAGAGAATCATCAATTTGTTGACGATAATACACCCTAATAGCGTCTGGTGGTACAGGCTTACCTGGCCTAAATCCGGGCACTGGGGCTTTCTTAAAAGCATTTTCTACTTCTGCTCTCTTATCAGAGATTTCCAGGAAGTTAGCTTCATAGTGAACAGACAATCTGCATGGTTCTAATTCAGTTACTTCAATTTGCATTGTTTCCTCTTACTTTAAATCTACTACGGGATTGCAGAACATCTGAAACGGCTTTACTCTGTTATCTTTATCTTCAATGTTTAGCACAAACTTAACATTAAGATCGACAGCTTGAAAAGTGGCATTCGGATCACTTTGAGATACTTTATGTTGACTTTCATTAGCAATAAGCTGTTCAATAATTTCATTGATTGCTTTATTACAAATTTTGTTTACCACGCAACTTCTCCATATATTTTCGAAGGTTCTAACATTTTCTTTCCTTCTACACATACATCAGAATAATCACAGAAACGACAGAGAATCGTAGGATTTGGTCTAAACTCTTTCTCAGAAAGCATTTGCTTTGCATACTCTTCGTACTTATCTTTTACCGCTAAAATTTCTTCCTTATTAAACTCAACTGTCACATATTCAAAATTATGTCTGAGTAAAATATAAGACGCTCGCACTTTCTCTATACTCGGGTCTTCAGACACTATAACATAAGCATATGTTAAAAGCTGAAAGAAGTCGTTTTTGAGATATTTTTTGTTTTTCGTGGTTTTGTAGTCCGCCACGTGGATTACATTATCAACATCCAATTGAATCCTGTCAATTGCTCCGTTTAATACAAGATTTTCAGCGATGGCAAAGTCAAATCTTTTTTCAACCGCAATTACGTTGGCTGGCATGCCACCTTGTTTATCTTTGGTAATTAAACGCAAATACTGGTCAATAATTTGAAAACACTCCTTCTTCATTTCAGGAGTCATCTTATCTTTAAACTCTTCCAGTGCATGTTTAAAGGCATCATTCATTGTAACATTGTATGGTAACAAACAACCTTCAATATACTGCTTGTGAAAAAACTCTAAAACACTATGGCAGAATTTGCCAAAAATATGAAAGTCCCAGTCTTTGCGTGGCAGTTTTTCAATATAACAAAACTTGTACTTGGCTTTACAATCCAAGAAAGTCTTGGTTTTACTCGCCGACAAACGTAAATCTTCTGTCATTAATATTCTTTCGTTTAATGTGTAATACTTATATATCGATTTAGAATAGAACACGTCTTGCGAAGGGCAACCATTCAAAAATAACTCCCGCGCCACTCTTAGTTCCCATTGCCATTTGAGCCATATTACCATCAAATGTTCCAGTTGGTTGATAAGGTGCAGTTGAAATAATCCATTTATTAGACCAAGAATCTCTATAGTAATGAGTCATTGTATTAGTGCGTGGATTGTAATGTGCTCTTACAAAAGAACCACTAACTGGAGCCGAAGCATCTAATCCTGTATTAAAATAGAAAGTTCCATCTCTTGCTCTCTCAGCATTTTCTAGTGAGAAAAACTGTCTATTAATTTGTGGAGGATCACTTGGATCTTCGGTACTGAAATCCTGAAAAATAACCATTGCTCGTGGATCAAATAATGATGTAAATTGATTAGTCTCTTCTGGACCTTGTCCTGAAGTTTGCCCTTTGTCTGGTTGAACATCACTTGGATAGGGTAAAATGGTTTTACCTGGTAAGTTACCGATGTTGCTTCCTTGATTGCCCAAAGCATCTCTATTAGTATATGTTATCTGATAATTTGTAATATTGTACGGCTGATTGGTATACCCTGTTGGGTTACCTTGTCCATCAAAACCTGTAGGAGTGGCTGGTAGCTCTGGATTATAGACAGCTCCACCATATGGCCCAGCCTCGGCAGGATTAACATAACCTTGTTGAGGTTGAAATGGAGGTGTACCAAATGGGTAAGCATTCGGAACTACACTCCCTGCTTGAGCGGTAGTTCCAGCATGCCCTAAACGTGCATTACCATCTACTATGTTGGTCATATATTGCTCAACCACAATTGGAGATGAATCAACACCATTAGTAGCTAATATTTTAAGCGTAACCAATAATTGGTCAAATGGTAAAAAAATAGGCCCAGTATAAATAGTAGAGAATAAGGTTGGATCTGTTCCATCCAAAGTATAGAAAATAGTGGATGTGATGTTAGTAGTAATGGAAACTGTTTTTGGTATTCCTGCTACTACTTGTTCTGACGATTGTGTAACTGTAACGCTAATAACTGCCATATTATACCAAATTGAGAAATTTTGCATTTCTTTCTGTCATGTTCTTTTTTAACATAACTCGATAAACTTTATGAGCTACCCTTCTAAAGACTCTAGCTAGCTCTAAATAGACTTCCTCACCTTCTCTTCTATACAAAATTATGAATTGGTCGTAATAATCTAAAAACTCCAACTCGGGCGGTTTACCCTTGAAGGAGCCTTTTTCAATGTATATTAGTTTGTTTAGAGCGTAAAGGATTAGAAAGCGATAGAATTTCCGCTCTCCTGTCGCCAAGTATTTCGGTACAAAATTCTTTTTTAGGGCTTCAACGCTCATTTGAGAACATACGAAAGTATTAATAGTCTTGCCTATTAAGAAATTCTGGGTATGATCTGACAACGAACCTCCTCTCTTAGCTCTTCCAATGATTTAGTATTAAACAATACATAGTCAAATTCTTCATCCTTAATAGAACTTTGGCCGGTTTCACTAATATGTTGAATCTCGGGGGCACCAGTATCTCGATACAAACGTATCTGAAAAAATCCTTTTTCTTTTAGGTGATCAAATTCATTTCGGAATCGAACATCCGTTACAATCACGACATTGGATGTAAAAGACTCTTTTGATAAGTTTTCAAAACGATGGTCAAAATTCTCTAACCAAATACGGTCACTATACTTACGACCAACTTCTGTTCCAATATCAATTAGTGCTTGACGGTAAGTAAGAGGCTTACCATCCTTAAATGCTCCTGGAATAACCTCCGCTCTAAAATGAGATGGTCCATATAGAAATTCTTTGTTAGCACGCGGAAACATGGTCATTATAATCTCTTTGATTGGATCAGCAAATGCCATAAACTTAGGAGTAAAATACTCATTATTATTAATTTTGAAAATCTCATCTAGCAATAGATTGGCTAATGTGTTTTTGCCTGTATTGGCTTTGCCGCAGATTGCAATCTTATACATCTGGCCCCTTACCACGATGAAACAACTTTCGCACGTGATACCATGTTTATATCTTGTTCTACCAATACTGCATGTGAGAATTTATCTTTCAAACGATCATTATGGGTAATGACTAAAATAGTATAGTCCTTTGAGAAAAGCTTAACTATATCTGCAAAGAAATCTACACTTGCTTTATCCAAAGACTGATCAATTTCATCTAATAATAGGAATCGAACATCTACACCACTTAATTTTTGTAACAAAAATGAAAGCCCCAATTTCAAACTAAAATTGACAGCCAACTGCATAGCACCAGAGATATTCTCATAATATCGTTTTTTACCATTAACAGTATAATGAATATCTAAAGTGTCCGCTTGGTCTCCTGTCTTTTCAATAGTCTTTTCAACAGAAAAAGATAACTGCAACCCAGGTTTTAATTGCGTAAGTAAAGCATTGGACTCAATTTGTAAATCATCAAGGACATTTTGAATTATTAGATTAGGAATACCAGTACTAGAAAATGCTTGTACAACGGCCGGATACATTCCCAGTTTATCTTCAATTTCTTTAAGTAGTTTACTGTATTCAATCTTTTTGCGCTTTTCATCAATCCTTTGGTTTAAATCATGCTGAAGAACAGCTTTAGTACTATTAAAATGGTTTAGCTCTTTATTGTTAATCAAGTTTTGTGACTCAATAGTTTTTGCCTTTTGCTTTTCTTCTTGTATTTGTTTTTCAAGAATCTTAGCTTCTTTAATTGCTGAAGAATTTTGAAGTTGCTGGGATATAGCATCCATTTCTTTTATCTTCTCTTCCAACTCCTCATTGAATTTATCTAGTAGGATCTTATACTCATCATGAATAGTGCGCCTATCTGCCACTTCTTTCTTTTTGGCAGATATTTTACCATTGATACTTTCAAGATTCTGTTTAGACAATGTAAGCGTATTAATAGTTTGCTGGTGAACAGCATTCTCCGTATTCAAAGTTGAAATCTCTTTCTTACAATTTTGAATGTTAATTTGCTTTTCACGCAATTCTTGATCGATTTTTTTCTGACAAATTTTTCTATGTTCTATTGTGATAGGCTGACGACATTCTTCACATTCGCCATCTTCAGGAATTGGTTTTCTTAGCTTTTCAGCTCGCGTCATATCATTTTGAATAGTTAAACTTAACTGAGCTATCTTTTCTTTATTTGCAATAATCTTCTCTGAAAGAATATCTATTTGGTTAAAATCTAGCTCAGCCAATTTAATTTGAGTATCTTCAAACTCTTTTAATTCTGCTACGGTTTCGTGAGCAAGTTTAACTATATTAGATTTCTTAGTAGTATATTCTTTAATAGAAGTTTCTATCTTTGTTTTTTCAATATTAAGAGATTGTTCTTTAGCCACCAAATTAGAGAATTTACTTTCTAGATTAGAATGCTCATTTACTAGTTGATTAATTTTTTCATTAATGACATTAATCTGAACTTCAAAATCTCCTACTTTAAGAGAACGAACGGATATTTCTTTTTCTACATCCATAAGTTTAGCAGAGATGTCTGTCATAACAGCATCTGGATCTCCTAAGCTACTTATAAGTGTACGAAACTTATCAGCCTCTTTAGAAAGGGCTGATGATTTATCTTTAGCAATCTTTTCTAGCTTTGAATATACAATAAGGTTCAAGGCATCTTTGAGAATTTTCTTACGAGCCTCAGGAGTAGCGGTGGTTAAACCGCCAAAATCGCGCTGTAGAAAATGTATGAAAATTCTAAAAGATTTCAAGTTCACTTTAACTAACTTGGCTAACTCTTTATCTGTATCGGCAGAGCGACGGCCCGATATGTCTTTCCAATACTTATCAGTATCATCTACAATAGGAGTATAACGATCGCCACTAATAGAGTGAAGAGCTTCGGTTTCATCGCCATCTAGAGCAGTACGTTTGTAGAGCGTAAGATCGGTGGCGCCTTTGCGCGTGCGCGTGCGCGTGACTCTATATTCTTCGTTACCAACAATAAAATCAAATGTCACACTACACTTATCAGCATCATCACGAATAATATCCTCTAGATTAACATCTGAATAGTTAAAGAGTAAATATTCGATCGCTCGGAATAGTGTAGTTTTACCTACACCATTAGAAACTTCATTATTGTTTTCTGTTTTCCCAACAATTAATGCTGAACTAAACTGAGAAAAATCAATATAAGCATCATCATAGCACATAAAATCTTTTACATAGAGCCTGGATGGTTTCATTCTTTGCCCTCGGCCTTGTAGATGGTAAGAATATCCATAGCTAATTCAATAAAGCCAGGTCTTACAGCATCTTCTATATAGGTTTGCGCATAAGTTTTGATTGCGGCAGCCACATCCATCTTTGAGTCGATGGTATTGTTATTATCCTTTTTGATAAGGTTAACTTTCTTAAATTCTGAGATTGCATTGACATTGAAAGCGCCTTGCCCTGTCAAATACTTTTCGATTGTTGATTTGTTGATTGATTTCAACTCAGGAGATGCAAGTGATACCTCTACTTTTACAATCGCCTTATCTTGAACCCCAGCCTTCTTGATTTCGCTCAAAACATAGGCCGTGGTATCATCGGTACCTTTGGGTACACTGACTGTGATTTTTTGCAATGGTCTTGTTGGTAAATACGCTGAACTCCATCCATTCTCTTCATCACAATGGAAAATTACAATGTGTTTCTTATGATCTGTTTCACCAAAATTAGAAATATCCATACTGCCAATGTGTGCAATATAAGGGTTTTTCTTTTTCATTACTTGAGGTTTATGAACATGTCCCATCCACACATAATCATATCCTTGGAACATATCCAAAGGACAAAACAACTCGTTAGCCAAATCGTCAATTTCATCACCAATTGGAATTGAACCTTCGATCGCTAAATGTCCTATCAACACTTTTCGATAGGTGGTTGGAATGCTAGCAAGTTCATAGACAAGACTATCGCGAACCAACGCAATTGCTTCAGCGTTAGAATTGGAGCTAAATGATTTTCTATCACGAAATGGCACGAGCGTAAAAGCTGTAGTACCAATTATGATTGTGTTAATGTCTTTGTAGACACTAATCCCGTCTAATTCAACTTCACTCACAATATCTAATGGTGAAGTTGATACTAGACCATTGCGTAGAATATCGTGGTTGCCAACAATGATATGCACATTGATGTCATGTACTTGACATTTTTTGAGCCAAGAAATAAATAGAGTAATTAAAGCTGGATGAGGCTTTGGCTCTTCAAATACATCTCCAGTGATGATGATGTGATCTGCATGATGCTCAACAGCCTGATCCAACGTCCAATCTAATAAGTTTAGTTGGTCAACAATGCGACTATTGAGCGTAGAACCAACACCGCCTTTACCGATGTTTGTTCCTTTACCGACGTGTGGATCACCTAGAATTATTACCGTTGACATTCAGTCCCTTAGCTTTTGTAAATCTTGTTGTGAAGTATGTTCCATACAGTTTTCTTGCTTACGCCATACTTCACAGCTAATTTGATAGATGAAATGCCACCAGCAAAGTACTCTCTTCTTATATCGTTAGCTTGACTCAATGTCAACTTAGCACATGAGGTATCTTCACTTGAAAGTCCGAACATACCATTCTTCTCTCCGGCATTTTACCAATCATAGATTGAGACATTCTACGTTTAGTCTCTTCTGTCGCTTTCTTGCCCATTCTAAACTTAGCTATCTTTTTTTCTTGTTCGTTCGGAAACTATCCTTTTACCATTACCACCAAGCGCAATGTTGTAGCCATATTTTTTATCCGATGATTTGTACTGTTTTATGCAATCGATTTCTGTTTGATCAATATCTTCTAGAGTTTTTGCTTGCGCAATCACATCAAAATGAAATTATGTACTCCATGCTTTCTAATAGCATTTGCAAAGTGCTTTTTGTCTTTGCCGAGTTTAACATCAGATTTATGTCTGCGCCAACGAGCCCATGGATTAACACTTTGCCCAATATAAACTTTTCCGTTAATTATGTTTGTAATCCTGTACAGATAAAAATACTTCATACAATGAATGTGAAAATTTACCTACATGCACATCGCCATTAATAATGCCACTCTATAGTCAAATGATCCTTCTTTTTATTGTATCGGCATTCAGTTGGCATTGGGCTTGACGTTAAGATATACAACAATACCAATTCCCTATCTTTTGCTCTTTCTTTAAAAACAAGATCAGGAAGCTTGATTCTTATGGTGTAATAATCAACCACATCAATCTCTAATTCTTCACATGTGCGAGCGGCTTTTTTTGAGCCCGCGCATAAAACGATGGATATCTACTTCGGTATTATGTCCGAACACATCATCATGATTTTCTAGAATTTCTTCTAGTTTTTCTTCCCAAGTTTTCTTCATGGTTTATATAGGTTTATGTATTCCTTCAGTTTCTCAACAGTTCGGCTTAACGCCTCATTATTAAGCTTTTTCTTTAGGTTCAGCGTGTCGAATTTTTTACACGCTTGCTCAACATATACCCCCGCTTTTTCGGTCGAATAAGTCTGATAAAACTCACGTACAGTGTTTGAAAAGTCCATCATTATTTTGAGACGCTCATCAAAATCCTGCATGTTGTACATATTATCCTCATCTACATCTGATTCAAATAGATGTAGTATCTTTTGAGCTGCTTGTACCTTCGTACATTGTTCCATCTCTACTACAAAGTCACAACAAGATGGACCTTTGTGGCAACCAAAACAGTGGAACGTATTTGTATGAGGATAATACCAGAATGAAGGTGAACGCTCACGGCCACCCGCATGCGATTTGAATGGACAAGCTGTTTTCTTATTATGTTCATCCAGGCGGATGCCATAATGACGAAATAACTTTGTAATGGGTACTGTATTGGCCCTACTAATCAACTCTTGATAATAATCTTTTCCTGCAAAAGCCGCTGCAACACTTCCAGTTTCCCCTGGTGTCTCGCTATTGCTATTGGATCGGGCGGTACTTGGTATATGGCACATAATTGAGAATATTGACCGAAGCGCTCTTTTTCTTCAGAAATTAAAGATAAAAGTAGCTCTTTGGGTGTCATGGTCAATTTATTCATTACCTTTTTTCGTGTCAAGAGCTTTAGTAATTTCTTTGTTTATAAAATCAGCCATAGCAATAGGATCTGTTTTTTTATGAAGCTGTGCTATTGCATATTCTAGCTCATTCAACTTATCTCTTTGAGTGAAACAAGTTTTTAATAAAAGCACAATCCAAGTAAGCGAGCCTTCACTTTCTCTTTCATTTGGATCACTATTAATTTCTGCTGCCAACACAATCATATTCTGAAGAAGTTCTTTTTCTGATTCTAGATTAAATATGTTGCGATTCTGTGGTAGAGTTTTATCGGCCATAGCTCTTTGAAACTGTACAAACAATTCGGCGGCTCGTTTTTTGTAACCAGATAGAGTTTCTTGCGTTTGTTGTACTTGTTGTTGAAATTCTTGCTGAGTTGGTTTTTTACGTCGACTATCAAATATAGATTGTCCTTGACCTTTCACTCCAATCTTAGGAGTATATTCGTCAGGTCCTTGTAATGTTGGTTGTCCGGGTGGATTTGGTGGGCCGCCTCTATTTGTCATATATTATCTCTTCTTGAAAGGAATTAATGGTTTAGAAACTCGCTTGATAAGCACAAACTTATCAGCTAACTCAACAGTAAAATGAGGGGCAATTGCAGCCTCCAGTGAAGGGAGAGTTGCAGTAGAGCGAATAGTTACATACAGCGTATTTGGTTCAACAGGCACAAAGGTGGCGTGTTGAAATACATACTGATCTGGCAGACCAAACATTTCAATAGGACGATTCTTAATTTCATCCCAAATCTTTTCTGCTTCCGTCTTGACAGCAACTGGCGGCAATACCTGAGGAACTGGGGGGTTAGCAGTTTGTGGAGGTGCCACCGGCTTATCTACCTTCTTGGTTTTTACTGTCTTTTTGGCAGGCTTAGTAACCTTGGTTTTCTTACTAGATTTCTTGCTGGTTTTCTTTGGCATAACTTTCTCCATTTAAAGGTTCAAGAAGTACATATATCAGCAAAAGCACTTCTAAAAGCGCTGGTAAGAGTAAGCCCGCTAATCCTTTTCACCTCTTTACCGCCTTTAAGAATAATAACTTCAGGTATAGATTCAACAGAAAATCTTTTACACTGATTAGGAAAAGACTCTACATCAATAGCAAAGAATGCTATATTCTTGTGCTTTTCTTCTATTTTAGAAATCATAGTGATAAACTTATGATGATACGGCATCCAAGAAGCATAAAAATATAAAGCTTGTAATGGTAAGTCTATTTGTATTTCTTCTTCTTGAGTGATGAATTGCATTAATTATCAAAATCTTTCTTATCTGAACTATCAGACTTTTCTAGTGTCGCAACGAATTCTTCTATATTTTTAGAAACTTTTGCTTTTTCCAAAACTACTTTGGCTACTTTTTTAGCTATTTCATCAGTTATAGCAGATAGTTCTGCTTGCGTAAAAACTCCCTTTTCAATTAAAAGTTTTTCTAAAGCAGTTATTCTCAGCATCACATCAGCCACTAAAATATCAGTATTTAATTCTATTCTGTCATCTTTTTTGTCAGTCATTGTTATCTCCTATATCTATTATAACCTGTTTAAACACAATAGGAAGGTCACAGAATTCTAACCAATCGCCCTGATATTTGCAAAGTGGATTTTGGCAGCGTTGATGACCTATATGCCATTCAGGATCACTAACATAAACTTTTTTGGTATCTGAACTGTTGCATTTTGGACACTTCATCTGCCACAACATTTCTTATATTTCTTACCAGAACCACAAATGCATGGTTGGTTTGGCCCAATTTTAACCTTATTTACAATTGGAACTGGTTTTGGAATACTACGATCCATAAACAAAGTTGAATTCAAATGATCTAATTCATGTTGACATACAACAGCTACAAATCCAGTAGCAATAAAACTATGTGGCTCAGTCAAATTGTTAGTAATGTGTACTTCTTGAAATCTCGTAGTAGTCTCTAATCGACCCGGAAAAGACAAACACCCTTCATCTGTAAAAACAGCAGGGTCATATCCTTGAACCAATTTAGCATTTACTAGATTGAAATTCATCTTTGGTAATCGTACAATAGCAATATCTTTAGCGATACCTATCTGTGGAGCAGCTAAACCAATACCATTTTTTCCTAAACGATTAGCATAGTCTAGCTCTTTTTCTAAAGTTTCTATTAGTGAACCCACCTCTTCCATGGTAACAGGTTCGCAAAATACACGTAGCGCAGCTTCATTATTTGTGATTATCATGCTTTACCTATGTCCCCAAGGATCGTAATCATTTTTTACCACAGTTACAACCGCCAGGTTTAGGTTGTAATGGAGTTAGTTTTTTCAAACAAACGGTACAAATTTTATCAGTAGCGGAACAAACTTCACAAATTACAGCCATATTGACAACGACTGCGCCTTGACAACGCATACATTGCTTATTACTAACATACAGTAAAGCTAGCTTGGAGCAGGATGAGCACATCATACTAATATTCCGTCATATACACAGACTAGAGGTTACTATGGACGCATTCTTCCCTTTTATCCACAAAATCGAAAAAAAGAAGAACGATGAAGAGCTACAACCCCTCTATGTTGAATTAGAGCCGCCGCCAGTACGCCAAGAAAAAGATGATAAAGAAGAATCTCCACGAGTTATCATCATTGAATTGTGATATTATTTCTTCTTAGAAATATCCTCTAAGATATCAGAGGCTTCTTTGAATAAACCTTTAGCCTCAGCAAACCACAAATAAGAACTAATAATTTCGCGAGCTTGGCGATAATCTTCAGCAGGATCACAATGACCCAAACAAGATTGGCAAATCTTGAAACGAGTAACATTGATTTTAGACAAAGCTACGCTCTGTAGCTCGTCTGGATCAAATTCTTTTGCACAAACAATGCAGTTGCAAGATGTTACCTGGGTCATGGTGCTTCCTATATATCATGGAAAAGTATATAGGTATTCCATATTATTGGCCGAAGAATGGGGATAATATTTTGATTATCCCCATTTACGGAACTCAGATTTTAGCCTCGCAAAAAGTCATCCCAATCCTTATGCCAGTATTCCTGAGGATCTGCGACATAGTAATGTGCAGAGAAAGATGGGTGAGTTGGCTTCTTAAGAAGCTTCATATTTACTTGTTCAGGCGTTTTGTCAGCCTTCGCATTGTTACAAATCTGGCATGAAACTACACAGTTCACGAAGGAAGTAATGCCGCCTTGTGCTCTAGGTAATACGTGGTCGATTGTAATTTGAGAAGCTGTAAGCTTCTTACCGCAGTACTGACAAGTGCTTCTATCTCTTTTAACTAAAGCTTTACGACTGAAGTTTGAGTTGAAATAATTTCGTTTTACGTGAGTCTTCAATCTCAAGATAGAAGGGTGCTTAATCTTTCCATTGCCCCAAGTAATGAATTCATCCCAGTTAGAGACGACTTCAACCTTGTCTTTGAAAAGTAACTTGAAAACTTTCCTTTCTGGAATAAAAGAAAGCACCTCATAACTAGCATTCAATAATAGCGTTTTCTTCGGCATTGTTCTATTCTCCGTTTATAGTTCGGCAAGAGCATCATATATGTCCTTACCATCAATCTCGTTCCCTAGACAAGTCCAACCAGGTCGGAGTCTTCTGGCGAACAATTCTAGTTTCCGAGCTTTTGGAAACATAGTTTCCAAAGATTCTTGTAAGTCATCCGGTTTGGCCGAATGCCTCAAATTTTCAGCAAAGCTTACAGAGCGCTGTGACTTGTTAGCTAATTGCTTAAGTATTTTCCCGCGTGTACCAATTAAACAAATCTCGTGGGTCTGTCTAAATAAATGCCCCATTCCAAATGCTAATTCTTCATTAAAATTTACATTAGGTAAATTATCTATGATGGCATTAATTGCCCTTACACAAGCAAATCTCTCATAGGCAATTTGTGGGTGTCTTAGTACACTTTTCTTTATCCACTTGGTAAATCTCTGAAATCTGTGCTTCTTGATTTTGACCCATACATAAGTTTGTTTGTGGTCAAACCCCCACGCTTTCATAGTGTCGAGACCATCCTGAAGCAATGAGCCGGGCACCCATAAACATAAGACTGCCCCATCTGGATCGCAAGCCTCAGTTACGGGCATCTCACGAATTTGTTGCATTGTCATGGTGTCGTAGTTAGCCTGGGCACCACGCTTGACATCGGACATTTTTAAAGAATCTTTGAAAGGCCATGGACAATCGGCAACAATCACACTGAATTTTTTCTTACTCACTTTTGCTCCTGTAATCTAACAGTGCCTTAGCCACCATATACATCTGTTCGTCAGGGTGGTTTTGCCTAAAGACATTAACCTGATTTATAACGAACCTTATGTTATCTTTGGTGTAGCCGCCTTTAGGATTTAATCTATCAACTGACACAGAGTCCCACTGAAACCCCTGTCGTTTGTCATTGATATTTCTTTTTAAGTTAAAGGGCAGCCCTGTTAGCTCACATTTCCAACTTATCGAGTTAAGTTTTTCTAAAATCCAATATTTATCCAAATCATATGGTAATGAATCAACTTTACAAACATGCTTATGTCGACGAGCAATCTCGGCTGCTATACCAATATCAGTTGTTCTATATTCTTCGACTTGTCGTTGTTCGCATTTCTTGCAAACACTGTTTCGATATTTACCTTTACCTCGACCCCGTTTCTTTTCTTTCATTCGAAACAATTCGATGTCAAGCATATCTTTACAAGCAAAACAAAGCTTCTTGGTGCGATCTTCGTTATAATTTTTGTAATCTGGCATACCCTACACGGCAAATTATGCCAAGGTGGGTTAAACGAAATTCTTACCGCTAATTTTTATCTCTCCAAATTCTGGATGATTAAACGTAATCTCAATATCTGTATCACCAATATGTCCAGTATGAATATCTAAATCTGGTCTATTTTCTGACATAGACCATGTGCCGGAGTCCATTGCTTCAAGCAAAGATTTCATAAGCTTCATTTTTAGTTCAGCTTAGAATAATTGCTCAGCCCTTTCAGTAGAAATTTTTACAGACATTGTTGCACTCACTTGATGATGATCATCGGTAATTCGAGTGGTGATTGGGTGCCATCCACTTGAATGTTTTGTACCGCTTCAAGCTTTTCTTTACTTATATTAGCTTGCTTGGTGATCGTTACTCGATACACACCTATACCAAGTGCAGCCATCCATTTACCAGTTCCATTTGTTCTTGTTTTAAAAACTGGCAATCCAGTTGTTGCATCTACAATTTCAACGGGAGCCAAGAAAATAGATTTGCCATTCTTGTCAACACAGCGTTGTTGAACTGGAATTTGACCAGTTGAAACTTGAGGTAAAGGTTCATCGGGCGCTGGCGGAGGAGCTATTTTTGTATTCTTAGTTGCTTCGGGCGGTACTATAGCTTCAGAGCGACCAGGAGGCGGAGTCATTGCTTGTTGACGAGGTGTTTGCTTTGGAAGCTGCACTGGCAACTTCATTTCATTTTCGGGATGAGGTAAATAGACATTATCACCAGCATAAGTTTCTGGTCGTGAACTACGGCGGAAGCCATTTGGCATTTCCGTTTGTATTAGTTTAGATTCGGCAGCTATTGGAATATTCTTCTCTGGATCGCCAGCCGGAATTTGAGTAAACCCTGGTGGAACAACAGATGCCTGCCGTACAGGAGTCTGCATTGCTTCTACAACAATCTTAGGTGGACCAGCTTGCTGTTTATCTAAGCGCCCAATTACATCATTTAATTTATTAGATAATACTTTGATGTTTAAATCTTGAGCACGTATGATGTCTAATAACATACCTACTTTAGATTCTAAATCTAATAATACATCAGTAGCTTTTCTTGGTTCTTGTCCCATGATACCTTTATTCTAAGAATAAACCAACTTTTACCTTGACTCTCTTAAGAATAATTATATCATCAATTGGCACAGGATTTCCGTCGCTTAATTCGTGCTCACCAAATACTAAAGCTCTAGCTTGGTCTTCAATTTCGGTCTTAGGACCAGAACAAACTGGCACCCCAGCTACAATTAACAAATAAGACTCATCATCTAAACTGGTTAGAACGGGCAGCAAATCATCTGGATCGGCCGGCTGATGGATAGCTTCAATTTCCTGCTCAATAGCTTGTGGAGCGTAGGCTTGATAGTGTGGAAAAATATCTGCCGCTGTTGGTCCACTTTGATATCCTAAAGCTGTTTCAGTCACGAAATCATTATTATCAATCATTTGTTGATTAGGGTCAAACTCCGGATTGGATAAATCATCAATAATTTCACCATCTACACTAGACCATGTATGTTCCATATTATTTCCTACATTTGGAACCGGCCCCCTTCCAATAGGTGAGGGAGCTACCTCAGCATATGGTTGACGAAGTGGCACTCTTTTAGATCTTGGATTATCACTTGGCAGAGAAGTGGGCCTAGTCATTTGATGACCAGGCGCCACTGCACCGCCTTGATATTCTTGAGGTTCTTTACCATGTACCTGATACTGCGGCACATATGGTTTATATGCCGTAGGTTTATTTCTATCAGGGTTTTTGATTAGTTTAATTTTACCGTCAGTATCAGACATGTTGTTTCCAGATTATTCTGGAGAAGAGCCTCTCTTGAACTTTCTTTCCTTGCGGTTTTTAGCATGGCCTGAGTGTCTACAGTCACCTTTGCTACAAAGTTCAAGTTGTTTCCTTTTGGATTCGTTACGCTTTCTCCTACGTTTGTCAGATGGCTTCTCGTACGATTGCTTCTCTTTATATGACGAGAGAATACGTTCTTTTTGAACGAGGGCTCGAAAAGCTCTCAAAGCTTTATCGAAATTGTTCCCATACACTTTAACTTCGAGGGGTTGGGCTTGCACTGCTTCAATATGTGCGAATTTGTCGTTGACTGCGACTGGCTGCGATTCACCTCCCCTCGGTGCCTTTTTAGAGAACCTCTTACCTTTTCTATTATGGTCTTTCATTTGTAATGACCCGTTTTAACCTTATCACTTAATGTACTTATCAAGATTAACAGAACCGCCACTTAAAGCATTTTTGTCTTTAACTGTTCGGTTAAAGGCTTTTTGAATATCCTTTTCAGTTGGACTTTTACGATTATTCGCAAGAGCTTCAAACATAGAAGATATATACAATTCCTTTAAGTAAGCATAAGAAAACTCGTATTTAGTAGCATATTTGGCAAGCTCTCTACATTGTTTTACTGTAATGAGATTACCGAACCATCTTTTAAGATATATATAAGCCATTTCTGCATTTGGAAGTGGTATCTCGAATTTTCTATCAAACCTAGATGGCCTATCAGTAATGTTGGGTGCTAATTTTTTTACCTCATTTGCGGTAGCAATAATTAACAACCCATTCTTTGCTGAAATACCATCCATTAAATTAAGGAAGGATGAGATATCAACACTCTTTGCAAGAAGAGAGTCTAAGTCTTCAAAATAAAGCAGCGAAGGGCTTTGCTCCTCCGCATAAGAGAATGCTTCTCGTACTGCATCATCATTTGCTCCAGCTACAATAGTAACTGGTTTGAAATTATATTGAGAGATAACAGTGCGAATAATTGATGTTTTTCCATTACCAGGTTTACCATATAACAAAATTCCTCGTTTCCAAGGAATTTTGTTCTTTAGATAAAATTCCTTGGAAGACAAGAAACTCTCTACTAACCCCCTAATTTCAACTTTAATAGTTTCTGGTAAAAACAAATCTTCCCAAGAATGATCTTTGGTATAAGGAATGTCATCGCCTTCAATTACGCGAATATGTAAGTTGCTACGATCGCGTTCTTGTACCCAGTCATCAAACTGATTGCGAAACTTAACATAAGCTTCATAGTTGTTTTTTGAAACAACTACAAAGAAGCTAACTTCATCTTCTTGTTGATTTCCTTTATGAAACAAAGCGGCGTGCAAAAATTCTAACCCTCTAGCCTTAATATAGAAAACTCCTTGCATAAAAAACTTTTCATAATCATGTTCAGTAGTCCAAGAGATAGAAGAATCTTTATACAAGCATTCGATAGTAACATTATTCTCTTCAGCAAACTGAAGGAATTGCCCATCAACAATAATGCGGTTATGTACAAATTTCTCTAAACCAACTTGATCTTTGAGGGCAGTCTTGAATTGTTCAGTTGTCCAATTCATTAAATCAATGAAATTTGCTGGCGGTCTTTTCTGATCTGGAACTACCCTATTGGTAGGAGCAAGTTTCGCCAATCTCTCAGGCGAAAGGTGCTCCTGTTTCTCCAAAACCTCTGGAGTTAGATATTGTTCTTTAGTTATCATTTTAACAAGGTACTCGTTCTTTCTTTAAGCAACATTTGTTGATGGCGAAGACGCAATATTTACAGTGTGTTTACACTTGGGATATCCGGAGCATCCCCAAAACTTACCAGTCTTTGTCGTACGAATTGACATCGAACTGCCACATTTTGGACACATATTGGCTCCGTGTCCTACATATGCCTTGTCCAATTCTTTCTTAAATTCAGGATAAAACTTTTTCAACATATCGGTATGATTGACTTTACCACTTTCAATCTCATCAAGCTGTTGCTCCATTTTGGCGGTATAATCATAATCCATAAAAGTGAAAAACTGTAGAAGCTCATCAGTAATCTTTTTACCTAAATCTGTGGCATGGAAAACATTACCTTTCTTCTCAACATAGTTACGAGAGCTAATCTTGCTTAATAGCTCAGCATAAGTGGCTGGTCGACCAATGTTCTTATTAACTAGCTCTTTGATAAGCTTATCTTCAGAATAACGAGGAGGTGGTTGAGTCTGCTTCTTTTCCAATTGAACTGGAATCTTTCCAAAGCGCTGTAAGATATCTCCTACTTTCAGTAATGGAATATCAATCTTGGAATCATCCTGAACGCCAAGAACTTCAAGGAAACCTTTACTCTTAAGCGCTTTACCAGAAGCCTTTACCTCATGAGTTGGATCGCCTTTAATATGAGCGGTTATTTTCATGGTATCATATACTGCCGGCATCATTTGACTGGCCACAAAATACTTCCAAATAGTTTCATAAACCAACTTTTCATCTGGGTCGACCATAGCATAGTTATTGTTGGGCTCTAATGAAAGATCAGACGGTCGGATACATTCGTGTGCATCCTGTGCTGCATCTTTATTTTTGTAAGTATAAGCTTTCTTAGGTAGACCATACTTATGATCTTGAATCCACTTACGAACATCTTCCAGAGCTTCATCACCAACACGAACTGAGTCGGTACGAATATATGTACAATAGCCATTCTCATAAAGAGACTGAGCGGCTTTCATAGTACGATCTGCGCTAAAGCCATGCTCCTTGGACATAATTCTTTGTAGTGTAGAAGTTACCAATGGTGGTTGTGGATATTTTGCCTCTTCATCAGAAATTACTTCTGAAACAATATAAGGATCTACATTTAAAGTATCCTTAATAGATTTTGCATCTTTCTCATTGGTTGGACGACCATTGAACTTAGTCATGAAGCCGGCTTTTACATTAGTGGCTGGTGCAAGCATCACACTAATTGTCCAAAAAGTCTCTGGCACAAATGCTTCAATTTCACGCTCACGATCAATCACCATACGAGTAACAACTGACTGAACACGGCCAGCAGATAGTTTGGGGCCAAAATAGTTCATTAAAAATGGTGAGGCCATAAATCCTACCAAACGATCCAAAATGCGACGGGCTTCTTGGGAGTGAAATAGATTCACATCCACATCTCGTGGTGATTTGATAGCTTTCTGAATTTTATCTTTCTTAATTTCATTAAAGACAACCCTTTTGATTGGCAATCCGGTGTCTTTAAGTCTCTCTTGAAGGTGCCATGCAATTGCTTCCCCTTCACGGTCAGGGTCGCTTGCAATCAAGATAGCGTCGCATTTTTTAGCCGCTTTGAGTAGCATATCAAGGGTTTCGATTTTGTCTTCTTGAAGAACATAACGTGGTCGAAAATCATTATCAACATCAACGCCTAGACCAAAACGGCCCCCTTTAGCAAGGTCAGTGATATGGCCCTTGCTAGCAAGAACAATAAAGTCCTTACCTAAATAACCTTGAATCTTTTCCGCCTTAGCTGGCGATTCTACTATCACTAATGTCTTCATTTATCACCGAGTCTTTCAATATTCTTGTATCATCTTTATGGATGTCTTTCATAAGAATATTAGTATTTTTTTTGAAGAACTACTAAACGATCTGCATTGCCAACGTGATACGAAAGCTTACATTGTTAGCATTTATGGAAAATACAAAAGCGCCGAGTTCGACCTGTCAAAAGATAGTGTCACTTTGTTGTTTGCACAAGCCCGTGACAAACAAGATTTTTTACGCTACCAAAATTTGGGAGATTGGATTTTTTTCGCTAATACGCTAGCCCCTCAACATCTCCAATTTGCAAGCAAAGAATATTATGATACTGTAGCTAGACTATCTTACTATTCATGCTACAGGCTAATTAATCGTGAATGGAAGTTATTTGAAGAGTTGGCTGATGATTTTTTATCGCTTGAAGAACAAGTGCGTCAGCGACTTCCAAAACTCAATACAAAAACTTCTGAGGGTATTTATATCTGCCCTTTCGGTTTGTAATTTCTGCTCGTTTTTGTACTGAGACATTATTAAATGCCCATACGGTCGCACCGCAACCACAACCAACATATTCGACTATATTATAACGATCACTAATATCAGCGCCCTTAGTTCTATGTACAATTGGATTGTAAGATTTTTCATCTAAAGTACGAGAAAAATCTCCTAGCTTATTAAAATTGCGAGGCTGATACTCTTTGAACCAATTATTATTTCTAGCAAACCACTTTTTAGAAATCTCAGAAAAAATTAAAAAGTATTTCACTTCTTTCCACATAAATGGCCTCATCGTGCCATAGTAATAATCTGGCCCTTTACCACATTCTTTACAGCGGGCGCGGGCCATAAAAGACTCTGAAATGTTAATTTTGATAACTTCCGATTTAGATAGAAGTTTAAAAGATTGCATTCTCATATGATACTCCTAGCCCTTTCAACAATCTTCTTTCTAATTCTATTAACATAAGTCATCCCGCCCATTTGATAATGGGGCGGCACTCGAAGATGTGTAACCGTAACTAACGTACCGGGTCTAATGTCTTGCATATAAATTTTAGAGAAAGTATACTCTTTAACATTAGACAGCAAAGTCTTTTTAGAGCCCCTCTCTATTATGTTTAATAGTTTACCAATATAATAAGGTTTAGCATAAGTGCTTTTTCTACCACCAATATAGAAATCTTTAGTCTCATTTTTGATAACTAGTTTATCATTAACAATACCATCAAAAATGGAGATTTCATCAAATATACCTAGATTAGCGTCCATAATGTTGTCAATCTTTACCGGTTGTCTATTTTTGAAAATTACAAAAGGTAAAGATGCTTCCAATAATGAAACATACTCTTGAAATATCTTATGTTGAAAGCCCATATGACTATTTGTGCTATGAAGAATATATGCAACCATTTCTTCAGGGTGACGTTCTAATAAATTAGAAAATGCCTGATAAACACACTGTTTATGCTTCACGGTAGCACTAGAACTACTATACGCTGCATTATTACTTTGTGTCTCTATGATTTCCCTGATGGACTTAATCTTATCTTGCATATCCTCAGCAAACTCTAATTGAGTTTGTACATCTACATCTTGAGATTGAATATTGTCTTTTAAAGATAAACCATCGTGAGAAGCATCAAGAATTAATTTCTCAGGATTAGACTTTGAAGTAGGATGATGCATTTTGTTTAGATCACCTACGGCACCTACAAACAAACAATCAAAATATGGACACGAAACTGTATATGAATTATCTATTGGGTGCGGAATAAATCTTTCACAATCAGGACATCGATATCCATTTTTGTTATGACGATAAAAAGTTTTAAAGAAATAAACCATTTTAGGATCAGTAGTATTTTTTAGTTCTTCTTCGCACTCATCACAATACAGAACTTTGTTAAAGTTCAACACGCCATATTCTTTGCCCAAGAAAACACAACCGGGACAAATATACTCAGCTTTATGTTTAAAACTCGGGAGCGCTTGTTTTTTGCAAAAAGCATTTACAATATAGAAAAGATAATCATTAATCTCATCTACAGGAGATGCATTGTTAATGAATGTAACACAGCCAGTACGCAACTCATCTTTTAAACTCTCAACTAAGGCACGTAATGATAAAGAATTGCCATTCTTGAAATAGATTCGATGTAGGGTAGCAATTCCTTGTTCGCGTTCTTTGAGGAAATTCTCTACTAGAAAATCAACATCCATCAAATTTAATGTATTCACAGCAGCTTCCATTAGACTCCGAAAATCTCACAAATTTCAGTTGCATCTGTATATGCCACCTGGAAACGCTCCATGTTGTGATTATTGTCGCGTAACAGCGCATCGCCTTTTCCAAGTAAATTTTCTGCACCCACTGCATCTAAAATAACTTTAGAATCAACATGACTTGCAACTTTACAGGCAATACGGGCCGGAAAGTTAGCTTTAATCGCTCCATTGATAACATCAACAGAGGGGCGCTGCGTGGCAATCATAATAGAAATCCGTGCGGCTCGACACTTCTGGGCAAGACGACATAGTTTATCAAAAAATAGATCTCCTTTGTCTTGCATAACCAAATCAGCAAACTCATCAATAATAATTAAGACTGGTTTCAAAGCAGAAACATCCCACCCAGCTCGTAGTTTAGTATACCTATCTTCCATTATTTCAATCATATTAGACAAAAACTCTACCGTATCATCATATGTATTGTATACCTGAGTGCCGCGAATCCCTTCATATCGAGTAAACTCAATACGTTTTGGATCAATTAGGTATAAATCAGCATCATTATAATTAAATACGTTAGCAATAACATTATGTAGTAATGTACTTTTACCAGAACCCGTAGTGCCAGCAACTAAACAATGAGGGTTATCTAATAAATCAACCCATACTTTATTACCATCAACTGTTTGGCCTAGTAAACAAACAAGACCACCATTGGGAATATTGTCATTGGTGAACAAATCAAACAACTTCAAAGGAGTTTCTCGTGGAGAAGCAAACTCTACTCGTACAACACCTTGTTCATGAAGTACCTTTACGCTTGGTTTACCTTTCTTGAGTGCCAAAGAAATTTCATCACTGTATTTCTGAATCTCTTTAACCTTAGCTCGTGGATGCAGCTTCAGATCATAATAAACATAGTTATCGACCTGATTCACACTGAGACAAGTAGCTTTGATGTTAAAGTTGTTTAAAATCTGGTTGAATTGCTGTATAGTATCCATGTCGTCCCCATCAATATAATCATACAAATTGATAAGGCAAGGGGTATCAGAATTTTACAAATAATCCGTATTTTGTAGCAAAAATTTTGCGTAGGTCATCTGGTGTAGGGAGAACGAGTCCCGCTGATTGACCAATCTTCAAACCAATTGAATCCACTGTTCCATATGGTAACTCAATGACAAGATCGCTAACTTTCGAACCTATAACCTCAGTAGAATTTGGTTCACCAAAGCAAATCTCCGATACTTTCCCATTATGACAGAACACAATATCTAAAGGACTAGGAGTATTCTTCATCCAAAATCGATTAGTTCGTGGGGCTCCATACACAAAGGTCATGACTGGAGGGGGCCACTCTTGATGCATCAGCCCGCGTTGTTGTTCATCTGATGAGATGGCAAGCAATGAAGGAAAGATACTTTCATGTAGATAAATATATCCTTGTTCCATTTGACCTCAGAAAAACGGTGAAGAAGCTTTCTCGGGCTTAATAGAATAAAACAAAGACCTAATCATAGTACGAAGCGAAGACATCTGGCGATGAATTTGAACAACCTGCTTCTCAATACTATTTCGATCATATCCCTTTTCAAGCAAATTCATTAACGCATCTACGTCTTTCTTTGTTTGATCAATAGTATTATAGATTTCTAGTCTTGAACCAGAGGTGCCGCCCGGAATTAGTTGATGCCTAATTTTACCAAGCCAACCACGAAATTCCTGCGCTTCTTTCTTTGGTTTACTTTTATGCTGTTGCATAATATCTTGGAAAGAACTTCCCATAGTTCCAAGTTCTTGATTGGTAGACGCCAAAGCTTGTGCATAGTCTGATGCTATGAAAGACTTAGCTAATAGGCCAACTTTTTTATCATTAGGAGCCGCTTTAAGTTGTTCCACAAAAGAATTAAGATTTTGGAACTCTTGATTTTGTACGACTGCACCTAGGTAATTGACAGCAGACTGAAAATCTTTTACCAGATCAGATGTTGGAACTCCATGAGTTGGCTCACTAGCAGGCTGCAGCTTATTGCCAATCTCTTCATATCCTTGTTCAGCTTCTCTTTCTCTAGCCAATTCAGGATCTTCAATTAGACCGCCAGACTCTTTAACGTCATTAGGTTTTAATCCTTTGAACGCAGTTACAAGTCGATAAACTATATTCCAGTTATTCCAAGCCATTGTCATCATTTTATGAGACTGTTCAATACTATCATCTGATGACTTAACTATCGTGGCCTGTAATATTTTAAGCGTTTTATAAGTTTTAGCACAACTATCTAACATTGTCATACGTAAACGTCGCATACGAGCAGCTTCACCAAAACCAAATTTTGGATTGAATAACCTGGCAATGAAACGAGTAACTGGATTAGAAGCTTGTGACTCTAAAAGATATTTAGATTCCATGTCGGAAGCTACTTTAAACAACTCAATGTGCTCTTCTGAGGCGTTCAACCCTAAAGAAAGCTGTTTTGACAAATCAGGAGTTGGAGGTTGTGGTGGTTCTGGTGCTTTTTGAGTTGGCTCCGGTAATGGAAGATTGAGTTGTTTCGGTTGTTTTTGGCGACGGTTCTTAGTATAATTAATTTGCTCTTGAATAAGACTATTGCCTTTCTGAACAATCTCTTGAAAATCGCCAGCCAAGGAACCAATAATAGTAGCCGGATCAGCCGGAATAGGCTGAGTAATACGAGAGCGCTCTTTGAAAAACTTAGAAGGCCAACCATTCATCGTTTTCTTGAAGTGAATCAAATCATTGATAAAAGTCGATACTTCTTTGTTCCAAATAGCCTTATTCTGTCTTAATCGCTCCTGGGCTGGATCCATAGATGGTTTTCTAGCAGTCTTTTCCATAACAATATGTGTTTATTTTAGTATCCCGCTCAGATTATCTAGTATTCGCTTGATATGAGTGGTAAAATACTCCATGCTAAAGTTCTTCTTCATTATATTACAAACTTTATAGCAAGGCACACAATTGGACTTTAAATGAGCACATGGTGAGATATACGTATTTATTTGATGATTTGAACCATCTTTTTCTTTAAAACACCAATTCGCAATAGTTTCTTAGCTTTTCGCTCTTCTGCTAATTTTCTTTCTAATTTACCATTATAAGAGGCAATAGCTTGATAAGAAAAACCTAATTTATCTTTATTCTTAGACTCCTCTGGTCTAACAATAACACCACCATTAACCACATAAGAACCAAGAATAATTCGTTGGTATCCTTGTTTTTCTAACAAGGATACCAACGACTCCACAACATCACTCCAACAAATCCATCCTCCAACTTTAGGTGATGATCTTTTAAGAGTTGCCTTATAACCAGCCTTTGGCATAAGGTGGTCACAAAGATTTTGAAAATCTTCTAATGTAGTACCTTCGGGAGCTTGTATAAAATGATGCTCCTGCCAGTCATAATCAGAATATACTAAATCAAAAATGATGCTACTCATCTTACAATATATGATCGATAATGCCATATTCTTTGGCAGACTTAGCGTCCATCCAATATTCTCTAGAACAATCTGCCTTAATCTTTTCAAGCGGCTGACCGGTATGCTTAGCTAGAATTTTCATCAAAAGATCATTGTTTTCTTCTATGAATTCCAAATAATTCTTAGATGTTGTAATGTCATCGCCAGGAAGAGGAAATACAAATTGTATACCATGGATCATAACGTTAGAGCTTCTAAGAGCATAACGTTCCCCCTTAGTGCCAGCAGCTAATAAAACAGCTCCTGCAGAATAACATTTACCCAACAGAATTGTTTTAACTGGGGCGTGAATCATTTGCATAACATCATAAATATTACTAAGGCCACTAACAGCACCACCATTAGAATGAATATACAAATGAATAGGCTCTTCCTGATCAATGTTATCGTAGTAAAGTAACAGAGCAGATAATTCTGCAGCAACTTTATCATTCACATCTTCTGCAAAAAAGATAGCTCGATTTTTTGACATCTTGAGATAGCTATCAGCATAACCCCTAAGCAAGGGGGCTTGAAATGGCGCACCATGATCATGATCTTGTTTGGGCATTGTCTATCTCATTTGTTTGGTGTTACAACTTTATCAATCAAACCATACTTCAACGCTTTAGAAGCAGTGAAAAATACTCGACGATCAAAATCTTCCCTAATCTGTTTAACACTTTTACCAGTTGATTTGCTAATAATTTCTACTAAACGATCGTTATCGATTTTGAATTGTTCCATGAGATTCTTAGCGTTTGTTATATTGGTATGCATATGCCAATTATTAACAAGCTGACTTACAGCAATAATAGAATTCTTAGTTGCTAGTCGCATGCCCTTTTCGCCGCCCGCCAATAAGATTGCAGCTTCATCCATTGCTGCACCAATACAAACAGTCTCAATTGGAGCGTTGATTAGCATCATGACGTCATAGATCATAAAGGTATTACGAATATCGCCACCTGGAGAATTGATAAAAAGTGTAATCTTTTTCTCATTATCTTCATGATCTTTTAAAAGCAAAGTTGCAATAATATCAGTTGCAATTGCGTCATCAATGTAATCTGTGATAAACAAAATTCGGTCGTTAGCCAATTTCTGATACACATCCATTGGCATTTCGCCATGTTCAGTTTGTTCTAATACTAATGTATTCAAGATCAAAACCTCTTTCTTTGTTTTTCTTCTGCTTCACGCTCTTCAGCACATGATACACAAGTTTGAAAATACGGATTACTTAGTAGTCTTTTTTCGGGGATAGATTCTTCGCAATCTTGACATAGTCCATACGTACCATCTTCAATACGTTTAAGAGCCGCATCAATCTGAGACATTTTAGCAGATGAGCGTACTATTAACTGGTTATTCAATTCAATCAATTGGTTGGCTTGAATTTCATCAGTCTCATCGCCATCGGTATCTACAGCTAAATCTTGTTTTGTAGATTTAATCAGCTCTGTCTTTTGCTCTAATAACAAAGCCTTTATCTTTTTAAGAAAGGTTTTATTCATTATGATAACCTCAAATCGGAAATGGGCACAATGACAGTGCCTTTGGGGGCTGCTAGCTTTTGACCATCAACTCTTCTCTGAAAGACTAAATATGCATGGTTCTCAGGTTCTTTTAGATAAAAGGCAGTAACTTCCCAATCATTATAAATTGCTTTTTTAGATTGTTCACCAAATCTCATGTTACGAGTGTTCTCTAAAACTTGAGCCCTTTTAGGTCTATATGGGCCATGAATATTTTTAGCTTTCACCTTCGTCATCTCAAAAAACAAAGAAGCCGCTTCATTCTGAGAAGCAGCCGTAATTTGTTTTGATATTGGGTCGCCTGGCTTATTTGGATCTATCCCTACACAAACGAACACCACTGGACGCGGTCCTCTTTTTCTCATTTTAATTACCCTTCATTTTCTTGTCAAGATCTAGGGATTCACATAATTTTTTACGAATAGGTTTGGCTAAAAATAATCTCATGACACGGTGACCAGGAGACTCCATTACACGGTGAAACCTTACATCATGATATTTGCGTGGAGTCGTATCTTTGAGTACTAAAGTTCCAAGATTGACAATCTTAATTTCTTTACCGGCTTTTAAATCTCTAAGCATCTCTTCAAACAAAAGACTAATAACACTGAAGACATGATAGTGATGAATTAAACGCTTGATTTTTCGATTTACATAATGCCACAAATCTCTTTTGCTTATACTTAAAGGCATTATTTCCTCACAGTCACTTTACGCTGTAACTTACGTAATGTTCCCCAATTTTTATTAACTGCATCCCAGTGTTTTACATCAAGGCTTGAATACTGCTTAGAAGTATCAGTGTACTTATAGATTAAATTTTTGTTTAAAGAGCTATGAGCAATACGTGGATCATAATCTAAATCATCAAGATACATGGCCTCATAATTTTCATAACAAGTACGACAAATACCAGGGAATGTATTGTCTAACGCTATCGTATTAACAATATCTTTTAAACAGTAAATGAGATTACAAAGAGTATACTTGTGACCATTATAAGGAGTATAATTTGAGAGATGTAAATTATCTTTTCTATCCTGTACTAGAATAATCATTTGACCTCGCGTAATACAAATGTCATATACTCATTATATCTTTCACCACGCATAACTTGACTACCAACCCTACTTAAAACTTTACATTCTAAAAGTTGTTTAATAGAATATCTCATGTGTGGATCATTTTCTCCAGTACCAAGAACTTGAAATTTTTCTCCAATATCAATAGGTTTGTTTTTAACCCATTCACAAATAAGCTTGCAGTGACCAGGATAATCTAATTTAAAAAACGAAAGAAACTTTGCCGTCTCAGATGTCTCTTTTGATTTTTTCTCAAAAGTCAGTATAACATCTACAAGTTTTGATCTTAGAATCTTTTTAGCTTCAACAGCCCTAATATCTTCATCAATTTGTTCAATCTTTTTCTTCGCATCTCGAACTATTTCCTCTGGAGTCTCAATACCATGTTGAACAGCTTCAGAAATGAATTCGGCAACGAATGCTTGATCACTCTTCTTGCCCCTCATTTGCCTCCTGATAAATATTATGATGGAATTTGATAAAAGAAAGTAACTGCTGATGATGTTCCGAATAGTTTGTCGCTTTAGTCCAACCAAAACCAACATCTCTTAATTGTTCCATGCCTGCTAAAAATGTAGCTTGTAAATATACACTGCATGGCATCCAATTTTGTTTATCGGCACTGACAGCAATTAAAACTTCAGAATCCATTTGATCATTAGAAATGATCATATATATGCCGAAAGCAGGAGCATCTTTTAGCTGTACTAACAGTGCAAATTCCGGAAACTCTTTATCTTGTGTACAATCTGCCAATAATAATCGCAACTCTTTAGAATCAGCTATGGATACCTGGCACCCGTAAATGTTTTTACGAACTATTTGCCCATTATCTTCAAAAGAGATTTTCTCAGGCAACAAGTATGATTTATTTATGATTGATTGTGTTGCCTCTTTGTTTACAAAGTTGGCAGATACAACCCCTAAATTAGCTAAAACATGCAAAGCTATTTGCTCGGTTAAATTACGATTCATTGAGCATTAATCTTTCTACTAATGGCTTGATTAAGAACAGTTCTTATGTCTGGAGTGGCAGATAAACCTAGCTCTGGCATTTCTTTAGTTATTTCTGCAATATGATCCTCATATTTAAAAGGATCTCCGGCTAGACGTCGTCTAGCTAACTCTTCCATACAAATAGTTGATACTTTCTTTTCCAGACCAAAATATCTATCACAAACAATCATTTCACAAAGTTTCTGATTTGAATAATCTGATAAAGTTGCTTTGATTTGGTCAATATCTAATTTAACCTCCTCAATCTCTTCATCCGAATCGTCATCAATCAAAAAATCTTCGAATTCTTTATTTGTCATGTTTCCTCAGCTTAGGTGGCGTAGACATGCGAACTTTCAAGGATGGTAATATACGGCCGGCTCGGCGGTAATCAAAGAAATGCAATTTTGTGTCAAAAAATAAACTATTGAAATTCATAATTTTTCCCAGGATTAACAGGTCGCGAAAGCTAGCAAAAACCGCTTTCACTATGATTCCTACCTCAGACTTATCTAGTACTGGGTATCTGGCATGTATTCTATTAATTATGTCTTCATTATGTTTAAGACTAATGGGATAATTCTCGTTAAGATGATCAACCATTTGTTGGTGAGTCATGTCCTTGAAGTAAAAAGGTACGATTGTTTTCTGTTTTTTCATCTAAAAATCCTAGGATCATATATAACATTATACTCCCCCTATAGATCCCCCTCATCGTTGTCGAGATCTAGTTCAAAATTGATATACTTTTGAAAAAAATACTATTTTAGAGGAAGCTACCAATAAAAGCATATCTTTGTGCGGTTCCATATTAATCCGTAACTTCTAGGACCAGCTCATGGATAAATGCAGTAAAGTCGGGGCTTTGTATGTGGCAACTCTCAAAGCATTGTCCCTAATTCACCAACATAATCATTGGACTATCAAAGGTGTGTCATTCTATGGTGATCATTTGCTTTTTGAAAGGCTGTATAAGTCTACATTAGAAAACCTTGATTTAGCAGCGGAAAAATTCATTGGTGTTTTTGGAGACCAGTGCCTTAATTATGATCTCCAGACTGAATTGCTACACAAGGTATTACTAAAGTATAAAAATCTAGAAGGGTCACCAGTTCAGATGTCCTTGCTGGCAGAAAAGGATTTTCTAAAGTTCTCCAAAGATGCTTATAACTGCTTTGAAGAAGAGGGCAAGCTAACACTGGGTTTGGATGATATGATAATGGCAACCGCAAGTAGTCGCGAGGAAGCGGTTTACTTGTTACAACAAAGTTTGGATGGAAAACATGAATAACAAAGAGAAAATTATTCTTAGCAAGCTTCTAAAGATTGCCTCTAATCAGCAGAAGATTTTGGAACGCCTTACTCAAGAGCAAGACCCTAATATTGTGTATTTAAAAAGCGCAGCACAAATCACGGCCGCCAATAACGGATTTAATGCATCTCAGGTAGATGTAACCGCTGACATTCAAGTTATGGGCGGATACACTGTCAAAGTAGCCGGCGCCCCCAAAGACAATGTTACTCGCGAAAAATTCATTAGACAGCTTAAGACTATGGTATCTACACAGAAACCAGACCAACCTGAACTATCTAATATTTTTGTTGTGTTTACCGACTAATAAAATTATATCTCATACAGGAGTTGTTTATGGATTCAAAAAAGATTTTAGAGAAGCTATTAAAAATTGCTTCAAACCAACAAAAGATTATTACTAAGCTTGCACAACAGCAATTACCACCTCAACATTTAGCGCCACGCCATGTGGTTAAAGAGAACATTTCTGTGGCCATTAGACATAAGCTAGGACCACATGCCTCTCAAATTGCAAGCATTGGAATTTCTCAATCAGAATTACAAGGCGGAGCGGCATTCAAAGTAATGTATTCTTCACAACAAAATATTGCTAATCCTAAAGCATTAGAAGATAAAATCTATGAAGCCGTTGTTGCTTTGCAAAAAGAAGGGCTACCAGGAATGCCAATGGGTAATTTTTACATTGAAAGAGTTTAAGTTTTTCTAACGTAATGATCAATACTTCTATATTGAAGCGCTATGTTTAAAGCATCATAAACATTGATATTATCTTTGAGGGATAATGCTGTTAGTGTCAATAAAATCTCGCCTAATGTGCGAGATTTTACTTTTTGTCGATCTTCCTCTGGAATCTCTGTTTTAGTATCAATTGCTTTATACAAACTAATCTTCATCACTAGCTCTTCAATAACTTGTTGAACGCTAGCTCCAGCATTAGCTTCTTTCTGAAAGTTTTCACATTTTTCCCATAGGATTTCAAAATGGTTGGGCATTAATCATCCAATTCTTTATTATCCATTAACGCAATTTGTAATTGTTCATCACCATGATCTGAAACGAAAACTAAAAACACGGCGCCTTGGGAGCAGTCAATTAAAACTGGAGCCTTGATCTTGCCAACATAGAAGATCATGCCGTCTTTATCTTTTCTAGCTTTTAAATCAATCGTAACATTCTTATTAGACATTGTTTCTCCGCATATCTTGAACGTACTCAGCCATGCAACTAGCAAGAGCCTCTTCAGAATCACTCATCTTGAATCCAGCTGCCCTAAGTTTATCCGTGTTAAGGATACAGTTTGAGCGCTTAGCAATTGTCAACTGATCCAGTTGTCCTTCAGTGATAATTTCAAACTGATGTTTTGGAAAGTATTTCTGGTATTCTTGCATAATGCGGGCTGCCGTCATTGGCTGTGGGTTAGCAACATGCCAAATACCACTAGGTTGATTAGTGGCTGCCCAGTCAATACAACGAACTAGGTCGCTCATAATCGTCATGGAATTTGGGATATCAATTACTTGTTTGTATCCCCTAAGCTTACTAATCAAATTACGCGGTACAAATTTATCTGATACCGGCATTCTGATACGTAATGTAGTAACATGTGGTAGAGAACCAATCATCATGTCACAAGCATATTTAGTTTTAGAATAAAAAGATTCTGGTTTAGCAAAATCATCCTCTCGCCAACCAGGATCTTTAGCCCCCCCAGTATGACCTTTGTAAGGAGATGGGCCAAAATAGATACAGCCAGAGCCAATGTTAATCAAATGAACATTGTTACTTTCACACCATTCTGCAATCATAAGTGGCATTGTTACATTGGCCATATAAGTTTCTGTTTTATGTGACTCGCACCAGTCTACGTTGGGTCGGCCAGTCTTGCCAAGACAATTTATAATCACATCTGGTTTATCACGCCCAAGAAGGTATGCTAAATTTTCTCGGTATGGCTCAACACGTTCAGTTCCTTTTAGAACTCTATCATACGGTAAATGATCGGCTACGAACCCGTTGCCTAATGTCAATACTTTCATAATGCCTCGAATCGTTAATTACTAATACGAAGCTACTATATCAATGATTTTGAGATTTAGTATAGAAGTAGTTGTTTACAAAAGCAATAGATTCATGAGTCCCAGCATCACTCCATAGGCCGTCAAGAACCGAGTAAGATAAATTGTCATCTTTTAAATAATGGCGAACAATATCAGTAATCTCGTACTCGCCTCTAGCGCTAGGCTTGAGCTGCTCAAAATATTCAAAGAATCGTGAAGTGAAAAGATAGCAACCCGACATTGCTAAATTTTTATAATTAGGGTCTATCTCTTTTGGTTTCTCTTCAATCTTTGCAATTTTGCCATCTGTATCAACAGAGCAAACACCAAAGCGTTTCAGATCTTGATGGTGTGCTAATAAAATTTGAGCACGAGGATTCGTCTTCCAATCTGGATTATTCCATCGTGGAACATTTTCGAAAATATTATCACCGAGAATTACTGAGAAATCTGAATCATCATAGACAAATCTTTTGCACAAATTAATCGCGTGGGCAATTCCCTTTGGCTCAGCCTGATAGACATAGTTTAAATTCAAGCCATAGCGACTACCATCACCGAGATAGCCTGCTACTTGGGCATAATGATTACCACCCAAAATTACAGTAACGTCCTGGCAACCCATTTTCTTAAGGGTATCCATTGGATAGTCAATAATAAATTTTCCGTTGACACCTAGCAAATGTTTATTAACAACTTGGGTTAAAGGCATCAAACGGGAGCCGGTGCCGCCGGCCAATATAATTCCGTTCTTCATAACGGAATATATATCATTACTTGTTGAAGGACTTAATGCTAGCCTTGATGTGCTTCAACTTATCCCAATGATGTGCTAATAGCGTACTAAATTGAGTATTAAGCATATCTGATATGGCAGGCGGCTGAAAATTAACGCCGTCATCTGCAATCTGAAACTCACGACCGCGCTCAATCAAAGCCTTAGAAGATAAGGCATATAGAGTGGCGCCCTCTATGATCACTTCAGCAAAGCAGTCCACAAATCTACTATTTTCTAATGTAAAATCAGTAAACTCAGGAGTGGCATTGAATTCGGAAACCGCAAGATCAATGAATGCTTCTAGCATTGATTTACTGTACACATCACAATCGACATAAATAATATTGCCATGAGCATCATTAGATTTAACCTTACCATTATCATGTAGGCGATGTCTCAATAAAGATATTAGATTGTCGGAATTACGTTGGCCTTCGGAAGAAAAGTTCTTGTTTCTCATGCCAACAAATATATCAGTGGTATCCCCGATTGGACTCGAACCAACATTAATGCCAGTTTAGGAAACTGGTGCCTATCCTTTAGACTACGGGGACATTCCTACTATTATGACTTTTGTTTAGTAGGAGAAACAATCATCCACATAATTTTTCCTTCTAAAGAAATTTGCGGATTAGGAGATACTAAACCATTCAATTCCTGAAGAATCCAAGTTAACTTCTCTTTACCAATATCCTGATGGACAATTTCACGACCACGGAAACGTACTGCAAATTTAACCCTGTCACCATCAGCTAAGAACTCTTTAGCTTGAGAAAGCTTATGTTTTAGGTCATTCTCATCAGTGTTGGGTCGAAAAGTTAGCTCCTTAAGTTCTTGAATCTGTTGATTCTTTTTAGCAGCTTGAAGCTTTTTCTTCTCTTCGTACTTAAATTTACCATAGTCCATAATTTTACAGACTGGTGGTTGTGCCTTAGGACTAATCTCCACCAAATCAAGTCCTTGGTCTTGTGCCATTTTCAAAGCCTCATAAGTATTCATAATGCCGGCATTGGAACCATCGGCAAGCACTACACGAATTTGAGGAACACGAATGAATTTATTGATACGAGTACGGTATTCACGCTGCTGATTATTTGATTGATTTACAGTTTGCATTCTGATTTGTTTTCTCCTGTAACACTTCTTTTGCTGCTTCCAGCAAATCTTCCAGCCTATTATTTGTGTAAAACTCGCCTGGAATCCCACGAGTATTGTAAACTTTATAACCCATACTTGTCAAGGCATCGAAAACTTTTTCATGTGTTGGGTTAATTATTGTTTTATCTAGTTCAACCGCTATCGTTAAAGGACAAAATTTTCCACCCTCATAATTATAGCTGTCCAGAACCATTTCACCTTGATAATCGATAACTCTTTGTAACTGTTCAATTGTTAATTGTCGTAACCCATTCTTAAGTCCGGTTTTACGAGGATCCTCTAAAAGCCAATATCTTTTAGATTCGTCTGTATTAGAAGGCATTTTACCACCACTAGTAATGTAGTATATCATAGTATCTTATCAAGTGTTATTCTTACTCAGTCTCCGAAGGTTTCATTAGCGGCTTCCGAATTTTAGAAATATCTATTCCGTACCGCTCTAGTCCAGATAGATCAAGTTCCCAATCAATCACACTACGTTTTCTCCAAATATCAAATGCTTTAACAATCTCGGCTTCTGCTTGAATTTTTTTAAGACTATTGACTTTCATAAAATGATTGAAAGCAATTTCCTCTCTATCTGTAACTCTAGCAAAACCAAAATGTTTGACCAAATGACAATTGGGGCATAATGCAATCATTCCGGCTAATTTTTGAATCTTGGTCTTATCGTTATATTCCCAAATCTCATGACACTCAACTGGGTGTTCTGGGCCTACTCCACCACAAATTTGGCAAGTATCCCAAGCAGCAGCAGATACTTGCTTTCTTAGAATATCCCATTGTGCAGCAGTTAATATAGAACGGACATTATTCATCCATGAGGTTTGTGGTACAAGTTCTATTTCCAAACGAAGTTCTTTCATAAAACTATGCATTGACATGCATACAAAGGTTAGATTAAGTGAGGTTACATGTATAAAAAAGGCGACCACGAAATCCCAATTGAGGAAGCATTAGTAAAAAATTCTACTTTTACTAGATCACATCTTAAAACTAAAATCTTGAAGTACAATCTGTTGCCATATAAATGCGCAATCTGTGGATTAGGGCCAGAGTGGAATGGAAACATTCTTACATTACAAGTTGATCACATTAATGGAGATAACAAAGATCATAGAATAGAGAATTTAAGATTTCTTTGCCCTAACTGTCACTCTCAAACGGAAAACTATGCTGGTGGTAATGCGATAAATAGAAAACGAACGGGAAATTATACTTGCAAAAAATGTGGAAATTATAGAAGTAGAGTGTCGGTATCTGGGCTATGCAATCATTGTCGAACAACCCAAGATAGATTTAATTGGCCAGATGATCAATCACTCATAAAAATGATTGCTGAAAATAGCATATTTGCAGTTTCAAAAAAACTCGGATGTAGTGATCCAGCACTTCGTAAACGATTGCGAAAGAAATCACTAATTTGAAGCCTACTTATTCAAATTTACTCAATCTGTAAATCAATGAAAACATTTCATTTTGCAAGTCTTCAGTAGATATAGGGGCACCATCGTCGGTTGCCATTTTGGCCATACCAGTTTTATTCCTATTTTCCAATTCTTCTCGAATTGTTCTAACACGTGTTTGCATTTCTAATCTAGTCATAAATTTGTTCATGCTAGATTATATATCATAATAGTAGTTTGTGCGCCGTGAGGGATTTGAACCCTCGACCGTGAGTTTTAGAGGCTCCCGCTCTACCACTGAGCTAACGGCGCATATATTATTTGGCCCGCTCTCCGTGATTTGAACACGGCTCTGTCGATTTAGAGTCGACGGCACAGCCACTATACCAAGAGCGGATTACATTATAACATTGATATTAAATCTGCCGGTCCTTTATATTTTACATTCCAACGATAATGCGCGATTGGAATCGTGGTCTTTTTCCCACTTGAAAATTCGAATTCAAGTTCGACTGTTTTTGATTCAAGACAACCCACTTCAACCAAATCTTTGAGAAACCATTCCAGTATAGCACCTAGCGGTTCATGTTTTCTAGTGTGCATAACGTCTTTAACGCCATGCCACGGATCGTTATCATGAGGTGCGCCAAACTCAGGCCAGAAACCAAGAGTAGCTCCAACCTGATACATAGCTTCATCCCATGGCAACCAATCAGTTAAACGTTCTTGCAAAGATGCTATACTAGTCTTTTTCATAGGTCACACGCACATGATTTGTGGCAATTAGCACATTCTGAAACAAAGCATTCTTCACAGAAATTTTCTGCTTCGCAAACGTGAACAGGGCAAAATCGCTCTGGTTTGTCACAGCAATGGCCCGAACATGAGCAGTAATCGTATTCTTTTTTATCCATCTTCTGAAATAGGTTCTTGTTCATCTTCTTCTGCTCCTCGTTTCATTAGCTCATTTATCTCTTCACGAGGAATATCAGGCCAGGCATCAGGTCTTCCATCTCTAGGGAGCGGGAACATTGCTCCCGCTTCATATTCATGAAAGATACACATTAACCATGCCTTACCATCTTCACTAATATATACTCCAGTTGGCATGCCACAGAAACATTCGGGCCCACGCTCTTTATCAATCCATTTGCTCATGGCTTACCTCTTAATGCTAGTGGTAAACGGCTACAAAGCTTTTTAGACTTAGGGCCAGGTGATAACGCAATGGCTGTCATTTGATTATCAATATCGGGTTCTCGGAAAGCTGAAGCTTGAATCCCTTGGTTGTTTGCTTGTTCTAACAACTGCAGGAGTTCTTGTTCATTCTGCACCGAAAGAAGTCCAAGATAGTTTGATTGCTCAAACCATGCCTTATCGACCTCAGGATGCTCTGCCGTAAATTGTCTCAATGCATGCATACTCTGCACTGCTTGATAACCCGGTTCCAAATCTGCACGAGTAATAACATAAAGCTTATCGCCTTCTTTAACCTATAGACACATGATGTTCTCCAAATAGTTTACGACAAATTGCTTTGCCACGTTTGTTAATTTGACTCCATTTGATTTTGAAGGATTCAGAATCAATGCCGCCAAACATCTTTGCATTACTATGTACTTCAGCTAATCCTGCAATGAGGAGAGTGATAGCTTCTTGATGCTGACAGAATTCTTCAACATCTGCTGCCTTCATAGTATGAATTTTCATATCCATAAGAATTAACTTAGCAATCGTTTTGTTATTGCTAACAGCAAGCCAAACGTTGTGTGATATCTCTGGATGGTCAGGAAAATGTCTTCTGCCCTTATCATCTATTATTAGACAATAAGGTTTACCACAATCATGGAAGACTGCGTAGGCTTTGATGATATCCTCTAGAAGAAGCGAGGCTAGAATCTGCTCTCGATACATATGCATCCAGTCAGGTAATCTCCAACCTTCAGGCACTTGTCCTGTTTTTAAAAATGAAATCAATTCAAAAATGTGCTCTTTTACAGAGACACCGTGTTCATACACAGATTGAGTATCCGTTTGTGGACACTCTTTCATTTGCTTAATTAGATGGTTCTATAGATAGCTCATAACGATGTATATATCCAATTATTGGTTGATTATTTTTTTTCTAGCAAATAACGAGAGTTTTTTAATTCTTCGGGTTTGATGGTGTCTAATTCCCACGTTACATGGTGTCTAGTTCCAGTTTCGTAGTGTTCAAAGTGAAGCATGGTCGTACCATTACCTTTATCTTTTTTAAGAACAGGAATAACAGTAGCGATTAGTTCGCCCGCTTTAACCTTGACTCCAATTTTAATATGTGGAAATGGTTTAATTTCACAATATCCTAAAACGCCTGAAGCTCCTTCAATAAGAATACTCCAGGTTTCTAGCCACCATGGACTAGGAGGATTAGCATTAGGCCCAGTAAAGTTTTCCATGTGAACAACTTCACCTTCTTCAATCGCCTGTATTTCTTGCCCAAATCCGCAATAAACGTCTACTCCGGGATGATAATAGAAGGAGCGCCTAAAAGCAAAATCGCCCACAGCTCTTTCTTCAGGAATTGCGGGCGTTTTATCACGAAGTGGCCATTTCATTTGTTACCACGGCTTTGCAAAAGTTTCTAACCTGTTCGTCTGTAAATGTTTGTCTTGCTAAATTGGCCATAACTGAAATGAATCTAACATTGCCCTGCATATAGCCCTTAGAATTATCTATTCTGTCCAGAGAAGCATTAGCTGGGTTCTTTTCATCCCAAGCATAAGAAGAATCTTGTGGTAGAATCAATTGCCATCCAGTAAATGGGCAAACGCCCTTTTGCTGATCCCACAATTCTTTAAGAAACTCTACAGTTAGATCGCATCCGTATTTTCTCTTCCTCTTACCTCTGTAATTACCACGATTAACAAACCATCTAAACTGAGTGTACTCATCTCTTCGGTTATCTGCTTGAAGATTTTTTTACATTACCTTTAGGAGGGTTGTTTTTATTTCGCTCTTTACATACGCAAGAAAGAGAGCAGTAGAAAACATCTTTTCCTTCTTTTAATTGTCGGCGATGCTCACGAGCCTCTTTTTCAAATGATTCTCCACAATGAGCGCAGTTTAGTATGATTTTCTTTTCCATACACAACTATATATCGGCGCATGTGGAGATGTGCAGTTTAAAATGGTGGAGATGTCGGCATTGCAGCCGAGTCCGCGATATGCCCTTATCAAAACTCATTCACAAACTTAGTTGATATTGGCGTTATCAACAACGCTGCAAGAATTCGCTCCGGCTAGCTATCTACTGTTAATCTTGTTGTTGAACATCGTAGCCATATTCATCAACCAGCTTTGTGGGTTGGCGTTCCATTGATTACTCAAGCAGTCTTATCTAGGAACGAATGGTGCCCTCAGGCGGCCATTGCAAATGCATTATCGTTTGCATTTATACGTTGATTACTTTTGGAGGGGCAATCATCCTCTGTTTGCATCATTTCGATAATTCGAAACCACGTCGAATCTATGTCATCCCCATTAGTTATTGTTAAAATCCTTTGCATCACGCGCTTGAAATTTCTCTTCTAAAATACGATCTATCAAAGAAACAACAGCTAAATCTTCTTTAGTAAGATCGCTATCTGAAAGATTTGCGGCATAATCATATACCTTGTCGAAAAATGGTTTGAATTTTGGATCCAAATCGTTTTTCCACCCAAAATGGTCAATTATCAACAGTGCATCAAATAATTTATTCATGATTCTACTTGTTAATTGCACGCAATTCTAGCATATAGATCTTCAATAACTTTAAGTGATTTACCTACTGATTCCTCCATTTCTGGCGGACATGGAATATTGTCTTTAACAATAGAGTCATATGCTAACTTCAGTCCTTCTAAAAGATCTTTATATGTACGCTTTTTAAGAGAATTAGATTCAACATCCACTATAGCTTGCAATTTGCGAATACATTCCGCTACTCTTTCAAAAGGAATCATAATAGCCTCTTAAACAAAAATAGCTCCTTGCGTAGCTATGGAGCTGATAATGAGAATCGAACTCATGTGTCTGCGTTACGAGGGCAGCGTAATTCCACTATACGATATCAGCAGGTGACTTTTATCAAACATCCTTCAACCATCTATCGTTAATTCGACTGCCACTGTCAGGTCTGTTACCGGGGGTTCTGCCGGTGCTAGTCTTACTAGCATTAGATAAAAGCTTGGAGCTGTAGACGGGAATCGAACCTGTAGTCTCTTCCGTACCAAGGAAGTGCAGTACCATTGTACTACTACAGCTTATGGAGCCCAAGTTGAGAGTCGAACTCAATTTTCGTCTTTACCAAAGACGGGTAATAACCGTTATACTACGTGGGCTTATTACTCTAATATTTGGAGCTGGCGCCGAGAATCGAACTCGGTTCTCCGCATTACAAGAGCGGAATAATACCATTATACTAAGCCAGCTTATCGTACATCTAATATAACCACTTATGCCTAGATGTCAACGTCCGGTAATCCTAAAAAATTAACCGAATTATTTTGAAAAACTCTCCTGTCTGAAGATATCGGCGCCATTCTTAAAGATATTAGTCAGGAATGATTGATCTTTGGTAAAGATTGGCGGCTCCGTATTGAGATACCATTTGTTCCTCATGGATTCACCAGATACAATTGGAACTCTATAGGCTGCCACCCCTCGACGAAAAGAGGTAGGATAATCATTGAAGTTAATATCTGCCTCCTGTGCTAACAAATCTACTTTCTCATCAATGCTCAGCCCGGCCATCATTTCTTTAATGGTATTCTTATCGTACTTCCTAATAAGCTCATACAAACAAGCAGACTGAATAGATGTGTGAAAATTTTGTTGCTGTTTGTAAATAATAGTATTGATAGCTTCTCCTATATTTGGCGCCGTAAAAACTTGGGAAGTAAAAATAGGGTCTCCAGTCATATTAAGATCCACAGTAGTTGCACAATCATTAAAATGCATGGTAGCAATAGCGGAGGTTACTGAACAGATTTTTTGTAGCTTATTATCATACCATGGATTTGTATCAATATTTTGATCATTACGAGTTACTACAACAATCTCATCATTGAATTGATAAGCAAATAAAGCACCTTCTACATCATTACACAGGCGCAAAGTTGTGGAAAGAATGCACTCAGCGAATTTAGGACAATAAGGCTTGTCGAGCAATTGAGTTACTTTAGAAAAACCTCGCCCATTGACACAAATAATAATTGGTACTCGGTCGAGTAATCTTTGGTCGGTAACCGATTGATATCGTTCAATACGGTCTTTTAGTTTAGAGGTGCTCATTTAATTCGCCTATTCTTTTCTAGATTTTCTTTAGAGCTGATTGGTCGCAAATTAGTTAATGACCAACAATCTAGAAAAGACTGCTCTTTCATCGAGGAATATTGAAAATTACAATGTGGTATTATATGATCAATTTGCCAAGTCCAAGTGGTAGAATCATTGTCATCCCAAATATCTTTTCTGTAAACACCCCAATTACTCCAATTCATCCATGGTTCAAATTGTTTTTCAAGATGTTCTTTAAGTTCTTTTATTGAAAAGGGCAAAAACCTAATAACAGAACCATTTTTAGTTCCACCATTTGTTTTTATCATTCTCCAAACATCAGCAGACACTCTTTTTCTCAATCTAAAAACAGGATCATTTTTACGACGTTGTTTTGCTTTCAGTATTATGTGCTTTATTATATCTTCTTTATGTTTTTGATAGTACTTTTTATTATACTTCTTTCTACTTTCTATATTCGTTTGATAGTAATTCTTTTGCCAAGATAGTCTATCAGCTCGTGTCTTCTTATAATATCTCTTTGATTTTCTTCTAAGATTAGTAGAATTTCTATCATAATATTTTCGTCGTTTGGCCGCACACAAAAGACATATTTTGGCAGACTTCATTTCTGAAGACAATTTATCACGATAACATCGAATACAATATGGCATATATAAACATATATCAACTTATTTGACATTATTTAATTTTGTTTGACATAATACAAAATATAACTTATGTGACTGGAATAGAATTTTTCAGAGTAAGTAAATCGCTTCTAACGGTACTCAAATCCACATCTACATTACGTAACGGGCCAGCTTGATTAACTTGTTGCAGTTTAGTTAATTCGGGGGCGCCTAATAGCAAATCCACTTTAGCACGCATATCTTCATTCTTTAGAGGCCCTGTGAATGGGATACCGCTATTCATAATATTTTGGAATATCAGCCTTCCAAAAGCAATAAGATCTTTTGTAGGATTTGGTGGAGCATAATTAGTATCTACCCCAGATGGAAACCTATTTTGGAACAAATCTTTAAAATTATACTCTTGCTCTGTTCCAGCAATAATGGCCTTATCCAATTTCCCTACTAAACTATTTATATATTGCGCCCAAGTACCCCATCCAATAGATAAATTCATCATATCGGACGCTGGTGGTGAAAGCCCCTTCTTGATGGCCATGGTCGAAGATGGCTCTGTAGGAGCATTAGGAGACGATGGAGACGTTGGGAAAGGTGGAGACGCAGGTGAGCCCAGGACGCCTTGGGCCAATTTATTAAGTATCCTTCTGCGAATCTTTGAGGGCAACATACAGTTAATGCTTAGTTATTAGAAGTCAACTGGTCTATGCATCCATTCCCAAGGAATTTTAGTCATTTCTTTTATCTCTTGTACTCTTTTAGCAGATGCTTCGGCCGCCTTTCTAAGAGCTTCCTGACCTTCAGGCGTTGCTAAACGAATTTTAATTTTTTCAATAATTACTTGTAATTCTTCTTCAGTTATCGTCCCTCACATACCGCCAGGCTTCCCGCTCTCTTCTTAGGGATTCTTCCATGCGCTCTTTCCGCTCTTGATCTGCCTTTTCCATAGCGGCATTCCATTCTTCCCACATGTCTTTGTCTGCCCAGAACCATTCTGGCTCTGTACCGTCTTCTGGAAAACATTGTTCATAGATCACCACTCCATTTTTAGGCGGCCAATCTTGGGCGGCCATCCATAATTTTTTTTGTACACATAAAACATATCCTCTACGCTAGTAAAATCAGGATCTGCTTCGGCACATGTTTTATGGAAGGCAGCACCAGAAAATTTTCCAAAACGATGATCTTGAGGCAAGAAAGCTGGATATGCCTTTAACTCATCTCCCTTTTCAAGTATTTTGCTGCATAGTGGGCAACAACTCTGGCCCAGAATTATCATTGCCATTAACTTCCTCTTTCTTTATGGATTTTTTAATCAAATCGACAAGTACTAACTTTTCTGGGATACGAAGAAGTTTGTATCCTGCAATCTTAGCTAGTTCATCTTTGTATTTATCATTCTTTACATTTTTAGGTAATGAGTGCCAATATTCCCCATCGATTTCTAGTAAGAGATTTAAGCTCGGAATATAGAAATCATATTCTTTGGGAGAATAGCCTTTGATATTGATCCAGAATTTGCTTTTAAATTTTATACCCAACTCTTCTAAAGCTTGTCTTGCAATCTTCTCTAGTGATGTTTCTTTTGGTCTAAAAGTGATTGAAGTTATCAATCCATTTAACTATTTTCCAGTCTTTTCCTAACATACATTGCTCCGTATTGTAATACGGAATAATGCATTATTTCTGAGACTGTTTTTTTCGAAAATCTGCTATGGCACTCTTAATAGCATCTTCCGCAAGAATTGAGCAATGTATCTTGACTGGTGGCAAACTTAACTCTTCTACTATAGCAGAATTTTTTAAAGCCTCTGCTTCATCAATGCTTTTACCCTTGATCCACTCAGTTGCTAATGATGATGCGGCAATGGCAGAACCACAACCAAAAGTTTTGAATTTAGCATCTATAATGGTATCGGTTACAGGATCCACTTTAATTTGGAGGCGCATAACATCACCACAAGCTGGAGCCCCAACCAAACCTGTACCAACATTTGGGTCATCCTTATCCAATGTACCAACATTTCGTGGGTTTTCTGCGTGGTCAATTACTTTTTCGCTGTATGACATAACATTTCCTTTTCTATATGCCGAAATTCGCATTCTATCGTGATCAAGATATATGAGATACCATGACAACTGCTATTATGATGGTTACTTATAACCGCCTCGATTTAACCAAAAGAATGCTTAATAGTTTCTTTCCAAATACAATTGGTACTTATCATTTAATAATTGTAGATAATGGATCTACTGATGGAACTCAAGAATGGCTAACAGAAATGGTTAAAGAAAATACTGCAAAGATTACACTACATTTTAACAAAGAAAACAGAGGAATTGCAGTGGGAAGAAATCAAGGCCTTCAATTAGCAGATAAATTGGTACCAGAAGCAGAGTATCTATGTACTATAGATAATGATATTGACGTTCATTATGATTGGTTACGTCAATGTATTGATTTAATCAAAGACAATCCTAGATTAGCAATTGGAATTAACTTTGAAGGAACCGAATATCCACTAGTTACTAGAAATGGCAAATCATTCCAAAAGAAATCTGATGGTAATTTAGGTACAGCCTGCTCAGTTTTTCATCGTGATTTGCATAAAAAGATTGGATTCTTCACATTAGATTATGGTTTATATGGCGAAGAAGACGCTGATTGGTATTTCCGAGCTAGAATGGCTGGTTGGGAAATTGGATACCTTCCTGGCAAAGGCTCTCATTTTGGTGAAGGGGATTTAGATGTGGGAGAGTATCGTGAATTTAAAACTAAACAACACCAAGAAAATTTGACTAAATTTCAAAAAAATTGTTACGCCTATATGAGCAGGGTGAAACCGTGTTTTATTCCGTTCAATGACCCTTCACTGTGAATAAAATCTAATAATGATTAGGATTGGACAAGCATGTTTGACGGAAAATATTTCGATTGGAACCAAAAGCGTATTAAAGGTATTGTTGACCACTATGGTTATAAATTCTTTTATGGCAAGAAAATAGCTGATCTAGGTTGTGGGTATGCTGATTTAAGTGGCACTTTATACCGTTTAGGCGCAGAAATAACCGCAGTAGATGCTAGACAAGACCATCTTAAAGTAGTATCAAAGAAGTTTCCTGGTGTTAAAGTTGTCCGAGCAAACTTAGAGGGGCCATGGCCATTCTTCGGATCTAAATTCGATATGGTTCTAGATTTGGGTTTGATTTGTCATTTATCATCAATTGAAGAGCATTTAAAAGCTGTTTGTTCTTCAACTACATATCTGGTTTTAGAAACTGCCGTTTTAGATTCAGAGGATCCTGAAAAAATGGTCACCATACAAGAGGGCAAAGAAGTTTATGATTTGGCCTATAATGGTTCGGGTTGTCGCCCTAGCGCAGCTTATGTTGAGCACATTCTTACTAATTGTGGTATGAGTTTTAAGAGATTTGATAATCCAAAGTTTAATTCCGGAGAATATAAATACGACTGGGCCTCACAAAATGATAATAGCACAAGCCTTTTTAAAAGAAGAATTTGGTTTGCTGTCAAAAATGAAAGCGGGTTAATGTTACCATATGTTGGTGCTCAACCCGCAGTAGTTGTTCAACCGCCATCTGCGCCTAATTTCCATTTTGGTTCGCCAAACATTCCCTCAACTTTTGTTTCTAACATTCAAAATACTGGAGTACCAACGGTTCTTACCGCATCTCCTCGGCCACCAATGCACTCTCGTATAGTGGCTGAGGGACTACAACATCCAGGTGTTCCAAGTTTTTACACTTCAAACAATTATACAGAGCCTACGCCAGATTCGTTGAATTTTCAAGTATTGCGTAATAGTAAAGAATTCGCGCTCATTACAACAGATGTATTTGAGCCGCCAGCAACCTTCCAAAACTCGGGAATCATTTTACCAAATTCTCCAAGCTCTAGACTTTGGATGAGAAAAATTGCACCATTCTTTCCAAACATTTCTGTATCTTCTAAAGCCATTGCAATGGCTGAATTTAAAAAATCTCTAGACGCACCTAATGTTATTATGTGTTCACTAGATACTTTAGTTAGCGGAGATAGAGTTTGGGTTGATGAATGGTTTCATGGCAACTTAACTCAACAACATATTGACAAATTAAGAAGCTGCAAAACTATACTAACACCATCTCTAATTAATGCACAAGAAATTTTGAAATCTATTCCTGAAGCCAATGTACTTCGAGTCGATAAGCCATGGCCAATGCTTAATGTACAGGCTTTCAAGTATGATTACTTTTTGTATTTTGAAAAGGATGAAAATATTACAAGACTTTTATTGAATTTGTGGGAGGAACGTTTTGGCACGTTAATCATTGTCGGCACCCGTGTCAAGCTACCAACATTTGCAGAGTTTGTTTCTGATACTGTTTCTTTTACCAGTATCTCTAATTTATTGATGGGTGCAAAAGCAGTTATTGACATATCCACAAATACTTATTATATGTCTGGTATTTTGAAATTGGCGGGGGCTTTATCGTTACCAATAATTACTAACAATCAAGCTTTTCTTAATTTGATTGGATCTGTTATGATTGCTCAGAATAATTCTACATATCCTGCACCAGAAAATATTAACAAAGCAATAAATACTTTTATGAATGAAATTCCAAAAACTCAAGCAAAATTCAATGAAACCTATAATGCAAGCCTAGTTGAGGCCGTCCAGAAATTGGTAGGTATCTAATGTTAAGAGTTCTTTATCTACCAATTGGACATCAGCCCGGCATGATAGAAGCTTTTGAAAATATTGGGGCCAAATTAGATGTATTTGATTTTTGTGGACTATGGGATAGAACTCGTAGTAAAGGTACTGTTTCACATGAGTTTCTTTCAAAAGTAAGAACATTACAGCCACATTTAATTCATATGCAACTTCAATTTACCGGTATTATGGATGCCAGTATTATACAAGAGGCTCGTAATATTGTGCCTGGTGTAGTTATTACTAATTGGACCGGAGATGTAAGGGCTCAGGCACAAGCTCAATTTACTGGTACCTCTAGTGTAGTTGATTACTCACTAATTTCAAGCACTGGCCAGTTGGACATGTATAAACAATCTGGATGTCACAATGTTAAATATTGGCAAATTGGATATAACCCTAGGACCCACTATCCTAAAAATCTAACAGATTTTAAATATGATATAAGCTTCTTGGCTAATAATTATGGTCACACTTTTCCAGATGGTAGTTTAAGAGTAGGAGTAGTTGATACCCTACGAAGTAACTTTGGTACTCGTTTTGGTATTTTTGGCTCTGGTTATATACCGCCTGCACCAACAGTTGACCCATCACTATCTAATGATATTTATAATCAAAGTATATGTACTCTAAGTATAAGCAACTTCAATAATGTATCACACTATTTCTCAGATAGGTTATTGGCTTGTATGGCATCTGGCCGCCCCACAATTTCTTGGCACTTTCCAGGAGTAGAAAGTTACTTTATTGAAGGTAAGGAAATTTTCACAGTACGTTCAACTAGAGAGATTGTAGATATTGTTAACTACTGTAAAGCAAATCCAGATATTGCTAAACAAGTTGGTATGAATGGCTATCAAAGAGTCCTAAAAGAACATACATTTACTTCTAGGGTTATAGAGTTACTACACATAACTAACTTAATACATTTGGTGTAAGATGATAAGATTATTCTATAATTACTACGAAGACAAACATCCATTACGTAAACGAGAAATTGATATGTGTTTACAAAGAAACTTGAACAACAAATTGATTACTACAATCATTTGCGAATCATCTAGTAAGCCGACTTATCAATTCTTTTTTGATCAGATTAATAAAGTGTCTACTGAAGATGACATCAATATCATCTGTAATTCAGATATTTTTTTTGATGAAACTATTGTGCTAGTTGAAAACATAAAACCAAAACAACTATACGCATTAAGTCGTTGGGATTGGTTAGGCAATGATGCTTTTGTGCGTTTCTTTGATAGGCCCGACAGTCAAGATACCTGGATTTTCAAAGGTAAAGTAGAAGGTGTGTTTGGTGATTTTACTTTGGGCACCAGAGGTTGCGACAATAGAATAGCCTATGAGTTTCATAAAGCGGGCTATGCTGTTAGTAACCCAAGTAAATCCATTAGAACTTATCATGTTCATAATTCTGGTGTTCGTAACTATACGATGGCTGATGTTGTGCCAGAGCCTTATCTCACTATTCCTGCTTCGAGTTTATAATGTATAAAAATATAGTTTTCTATAACCATTTTCACAATGGAGACATACATGTATCTAGAGAGTTTGTTAGAAAACTATCTCTTGCTTTTAAACATAGATTTCCAGATGTAAATATTTCATACTCTCATAAGAATAATTCTAACTGTATTGCCGACATACCTGACTTAGGATATAATGTAATTCCGCTTAACTGGCATGAACATGAAGGAGTGTTTGTAAGGGGAGATACTATGTTCATTAATACTTGGTATGCTCAGCGCCGCTTCTATTATATGAACACATATGGAATCACATTTGATTGCTTGTATGTTATGTTTGATGAAATTTGCAAGAACTATTTTAATTTCACATTATCAGAAATTGAGTCAGATCCTACCAAGTGGTTTCCTCAAATAGATTTCACTAAGTATCATATTGGATCTGCAAAAGATTTTTTGGAAAAAAGACCCGGAATGAAAGTATTAATTGCAAATGGTAATGCACTCTCGGGGCAGGCAGATAATTTCCCACTATTACCAATTGTAATTAGCCTAGCTTCAAAGCACCAAGATAAACTATTTATACTTACCAATCATGAAAGTCAGTTTAACCAATCACAACATTCTAACATTATATATTCATCGGCTATCATCGGTAAAAATGGTTTCGATTTAAATGAAAATGGATTTGTTAGTACGTATTGTGATGTTATAGTTGGTAGGGCATCGGGCGCTTATACATTCTCTTTTATTCAAGATAATTTATTCGGAAAGCCCAAAAAACATGTTTGCTTCTCTAATATGATACCAGCAAAAGAGAATACCTTTTGGTTAGGAGATAAGTTTAGAGACACTATTCATTATACGTCCAAAATCACTGTAAGTACTGTAACAGCACATCATGCTGTGGAAAATTTGATTGAGGAGAGTTTGCATGTCTGATTTTCATACAGAAGAAGATTTAGCTAAATTAGGAAGTTGCGGTAAAAATGTACGCATTGATTCTTCAGTTCGCATTCTAAATCCACAAAATGTTCACATTGGAGATAATGTTCGCATTGATGCATTTTGTTTTTTCTCTGCTCAAAATACTATTCGTATAGGTAATAATATACATATCTCTCTTTACACACAATTGGGCGCAGGTGGTGCACCAATTACTATAGAAGATTTTGTTGGAATTTCTTCACGAGTTAACATTTTTACAACTACTGATGACTATTCTGAAGGTTGGATGACTAATCCAACTATTCCTGATAGATTCAAAAAAGTTATGGGAGGCCCCGTTTTACTACAGAAACACGTTATAATCGGATGTGGTTCGGTTATCATGCCTAACCTTACGCTCGAAACCGGCTGCTCTGTTGGGGCGCTAAGTTTTGTCAACAAAACAGTTCCAGAATTTACCGTAGTCGCTGGCAACCCAATGCGTCTAATTGGTAAAAGAAATAAGGAACGATTATTAGCATTGGAGAAAGAATTTTATGAAATCGCTAAGTGATATTATTAACTATTTGAGATTAGTAATTGAGGATGTCTCTCTTGGAAAGATAAACAGAAATGAAATCAGTGGGGATAGTGTCATTCTAGATTTAGGTATTGATAGTCTAGATTTTGCTTCTATTATGTTAGCTGGTGAAACATTTGTTAGTAGTAAGGTTAATGAAGATGGCATTGACTGGAGGAACGTTCGTACTGTTTCACAGCTTGCTGAATTATTATATAAGAGTCAAAAATTATGAACTATAAATGTTGGATTGGTAAAGAAGGCAAGTTTATTGCAGAGGTACAAAAGTTAATATCATTATTGAATATTAACAATAATATTGCTTTATCAACAGAGCCAGCTCCTGGATTTGATTGGATTGTTGAATGTAAAGAAGCCCATTTTGTAGAATCTCTTCCTTCTGGTGGAAGCATAGCTTTGCGTACTTCTGGTACAACCGGAATTCCTAAATTAATTTGGAAAGACTTTGAACAAATTTACCAAAACAAAAAAGGTAAAGGTAGTGAACAAGATATATGGTTATTAACTTATAATCCGGCTAGGTGGGCAGGTCTATCGGTAATAATTCATTGTATGAAGACAAATGCCAAACTAGTTATTCCGGAAGACCTATCAATTAATAATATGCTTAACTGTATTGATCAGGTTACACATATTAGTTTGACACCATCATTATTTAGAAAAATGATGATTGCTGATTCAGATAGATTTCAAAAAGCTCCTCTTAAACAGATTACATTTGGTGGAGAATACGCCACACAAAAAATATTAGACGATGCTAAAACATTATTTCCTAATGCACGAATAACTCACATTTATGCAACAACCGAATCTGGTGATCTTTGTTCTTGTAGTGACGGTTTAGAGGGCTTCCCGGAAGATAAAATGCCACGTTTAGAAAATGGTGATATGTGGAAATATGAAAATGGTCGAGCTTATTTCATAGGTCGTGATACTGAGGTTATCAATGTGGGCGGCGCTAAAACTACGCAAACTGAAGTTGAAAATACTGTTAATAGCATTCCTCAGATCAAGCAATGTCGTGCATTTCCTATCGCAAATCAACTACTAGGGCAAATAGTCGGGCTAGAATATGTAGGAGATATTGACCCTAGAAGTCTGAAATTATTGCTAACTCAAAAACTGCCTAAATATGCTGTGCCTCTTCAAATAACACAGGTAACTACAATAGAGCTGACATCAGCTAATAAGATTAAAAGATGAATATTATTATAACTGGTACAAGTCGAGGACTTGGTAAATCTACGGCAGAATATTTAGCCAAACAGGGACACTCTATTATAGGATGTGCTCGTTCAGAATCTGATAGTAAATTATTTACACATATTAGCGGAGTAAATTTCAAAGATCCTAGTACATTTGGTCTGTTAGATTCATTCTTTAAAAATGCAGACTGTTTAGTTAATAATGCCGCTATTGCATTTGATGGTCTATTAGCTACGCAAGGAGAAGAATCTATTACGGAATTAGTTCAAGTTAATTTGATTTCTACCCTTATTTTAACTAAAAGATACATTAGAGAAAGATTAAAAGCTCGAAAACCAGGAACTATTGTCAACGTTTCATCTATTATAGCAGTCAGAGGCTATGCAGGCTTAGCCACTTATGCTGCTACTAAAAGCGGATTAGATGGAATGACAAGAAGTTTAGCTAGGGAACTGGGTCCTAAGGGATTTAGAATTAATTCTGTTTTGCCGGGGTATATGGAAACGGATATGTCTAAATCGCTAGATGCTAGACAGAAAGAACAAATCACTAGAAGAACACCACTTGGTCGTTTAGCAACTGTTGATGATGTAAATTCTGTGATTGAATTTCTTTTATCTGATGCTTCTAAATTTGTTACAGGCCAATCTATAGTAGTTGACGGCGGCATAACAGTGTGAGGTAATATGGCTGATACAATCGGATCTCTAATAGATAAATTAGCAACTGTCAATCAAAAAATGTTTTTGGCCCAAGAAGAGCTTTATATTGTTCGTAAAATGACCTTCGAGGAATTTAAGGCAGCTTATGGATCAGAAGAAGGAATGCTAAAACTTTTCAATGCATTCAAAAAATCAATGGATTTAAATGTTCAAAGACAAGCTATGATTCTAGAAGTTGATAAAAAAATAGCAGAAGTAGTTTCTGCTGCCACTAAAGGCGAAGACTTAAATAACGGGCAATTTATCCAAGACCAACATAAGACGTACTAACATGATTCCAGTCTACAAACCATATCTACCACCTGATTCTTTAAAATACGCTCATGATGCATTGGATTCCACTTGGATATCCTCACAGGGCAAATACTTACCATTAGTCACTGAACGACTTCAAGATTTATTGCATACACCATATGTAATACCTCTTAATAATGGAACAAGTGCTTGTCATCTCATGGCTAAAACTCTATACAAAGCGCATCCTCCAGAAAATAACACTAAAAGAAAAATCATTGTTCCAAATAATGTTTATGTAGCGGCCTGGAATGCTTTTTTGTTTGATCAGAAATATCATCTAATTCCAATAGATGCTAGCTTGCACACTTGGAATATTGATTTAGACCAGTTAGACGCTGCACTTAAAGATTATCCAGATGCTGATGTACTGATTGTACATAACATTGGAAATGTCATTAACGTTCCCGCTCTAAAATTAAAATATCCTACTACTTATTTTGTCGAAGATAATTGTGAAGGATTCTTAGGCGGTTATGGTGGCCTAGCGACTGGACGAGCCGGTTTTGCTTCTGCTATTTCATTTTTTGGAAACAAAAATATTACTAGTGGTGAAGGTGGAGCTTTCGTAACAGATTCGCAAGAAGCTTACGAATACGCTAAGATATTACAAGGGCAAGGACAATCATCTACTAGATTTATTCATCAAGAATTGGGTTACAATTATCGTATGACTAATATACAAGCAGCAATTTTATATGGTCAATTAGATTATTTGCAACAGATACTGGCTATGAAAAGAGATATCTTCAACACATATAGAAACGCCTTTAAAGATAGAGATGAGGTTAGAATTCAAATTAATGAAGATAATACTGCCAATTCTAACTGGATGTTTGGTATTCGTGTCATTGGACAAAATGCATATTCAGATGCGGAAAGTTTCTTTGCCGCCCGTGGAATAGAAATTAGACCAATGTTCTATTCTATATATAACCATAGCCACTTGGCAGAGAACCCAAATGTTGATGGTGGTACGGTTTGTACAGTAGCCGACCTTCTAAACAAAGAATGTTTTATTTTACCGAGCTTTCCAGAATTAACATCCGAAGAGCAAACATATATCATTAATGCTGCCAATGAATATATTAACGGAGTATTTAGCCCATGAGAGTTCATAATTTATCTGTATTACCAGAAGAGCAAATATTAAATGCTATTAAGTCAGCCGAGAATATTAAAAACACTCTTTTATTAGAAGATATGATTAAAACAGATACTGTTTATGGACCACACACACTTGATTTGATTAAAAATGGAAAGCCAGAAACTAGAACCTTTATGACATTTCTGGCTCGACAAATCATGCCTGAAAGTTTTCTTGAAGTAGGCGTTCGTAGGGGGTGGTCTACTGCATCAGTTATTATAGCATCACCTGAGTGCGAAGTTTATGCATTTGATGAATGGCATGAAAATTATGGCGGTTCAGCTAACCCTGGACCATCTTTTGTACAATCTGAGTTGGCAAAATTTGGCTACAAAAAACCAATTAATTTTATAAGCGGCGATTCTCATGTAACACTGTCAACATTTTTTAATCAATTCCCAGACAAAATGTTTGATATGATCTTGGTGGATGGAGATCATACAGTAGACGGAGCCTATCAAGACTTAATGGATACTATGCCACATATTAATGTTGGCGGTGTAATGGTCTTTGATGATATAATTGATTGCGAAGGTCTGCAAGGAGTTTGGGATGCTCTAGTTAAAACATTCCCTAACTTCAGATACATTTCTTATAGAGAAAATAAACCGGGTGTCGCTTTTGCGGTAAGGATAAGTTAATGACAGATACAGCATGCATTACTGGCATTACAGGTCAAACAGGTTCATACTTATGTGATTTGCTATTATCAAAAGGATATAAAGTATATGGACTTAAGCGCCGTAGTAGCTCATTAAATACAGAACGTATTGATCACGTTTATGTAGATCCACATATCGATAGTGGAAAGCTAGAGATGGTCTACGGCGATTTATCTGATTATTCGTCTCTAGCTAATTGGATTGGCGATATTAAACCAGATTTATTTTTTAACATGGCTGCGCAAAGTCATGTTCGAGTTAGCTTTGATATTCCAGAGTATACTATGGATATTACAGGAACTGGAGTAATGCGAGTATTAGAAGCTATCCGTAAAAACAGTCCACAAACTAGATTTCTCACTGCATCTAGTTCAGAAATGTTTGGCTCACACCCGCCACCACAAAATGAACAAACGCCATTTCATCCTCGCAGTCCTTATGGTGTAGCTAAAGTTGCAGGATATTATGCAACTGTAAATTATCGCGAGGCTTATGGTCTACATGCTTGTAATGCCATTTCTTTCAATCACGAAAGCCCAAGACGTGGAGAAACGTTTGTTACTCGTAAAATTACTAGAGCTGCGACCCGAATCAAATTGGGTTTGCAAGACAAGCTTTATTTAGGAAATTTGGACGCAAGACGTGACTGGTCCCATGCCGCCGATGTAGCTGATGCAATGTATAAGATTATTACAGCACCACAGCCAGACGATTACGTAGTGGCCTCCGGTGAGATGTACTCAGTATTAGAGTTCGCTAAAATGGTTTTTGGAATACTAGGTTTAGACTACTCACAATATATTGAGTTCGATGCTAAATATCTAAGGCCATCAGAGGTAGACGCATTATGTGGCGATTCTACTAAACTAAGGACTCGGCTTGGCTGGTCTCCTAGCTATAGTTTTATGGATCTAGTTCAAGAAATGGTTGATTCTGATTTAGAATTAGCACGTAGAGAAAAAACTATTAAGGACCATCACAAATGAAACTTTTGATTACTGGCGGCACAGGCTTTCTTGGTAAGCATGTTGCAAAACGTTTTACCGAATTTAGTTTTAACCAATTAGATTTGATACGCCCATCTAGTAAAGGTTTGAACCTCCTAGATCGAGAATTTGCAATTAGAATGGTTGTAGCACAAAAACCAGATATAATTCTGCATATGGCTGCTGTTTGTGGCGGCATCTTGGCTAATAAAAATAGTCCCGCCGATTTTTTGCAAAAAAATATAGAAATGGCTAGTAACCTATTTGAAGCTGCCCGTCAAGCAGGATGTACAAAAATATATACTTTAGGAAGTGTATGCGCATATCCTAAATTTTGCTCTGTTCCATTTAAAGAGGATGATTTATGGAATGGATATCCAGAGGAAACTAATGCTCCATATGGAATAGCTAAGCGCACTCTTTTAATGTTAGGACAGACATACAGACAGCAATATAATATTGGTGGTGCACATTTGATACCAGTTAATTTATATGGCGAGCATGATCATTTCAATCTTATTAATAGCCATGTTATTCCCGCCTTAATTCGCAAGTTTGAAGCGGCTATTGAAACCAAGTCTTCAACCGTTGAATGTTGGGGTACAGGTGAGGCAACTAGAGAATTTCTTTATGCTGGAGATGCGGCTAACGCCATTGTCAAAGCTATAGTGATGGGATTAGATACAGACTTACCAATTAACCTTGGCACGGGTACAGATATTTCTATTAGGGATTTAGCTTACCTAATTAAAGAGCTAACCGGATTTACTGGAGAAATTGTTTTCAATGGCAGCGTATCAGATGGTCAGCCTAAGAGAATGTTAGATATCACTCGCGCTAAAGAGATGCTAGATTGGAACGCGGAAACCAATTTGAGAACTGGCATAATCCGTACTATTGATTGGTATCGCCACAATAAAAAATTAATTATAGAACGGGACGCTTTCTAATTACAACAATTTCTGGTCCTTTGTTTTCGTTAGTAAAGTCACATTTGCGGCATTTTACTTTTCGATTAACAGAGTGATCGTTGTTGATTAGATCAACCTCGCCCATACAAATTTTGCACTTAAGTAGTTTCATGCTACTTTATATATCTCAGAAATCGATTTCTGAGGAAGTGTCTTTAAAGATGGTAACATCTCTTTTATCTGACCTAACATCTACTTTGCCGCTTTGACCGTCAACTACGATGCCTTTAGCAATAGCATTATTTGCAAAATTAATAGCTTCCTGCCGTTTATTAAATTTGAATGTTTCACTGGCCCATCTGGACCCGTCATCCCAATATGAATCATCAACAAAAGAAATGCGAACTCTATATTTAGTTATAGATTTGGTCATCTTATTCCTCATGATCAAATGAGACAACAGTAAACCTATCATCCATATAAGGTTCAATTACGGCTTTAACATCACCCCATGATAGGCCACCAATACCAACACCTGGTCGCGGCACTACAACCCCTTTAAGCCCAAAACGATCCACCAGAATTTTTAACTCTTGTGCAGATTTTTTAATTAAATCAATCTTGGCTCCGCTCATTAAATCATCAATAGTGGGGTAACTAAAGATAAGGGTTTTGAATTTCTTTTCTTTGATCATTTTGAGAGTTGGCTCAATATAATCGCCTTTCTCATCTAGAGCCCCAATAACAAATGGAACATTGGTTAGGAAATTTTTCAAACACTTGCCCAATCGCATAGCAGTCTCGGGCCAGCGCTTGGCACATACTCCAGCGCATCCACCACCCATAGCAGCTCGACCATCAGTCAAATACATACCATTAGTGGTGATACAGATAGCATCGACGCCATCTTCGTAAATCATCTCAAACAAATCAGCCTTTTTCTCTTTCATGGAAGCACCTCAAAATCCCTCAATAGAGTTTCCGCAAATTCTTTGTTGCTAGGTGATGGGTCGCTTTTAGACATTAACCGAAGTTTCTCTAAAACGTCCTGTGGCGGCTTTCGTTCCATATAGAACGAAGATAATCCCATCATAGCTCCTTCTCGTACAACCGCATTAACATGTTTGAGAAGCATCCTAAGAGTTGGAAGTACCAACCGCTCATCAGTAACATCACCTAAAAGTTCAGCCCCAAATGTCAACGTGTGGGTGTCGGCATTGGGGCTGGTTAAAATTCGTGTTAATTCTCGTGGATTATTCTGTGCTAATTGCTTTAGTTGATTTTGGGAGTAATTCATTTTTTGTTCCTTACGACTATGTGTTCTAATCCTATGACAATTAGAACAGACCAAATCACATTTTTCTATTTCTTTCAATAGTCGCTTGACAGATCCTGCCTTACTAACATGAGATACATTAAATAGTTTTTTCTCTCCTTGCCTATTTGATTCAAAATTTGACTGATAGTATACCTGCTTAGCTTGCACTTGTATTATTTCTTTAGTTTCCCAAATTAATGCCGAAAGTCTTCCGCCGAAACAACAGCCGGTGTCAATGCCGTAACAAAATATACCGGGCGCCGCCTCTTCGATTAGCGGGTCTTCATAAGAGGGAACGTTATGACCATACACAACGCTTTTTGGACCTTGCCAAAACTCTGTCCAGAATTTCGCCCCAGTTGCTTCCTTACCTAGCTTGTTAATTTTTTTCAAGCTAATAAATTTTCTATCTGAATCAGTGTATCTCAAATACATCAGATCATCTTTTGTTTGATTAGATAAGGAAATACCGGGTTTGAGCCCGGCATGAACGGCAATAACATCTGGCAGCTCAATGTAGAGCGGCATGTCTTGAATATATGTTACATCTTGATCTGATAATTGAGAATAAAAATCCCGTCGATCATAGACGCCAACGCGGGTGCCTTGCGAGCGGAACCACTTGATAAATTTGTGTTCATGGTTTCCCATTACACATTCAAGTTTTAGTTCTCGTGCTCTACGCACGACACCCACGGAGTCTGGTCCTCGGTCAATCAAGTCTCCAAGTAAAATAACTCGGTCTTCACTAGGGCTGTAGGAGACTTTGTCTAAAAGTTCATTGAACTCTTCAATACACCCGTGAATATCACCAATAAATATGGTACGCTTAGTTTCCATCCTTCTTTAACTCTTCCTTAGCTTCATTAGTAGGCTGAGGATCATCAAATACGATTCTAGTACGACCTTCATGTCCGTGAACATAAATGATGTCATCAATTGAGTGATAAACGTTAATGCTGCCGTGGCTTCCTAACCAATGAACTACTGCTTCGCCTGTGTCCGTAAACAGACAACCTTCCGCTACTCGTCCACAACCACTTACACCGGACGCATCTTCAGTTCTTTCGAAATGAAATCTACGTAAACCCATATGTTTTTCCTTGTTAGTTCCCCTCGTACATTTGATATCTTAATATTCACATAATAAGGATTGTGCCACGAGGAGTCAAGCACCGCATTAGGTTTTCAATTTATTCCTAATGATTTCCTGGTCTTTCCAATGTTCTGAAATTTGTACGTGATTAGCAGAACAGATAACTAAATATTGCAATAAACCATATTACTCCAACCAGACTTGGAGTAAGCTGATGGATATTTAATCCATCTTCCACCACGTGTTTCGTAATGCCAACTATCTCCGACTAAGTGAGGCGGTTTGTTACCAGCAATAATTTTGATATCAAAATTATTACGACCTCTATATCCGCGTTTCTTAAGATATCGCCGACATTCTTTCTCAGCTTCAGTTGTAATTTTCATGTTTCCAATGACCTTTATAATAAATGTGATTTAGTCTATCAATAACTTTGAATAGAGTTATAAACTATCCAAAAACATCCGACAAGTCCTGTTTAAACTGTTATAATCACTTTTCCATCAAACGCAAACGAGACGAAAATCAAAAGTTTTGCGGACGCAAATGCGCCTCAATCTTCCTAAAATCTAATAAGGAAATAAAGAAATGTAGGGCATCCATTGACGTAGCTATCTTGTCGTCATTTGTCGCCCCCGGTGAAAACGGGAAATGATACGTCCTATTATATTTGGGAGAATCCATCTTACATTACCAATAAGAATTGTTTCATCTTAGACTTACGAACATATTTGGCAAATTTCTTAATCTCAGGCCCATTGTCAGTTGCTAGTACCGCTTGTTCAATTTTATCAACGTTAGCTTTTTTTATTTTCTCAGCAAACAATCTCATATATGTAAATGATTGTGAAGCGATAATCAAATCTTCCACCATTTCAAGCTCAGAATCTGATGTAAGATGTTTTGCTAATTCGAATAGATATCTGGGTTTTCCTGAACTTAGAATAATTTGCTTGAACTTTTTAACATCAGCACCTTTTACATGTTTAAGATACATGTGAGCATACTTGACATTTTTTGATTTGATAATCAAGTCTTCTAATAACTTTCTATCAGCAGCTTTGATAAAACAAGCAAATTTAGTAACATACTTAATTTTCTTAGACTCTACTACCACATTTTGTAGCGCTTTAATATCTGCATTTGGTATTGACTGCGCAAATGCAAAAGCATATTTAGGATCTTTTTTATCCAGAATTACTTGCTGCATTCTATGCGGTTTATATTTACCAAACTCTGCAGCAAAAAAATACGCTAGCGCTGAATCTTTATTCTTGATGATTTCGTTTTGAAAATCTTCAAGCTTTTGATATTCATTAAGATGAAGATTCGTATCAGTTATTTTTGTAAGCCATCGTAGAGAATCTCCACTGTAATCACTCTCAAACATGTATTTGTTCATACATAGTATATATCGTAATTACTAGTACAAAAACAAAAAGGCCGGTTAAATCAACCGACCTCTTTCCCTATATTACTTCAGTTGTTTAGGAGATGAGCTTATAGCTATCTTTTTTATCTCTTTTTGTGGTAACTGTTTGGCTGCCAAAGTTAGAGATAAGACACCATCAACAAGCTCTGCTTTTACATCGTCAGAAGAATATCCTTCTGGAATAAGAATGCTCTTATTAACTGCATAAGAAGAGGTAGCGGTTTTACGTTCACCTTTAACACGCACTATATTGTCTTCAACCTCAATAGTGATGTCCTCTTCTTTAATGCCAGGTATGTCAATGGATACAGCAAGTGACCCATCTTCATTTTTCTTTTGCTCAATGCCTAACCCTGTCAAATGACCATTAAACAGGTCTTGAGTCATAGTAGTAAAAGTATCTTCAAACAAACGATCAAAATAGTTCTTAGTAGAAATTCTACTATCAGAACGATCCCTAACAACAGGAATAAATGGATTCCAAAGTGATAACATAATTACCTCCGAAAAAATAAAAAGGTTAAGACCATGGAAGGTCATTTAGAAGGGTAACGTCGACCGACGATGGCGTCAACCCCTCCAATTTGCGTATATATCACGGTAAAGATTTTTTTGATAAATCTAAAAGTCTATCCAAAAAACCATCACCCCAGGTGCCATCTTTGCGATTTTGTTGAATAAAATCCTTCAAAGATGATGCTTTACCATCCCACATTGCGAAGAAAGGTGCATGCCATAAGTCTTTATGTTTTGTAACAAGAAGAGCAAACTCTTTCTTATTACCTTCTAGACCTGAAGCCTTCAAGTTTAGTGTAATTAAATTATAAACACTATCATACTTCATAAAGGATTTTTGTAAACCTTTTTTCAGTTTTTGCATATTCTCTACAATTTCTGGGGGCATGAATGGAGCAACATCATCATCCTTCTCTAAAAGAACAAATTCCATACAGTTACGTTCTGATGAACCTAGACGATCATGAAGTTTATTATAAGCTACATAGGCCGCATTCTTGACTTTAATTCGATTGAATTTTGAGTCTCGAACAACAACACCTTCGTGTTCAATTGGATTCAATGACGATACCCAATTAACCAAATCTTCCACAGACGTGTACGTGTATGCCTGTACGAATGGAAGGCTCCTTGGCAGAGTGTCCCAATATGGGTGATCCGTTGCGATTTCGTTTAGAGTAACGAGATTTCTAATGGCCAGTAAAGCCACACCATTGGTTTTATATTCAACTACGATACGGTTGTATGGCGTAGTTAATTCAAAACAGTAGGTGCATTCCTTTGCTAAGTACCTAGTAAACACATCGAATTCATATCCGGTAGTATCCACAAAAGCTTTTTCAAACAGAGTTCGAAAAGTATAGATACCATTATCCATTAGTAGATCTGCCTCAGGCACAGAACGAGTTGCCACACACCATTTGTTAACGAATTCATCCCAATAAACAATACATAGGGTTCCATCCAATTTTTCTAGAACGGCCAATTTAGGATCAGACCAATCAATGTCGGCAGCTGCACCCTGACCATGATTGAAAAATCTATTCATCGGATAAGCGAGAATTTTGGTTGGTCCTGGTTTAATATCATCGCGGGACAATTTACCATCTGGTGTTGGATTCCATGCATATGGTTTACCATCAACAGAAGATAAGATCAATCCGCGGCATTGTTGTGCTAATGGATTAGATTCCTTTGCTTCAATCTGATCATAGTTTAATGAAAACTTGTGGCCAGATTTAGAGAATGACGCATATACTCCATGTTCACGTGCCAAATCTCCAAATGAATGAGTTTCCAGATATTCCTGGACTAAAAGCTTCATGTTACTTTCCTTGCTTATTACGAATAAAAATCTCTCCAGACATAACTTCGCCAATCAGTTTAGCCAAGTTAGCCTGTAAAGTTCGCAGCTCTTGTACAGACATAGCTTGCACTTCGGGAGCACGAACAACTTCCATTAAGCCATCATGTAGTGGTTGTAAAACCTTTTTACCTTCTTCAGAAATAAATCCATTGTCTGTAAACATTTTATTCATGGCTATTTTCCTGTTAAATACTTTATTATGTGTTTATACCAAGGCACTAAGAAAGGAGCTAACATAGCTTCCTTTTCTAATTTTTCTTTTCTAAGAAACTGGCAAGTTTGACAAGGCTCTACCGAATCGTGATCCCAACACCAAGGAATACAAATGCAATCATGCCAAATCTCACCACAATTCATGCAATACATTATTCACTTGAAACTTTCGTACACAATAAACAAAGGAAACAAATAATGGTTGGAACTACCGCAGCCCAGCTCATAGAAAACCCATTACTCATGGTGAATGCGACATTCTTTGCTCCATCAACATAAACTGCTAGAAGCACGTATAGTCCGACCCACCCAGCGAAAAATAGAATAGCTTTAAAAAGCCACCCATCAATAAACATCTTCCAAAGAACCCAAATTACCATTAGGAAGATTAGACCTAATACAATAGCGCCCATAGCTCTTTATACTCCTTGTGAAACAGAAATGTTATATAATGGCATCCGGTCAATTAGATGTGTGCCAGAATTAATAATGTTCTAAATACGCCACTAAAAAATATTCGTTTGATGAATCGTTCTTCGATGAAATCGAAAATTCAATTAAAGCGTATTGGTTGGGCTTTTGTATGGCAGACGCCTGTAACACGGGAGACGAATTAACAATAGAGTTATCTGCAAATGATAGCGAACATTTGTTACTTATGAAAAAGCATCTATGTGCCAATCATCCTATTTCTTATAGAACGCGAAATAAAAGTAAGATGGTCTCACTTCGCATAGCAAGCCGATATTTATGTCAACAGCTTAATAAATGGGGATGTATTCCAAATAAAAGTTTCAGTTTACAATATCCAAATAGTCTTCCAAAAGAATTTAGACGAGATTTTATTCGCGGCTTCTTTGATGGCGATGGTTGCATCTACATACGCAGTGATGAAAAGTCTAAAATATTTAGTATGTATAGTGTTTCGCTTTCATTTCTAATGAAAATCAAATCTATTATAGAAGAGGAGCTTAAAGTAGAATTACATCATTATACACAAGATAATGGCCATATTATCTCAGCTATGAAAAAAGGATGATATTAAAAAGATTTACCATTATCTCTATAACGAAGCTACAATTTATCTGGCCCGGAAATACGAGAAATTCTCGCTCACACCTATACCATAATTCTCATAAATAGGGCGTCAAGGCCGGCAACCGAAAAGTTTACTTTCTCAGCTTGGCAAGTTTATCTTCAAGCGCTTTGATTTCTTGCTGATTTAACCCATTCATCATATTTCTTTTTTTTTTTTTTTTTTTTTTTTTTTTTTTTTTTTTTTTTTTTTTTTTTTTTTTTTTTTTTTTTTTTTTTATATATTTTATATAAAATTT